AGCATCTTGTTATAGATGAATCTGGCACAGCCGAAAGTCTTAGCAAACATAATTTTTTGTTCAGTTGTTGGGTAGAGCCTATATCGGTATGCCTTATTCACTATAATCACCGCCTTTCTACCAATATTTTATCACAAAAAAGTCACAAAGTATCGTATGGCTTAATTACTTACGTAAATTCGCCATACCCACCTTCACCCCCACCTAAGAGGTGGAGGACTTCTTGCGGGTTAGGTTAAAACATGGAGCGGCCAGTATAACCACTGACCCGCCTATTTCTGGAACCCCAATTTCCGCCGCGCCTGATGCCAGTCGAAGCAGTCATTGGCGCCTTGAAGAATTTTGGCTGGTCACCATCGCTTTTATCCTGAGCGTCCTTATAGGAGATGCTGCCGTTTCGCAAACCGCTCCAGGGGTTTGCCGCGCCCCTCCATTTATTAATAATCGCATTGTTTTCGGATTTCACAAACGGAGATTCACCCGTTACCATATGAGCTGTGAAATCTACATCCTCAATGGTCTTGGCTACGTTTGGCATCTCCAAGGCAAAAGCCAGGAAGGCAAGTCCGAGCGCATCAACAAAGTGTTCGTTCTCGCTGGTGTATACGGGGTTGCCGTTAGCGCTTACACGCACAACTTCGTAATCTACAAGCTGCTTATGCAGTGTCTCGTCAAATGGAGACATGATAAGCTGATTGCGCTCAATACACATGGAGAGCTGGTTCACCATAAATGGCTTCATAGGCTTTTGCTCCATAACATGCGTAACCGGATCCATTACAGGTATTTTCTGAGAGAATTGGAATCCCTTTACTTTTACTTTTAAGCCGGATTCCGGATGCTGGTCACCATACTTATGAAGCATTTCTAACTGGTATTCCGAATCGTTATTAACCTGCGGCTTTTTATCCGCAGCTCTGGAGGTTTCCCTCATTTGCAAAAAGCGAAATGCTAAAATTCTTCTTGCTCATCGGTTGGTCAATTCCAACCCAGTCTAGCATACATTTTTACGACGCTTAGCTTTTAGCTCTTGCGTATCATCCACGTAGCGGGCACTCTTGGAGGGATTATTTCACCCTCTATGCGTTACGGTGCTATGCGCTTTGCGCAGTAGTTACCTCGGTACTAGCAGTTAAGCCTCTACCGATTTTGTCCGCTAATTCTCTTGCAGTTCTCTTGGATGATGTCACTGCAAGACGGCGTAAATCAACATACTTATCATATTTTTCTTGGAGAAATATAGTTGCATCATTGTAAAGCCTATCAAGAATTATGATAGCCTTTGCTCCGCCATAAAGAGAACGGCTTATATCACTGTGATTAAAACCGTATAGTTTATGAGGAAACCCTGTCCATTCTTGATACCCTTCCAAGAAGTCCTTTGTCCCAAGCATCTCTATCGTTATTTTTGAACCATTTTCACCGCTATGAGACACACAGCCATCTCCATCAAAATACCCTCGGATAAAATGATGTAGTAAGCTGTCAGGTATAATGTCTCGGGGAAAACATATAGAGAATGTCTTATTGGCGAAACATCCGAGCCTGCAAAGACAGTCGTACAACTTTTGATTGGATGCGCTTATCTCGTAACTAATGTAAGACTTTCCGTTACTGCGCTTTACCTTTTTATGTATTTTCTTGTCATCTAAGCCTAAGAACGAACGAAACTTCTTAACTGCGTATAGGTTAGATTCTTTCAAACATAGGGAGACCATGTGTTTATTATCATCCATATGTCCATCTGCATATAGAAAACCGAGCCAATAGGCTTTTTCTTCGGTGTCAATTTTTTCGAATACTTTTTCTGCTACAGAATAGTCATATTTTGCAAGTTTCTTTGGGTCTATCTTTCTTGCATATAGCGGGTTACTTTTATACCCTGCTTTTCGTAAGTGGTAACTCACGGTTTTTCTGCTATGTCCTAGTTATTCTCCAATTTTATAATATGGCATGTCCTTTTCATACAGCTCTATCGCCTTGGGTAACCATTCTGGTGTCGGCATCGTATCATTTCCTTTTTTTAGTTGATACCCCGACATTACTCGTTTAAAATTGAAAAGTGACATGGTCCACGATTTTCTGTTGATTATTTTTCACCAGACCCCCGGTCAACATAAATGTATGAGGGATTGTAAATTCTATTCAGGTCTATAATCATATTTACAGCTTTATCAAAGCTGTATTCCGCTTTTGGAACTTCAATTCTTCGAGTGACCATGAACCGTCCAAAACGCGGTACATAATCAAGGATAAGGATTGACGAAGAGGCGCCGTACTTCACTTAACATAAGCGGACTATATCATTATCCGTTCTGGATATCAGGTCTTTAGTCTCTGAACCTTCTTGCGGCCTTAAGCGGCAAGCTTGGCTGCTGATTCTCGCGTAGCTCGCATTCCAGCAATTTACCTGATTGTTGCCCACACATTCCTGTGTGGCGGGACATAATTGCTACGAATATGTGTTCATCCCAGTCGACTCCCATTGTGCGAAATCTATTTGGTTTATAAACACCAATTGTCATATTCTCTGGCGGAATATACATATCGACATGCCATCCGTTTTCCTCTACCTTAGTCTGCTGAGAATAGGTGAGTGGAGAATATGCATAGCGCATAAATTTCATCGCTGCGTCAATTTTATCCTTATCGAATACACCAGTTTCCTGAGAGCCGAAGTCAGCCATAACTTCGTGGATATAACCCTGCTCAGATAACTGGGAGCGGAATTCTTCTTCCATCTCCGGACCCCAGTTGGGGTTACAGGTGGATGGGTAGTGGAATTCCTTAAAATGCATACTTGGGTCTGTACAAGCCTGCCAGAAACGCTTACGCGCACCAGTAGGAGTAGAGGAGAGGAAAACCTGGATTCCTTCACGTTCCGCTGCGATTGCCAGGATTGAGTCAAAGTCAGCGTTGCTCATATAGTCCGATTCGTCGAGATAGAGCGCATCCGCACGCTGACCACGGAATCCGACAGCGCCGCCGCCCGATGAAGCACCTGTTGTTTGGCCACGGATTGCAGACCCATTACGGAACTTAATTTCAAATGGTGTTTTCGTATTGGAAATAACCATTTCTTTCACTGCAGGTGACAGTGAGATTAATTCATTTAATCGGTTAAAAATCGCTCGTATCTGTACTTCGTATGGCGCTGCATACAAACATACGAACGAGCGATTCGTGCAAGCCTTGTGCAATGAATCTATGCACATGGTTTCCGTCTTCGGACTGGAGGTTTTACTTCCAGCCAGGACTATCCCTTTCCGGTTGTCTTGTCTTATTTACGGCTTAGTGATATTCGGAAATATCAAGCTTGCCGTGCATGGGAGGGAAAACCTGGTCTTCATAAGAATCCATCAGCTTTTCCATCTCAAGTTCCAGGTGTTCCTTAATATCCGTGAGGAATTTCTGGCCAGCATTGTTTGCGGCCTCTACGTCATTCGTGCCGTCAATGCGGATACGAGCCTTAAACTCGCTGCGCAGCTTCTTGCACAAAGAAATAGTGAATCCACCCGGATATGTTTTCTGGAAGCTGATTACCGGTTCGCCGAGCATTTCGAGCGCGCGAATTTCCTTCGGTGTGAAATCCACGGTTTCGAGCTCAATGGTAATCTTGCGCTTCTTCACGACATAGTCGTACTTCAGCTTCATATCGCAACACCCCTTTATTAAACCGTGAGAGTTGCAACAGTCTCCGTCTCAAAACGGGTACGCTGTGCCTTCAGCTCCTCAACGACAGCCTTGATAGCCTCGTGTACCTTCTGCTGGAAGAGCAGGGCCTTAGCTTCTGCTACCAGGCGAGCTGTGTTCAGGTGCTCACCAAGCTCAGACTTTGCTACATCGCCGGCGTCGGCGCTAAATCTTACAGCAAAGCCGGGAGCAAGTTCGTAACGCTTCACGTTCTGAATAAACTTCACAACATCGCCGTCCTCGCCTTCAGCGGGAACTACGCGCAGGTCCCCATCAACCTTGAAACGGCCTTCAAACACAATGGCGCCCATATTAATAACCGGGTTGCCCAGGTCATTGAAGAGAGCCTGCTCATGCTTTTCGTCCATCTCATCCGTTCCGTAACCTGCAAAGGTGACCTCTACGGTGAATACGTTATTTACTACATTGCGCTTCGTTTCAAAAATCATCCTATATTCCCCTTTTCATTATCGTCAACTGGTCATAAGACAACCGGACCCCGCATCTAGTCTCTGAACGCCCCCATTCACAAATGAGGTTCGCTGCTGATTCTCTTGAGGTTTTTAGTGATGCGCCGTCAAGCATTCCAGCAATTTGTCGGGGATGGGCAGAACTCCACCCGTTCGTCGCCCGCATCGGGCTACTTTCTTTACGGATTTATCAAGCAGCATCTCTTTCTGATACCATCTGGCAGTCCATGGCACAACCTGCTTAGTGGCGTTATCCACTGTTTTAAGGCATGCTTTGGCCCAGAGTACAGGATTCTTTAAGATAGCTGCAGCCATTTTTATTTGGGCTCTTTTGCGTTCATCCAAAGAAATTTTCCTCCATAGCACTACGAAAAGGGGAAATAGCTATTAAGGAACTCAAAGCCAATATTACCGCCCAAGGCCCCTTATTTGCCCAAAATAAAAAGATAGGGGAAATTCCCCTATCTCATGCCTGGGAAACGCAACATCTTTTCAATGCGTGCGTTTATGTCATCTATGTTATCAAGAGCATCCTGAACATTATTTTCCAGCTTGCTCATTGTTGCTGTATTGCGGGCCTTCTGTTCCCGTATCTCACGTAACCTAACTTCACGTTCAAGTCTACTTTCAATCATATTCATACAATCTATTTTGTTGAGCCGGTAGTATTCCAGGAATTTGGACACGGCTTCTTCTTCGGTTAGGTTCTTCGGTTTTACTATCTGAATATCCTCATGTGTTTGAACGGGAGGTTGTGGTGGCTCTGGTTCTGGCTTTCCCCATCGTGCATTCTGCGAGTTTTCTATAAAGCCATCTATGAGAAGCTTGTTTACCAGCTGAACCTCATCTTTACCAAGCAGAAAAACATGCGGCCGCTTATTAGCCGATGTACAGGATTTGATTATTCTGGCCGCCGTTTGGATTTCCTGCCAGTCTTTATCTGTGGCTCGAATACTGTGTGTCTTTTGCAGGTCGCGCGCTTTTTTCTTTGGCCTGCCGGCACCAGTGCGAGCCCCGCCATGTGAGTGCTGTTGCGGGTTCACAGCTACCACCTCCACATGCTTTATTCTACCACATATAACTTGAAAAATGCAATACAAAAATACTGTTAAACTTTTATTTATGCGGTTTGGCGTAGCGTGAAACATTGCATTTTTCGTGAAACAAAAAATACCCTATCCAGTGGATAGAGTATCCTTGTTTTTGTTAGCTGTAATATTGCGGCTGCGGATTGGGGTTGTAAAGTTCTGCGTTGGATTTCTTGCCGCCCGCAAACTGATTACCAATAATGCCGCCAAGAGCGAGCAAGCCTACTACGGCACCAGCCTTACCTTTCCAGCCCCAGCCGCCACCTTTGCCGGCTTTTTCTGCTGCAAGTGCAGCTCTTTCGTTTCGACTGCTTTTGATTATATTTTTAACGCCACGTTGGCTTTGTGTCGCCTCAATGGCGTCGTAGTCAAAATTACTAATTGCGCTGGATACTTTTTTAAGCTGTTTTACATCTTTGCGTAAGTCGCCTTTTTGTTTGCTGAGTTCTTGCCTCATTAATTCATATCTTTTTTGATTAATTTCCCCCATAAAGCGGCGACTACCTTTTTGTTCTAGTAAAAAATCTTCCGCTGAGTGGTGACCGCCTTCTCCGCCTCTAAAGCGATCCATTAGGTCGCCAACCTTATCTTGAAATTTTCGCTTAGTATATGTTAGTTTATCCCTCATACCAAGTTTAAGTTCTGTGCTTACGGCTGCTTGTTGCTTGAAAATTTCTTGTTGCTTTTGGCTAAAAAAGCTTTTCAGCTCTTTCTTGCTAAGTGACTGTGGGTCACCAATTCTTTTTATTCTGTCTTCATACCGTATAATTGTAGCATTAACATTTCCCCATGCTTTTCCTTCGGCCTTTAAAAAATCGCCCATGCGGTCGAGGGCTTTTTGACTGGCGTTATCAAATGACTGGTTGAGATAATTATGGAAGCCACCAACCTTGGCCTGTTCCGCTTTCCCCAACTTGTCATAATCATCCTGGACTCCTTGAAGGAATTTCTGATACTCTTTCCCGGCCTGCCTCATATTGAACTGACCAGACTTATCTGTTGCTGACTGCATAATCTGGTCAAGAACATGAACTTCTTTTTTATTCTTACCCAAGCATTTTCACCTCCGAGTTTTTAATAACGGGCAAAGGCTGATGCCTCGTTACCCATAGTTGTTTGCTGCGCGGCCATTTGTCCCTGCCGTGCAAGATTCATGCCGGCCTGACGCATGGTGTACGTCTGTTGTGAATCTACAAATGTAGCATTTTGGAAGGGGAGATTTCGTCGCTGGGCTTTTAACTGCCGGCCATATTGGTCAAGGGCGTGATATGCGTCCACAGCGCCCTCAGCAAGCGCAGGAGCCATCATAACACCCATATACACCTTCATGGGTGCTAACAGACCCAGAGCGATGTCTCCGGCCGCAGAGAGGCCAGCAGAAAGCACACCTTCTCCTTCCGCGCGCTTATCTGCGTATTCGGATGCACCGAAGTACAAATTGACTCCGGTTCCGGCCATAGCCATCTTACTCCATTCTCCCTTGTCGTTTTTGGCAAGCTTATTTATAATCTTTGTCCCGATATTCATTATAAGAAGCCTCCGTTCTTCGTCTTATCAAGGGCAAATACCAAGGAACCGTCTGCGCCGCCAGGAGCTGACATGGTGGCACCTTTCCGATAGACGGAATAATCCGGTGTGGCGGTTACAATTCGGCCGTCTGTTGGCCCGATATGCTTCCGTTCATTTTCGTTGTATATGCCGGCCGCAGAACTTACCAGGGTAGACGCGGTAATAACTCCGTAACCTATTTTGCTTATTCCGTTAGGTATCCCGTCTTCATCATATTTCAGGATTTTAGCTGGGGATGTGATAACTCCCTCGGCCAAATTATTTATCTTGTTGTTGATACCCTGGCCAACTTGCCCAGCTTTTGACTTTGCTTTTCTAAAAATACTGGTTGTAATTCCCATTTAGTACAACCTCCGAGTCTTAAATAAATGGGATGCCGGCAATGTCCGTGTTACCATTCTTGTCCCGATATGCGCCACCACCAGAGGCGAAGCGGTAGCCGATACCAAGTCCGCCCAAGGCAGTGGCAATCTTTGCGCCGTTATATGTTTGGTCACCTGCTGTAAAAGCGGTTAAATCTTTTTTATTGCCGCCAAACATTTCTTTTGCCAGGCCCTTCCAGGTCTTATTGCCATCCTTTGTAGCATAGTCTATACCAGCTCTCCAGGGCTCCTTCATAAAGTTAAAAACATTACCGGCAGTAGTACCGATGGCATTGATTACTTGCGAACTTCTGCTCATGATTTCTTGTTCTCGCTTTCCGTAAATTCTGCATCCTGAATATCCGGCCGCTCATCCATATCAAAGAAGCCTTCCGTATTCTGTGCTTCCTCAATAATCGAATAGATATCAGCCTGCTTTTCTTCTTCAACGTCTTTCTTCTTGTCCTTGCGAGTAGCCATTAAGAGATTATAGTCTGCATTGCGCTTCTTGGAGAAACGCTCGTAGGCTTCTACCGTTTTGGATACCTGCGGCTGATATACAGGCTCGCCATCTTCAGATACGCTTACAACCATCATCTGGATAGGTTCTGTCTCCTGAGCCATAAGAGCCTTGACTCTTTCCATGGAGATTTCCATTGTGATGATTTCCTCTACAAGGGCCTTATCGGTAGGAGAGGCATCATCCTTATCCAAATCGAACTCTTCCGTGTACTGAGCGACCTTACGGGCAATCATAGCTACTTCCGTCGGACAAGGCTCTTTCTCCGGAGCAAGTCCATAATGGAAGAGTTTGCAGGTTTCTTTGTATGGACAGTTCTCACCTTTGCAGTAAATTGGAATACGCGCGTACATCCCCGTCTTTAAGGATAGCCGCTGCATTTCCGCCTTAAGCCCCAGGAGCCCTTTCTGACTATGACCCCATACATTGGTCTTAATGTCAGCCATAAGCTTGTCACAGCTTCTCTGAGCCTCAGCAAGCTCAACCTCTGCAGCTGTAGGCGCATTAAATTCTGTTTCTTTCGCTTCTTCAGCCATCAGCTTCCTCCTTAACCGTGTAATCCACGAAGCTGTCTGCCGTAAACTCGTAAGTAATCATATCTTTGCTTGTGGAGATGTGCAGCCCCTTAATCTTCACTTTCTCGATAAGGTATCTCCAGGTTTCCAAACTGTCGAGCTCAGTATTCTGAATGAAATAACTGGTCGTAAGTTTACCACCCTTGAAGATGAGGTCACCATCGTTTGATACACCCACATCAAATTCAATGTTTGCATCCTCAAGCTTGTAAGGTTTATCTGCTCCGCTTTCCGTAACAATGACTGTATTATTAAGTTTACTCATCAGTTCCGTGTCGTTCGTATTATCCATTATTGTCCTCCGTTAACGTATGTTTTACATAACCATGTTAGCTCTAAGGCTATTGCCTCTGGGGGAGTATTACCATTATCTATCATTGGTATTCCCCCATATACAAAAGTAGAGGAGAGCTTCTTGCATCCTGTTTTATCTAAAATAGAATGTATAGAAGTTCTCCTCTTATACCGTATACTACATTCCTGTACAATGTTATAGGGGGCTGTTAAAAAGCATAATATCTCCTTTGGAAATATTTACTTTGTTATGGGCGAAACCGTATTGTCTTTTCCTAACGCTTGTTTTCCGGAAGCTCATCTCTTACCGCGGCTTGCTTGGGGCTTACGGCTTGTATATATTAATCATTCATTATGTTAGCTTAGACCATGTGTTTCCGGCGTTCTATACATTGTTTATCTTAATAGCTTGTTTCAATGTTGGCGCCGAAGTCAGGATGTTTAAGCTGATACATTGTTTCAGGGGCGTTTTCGAATCGAGCGTTGAACCAAATACATTTGTGATGTTTAGGTGCAAACGTTTTTTTGACCCGAACATCAAATGGTTAATTTTAAACAAGCGTTTTAAGAAAAACATTCTATTGTATTGTTAACTCCAGACAGTTCAACCTGACTTTTACCGCAGAGGCTGGTCTGCGGCCGTATATACCAATAGTAGACATATACGAAAAGTCAGGTAAAACTGCCTAAGTTGCATTGTTACACAATACGAACCAGAACCCGTCAGTGTCTCCATGCCTCGGAAACTTCCATACGTTATAGGCCTTCAATTCGTCCTGGGCCTCGATTCCCAACAGGGGTAACACCCTGAATTTCATCATATCCGTATGGACCCCCCACACATTACGTGTGCCAGAATGTCCACTAACTCGCTTTTAGGAAAAACTACGAAACCATTGACGGAAATTCGCGACGGGTACGCGCCTTTCAGATATGGGCTGATAACCTATTCCGCCAAGCTCTTTTCTTGATATTTACTCTCCGGAGAGCATGCGACTACTAACGGATAGTAGCGCAGAGATAAAAACCTCAACCGGGCGCTATTTTTGTTTCCTGCAGGCAATTACCGTTCCACCGGATCACCTTTTGGTCTGCAGAGCCAGGGAACACGCAGGCATCCTGGCCACCACGCGCATTCATTTCGGAAATGCGCCGGACTTTTCTTCGTATGAAATTGTCTCCCCTCACCACTGATTAGATTACTGACCTAACGGACAGGAGGGGGCCTCCATCGTGTCCTTAACTCTTACATGCCTATTATAACCTCTTAATCTCATCTTTGTCAACAATCTGGTCGAAAAAAGTTTGAAAAAGTTGTAAGTAAGAATAAGCTAATCTCGCCCCAACAGGATGTAAAACCGCTGCTATTAGCAGCAATTGCGGGGCCACCGCCCCGCAGCTCCCTTTTCCTTTTGTCGGGCTCCGCTCCGTTCCTAAGTCTGTGCTCCCCTTCAGCCTTGTAACAGTAAATACAAGCCAACGGCTTGTACCCCTCATAGGGGAGTGCTCTCGTATTCTCCTTCCCTCGTATTGTTATTATATATTCCCCCTGTATTAGATTAACCATAATAACCTATCCAGTAGATATAGTATCCCTCTGTATAAGAAAAGAACGCACAAGACCCAAAGTCTTAAAAATCTTAATATCCGCCCGCGCGCATTTACAAACTTTGTCTGCAACCTACCCCGTGTGCCTCAAAAAGGGGTCATATTGAAGAGAAGTGGCGTTTAACTCATAAAGTGCTGCAAGATGAAAAAGACCATCGTATTTTTAATTATTTCAGGGCATATAAAAACGCCCACTGCGGGAACAGTGGACGGCCATGAAAAAAATTAAACTTTTTGATTTATGTTAAGCTGCCTGCTTCTTTCTATCTTTGCGGGCAACGTAACTTTCGGCAAGCTGACTGAATTCGCCTCGGTAGTTATGGGTGAGTTCGCATTTGTTCCCCAGTCGGGAATCGGCAAGGAACATGCAGAACTCATAGAATTCATCGTCAATCTTTTTATTGTCGTGTTGTCTGTGGTCACCGATAGCAACGACGTGGCAGTTCATGTGGCAGCGAGTGAATACCATACGCATGGTTTCTACATCCGCATTCTGGATTTCATCAAATACAACGACAGCGCGATTAAAGTTAACACCACGCAGCGACACGTCTGTGGTTTCCACCAGGAGTCCTAAATTAACCATTTGGAACATCATGTAAGGGGTTATACCGAGAGCGAGGAGTGCATCGCAGAGAGGGCCCCAATAGATTGCACATTTTTCCTCTAGGGTGCCAGGAGTGAATCCGAGTCGGAGGCTTCTTTCATCTGGAGTTCTTACATAAATGAGGCGGTCGGCTTCTCCGTTGGCCAGCATATCAAGTGCTGCCGCGATGGAGACTGTGGTTTTACCGCTGCCTGTGGTGGCCTCGCAGAATGTAAATACGTGCTCTTTAATGGCCTGAAAATATGCGCGCTGCTTTGCGTCGAAACGATTGTACATATCGTCACGTTCCCGCACTTCCTTCAGATTGAATTCCTGTTTGTCGCCGAACTGTTTAGTAGTAGAGTTTTTCATTCTGTAACTAACCCCTTCTGTGGTCGTATTTGATTTTCTTTTCTAAGCCGATATTACGCACGGCTGTCAGAGAAACAACAAAGGATGGATATTATTTTGCTTTGGTTTAGTTCGATTTATATTGTTTATGGTTCAACGTTTGTTTGGGATTAACCATTTATGATATACGCCGGTCTGTTTTGCAAAAGCATGAAATATTCTGAAAATATGTAAAAGATATGGTGCAGAGCACCAATTGTTTTAACCGAGCTTGCGAAGGCTCATGTTAAGCCTTTTTGTACCAACCCTTGCAATTCGCAATGCGTTACTTATGCTTTTCTCTTCCCGTTCACTGTAACACCAGGGCGTTGATTTTGTAGGATTTTTCCGGACCCGCTTCTGATAGGGCTGCCGTTTGTTGCTTTTATTTTGCTGAAAAACATTCAGCCATTTCCGCTTTAGCTTTTGGAATTCCATGGAAGCAACCGCCTTATCCCGAAAAGCCATCAGCCTTTCTCCAGGTTTTCGTGGTGCCGTTGCCGCCAATCGGTTAACGTAGCACGGCTTGCCGTCACTATTGATTAATATGTAGAATACCTTATTCTTTTTTGTATCAGAGGTAGTTTTTGCTGCTCTTTTGATTGTCCCGTGACTCAGCCATTCTTCCGCTTCACTTTTTGTGGAAAAGCTTCGATAACTTGCTCCCGGAACCTTATCTACCTGAGATTTACATTCTCCCCATGTGTAGTATACGCCTGGGGTTACACCTATCTTTACGGCATAGACTTTTACCGACATAAGCATTGCTCCTTTCTTACAATTATTATACATCAAAAGTGGTAAGTAAGCAAGAAGTTTGTTATTAAGATTCAAAAAGCCGCCCGTAGGGCGGCAGTGTGACTTATTGTATTTCTTTGACGGTAACTTCAATTACATCCGGGTCTTCCGGAGTAACCTCCAGCGTGCAGTCTGCTGGGATGATGGCTTCAAATGATTTTTCCGGTTCATCTTTCGTAAGAATCATTTTTGACGTATCAATCTGGATGAGTGACGGGTCAAACGGTTCTTCCAAATAATCTTCCATGGAGAAGAGTTTCCACACAACTTCACCATCGGTAATCGTATCGCCGGATTGTGCGTTTTCCGGGATGGCGATTTCGGCAGTACCGGTTACTCCGGCTGTTGTACATTCCAGGAACCAGTCCATATTGATGCTGCCGTGCGCGTAGTTAAACACAACATCTTCCACTTCGTACGGATGCTCCCGTTCAATGGCGCCAAGGGCGGCCAATACTGACTTGGAGTTACCTATCAGCATTTTTAATACTTGTGATAAACTTAGCATCTTTTGCCTTATCCTTTTCCTTTTATTTTAGCGACAGGGGCGAAAATAAGCAGGCCATCCGCTAAAATATAAAGGCCCGTTGCCCATTTCTGTTTTTCATCAAAGCCAATATTACGCGGTAACTCCGCGTATATCCTTTTGCTGTTAAAAGGCGGGCGCCGATGTAAAAATAATAAAAACAGGCAGAACCAAGATGTTTTGATTGGGTCTTGGGAATGCCTGTTTTTATTATGGGAATGTTTTATGTTAGGGGAGTGTCACTCTTCTTTTAGTATAAAACCATTCAGCCAACGCAGGTGTCGGCTGACGACTTGCCTGTTTTTATCCAATAAAGCCTTATCCCAGACTTCCTTCTTTGTGATGCTTGGCTTAACGTTAAACAGATATGGCCATTTCCATTTAATCAGTTCATCTGCCAAAAAACAGATTTCCTTATCATCACAGAACAGGGCCTTGACGTTCTCGAGCTCTTTAACTGCGTTATTATATATCTCCTCGTCATCTTCTGGTGATGCATTTCGTGACTCTCGGTATCCATCAATCATGGCGCTCATTTCATTAGGGTCTTCCGTTCCGTAATATTCGCCCCAATCAACACCCATACTAACATCTCCTTCGGTTGTATTTTTAATCATTCTTCCTTGTTTATTATTATACACGATGTTCACCGGCGGCGCAAGTGGTGGCGGGCGGCCGATTTAATGAAATAGTTGATGATGTCAATTTTCCTATAGGGAAACGAAATTTGTGAAAAATTTCCGGAGGCACCTAGTATTTTAGTGAGGATCCTAAACCTGGCATATTAGCCCAGGGAGGGTCTGGATTTTATTGTTGTTGGGCCGTCGAGCCCGAAAGGAGAATGTATTATGCTAAACGAAATTCTGTCCAATCCTGTAGGTTTTTCCGCTATCGTAACCGGTGTGCCGGTTGCTATGGCAGGTGTCATCGCCAAAGGCATGGCAAAGATGGATAACTACCAGGAGCGAGAAAGGACCGTACGTCGCATGAAAGTAAATCACATTCGTGCGAAGTACGGCCAGCCCGCACTTAAGTAACTAGCATTACTTAAGGAAAGATAAAAACCCGCGCCAGAGGGGCGCTATAAAAGTACTGCGAAGCTGAGGTCAGAAAGGAGTTGAGTACATGCTCCTGGCCATTAGCCTCGTGCTGATAATAGTGGCTATTTCATGGATGAATGTCCGCCACTTATCAGCCAAGGGTAAGCGTATTGAACTAGAGCTCGATCTAGGACTGAAAGGGCTCCACTTCCGAGTGACAGTTCGATAACGCACCCAGTAGGAACGGGCGGTGCTGCAACACTGCTCGTTTCCTATTGGCTAAATTATACTCCTAATAATTGTTTTTTTCAAGCTGTCCTATCGGCATATACGGGGAGAAGGAGAATGTGTCATGTTTAAACTGAATGTCATCAAATCTGCAGTTGTTATTATGTTGGGCGAAGCTATCGCTCACTATGAGGTGCGCTCGAACGGAGCACTCATGTTTGGTGATAAGGGTGCCTATGAAAAGGGGCGTGTTCTGGTGGTAGCCAAGAATAAGGTTTATTTCACCAATCCGTTTGGTGAGGAAGCCGATATTGACGTAACCGAGGAGTTTAACTCTATCGTAAAGGACTTAGAGGAGGCAGATAAAGCGGACCATATTGAGGCCCGCAGAAGATTTACCAAAATGTGTAGAGAGGAGGAGATAGGAGGTACGGACACTCCGAAAGACGCTGTTATTCGCAGCATACTAAGGGAAAAGATGATGTTCTCGTTGTCTTGGCAGGAGATTGAGAACATTTTGAGTGTTTATTGCCCGTGGGGAATGGAATGTCATTCCCGAGAGTTCTTACCAAAGGAACAGACGGCCTTTGTTGGGCCGGATGTCTCCTGGGGAGACTTGCCGTTCTAATTAGTTCTGTTCCAGTTAGAGCTCTGGATTATCAAAAGCTCTTTTATATTTTTGTTTTTTTTAGATAGTGGCCGTCGAGCCACAAAGGAGGAAAATTATCATGAAGAAAGTTAACACCATTGCAAACACCGTAGTTGATCGTGAAGCTATCGTTGAGAAAATCAATGCCGAAGAAAAGGCTAAGGCTGCAGAAAAAGCCATGCGCGTTAATGCAGCAGCTAATGTCAAAGGTAATGCCTTTAAGGCTATTGCCAACGGTATTGAACTGCCAGAGATTGTTGGGGACCGCAACTTCTGGAAGGACATCTTTGATGTAACCACCCCAACCGGGATGAATGTTCTTATGATTCCTCATGCAGAGGATGAGGACAAGAATGTGTATTCATCCGCACAGATGTGGATGAAACTTTTCAGGAATGCAAACGACGCTATTAAAAATGGCGCCGATACGGAACAGGTGCTTAGCGACCTGGATGAAGTCATCAAAACCGCTATTGACCATACGATTAACGAGGTGTCTGACCTCGATGGTTGTTGCCGCGATGGTTATCGTGGCTTTGAAGAAGTTGACGCTAGTTATACTTCTTCGCTCTTGATGGGGTTAAATAGTGGTGCACTTAATATGTGGCCGCAGCTCATCAAGGGGGCTACGAATGACATCGCTCGTACGCTCTCTAATCATGTACAACTCGACCGTTATCATCTTGACGGGCACACGAGCATGATTAGTATCGACCCGGTATACGAACTTCTCAAAAAGAAGTTCGGCGTCAAAGAGGCTCTTACGGTTGGAGTTACGAGCATTAACGGTAACATTATGAATGTTATCGACCCCCGCGCAACACGCTTCTTTAATGGTATTAATGCCACCAGAGAAGAGCGTTATGGTGCGCTCATGAAATACCCATCCGTGGGTACTCGTGAGACTGTGCTCGTTCATTTTATGGACGACGAGGAAATTGAGGCAGCTCTGATGGACCTCGTCGAACGTGGCTACCTCACAGAAGAGGAGGCCATCTGTGCTGCAGAACAGTATGCCAATATCAAAGAAGGCATCATTGAAATGCCCTCTGACTTGGCAGCTATTGGCAGCGTATTGGCCGGTTCAGACCGTGATGGGGATAAGACTTCTGTAATCCTGCATCGTGCAGGCCAGAAGGATATCCCCTGGTTCCTTATGGAGTATGGCTTTAAGCCGCTTGCTGTGGATATCGTACCGACTAAGCCTGAAGAAAAGGGCGAACGTTACGAAATTGACGGTGGCATGTACTCCACCAATTTTCATATGATTAACCAAAATCATAATGAAAAAGTGGGGCCGGTGACTAACGCCGGCCGCGTTGAAATCCAGCCGCTTTGTGTAATTGATTGGGTGGATATCACCAAGCAGTTGTTTATTGACTGCTTCAAAGAAGTATGGAAAGCAGGCACGGAAGCTGAGGAGGGTGATGGTAAATACCACACTCCGCTTACCTGGAGCAAGGATGAATATGGCCGTGAAATCTGCCGTACGAATCCAAAGGCCTATGTGAATGGTCAGTGGGTTGACCCGTATGAAGAAGATGGAGAAACTTTGAAGGAGGAATATAAGGACGAAAAGATTTACGACGCATATCATGCGTTCGAAAAAGCGGTTCATATGACCGTATTTGAGGGGACGGTAGAAGAGCAGTGGAATACGCTGCTTGAAATTCTTAAGGACTTTGATGTCCTGATCCGTCATACCCAGGAGTGCACCATTGACGCTGAGAAAAAGTTCTACAAAGTCTATACGGACTTTGTAGCTAAACTTAAGGCAGTGATGACGGTTACGCCACTGAAGTTTGGTGCGCGTTTCGTTATTGATTGGGCAGCATTCCACAAAGACCCGGAAGCTGATGTCAAAGCCGAGCTCAAGGAAGACGACCTGCTCCGCAAGGACGAAAAGGTTATTCTTCTTGATATGAACGGCAATGAAATCAGCCGCGAAGGTTTCCGTGGCGTGATGGCAGAAGAGCCGGTTAAGCTCTTTTGGCCGGCAGAGAAGAAGGGACAGGATGACCGTCAGATTGTTGTGTTCAATGATTTCTTTGCCGGCTATCGCCGGTATGCAATTGAGAAATCAATGGAAAAGCTCAACGAACTGATTGCGCGTTACAAAACGGCAATCAATTCCGAAGAGTATAGAGCTCGTCGTGAGAAGGCTTACGACGATGCTGTAATGCATATTGCAAGCCAGCGTACCGAAAATCGCATGCAGGTGGCAATCGAAATGGGAAAAGCCATCAATGAGATTTACCGGGAAGAGCGTAAGGCAATGATGGATGCAAACTCTGATGAGTATGGCGATATCGACAACTCCAAGAGTGATGCAATTCGCAAAGCTCTGCATGAGAAGTACGATGATGTCTTTGGCTCCATTTCCAATACCATTCGTTGGATGGTTACCCGTGATAATAGCAAGGTAACCCCCGAAGACCTCGTTGGCTATCTTGCAGGTGGTGAAGATATCACGACTTCTGCAGGTAGCAACATGAGCAAACTCCTCAAAGAGGAAACAGCTTATGCTGCTATTAAGCTGAGCGAGAATAGTGAGGCGGTTGAATTCGTTCATGCTCGTTACAATAATATGGAGGCTCTCGAATCTTTGGTCGAGGGACAAGATATTATTGTGAAAGACGGCGAAGTTTATAGCGGCAGAATGAGAAAAATCGAGGACCTTTATGTGTCCGGTAACGTCATGGATGGAATGTATCGCATTTCCATGCGTGACGATTCGCCTGCTATTGTTCGTGATTTGACCGACTTTGTGACCATTCCCGAAGTGGACCGTAGTCAGGTTGCATTCAAGCTCGATCTTAAGGCGATTTGGTATCCGAACCCGGAATGGAATGGTGTAGACCAGGAAGACCGGTGGCTCGAAAATAAGGAGCAAGTAGCCATTAACAGAGCTATTGTCGATAGCCTGTCCAGCAAGGTAGGTTGCCGTATTTCTCTGGCAAAAGTAAAAGACGGTAATTTTGAGCGTCTTGGTATGCTGGAAAATGGTAAGCCTATTGCTGGACTTTACGTAGATGGCAGCAAGGATGGCCATCACTACAACGAAAAGGCAGCGGCAAACAAGTCCAAGAATGCAAAGGAATACGCTCGTAAAAACCACGCGATATACAGCTACGAGGCTGCTGTACGTTCCTTCTATGAAGGATTCAGTGGGATTGTTTCTGTGGTTTATGCAGATAGTAAGTGCAATAGTGCAATCGTTGTACTTACAGATGTCGAATCCAGAAACGCAGGGTATGATGCTCTGCCGGAAGACTCCGTTAAAGAGTCTTCCGCTCTTACCCTCGATGACGTAGAGACCATTGATATTGATATCGATATCGACTTATGATTTCCTGCGCCCTGACAGACGGCGCTTGATAAATAGTCTGTCATATTTTTGTTTTTAGATATAAAGGGCCGTTGAGCTCGAGGAGGATTTTATCATGGCTAAAGAAAATTTGTTATTCGCATCCGTTAGTGAATTGGAACAGGCTGGTATCTGCCGCAAGGACGCAGAGAAAATCTTTGCGTTCTGCAGTGAACGTGGTGTAAGTGCCACGACATTTAAGGCGCTGGCAAACATTGGCATTTCTTGGGAATCTATGAATAAACTCAGTAAGAACTGGTACATCCGTACCAATCGTCCGTTAATCAACATTAACGAACAGAGCCCGATGGTTCTTTGCTCGGTGTTTACGCATCGCGAAGTCAATCATATTTGCCGTTATTGGAAGGACGCGAAGGCAAAAAAGTTCCGCATGCCGCTCGATATGATTGCAGCCGGTATCTCTCGTGACCGTATCATTAATCTTGTCGAGCGTAAAAAGCTCGGTATCGTGTTGAAAGTGGCGGCAACTTCTGAGCAGAAGGAAATTAACATTAACTGTGGCATTGTATCAGAGCTCATGAAGCTCAATGGCGTTGGCGCAGTATATGCGGCAAAGATTGCCGCCCACAAGACGGCCATTAAGGACTTGTCTGAACTGGACGAAATCCTTGGTCGCAAAGGCATCTCCAAGCAGGTAGTTAAAGGTAGTTATCGTGCTGTTGTCCTACAGGCTGCCGAAAAGCCGAGCCTCCGTACTCAGCTTGGTTCTATTCTGAAAAATGGTAACCATAAGCTGGACAATAAAGTCCGTAACACGCTCATGAAGAAGGCTGAGAAAGGTATGGCTACTGTACAGATGCAGAGCCTTAAGTTTATTCAGGCAAATAATGGTGTTGGTTGCCAGTGCCTGGTAGACATCACAGCGGCACCTGTAACGGCCTTTACGGCTCCGTATGCCAAGAAAGGTGTCGTACTTGGCAACTCTATTGGCCGTAACCAGTTCTCTGGTGAACGTCTTGCTACGGATAAGGTAGCTACGGTTGACTTCTCTGACCTTGTTCGTGCGGATGAAACGTCCGGCAAGAAAATTCAGGAGAAAGCCGCTCGTAGCCTGCGTTATCTTCTTGGTAAAATCAAAAGCCTGAAGGAAGGTGGCAAGATTTATATCACCAAGAATATTAGTTCCATGTACGACATTGAACAGGAAAAATATGTGCCTGTTCATGGTGATGGCGTATCCGTTCTTATCGAGCTTCGGGACTGCTATGCCCTTCTGAATGGTTATGAACCTGCATATCGCATGCAGAAGCACGACCTTGTAAGAATTGAGAAGGAGTGGATTAAGGACGAAGATATCATTATGACGCTTGATGCAGATAGATGTAATATCTACTCTACCTCTCAAAAGCGTCAAGATACGATGATGTTCTTTGATACTTCCACAGAAGAGAATGTTAAGAAATTTAACAAAATCTTCTACAATGCTACTCACGGTGAATTTGCCATCCGTGAAGGCGAGAAAGTAACGGGCACGATGCTCGTTGATGCAGCTACCCGCCTGTCTTCTCACACTTGCGGTATGGGCATGCGTGCCGACCAGGGCTTTACGCTCAAGTCTTTCTGCATCCTGTTTGACAAGGATAACCAGATGGACGGTGAAGGAACGATGCTCGATACCTGTGCTGCCCGCGCAGCTAAAGTATCCACAAAGGACGTTGTGGGGATGCAGATCCAGCTCCGTCCGCATACGGTTAAGGCTACGACGAAAGTTGTAACCACGGACTATATGCAGATGACGCTGGAAGGCAAGAACTTGATGACCATTCACACCAGTGATGTACCGGAATGGCTCACTGGCGAACTCCGCATCAAACTCGAGAAGGGTTACGACAAGATGGTGAAAGAAGCTACTGGTGTTAAGCCGGTTGCCGAACATCTTGAAGGCTATGATGGTATCGTCGTAGTTGTGGATACGGAAGCTTAAGTTAATTATTGTTGCCCCATCACAATGGCGTGGTGGGGCTTTTGTTTATTGTTAGGAGGAAAACGAAATGAAGTGGAATGAACAGCAGGCAAAGGCATTGGAAGATATTGAAACTCAGCTCATTAATGGGAACGCGTTGGCATACACCCTTATGGGTTATGCTGGCACAGGTAAGACCACCTTGGCCGGAGAGATTGCCGGCAAGGCCGAAGAGAAGGGCTGGACTGTAATTTTCGTCGCCCCAACAAACAAAGCAGCAGAAGTGCTGCGCAAGAAGGGGAATGAGGCCGATACCGTCCATGGCCTTATTTACAAAATAGATAAATGGGGCAATAAAACGAAGGCATGGATGTTCGCAGAAGAACGCCGTAATGAAGATGGCGGTCTCATCATCTGCGACGAATCTTCCATGCTTAGCGACGTGCTTCTTAATGACCTTGAGGAATACGCCATGCACATGGAGTACAAGATTTTGTACATGGGCGACCCGTTCCAGTTGCCGCCCGTGGGTAAATACACCCGCACGGTGTTTGATAATGAGTATAAATCCGTACTGACACAGGTTATGCGTCAGGATGATGGCAGCTCCATCTTAGAGTGGGCGACTGCACTCCGCCAGAAGAAAGCTGCGTTCTCGCCTGCTACAACCAACGGTGACGTGTCCGTTGAAGATAAAGCAACCCTTTGGCACGATTACCTCGCCAAGCTTAAAGCCGGCAAAGATGTCACAATGGTGACATGGAAGAATGAGGCTCGTGTGCGCTTCAATCTTGGTGTCCGCAGGGCACTGGGGTATGAAGGTAAGACTTTACAGGTAGGTGAGCCCATCATGGGTATCTCCAATGGCATGTTCCTGCGTAACGGTGAAACGCAGAATGTGCCAGAAAACATTGAGCTGGTTGGGATACACAAGCTCTTTGTTGATGTCCCCAATCGGGACAAAGCCCTGCCCGTAAAAGCAGAGTTCTATCAGTATAAGGATGAGGATGGTTGCATCCACAAAATCATTCTCGTTCCTGACTTTCAGGGTGCAGCCATTGCACCGCAGAAACTGAGAGGAATTAAATACTGGTTAGTCGAAGGTGCGCCAGCATTCCTGCGAGAGTTCGTCGAGATGTACGGAAAGAAACCCGGCCTCGCACCGGATGTGACTATCGCCACGTATGGCTATGCTATCACGGCTCATAAGAGCCAGGGCAGCCAGTGGGAGGAAGTATACATTACGGGCACGTCCAAGTTGTACAACGAACAGCTCACCAATGCTCGCTGGCTCTATACGGCAGTAACGCGGGCGGAAAACAAGGTTCATATCTTAGATGGTGAGTGTGCCGCTAAGTTGGACTGGAAGGATATTGCAGCATAAAAGGAGGAAAATGTCATGAGATTTGAAGTTCAGGTAAGATTAGAGAGTGGAAATATTAAGAGATTTATAACTTTCACGGGTGACCGCGAAGGTTACTTTGAGAATGAGGCAGGTGTAAAAACCTGTCATTTTCATTTTAGCACGTTTGCTGACGTGCGATTTGAGTCCTACAAGGACGGAAAGGAGTACCGGGCGAAGGATGTGGGACTGACGCACCCAATACAAAAGGCGGCAAGCGCCGTCCGTGAAGCCTATGATGCCAGAAGGAAATGGCAATGGGAACAGGAAGACAAGCGAAAAACCGCATAATCATTTCGCCATGACAGACGGCGATTAATAAATAGTCTGTCTTTTTTTGTTTTTTGTATAGGAGGTATACCATGGAACAGAAAGTTTGGAAAATATTAATGAGATTCTCAGACATTAAGAGGAAAGCCATGCAGCTCTCCTCTATTGAGGCTCTTAAAGAGCTGATAGCTAAAACAGATTATCCCAGCGGGGATGTTGCAGAGATCATTATGTGCTTTATGCTGGGGAATCTCTGCCGTGTATATGATGACGGGCTGCGTGTATTTGTTAGCGCATCGTCTGATAGAGATGGCGTGGATTTCTGTCTGCGCCGGTTTAAGCGCAACTATTACATTCAGTTGAAGTGGAATAAGAAAAACGACCGGGTGTATCCAAGGACACATCACGGTCGTTGAGGTTGGTGCTGGCATGTCATTTTCTGGTGAGCGCTATCTCCCCAAAATGAATGGCAGGCGAGCACTATATGAAGTTTTAGTAAATTCCGTAGCATATGATGAGGATGAATTCTATGACATCGAGGACAACTATCCGGATTTCATGGATATGTGTGACGAAGCATGGAACCTGATTAAGAATTGAGCAGTTTGTTCAGCTCGGTTCTTCCAGGAGTGGTATGAGTAAACCATTCGATGATATCGTAGCTGCGCCCGGTTATTGACTCCAGCATATTGTTCAGGTCTTTTTCCGTTGCAACAATATCTGGGCGTCGACTACGAATGTCTGCGGCATTTAAGCCGGAGTGGGCAACCAATGAATGAAGCTGCCGCCCCAGTGGCTTAACTACCTCGTATTCAGAATCGGTTAAACATATCATCGTGCATCCACTCCTAACTCATTTATTTACATATAGTATAACATATAAAGTTGATGAAGTCAATAAAATAAAACGTAAAAATAAAAGGCCTTCGGCTCGCTTCGCTCGTCTCGGCCCCACGCCGCCCGCAACTATAACCGCACCAACAAAGGTGCAGCCTGCATCTTGTCTTCGATGGAAGAGAGATGGCGTGGGTCCGAGACATTGCTCGCTCGCCGAAGCCGCCCTTCGGGCTTCATGCGCGGCATCTGGTCAGGCTCGTGGCCGCCAGATACGGCAGAGGCTCGATACACTTGTCTTCTTTGATATCCGGCGATGACCGCCGGAAAGGAGCGTCCCTTCGCTTCCACATCGAGTCGGTCAGGGAGGAGTGTGAGATTACACCATGACTTCCTCCGAGCCTGCTTCGCAGGCCATTGTCTTGTTTACTTTGAATAAATTAGTATTTACTACTTACTGAAAAGGAGAGATAGATATGTTGTTAAACAAAATGACTGCCCATGAACGTAAAGCTTTATTTGGCTTGTGTGCTTTGATGCTTCACAATGCCATGGCGAATTCGGAGGCTTTTGTTGTGCCCTTGGCTATAAGGAGCTGTATTACTTCTGAGGTACTTAGTCTGTTAAAAGCAGAGTGGGTAGACGGAAGAAAGATGCGCGCCCAAAACATAAAAGGGGTCACTCCTCAGCAGGTGGCCATGGCCATGGTGAAGCGTGACGTCGCAGAAGTTCCCCAGGTGGCAGTGGGGCCTTCGGCCGCGGATGCACAACAGCCCCAGGTGGACAGTGAATCTGTCCTGAGCGCCGGAGCTATATTCGCTACGGCATCGAAGCGCAAGTACAAGGTCGTTACTCAGTTTGACCTTGCCGCTTACCTTTCGTCTTCTCCTGCAAACAAATGCCGTATCATTGCTGGTGCGGTAAAGAGTTGCGCCATCGAGAAGATTGCCGCGTAACATCGAGCTTTTTAGCTCATGCCACATCGCCCTCCGGGCGATAAGTTGTCTTGTTTTTTATGAGAAAAATGGTTTGTATTTGTTTGCAATCCGTCTTTCTTGAGCACAATGTCTCCACACGTTATGCTGGTCACAAAACCAGGAGGGAGTCTTAGGGCTCCCCACAGACAATATAAAGTTTCGTGCTTTGTGTTGTGTGTGGGCAGTCTTAGTGGCATTAGACTGCTCCCTCCTAATAAAAAACAAAAAACAAAAAGGGAAGTTTCCAAACGGATTGTTTGGAGCCTTCTCAAAGTCATGATATTTTTCTTCCCTGGGCAAGCCTTTTGTGGTTTGCCCAGTGTTTTCTTTTTTTGTTATCATGGTTTCGAGAAGGTTTGTTTTCCTCTATACAGAAAGGAAGAATAGCTATGATTGTTTATATTGTGGAATCCAGCAGATACTATGCTGAAATACCCGAAGTGAATACCGAAGCAGTCTTTGCCGCCCGCGAGGACGCAGAGAGATTTGTGAAAAAAGCAACGCTTTATAATGCTATGCTTACAGACAGCCTCTCTTTCCGTGTTGTAGAACATGAGCTTTTGGAAAGCGAAAACTTCCGGCCCCAAAATATTGGCGTGTCCATATGGGAGGCAGAAGATGGTTCGCTTGCAAGACCATATGTATTTGCAACGGAAAGAGAAGTACATCCCATGAGGCGAAAAGAAGAGCTGAACTGTATGAATTACGCCGCCAGCTGGTATGGTGTGTTCCCCTATCAGGAGAGTATGTCCCAAAACGAACTGATTGAAATGGCGCTTGCCCAGTGTGAAGAGCAAAGGAGTATGCACAATGACAAAAGATGAATTAAGAAACAAACTCAATGAAGAGCGTGGCTCGATGACAGGACTCTGCTCCACCGAACTTGCTTTGGAAGTATGCAATATAGTGATGGATGAATGTAGCGCGCCTACGTTTGCAGGAAACAGTATTGCAGAAACTGAAGTGGGTCACTTTGCCATAAGTTTCGACGCAAGGGAATTTAGTGGCTGGCTCCGTGAATACGTCGCTACGGACATGTCATTTTACATGACAGAAAGGATGAGCCGGCTACTGGAATACTTTGGTATCAACCACACGGTATGGTCTGCCTATAAGGGAGTCCGCCAAAAGGACTTCCGGCATATCAGTCTGCCTATGTCCAAAATCCGCAAGGAATATCCGTACCTCTGGAAAACATGGAGCGGAGAGCCTATTTATCCAGAGGAAACGAGTGTAGCGTAATCAGAAAGGAAGATTTGCTATGAAAAAGTATGCACTCAAAATCATCCGTGACAACGTTGTGGTAGTCCCAAACTGGGAAGTAACGCCCGTTAAGTTTGCAACGCTGGCGTTTGAAATGGTTATCCATAAATACCTGCCCGGTTCCTTTGACCGCTGGAAGGTGGTATCCCAACATGGCTGTTCCGTTAAGTATAAAGATGTGCTTACGGGAGAAACTGCATACTGCTGGCTGATGAAAAACGGCCGCATGGTAACGGACTTCGATGCGGAAGATAAACCGCAGGGGAGTCCGCTTACTGTATTTGCCGGCGGTAAGGCTGTACCGTGTGATGACGCGCGCATGGCCGCCCGCATGACTGTTCATGCCATCTTCGAATCCCTTCGCCGGCCCACTGCACGCCGTGCTTCATAAGAGGAGGTTATCAAATGGAAATTATCATTGTTGGCATGTTCTTTGCCGCCTTTTGTTCTGTTGCCGCGCTCATCGCATGGGGAATCATTTCCCTTGTGATAGATTGCATTAAGGGCCTGTTCACGAGCAGTGAGCCCAAGAAGAAACCCTACGGCTATAGAAGGTAATGCCATTTCGCGCTTCGCGCGATATTGTCTTGTTTATTTTGAGATGGTTTAAGGACGCATTGTGAAAGGAGCGTTTATTATGAAAAAGACGTACATCTCGATTGAATGGGGCGACACTCGTACCCGGTTTGAACGGGCCGAAGCAATCAAGAAAGCCTTGGAGCTTGTAGCCCGCAAGGCAAAACCGAATACCCAGGAAGAAGCCGCCCGCAAAGCGGCTTAATTTTTTTGTTTTGTTTGTTGTTTGTTGAAAAAAGGAGATTGAAAACCATGGAAATTAAAATGAACTTCACGAAAAACGAAATGGCAACCATAGAGAAACTGCACAAGGCCTACAACCAGGCCTTCGGCCGCGATGACCACTACGAGGTAACAGGCCCTGTCCGCTTCTCCGTAAACCATATGCGCGGCGAAGCTACGGTTACGCTGGCCTTCAATGAGTTCTCCACTTGCGACATCATGGATATCGCAATCCGCAACAGCCACCTCGTCAAGAGTCTGGGTGCAACGGCAAAAGCACTGTTCGAGCTGGGCAAGAGCACGCTCAACATCCTGGAAGGCGAGCTCAAGTCGGTATGTGCCAAGTACAAGGAGAAGCCGAAGGCACAGGAGACAAGCGAGAAAAAGCCCTTTGGAAGTTTCGTTTCCAAAGAAGACATCGATGAAATGAATAACAAGGCGGCCTGACCCGAGCAGTCTGTCGCCTTACGGAATAACAAGATAAATGATAAAGGGAGATTGGGAATATGAAGAAACTGTTGAACTGGTATTTTGGAAATGGTATTGCGGCAGACGATAAAAGTATTCTGGCGCGAAGGCAGAAGATAAGCCAGGAAGCCAGAAACGTAATGGGCCAGGCAGTAGACGTGATTGCAACCGGTGCAGTCGTATTCTATGCCGTGGCTAAGAATATGCGCTGATAAGAAAGGCAGGTTGTTAATCATGTTGAATACCAATGCAAATATTGAAAAAATCCGCAAACACAATCGTATGCACAGCGAGGGGCAGGAGCGTCGTATCCGTGACCGCGCAAAGCGGAAAATGACCCGCCGTGATTACGAACGGCTTGCGGAAGAAAAAGAATACGCCGGCTACAAAATCGCCGCGTGATAAATTCTCGATAGAGACGCCGCAGGATAATATCCTCTTGTCTGGATAGTGCCGTCTCCGTCGATACACCCTCTTCGCCCTTCGGGCGATATTGTCTTGTTTATTTTGGGCTTCCCGGTAATCCCCTGAAAACATCCCCCATGCTTTTCACTTTCTCGCTGGGAAGCCTATTTTTTATTGATTGAACAGTAAAGGAGTTAATCATCATGTTATTTTGCAGTGATATCGAAACGTTATTTCCTGGTACGTATCACCGTCACATCAATGCGCACAGACTGACTACTTTGTGCGACAGCTTCCACAGTGTCAGCCATGACAAGCTGGATACCATCCGCAAGGATACCCGTGATGGCGAGCTGGTTATCGCCGCCCGCCTGAAAACCGACTATGGTGAAACCATCTTCTTTACCGATAACACGACTTTCAACGACCTCGTGGCTCTTAGCGAGGAGGCTAAAGTCGCCGCATAAATCCCCACCTTGGCAAACGAGGAGCATTAAGCTCTTCGTTGTGTGCTAAAGAGTGCCCCCTATCACTTTTCAGCATACAACGAAAGGCTTAAATCTTACAGCCACGGCTACCCTCTCATCAAGAGCTTGTCTGCTCCGCAGACGATTGTCTTGTTTTTTATGAGGGATTTGGACCTCGGACATACAGGCTATATACTAATAATTCATGCCTGTCAACCTGTCCCGTCCTACAGCTACAGCTGGATTATCCTTTCATCGTATACCCTACCCAGAAGGACAGCGCGTCCAGAAATGTTAACATGTATCCCGCCAAAGCGAAATGCTAATAAATGAGCGGGGCAAGAAAAGGAGAATGATAATTATGGCAACCAATGTAAATGTAAACGCAATCGTAAAAGAACAGGCTCAGGCACCGGTATCCCGTCGCGCCGCAATGCTCGCAGGTCTTTCCAAGCAGATGGAAGCAGTAAATATCCTGACTGACAAGGCCCGCGCAAAACGCGAAGAAGAGCTCAAGAACAACACCGTCATCATGTCGGTTGTTTCCTCCCGTGGTTATGTTGGCTTCGTAGCAGGCGATATCGCAGAGAACATCGTAGAACCCGCGCTGGTTTGCCCTGCAGTAAATACCAAATCTGGTGAGCGTCTGTCGGCTCCCGTTGCTACGCTTATCGGCGCCAGCAAGGCTATTGCCAAGGCCGAAACCTATGGCAAGGAACATCTGGTTCTTTATGTCAACGACTTTGAGGCCCGCCGTCTTAGTGGTATGCTCTCCCGCATCAACAAGGGTGACAACACCGTGCTGACGCCTGCAGAAAAGGAACATATCAACGATGAACGCAACAGCGCGAAATATGGTCAGGCCTACATGGCAACGGCAGGCACGGTATTCAAAATGCTCCAGGACGCAAAACAGAAGTTTAAGTCCGTACGCGTTATGGGCCACAGCTCCATCTTTGGCTGGGAAACCCGCTACAACCTTCCGCTCGACATGGAAAACATGGAACTGACCTTCGTGAAAGGTTTGGCTTCCACCATGCACAAAGGGCGCAACTACCGCATCACGCTTGCTTCGGGCTTCAAGCTCAATGGCAAGCATAAGCTGGTTAAGGCTAACGGCAACCTCGTGGTAGAGCGGGAAATCAAGGCAGGCTCCGAACAGGAAACCGCCCGTGACCTCTTGTCCATCGCCAACCAGACGATTATCATTGAGGACGCCAAGAACCGCAATGAAGAATTCGTCGGCGACATGGAGGCTGTTGCAGAACCGCAGGAAGAATCCGCAGGTTTCGACTTTGCCGCATAAGTGAATGAAACAGGCTGGACTGCTCAAGGCGGGCAGTCCAGTTTTTGTCGTCAAGAAAGGACGGAAAGAAAAATGATTATGAATAAAGTATGCCCGAAATATATCGTATTCCCGAAATCCAACAACCGCGCCAATTCCAAAGTAACCTGGACGCTTCGTAAGAACCTTACGAATGGCTGGGTAAATATTTCCGCCAAAATTCCGCAGACCTGCATTGACGCATATGGTCTGATTGACCCCGAGGTTATGCACCTGCTTCGTACACCGTGCACAAAGAGCCGTTTCGCTCTCCGTTCCCTGTACAGGGTAGAGGTCAGTTATGATTACCACCTTATCGAAGACGCGGTTATGCCGATTGCCGCTTGATAAGGTAACAGCCCCTTGAGGAGGGATTTTGTATGGCAACCGAAAAAGACAAAACAACTGCCCAGGGGGCAAATGACCCTGTTCTCGATTTCCTGGGCGGTACTCTGGAAGCAATGCTTGGTCCAGACCTGAAAGAAGAACCGCCACAGGAAAAAATCGAGGACGCAGAGATTACAAAAGACGTACAGGAGGAAGAAAAGATGAGTAAAGAGAATGTGACGACGATTGACAATGAAACGGGAGAGGTTCTGCAGGATAAGTTCAGCAAGAAGTTTGAATCCCGTCAGGAAGCGAACAACCTGCTGGATTTGCTCGACAGCCTCGGCTATGAAGACAGCTATGAAACCAGCGATGGCGGTAAGACGGTTATCCTCTCGGGTGTTTCCGCAGAGGATTTACAGCTTATCCAGCGCAAAGCGAACATCAAGCTCTGGTCTGACCGTACGCAGGCGGTAGCAAAAGCCGTCACCACGTTTGCAACGGATGTTGCTGACTATGCCCTGAATGGCGCACTTGCACCGACGGCTGGTGCAGTCGTAAATGCTGGTATGACCACGGGCCGTGTTGTGGCCACCGCCGCAGTTTCTGTTGGCGCCGCAACGCTTGCAACGACTATCCGCAATGGCCGTGCCGCCGCCCGTGAGCTTTCCCGCAACAAGGATGTTCAGGATGCCTGGAATGAAGTAAAGGGTCTGGGCTCCGACATTGGCGGTCTGCTCTTCGGCTCCAAAGGCAGTTCCAAGTCTGATTGGACTGCTTGTGCCTGATAAGTAAAGAAACGTCCGTCCGCTATTTTTTTGGCGGGCGGATTGTTTTTATAAGTTACTCAAAGGAGGATACCGTTATATTTGCTTTATTGTTTGCCTTATTCGAGTTAGGTTCTGAAGTGAACCAGTTTATCGAAATAGAAGTTGAAAAGGACGAGCGCGAAATCAGAAGACTAAAAGGCGAACAGCAAAAAGCGCGCGCCCGTAAATCCTAATCCGAAATTCATGCTTACGAAAGGAGTGAGATAAGCACCATGGTAACTATTGTGACATATTTAAGCAAGCTATACAAAACAAACGCTTCCAGAAATATGACATATTCAAGAAACATAGCTTATGTCACAAACGCCTGTAAAAATACCAGCCCCTTCCCCACCCATAAACAAGAAGAAAGACCACTTACTTATCTCATGGGTAAAAAGGCTGATAAGTGCCCGAAGGATTTCCGCCCAGGACTTATCCATGGCCGTCCCCATACCTACCCCTCGGGAGGGATTAAGGCACCGCCCGCTAAATTGGCTCCAGGGATTTAGCTTAACCTTATGAGCGCAGATAGACTGTATTCGGTTAGCAAAACCTTATGAGCGCAGTCTTATCAGCAAAACAAAGATAAGACAAACATAAAGGTTAAGATAAAGAACATAAAGAGCTTATTTATATATACAAGCGAGCGAGCGAAGCGAGCGAGCATAATAACAAGCTAAAAAAAAGAAATAAATAGAGCTTGTTTAAAAAAGCGAGCGTAGCGAGCGTATATAAAATAAGACAAAAAAGAAAACAAGAAAGAAAAAAGATTTAAGATACAAACTTTTACAGGAACAGTAAAAGTAGTTCAAAGTATATTAAATCAAAAAAGATAAGACAATGACAATATCTTAAATAAAATAAAAGATATTAAGTCATGTCCTTATCAAGGGGCGAGCGAAGCGAGCCCCGTTAAACACTACAAAAGGGCGTTACATCATTCTGTCCCAAGTAAATTCCCTATCTACTGGATACAGAATTATCCCATTTCTCCCTTCTCGTGTATATACAAATATATATCCCCATATATATTCCCCTCTTTATACCGCAAGGGGAGAAAGAGTATTCACATACTCCGCCCGCTACTACCCGCGCGCGACCTCCGGCGCGCAAATTGTATCGTTCTTTATGCATATATTAATTATATCATTCACACACACCTCTAACAGGATATACATATATATACTACACACTCCCCATATATAGGAGTGCTGTTCGATATATATATACCAATATACACATAAAGAGCCATATAATTTAGGGCTTCAGGCGGGCGAGCGTAAGCGAGCCCGCAATACAACAAGTGTGCTAAGAACGGTTACTTGAACCTTGTGAGCGCAGCACACGTATCTTTGCCTGACATACCCAGGAGCAAAAACCAAAACGCGAAGCGCAAAATTAATAAAATATAAATCTGTAAACCAAGTCCATAGAAAGAGTACACAAGTATTACAATAAAAATACAAGTGAACGAAATTCAAGAAAAAGATATATTCTCCCCTATAGGGAAAATAATACTTTTTGAAAGACAGGTTTACACTTTGGACAAATTTTGCAAGACAAATTTTTCGCGGTGCAGATTTTTGAAAACTCCGGGACAAATTTTTTACTGCAGTCCACCAGCAAAATTTCTGAACTGGATTTTGCGGACAAATTTGCGGAAGGCAAACCAAAAACGCCAGACACATCTGAAATACAGATTTTCGAAGTGGCATTTGTAAAAAGTTAGTTCCAAAACGCCCGCTACACCCGTTATCTTTAACGTAGCGCGACGATAGCAGGATAATTTTTAAAAAGTGCCACAAGGAAATTGGAGCTTCATATGAGGCTAATTTGGCCCATACAGGGGAGATTCGATGAGGTACGATTCAAGCTCCGTTTTTCAAAAAGCGTTATATTATCGCTTTAATTCTATTGATGTACCTAGTCCGCCCCATTATTATAGTGTCTTTTACCCCTCTATCGTGTTCCTTGTTCCTCTATCCTTCCCCTTGTTGTAGCATGCTATGTAGAGTCCGTTGCCGCAGGCAAGTATCCGAGTTATCCCCTTGATAATGCTGGAGGTAGACGAGTTAGAGCGTAAAGAAAAAGAGGTAAGTTTTTGACAAATTTTTTGGAGCGAGGTTGCACCGAGGCATGTAAAAGATTGTTCTGAACGGTAAGGAGAAGTACCCTAATACCGATTTATTTTTCCTTAATTACAAGTTCTTGAGATTTTTATACACCCCTTACTTGACAATGAGGTGGTTATCCGTGTATATTATGTTAGGTAGATTAAGAATACGTTAGTAAGATTAGAGAGATTGAATAAAGAGATAGAGAGATAAGCAAGGAAGGTGTATACTGATGAAGGTATATGAACTGATACGCGAACTGGCCAAGTGCGACCCCAACAAAGATGTGGAAGGTAGCATGAAGAATAAGGATAACATCCCTGAAAGCTATAGTGTTAAGCGTGTAAGAGACTCAGGTTTATTAGATACAGTCTGGGTTGAGTTTGAGCCACACGCATACAAAAAGCAGCGCGCGGTAAAGAATAGCAGTAAGACTGCGCCGGAGAAGATGACGAGAAAGCAGTTCTTCTATCGGATGGTTAGAGACAACTGGAATGAAGAGTTCCAGGGCGTAGCCCGGCATGTCTGTGGAAGAATGCCATACTATGTACTTGCTGATGTAGATATATTCCTGGAAGCGTTCTCGAAGCTGTCCGATAAGGAACAGATATATTATATTGAACACATGGCAGAGTACGAAGGTTCTTTTCACCAGCTTAGTGAACCTCATCGGCATCAGTTAAGCTGCATCAACGAAGATAACTACAATAAGAGCGCTAAGTATCTGGTTACGGTTATGTTCAAGTGGCATAATACGGAGGCGCCGAGTGATGACCACATTACGGAACAGAAGTTTATCTCGGACTATTATATTGATAGTACGGAAGATAAGACTGTAAAAGAGATTGTTAAGAACGTATGGAAATGTTGCAGCGGACACTATGAAAACGAGCCGCCGCGCAAATATAGAAATGGCCTTGAGTTCCGGTACAGCAGTTGGTGCTGGTGTTACATCGCGGTAAAATCAGAGCCATTGCTTATCGAGACAGATGAATGATTGAATAAGACAGGAGAGATATAAAATGGCAGAAGTTAAGACTATGGCAGAGAATATGGCATTTGACTGGAGAGACTTTGAAAAGTACGGAGTAGAGGCGGTTGTTCTCTGCAATGTAGAGGATGAAGATAAACCTGTACTCGGCATCTGCGCAAAAGGTATGGGAACCTATGGAGGCGAAGAGTATATTCTTGAGCGCTTGAGCTATGACTATGCCGAGAGAGAAGGAGAAAGTGACCTGAGCCTTGAGAAGTGGATGTATAAGCATGCAGACAAGCTCGCTTCTCTTATCTGGAGATACATTAACGAGGGCCTGTACTTGGACTCGAAAGAAGATGTATGGTATGCAGATAAGGTATGTCTCTATACACCCGCGAGCAAAATTCCGTGGCCGAGAATGCCCAAGGGCTTTAAGGTGCGGAAAGAGAATGAGAATATAAAGCTTATCATGCATTAAGTAAGTAAGAAGAATAAGAAGGAGAATATATAGAGCTATGTCTTATACATTAACTGTTAATATCAATCTGGAGAGTATGGATATAGAATCGCTTAAAAATCTGCGCGCCGAAATTGATAAGCTGCTCGCAAAGAAACAGCTTGCCAGTAACCTGCCGAAGTTAAGTGGCAGCCTGAAGCAAAAAATGCAGAACAACCCAACGCTTGCTCCAGAGCTCAGCAAAAGGTTTTATGCAGTAGGCTGTAAAAACCTGGAAGACATATATAACTATCCGCCCGAAAAGATGGTCTGGCTGGAAAAACTTACCCTGTCAAGCATTGACCATACCCTGTATGTATTAAAAGCCCATGGGTACGATTACGAAATGCGCTGGATTACCACTGTAAATGAGATGAAGGATAAGCTCCGGCAGATTAAGAAAGAGAAGAAGGACGGCAGATTTTCAGTAGCTTAAAAGAGGAAGAGACTATATGATGTATGAATTTGATTGGGAAGATTTCAGAGAAGACGGCATCGTGGCCTTTGAGCTGACAACAGAAGGTGTGACGGTCGTCGGATTAAAGCATGCGCACACTTTTGTGGATGAGGACTATATCATTAAGAGACTGCAGGAAGAATACAGTAAGAGAAACATGGTTCTCGAAGAAGAATTAACCTTTGAATACTGGATGTACTTCCATGCAGATAAACTTGCTTCTTATATTGTACAGTATGTTAAAGAGGCAGTAGAAAAGAATGATACAGGAGTTAAGTATATATATATACTACAGGAAGAGCGGCCTAAGAATAGAAAGCCGTCAGAATATTGTGATTATAATTTATGCGCGCGGAGGTGAAGTAACGTGACACTTGAAGAAAAGATGGAAGCTGTTGACAGGGTGGTCACTGAGATGGATGTGACACTTCTGGACGCAAAAAGAAAGCAGGAACGCCTCAGGAATATTATGAAAAGGGTCCGGGAACTGACAATAGCCATTGACGCCAATAAAGACTGGTCTACTGATGCAACGCTCTATACAGAGAAACACGGCAAGTTTACTGCAACCGGCGATTGGAAAATGATCGGAGTGACGGTTGAACGGAAGAAATTGATTGAGTTCTTAAAAGCTCAGAAAGAGGACTACCTGAAAGAGGCAGCCGAAATCACAGAGGAATTCATTAGGTAACGTTTACAGTACATGTAAAAAGGAGAGAAAATTGTTATGGAAAATATTGAGCAGAAACAGAATGCAGACTCCTTAAGTGCAGCAAGGGATATAAGATACCAGCTGCAAAGAGCAGTCAACTGTAATACCGCTATAAAGAATGCAGAAGAAGTGGCGGGCGATGATATCGTAATTGCACTCATTGAAAACGGCACGTTCGGATTCTCTGTTGATAAACAGGACTTCATTAAGTTCTTAAAGAAACAGAAAATGAAAGCATTTGCAAAAACCTGCGTATTCCGTGAGCAGTCGCTGAAAAATGATGAAAAATGAGCGCCCGATAACCAAAAGAGATGTGGAGCACTTCCTTTGGGATTGCTCGGATAACGACCTGTTAAAAGTCTTGCTCTGGGCAGTTGGTGAGGTATGTGTAAGGTTCTATAAAAGTAAGCACAATAACACTGAAGAAGAAAGGAAGTCGTAAAGCATGAGCGTTTTTATACAGAAGATGATGACTTGTGTAGACGGCCGTGATATTAAGGAAGTGCTGGGTGATGTTGCGCGCCCAATGGAAAAGGTTAGCTACAAACACACCCAGGAATATATTTCCGGAAAGTACGAATATGTCTTTGGGATGGTGCGCTACAATCATTTGGCAATCGACCTGTATGAAATTGCCCCACACCTGTTCGATAAAAAGAAGGATATGGAAGAAGGCTTCCTTATCCATGATATGAATGGTCATTTTGACGCAGAGGAAAAGTATCTGCGCTTTGGCTTCAAGGTTTTGAAGAAAGACGAAACCTGGACGACCTTCTCGCATCCGTTTTATAAAGAAGTGCTTGATACCTACTATCAGGAGGAAGTACACTTTGGTGACCACAATGAAATGTGGTGGTGTGGCAATTACCACATCAATGAAACGGTTGACTTTGCGGTTTCTTACAGATTCCCCGATACCGAGTTCGAGGTAAAAGAAATCTGCGAAAACGACCTGGTTGCGCATTATATCTTAAAAGCCGGCCGTATCGTCAAGAACCTTCTCAAAGAAAAGCAGGCAGCTTAATAGCAAAAGGAGTAGTCATGGTAAAAATCAAAGAACTTAGTTTGTGGCAAAAGATTAAGGCGTTTATTCATGCACAGGCGCGGAAACATTTTGATGTGTTTCTTCTATCATGTCTTCCATTAAGAGGAAAGTTGTACCCTCTGGAAATGCAAGAGGTAAGAGTCTGTGACATTCCTTTTCAGTTTGAAGAAACAAAGACCTATCTACAGAAAATAGGATATGAAACGTTATGGGATGTTGTTGCTAGGCTCTGCTTTAGTTATGACTTACTGCAGCACGCAAAGATATTTACAGACATATTGGATACTCTTAAGAATGAGTACAATGAAGACCCATTACGGTATGACACCCTCCTGAATGAATACAAGGATACCTTATACAGGTCTCCTTATACTGGGTTTCTCGAAGTTGTTCAGGAAACTGTCTCGCTTTACAGAGAACTCGGGATGGAAAATACAGTTATGCCCGAGGAACGCTTTTGCCTGTGCTGCGATATGTGGTGGAGTGAAAACAAACTGGACTTTATCATGGATGAGTTCAATATTGTAAAAGGATATAAGTCTTTACAGGAGGACGTCTGGGAAAAGGCAAAAGAGTATGAAGCCGAATGGAAAGCATCAGTAAAGGCAGTTGAGAACTGGGATAAAGAGCACTATTGGAATCTTGGCAAAATGTATGTATAATAAAACAAGAAGAGGAGAAACGAGAATATGTTTGAAAAGATTGCTGTTCATAGCGGAGTATTTCACGCGGACGATGTAGTAAGTGTGGCCTTTATTAAGGAACTCTACGGAGAGAATATCCGGATTGAGCGAGTGAGCCAGCGGGATGCGGAAACGCAGGGAAGACTTGCCGCCCGCGGATATACGCTTATCGATGTCGGCTGCGGAGAATTTGACCATCACCAGCCAGAGCACAAAACAGATGAATACAAATATGCAGATAACGGCATCCTGAAGAGCGCGCTGGGTCTGGTTTTGGACCAGTGCGTTGCGGATGGCAAGCTTCTGGCCGAAGAAGTAAAGTTTCTTCTCGACAAAGGGTTGTATACCCTGCAGGCAAAAGATAACGGCCAGGATGTAAAGAAGGACAGTCTCACGGATAGTCCTTTTGAATACATTGCCTGGCTCAACTGCGATGATATTTACAGTGAGGACCAGGACGAATTTTTCCTGGGCGCCGTGGATATTACGCAGGTTGTTGTACACCGTATGATTCTTGATGCCCGCAAGGTGGTAAAGGAGCATGAGGAATGTATTGAGGCGCTGCAGAATGCAAAAGACGGTATCGTAAACTTCCCACACTATATGACCAACGGCGTAAAAGAATGTCAGCGCTGGAATGAAAAACATACGCCGGAAGAAAGAATTCTGTTCATTACGTTCCCCGACGAAAAAGGTGGCGGATACAAAATCCGTGGTATCAATAAGCCTGGTAAGATGGAGGTTATTCAGTCTTTGCGCTTCTGCGGACTTCGCGATGAAGAACTCAATGAAGCTGCCGGTATCAGTGATGGTATCTTTGTACATGCCAATGGCTTCCTGGGAGGCGCCGGCAGTTTGGAGAGTTGTTACAAGCTGATTTAAGATGAGGACGATTAGCATGGCAGAAAATAAGATGGCTACAATTGCCGCTATATACGGCAAGGAGCTTGGTGAAGACGTAATTCTGTTCGACACAGAAAGAGACAGCTATGTAAAGAGCAGGTTCTTAGATTCCGGCCTTCAAATCTATGATGTGCCGAATGAAAAATGGATAGATGCTCCTTATGCATTGACCCATTTGTTGACTGGCCGGCTCGAAATTGCTGCAGAGAAGTCAAAAGAAAAGAGTACCCCTTTGCGCGTGAGAACTCCTGCGCGCTTAAACTTCTCTGTGGAGAAGATGTTTGGTGGCCGGATGAATACGCGGGCCAGAAATGTCCTGGAAAGAAATGGCTTTCTCGATATAAAAGACATTTACGACACGCCGCCGGCGGAATTAATGCGCCTGCCCAAGATGGGCGACAGTGTTATGACCTGTATTATCACCAAGTTAAATATTTGTGGTTATGACTACGAAGGCCATTGGGGCATAACACTTAAAGAAATGTGGAAGCAGATGAAAATCATGCGGAAGGGGAAAAAGGAACGTGACAGAGGAAAAATTTGAAACAGCAAAGACGCTTATGATGCGCATTTGTGAAATGGAAAAACTTATCAAAGGGCTTAATAATGGAAACACCCCGGCAGAGATAATCGTTAAGGGTGTAGGGTTCTCCAGAGATACACAGATGGAACTTGCCCCTGAGATGAGAAAGACTATCGCAGGCGTGTTCAGCGAGCAAGTTGCGAAAGACAAAGAAGAATTCAAAAATCTGTAAGTGAAGGGAAGTCAATAGATGCTTGATACGATTTTGAGTATGCTGCTTGGCATAGACCCGGAAAGAATCAATAGACCAAAAAAGCCAACAAAGAATGAACTCAAAGAAGGTATTATCCGTCCTTTTCCTGACGCTCCAGTAAAGATTGATTTCTTTGAGGACAGACTGTACGGAAGATGCACCCCGAAATATGTTGCTGTACCATACGGAAGAATGTTCACGCGGAGTGAGGAGACAGTCCTTGCAAATGCAATGGTTGACACTTGCGTCTCTTTCTATGGTGAGCGTATGTATAAAGAAACTCTTGATGGCTTCAGGAATTTTATCATAAGAAAATGCAAGTTAGCTGGTCTGCGGGAGAACCACAACACTTCTGATTCATACGGCACGCCACAGGAACAGCTGGACGCCATAAACAGTTATGTGGAAAGAGAGTTCTGTGGGCGGGAGCTTAGAGAAACGCCGATGGACAGATATTACGATGCTTATCGTGACGTTCAGGCAATTCATAAGATAACTATGATGGAAGAAAGCCGAAAGGCTGTAAGAATGGCGGAAGAGGAAGAGAAAAAACGTAAGGAAGAATACCAGAAATATAAAAATATCTGGTATTAAGGCGAAAAAGGTGATAGAATATGAAAGTAAGAGACTTACGTGAGATTCTGGAACATATGCCGGATGAATATGTCATCTCGGTGTCCAAAGAGAATGCATATGGCTGGTACAAAAAAGATGGCAGTAAGCGTACAGGCTGCGTAGTGTTCCTGGATGACGAGAATGCAATCGTTATCGAAAAGGATACGGCAGCATAAGCAAATAGAGAATAGGAGTCAATAACCTTGAAGAAAAAGATTTTAGGCATTTTAGGCGCAATCGTTCTTGCAAGCGCGAGCGTAGCGAGCGCAGGAGAAGTTATATCCCATGCAGAAATGCGTGGTGTCATTAAGGCGAATCATGCAGATTTTATCTACTGTGTGGAAACCTACCGAGCTAATATTTTCCACGCAGAGTCTCTGGATGATATTGTAGAATACTACATGCAGAAGAATACCTACAGCATCCGCGAACACAATGAATTCAAGGAAGGTATCATGGAGGCAAATCCGTGGCTTTACGACCGTGAAAATGCGCGCGGCCAGATTATGGTAGACGCCGGCGAAGAAATTGTCGTGTACTACTGGAAAAAATGTAAATAAGGAGGGAGAAAGACAATGACAGAGGCGCAGAGAAAATTATGCATTACGGCCATGCCCTATATTGGAAGAGACCGCGCTTACCAAGCTCTTCGAGACGCAGTTCTCTACGATGTAGAACTGAAAGATGACATGGAAATTGACGATATACTTCAAGAAGCCGCCAATTATACAGCCGAAAAACTCCTTTGGGATGAGGCTGCGTATGATAAGCTCATCGGCAACAAAACTTTGATAAAAATCCTTATGACAGTAGGAATTCCAGTCCTTTTGGAAGAAAAAGGCGGGTATACTGCATTAAATATGGCATACCATGCCCCCGATGAAGATGAGGAAAACGGTACGCAACTGGATAACATGATGAGAGATGTATTATCTTTAGTTCTGTATACCTATACTTACATCTACAAAACAAACATTTCTTTACTCAAAGGGTTTATCCATAGGAAATATCATGAGGCGAAGCTAAGAGAAGAAAGCGTCCTTACCGAGTACCCGGAAGCTGAAATCGATGAGCTTGTGAATAATTTGAGCGATTTCCATGTTAATGCAGCGGAGTTTATGGAATGCTGCGAGAAAGCTTTTACGGGGCGGAAAGATAAAGTTGTAACTTTGTCCATTGTAGTGGATGAAGATGCTGACGCAACAGAAATTCATGATGCGCTAAGTTCTTTGGATTGGATTCGTAGCGTTTGTGTTAAAGATGAGGCCACGATTCCTATTACAGCCGTAAAAACAGACAAGGAAGAACATGAAAAGAGCATCTTTGATAGTCAGGATATAGTAAGTGTATCACTGTGAGAGTATACAGCTTCTGAGAAAGGTGTAAGTAAAAGTGGCAAAGAAGTATTTGTATAAAGGTAAGGAATACCGTTTTGGTGAATTAGCGAAGCTTGCTAAATGCAGTAAGAAAGCACTCGAATCCCGTTTAAAAAAAGGCTGGGACGTTGAAAAAAGCTATTAACACGCCTCAACTCAGAGATGTTAAAAGGCGCGGTTTTAAGCTTGAGTATAACGGAAAAATGGTTTCTGTATCACAGCTATCAAAAGAGACTGGAATTAGCACACACCTTATATGGAAACGGATTGATGAAGGAAAGACTGTAGAGGAGATTATAGAAAAACCATATACTAACACAAAAGTGTATGAAATAAAAAAAGGACTTTGTACCCGTCACGAAATTAATCAGATGGCCAAGGATAGCTCATTAAGCTATAACACAATCGGTAAGCGCTTGTTTGATGGCTGGAGTATTGAAGAAGCTTTGAATACGCCGGTTCTTCCCGGCGTACGCCGGGAAATGCGATTCCGTGTAATGTACAAGGGAAAAGACTACACAATGAAGGAACTTTCCCAGTTACCAGAATGTGTAGTGAGTGCAGACCTACTTACCTCCAGGATTAAAAATGGAGGATGGGATGTAGAAAAAGCTATCACAACCAAACCTTTGTCAGGGGCAGAGCGTATGCAAATGGCACGAGAAAAAGGAATGTTATTAGGACGTACTGCAAAAAAATACACATATAAAGGTAAGGAATACACATTAAGAGAGCTATTGGCCTTGCCGGAATGTGAAGTACAGCAATACAACACTCTTTGTAGTAGAATCAACCAAAGGGGATTAAGCGTCGAAGAAGCATTAAAAGTAAAGCGCGGAGAAAAGTATAGATATCATGGAAAACTGTTGACTGTAAGTGAGCTTGCCAAATTACCTGAGTGTAAAGTATGCGTAAAGACCTTAAGAGACAGACTCCGGAATGGAATGGCGGTAGAAAAAGCGCTTACACTGCCACGAGAAGGAAAAACATACGAATACAAAGGGCGGTATTATTCAATCAAAGAACTTGCAGAATTGCCAGAATGCAAAGTACAGCAACAAGTGTTGTATAAGAGACTAAAAACTGAATGTGCAGAAGAAGCTATTAGTCGCCTCCCTGACCGTAGTGGTCCAAAGGGCAATAAAGTGTATCGGTATAACGGTGCCAGCTACACAGTCACCGAATTGGCTGCTATGCCTGAATGTCAGGTAAGCATGCCAGCGCTATATGCAAGGCTCAAAAAAGGAGATAGTGTTGAAGGTGCAATGGGGGCTTTACGCAAAAGAGGATGTAAAGCCAAGAAAACATCTTGATGGAAAAATGGAGGTAGGCATGAGATATGAAGATTTAACGGACAGGCTTATGGAGGCAAAAGATATGACGCTTACCGGCCATGAAGCATGGCACCTATACCTCAAACTTTGCCAGTTGGAGGAGTTAAAGGAGCAGAGCCGAAAGCTGCATAAGATTTACCATAAAATCAAAGCCGTAACAGATGAAATGGGCGAAATAAATGGGTGGGTAAGTTAATTGGCCACATGGAAAATCACCACTCCATCCGTATATTGGAGTAGCGCAAAAGAAAAAGAAGATAAAAGAAGAGAGCAGGCGGCAAAGACCGCCAAAAGACAAAGAAATATTCAGGCTAAAGCTGTCCGCGCAGCGAATAGGCGCAGCCGTGAAGCCGATGCACAGGCCAAAAAGGTTCGCGCATTGGTAGAAAAAATAAAAGAACTCCGAGAACGAAAGTTCAAATGGAAAGAGATTGACATTTTAATACAGAAACCGCGCAGCATCGACTTCTATCGCAAGAATAAATATCTGTGTGAAGAAGGTGTCGTGCTGCGTGAGTTTACATGTGCTCAATGCAGAAAAACCGTTAGTGTTACTAACAAGTTTGATAAACGTAGAAAATTTTGCAGTACCGTTTGTGAAAAAAGATACTGGAGACATAAAAGAGGAAAATGAAATGGATTATTGTATAGTTCAGGGTAAACTTCCGAATGAAATTTTAGAACTTGACAAAGCGATTATGGAGATGGCAGACAGCTTGGATCTGGAAGCCTATACAACCGTAAAAAGTGCTTATCAGGCGGAAATTGATATCCTAAATGAAATGGTTTTTAAAAGCGCCCAAGAATATTGTGAACTGAAAAAGGAAAACGAAAAGCTCAAAAAAGAAAAAACGGAGATTAAGATTTGTGGTCCGGAGAGTGCAAAACGACAGACTTTCTGGGCAGACGAAGAGCAGTGGAAGTGGGTAAAAGACTTTGCTTACACAAAACGCGTTCATATCGCGGACGTAATGTGTACAGCAATTAAGCTGTTGCAGGAACAGGTGAAGGATGAAGATATCCTAACGAAGGATGAACCAAAACGTCTGGATGACCAAGGATGTTTCATCTTTTGGAATAAGCATGCCGTTATCGGCCGCACTTTGAAGCAGTGCACGAAAGCAAGCTACAAGAAAAAGAGTTATCCCATTGATGTTATTAGAAACTCAATTGACTGGTATGATGAGACAGACTTTATTCCGCAGATGCTTAAAACAGGAAAAACGCTGACGTGGGCATATAGAACAACCATTCGGCATATTGAAGAGGTCTTAAAGGAAAATAGACTGGACATCGTGCGTAAGCACAGAAAAGAACTCAGAGAGATTGTGCAGAGATTCAAAGAAACAAAAGACTGGATTCATGGAAAAGGCGTTATCCAGCTTGAAGATTGATAGAAAGGAAGGTAAAAATGCTTGATATCGTTAAGAATTTAAAGCGGCTTACTTACCGCATTCAGCCGGTATCACATATTCAGAAACGTGGTAAGCGGAAAAAGGAACGAGAAAGCAGACAGGTATACCACGAAATCAACAACTATATCAGCAAGGTCAGGAAAGACCTGGGATATGGCGAAGGCCAGGAATGGCAGGCATAAAAAGTGAATAAAAAATAGGGGAGATTGAAATGCCAAAGGAAATTACTCGCAGCGAAGCGATTGCATTGATAACCGCAGCAGTTGGTACGGTTTACAGTGAATGTTTTAATGACAATAAGCGTGAGTTGAGTAACAGTGTGCGGCGGGCAATGATGGTTGCCGGCCAGGTAAGAAACACGGATGAGAAGAGTCGGTCTTTGATTAAGCAGATGACTGAACTCAACACCCAGATTGGTGAACTTAGCAGTGAAGCTACACAGGTGCTAAAAATCTTTGATGATATGGTTGCCATGAGCAGTGAAGGTGCAGAAAACCTTTGGAGCAGGATTCATGACTTGGAATGCGAGATTGCATCCAAAGATAGAGTAATCGCCTCCGGACATGGTGATAAAGAACGGTTGAAGGATGCGCAGAAGGATTTGGGGCTTTTACAGATTAAGCACAGAGAGCTCCAGGAATCAAACGACCGAATGAGCGAAAGCTTTCAGAGCAATGCGAATAAGTTAATTGAGCGGGTGAAAGAAGTAAACCAGCTCAAGGCAGAAAACGAACAGCTCAAGAAAAAAGCCGAGGAGCTTTACGCAGAAAATTGCGGGCTTAAGTGCAAAGTCGGCAGCGAAGATTATGCACGTAAGGAATGGAAACGCAAATATCTTGCGATTAAGGGAAAATATGACGCTTTGGCTAAGGCTTGCGGGTTAATTACAAAAGGCCGCAAGAAGTATGTAGCGTAACTTTAAAAGGAAAGAGGTACGCATGTTTTGGAAGGGAAGTTGATGCAAGATGAGAAAATATGTAGTAAGAACTTTGGAACGCCCGTACGGCAGTGGTGATTTTAAACTGTACACACGCCAGATGAGCGAGGAAAAATTTAACGAAATGGTGGATATGAGAGGTTTTCATATCACACCGGAATATTCGGAAACAATTCTGGACGATAAGGGCAACCCGGTCTTTATGCAGTACGGCATGACATTTAACAGCAGCCTGCGTCATACGGCTTGCCGAGTGATGTCCATTGAACAGGATAATCAGCTGGTCTATCAGTATGGCAACGAAGAAACGAAGTACGCAGATAAGACCTTTGAAGAAATCCTGAGAAGAACTTATGAGCTGAAAAACTGTGCATACGGCAGAGAGGAAGCGGCAGCATGATTGACGTAACCGGCAGAAAAATTGTATCGGGCGATATCGTGGAAATATCCGGCGCATATTTTAAGCGTCATAATGGTTATTGGGTGGTACAAAATTCGCCCGGAGACGAAAATTGGACAGGCAGTGACCACAGTCTTATAAAGGTAAGTAAGCGCGGAAAAATAAGTTATGCAAAAAGCAATTTATGCTTCTGGCCCCTCGTACATTTTGTCAGTAACAGAAAATTGGCAGATGAGGCCAAAGAGCATGACAAAAAATATGCCATTATCCGCGTTATTGGACACGCCGATATCCAAGGAGCCAATTTTGAAAAAAGTAGTCCTGAGCGGACAGAATATGTGAACTGGTAACATCCCGGTAAAAGAAAGGAGACGGCAATGGAAGAGCTGATTAAAAATTGGCTGAAGCTTAAATATCCGCATGGCTACGAATTGTACGCAGACCGTAACGATTGTCTGCAGGATAACACAATTCGTGAAATTCTGGAAGATAAAGACCCGAGAACGGCCTTCAATGAAAAGATGTATTATGCGTACGGCCTCTACGATGGCATTGAGTATAAAGAAATTGCTGAAAATGCCATGGAGGAAATTCCTGCATTGGCAGGTGAAGACCTGGACGATGTCGAAGATTGCATTCGGGATAATCTCGATGTTATTTATCCAACCGAGCACTTCCTCCAGCAGAGAGTACGCGTGGACATTTATGTGGATACGGGCGACAGCGACTATGATTTTGTCAGCAATGCAATGTATCCCCACTACAACGGCAGAGTGGAATGGATTAACGACCCGGACGACATACCTGAAGAGACAGAGAAGGCTTCTCTTCTGTGGCTGGCAGAAACTCAGGGATATAGCAAAGAAGACTTTTTGCAGTTCTTGTGTGCAAATACGGATAACTCTACTTACAAGAAAAACGGGTTCTTAAATAGCGTATTCCAGGAGCTGGTAAATATGTCGACTCATATGCCGGCACTGGTATTCCTAAAGACCTTTACGCTTGGCCAGCTTATCGACATTGTCCAGAATAAAAAGGACATTTACATCCCGACCATGACAATGTGCGGGCTCTATGATAGCTGGAGTGGTGGTGGCGGCCCGCTCGAAATCGAGCTGGAAAAACCGGTCACACTGCCGTATGACAAGATTTTCCGCATTTATCCGGCAAGGAGTTACAGCTATAACATCGACAGATGTTACGGTTTGGTTGACGAAGCCTGGGATTTGACAAACAGAAAACGGAGGTTAGCTGCGTGATTACAGATAATGTTTTACAGTTCGAAGTAATGCTCAATGTTTCATTGTTGCTCTTGATAATTTGCCTTTCGACCTACATTGTTGTTCAGGGGACAAAGCTTCGTCGATGCGAAGCAAGGCTGGAAGAAATCCGGCGGACAGCAAAAATGCAAAGGGAGACGAGGCATTCATCCATTATGAGCTTCGATGACGACTGCAAACACGAAGCCGCAGCTTAGTGTGAATAAAGTAGGAGGATGAGAAGTATGGTTGGAGCTTTTGGAGTGTTAATCGCATTTTTCGTTATTGTAAACGTTCTTGCCCTATTTGGCAATGAGGATGCAAAGCAGTGGGTAAAAGACGATGCAGCAAAAGGCGGCGACGATGTATGGGGATGCTACATTATAGTTTTCGTGTTTGTCGCCAGCTTTATCGGCTTTTTCTACATGATGACACATTAATAAAAAACAAGATAGGAGATAGAAAAATATGAAAAAGTATGCGCCATTGCTGAAAAAAGAACACCATACTTTTCACAAACAGCCAGCCTTTGTTTACAACCAGGGCGGCCGCAATAAAGGCAGAGACGGAGAATTTTATTACATTTATTGTGAAAAATGCCATACATGGCACAAATTTTATTATATAAAAGAAATAGAAGACATTCGCAGGTTTAAAGGCAGGAAATACTGCAATGACCGCATACAGTGTTGTAGGATTGCATGGGATATCCTTGAACATAGAGAGGATTTCCCAACAATGCAAGATATCCTCAATAAGTATGGTAAAGTTCTCAAAAAGCTTTTAAATATAAAGGAGCCGGACCTTAAGCCTGGAGAAAGAACAGATACTTGTTTCCCTCCTTTGACTCTCGAAGAGGTTTTTGATGGTTACCCAAAACAAAATCATTGGATAACCACCTTACTGAATGATTATGTTGCATGCATATCGGTATCATCAATGACTGATGCATTCGATCCTTATGCCTATGATTCATTTAGTGAACCGATGGAGTCTGAGGTGCCCAAGAATCATTTTTACAGCCAGGTAGTCCCGGCATTGCAAAAGATAATTCGCTATTATGCTGACAAAAATGCGGTGAACACCCCAAAGGTCTCAAATCGCTTCTGGTGGAACGGGAACTATTTTAAGTGTCCTTCCTGTGGAGCACAAGGGCTTGCAAAGCATATGACAGGAAGCAGACCTAATATTTACCCTGTTAACGCAACTGTGTTCAGTATGGAAGATGGCTCGAAAACGGTTTCTTTTATCATGAGAGAAGAAATACCACTTAAAGTAAAAGTGACAAATAGTAAGGAATTTCAGGAAAAGCCATTGTATCGATATAGAGAATTGCAGGGAAGAATCGTATTTAGCGCAGATGGTCACACCTATATCAAGGCTCCCGTAGAGCTTGGTACGAAAAAGGTAGTTGAAAATAATGATGCGCTTTGGTCATACAAAAGTAATATTGCAGATGTAACATATTCCAGTACTTCTAAGGGGCCATTTTACGAAGTTGCGATTAAAGCAATGGAGGAGGAAGGGGTCCTTCCGGCAAACTACGCGGCAATAAATCGATTCCGCAATACCAGTAAACAATTTACCGATTGCTTACAACAGCACCTTAGCGAAACTCGTTGTGGACGAAAAATGTGTGAAAAGTTTGCACTGAATTTTTTGCGGCAGATTGATAAAAATGATGACGACCTCCAGATATTAAACAATATCTCGAAAAAGTATAAACTTCCCAAAAGCAAGAAGTTTAAAAAGGCGTTGATGGATGATGTATACATCACAACCAAAGCATTTAAAGCCTGGAAAGGTCTTGGTTTTAAGGACATAAATGCTTTCTATAAAATTTTGGAAAACGTAAATTTAAGGAATAGCATTTTCCATTATTATTTTTATAGCAGATATGAAATGGATGCCTTCAAAGGTTTTGTTCAGAAATATCTACGGGTTGGTTCCGAAATGTCTTTTGTGAAAGCACTGGGAAATACATTGGTTAATGATGCCATTCGTATACACCACGGTCTTCAGGATTCTGATATTACGGAAGAAGACATTAGCCGGTGTTTTAAACCATCTATCAAAAAAACACATGATGCGCTTGTGGCTCTTGCAGATGTACGAAGGGAAATGGAAATTAAAATCCAGGCACAGCAAAACATCGATGAGCAGGTACAGCTCTACAAGCAGGCAAAACAAGATGGTAAAAAGACCATGGCCGGTATTGCCATGAGAGAAATTGTTCAAAACAAACTTGAAAAAGACGGGAAGATTCTTTATACTGAAGAAGAAGTGCGTAAGTATGAAAAGGAGATTAACGGCTTCAAGTTTATTCTACCCAGAAAAACTGCGGATTTGGTTGCAGCAGGTAAAAAGTTGCACAATTGTGTTGGTCATTGCTATCTTAAACCTGCTTTGTGTAAAACTTCTACAATTGTATTGATGGAGAAGGACGAAAACCTTTGTGGTTGTATCGAGATTCACAACAATACAATTCGACAGGCATACGGTCCGTGCAACAACAAGTTAAAGGATGACGTCAAGGCAGCTTTTGAAACCTGGAGAGTTTCCTGTGGAATAATGGAAAATCTTGTTGGTGCAGTTTTGCCAGCCGACGACGCCACTATCCCCAAAGACCTTGTAAGAAAGATTTGGGCGGAAATCGTAGAAGAGTATAACCTGCAAGAATACAAAGAGGCGGCATAGGAGAGGATAAAAAATGCAAAAAGAAATTATTTTCCCGTGTGGGGATAACCTTACGGCAAAAATGGATTATGGCCATGCCTATGGCCGACATGTAAAGCATATCCCCATTGACGGCAAGGGTAAGCCGCAAATTATCGGACCGTGCGGCGTATGCACAAAGTGTGACAAGATTACTCACATCGGAAGATACATAGATTCGGAAACCGGTGAAGAAAAAAAGTACGAAGACACCTTTTGTATCGGGTATTCACAGGAATACCTTGACAACAAAGATAAGCCGACGGCCGATTATGTCGACATGGATGGCAGCCCCAGTGACAAATATACCATTGAAGTAATTCTTCAGTCTGAGGATTATCGCAGAGTTGAATACTTCAAGGGCAATAACGAAAACTGCAGCACGCTGTCGCTGGTAGATGTGGGCATGGATAATTTGCTGGAAAAGAGTTACAGCGAAGAAGATGAACTTTACCACCTCATTATGTTCAATATGAGAACTGGCCGGGTGCAGGATATTGACTTTGAGAACGAAGATGAGCTGAAAGACTGTATCGTGTCAGTTCGTTTACTGCAGGAGGAAGAAAAATGAGTGATGAGCTTAGAGTCGGCGACCTGGTCCAGTTTACGCTGGAAGAAGCCGTGAAAATGGAAATGTATGATACTCTCGATGACTTCGACCCGTTTAACGAAGTGTTTAAGATTACACTTGTTATGAATAGCCACAACGTAAGCATGAGCGGAGTCTCTCGAAAAACCTGCGTAGTTAACGTAGACCCCAAAACGCTTATCAAAGTGAATGGCACACCGCGCGTTATTGAACGTGCTGTGGAAGAGAGACAGTCGAAAGATGAGTATTATCTCGACATTGCCAAGCAGGTTGCCAGCCGCTCGACATGCCTTCGCCGCAAATACGGCGCGCTTATCGTTCGCAATGATGTAATTGTCAGTGCAGGATACAACGGTTCTCCTCGTGATGGCCACAACTGCAGCGATAAGGGGATTTGTGTTCGCCAGGTAATGAACATGGCACATAACTCTGGCAACTATGACCTGTGCAGAAGCGTACATGCAGAGCAGAACGCAATCATCAACGCCGCCCGCCAGGGAACATCACTGCTCGGCGGAACGCTTTATCTGTATGGATATGACTGCGTGCAGAAAAAGGCTATTGATGCGGAGCCGTGTCCTATTTGCTCTCGCATGATAGAAAATGCAGGGCTTGCTAGAACGGTACGGTATCGAGTTTTAGAAGATGAGGAGAACACGGTGTGAAAAACTGGAAAGATGTTAAAGACGTTGTCACGCCGGGCGGCGACCCGGCGTGGATATGTCCGGTGTGTGGCGATGAAAGCCGGGAGTCCTACCACGTCTATGGTATTGAGTGCCCGGAGAACAAACTTAATCGCTGCCCACACTGCGGTGAGATGCTGAAATACCCCTGGGAGAAAGATAAAACGAATATTGACTATTTTCCCCTGTTGGTAGTAACCAAGGGAAATACGAATGGTTCTCTGGTTGAAGGTGACATTGTTCATTACGATGCAAAGGGCAACCTTGTTTTGCATCTGCCGTCCGCATATGGTGGTGGCTGGATGAGCAAAGAAGAACTGACGCCGGAGATAGTCGACTTTGAATACGTTGAACATGAAAAATATGCCGTTAAAAGCATCAATGGCAGGGAGTTCATTGTGGGGAAGGACATGATGTAATGGGATATATTTTTAGGCTTCACAATGCCGACAGAGAAGGCGAAATTGCCATTGAAGCACGAGCTGAAGAGTACCCATCTAACGAATCTATCGAAGATACTCTGCGGCATTTTCAGATTGACGATTATAACTCGGATGACTTCACGCAAAACTTATTTGATGTTCGCAGCAGCATTGAAGACTGTGATTATGTTGTTTCTATTTACAAAGAGAATGAGTCAGACCCGTATGAAGACTTGGCCAAAAAGTGTCAGAAAGCTCGTGAGAGGCTGCAGAAATTCGTCGTAAGACCAGAAGAACATACGCCGCAGAAAAAGACGGAGAAGCAGAAGGTCTTGGAAGAAGCGGCCACCGAACTGACATCTGAAGGCTGTCTTTCTATCTATCCGAACGATATCGAAGACCTGTATGAAGACGGAATGAACGCAGAAGATATCGTCAAGCGCTTCAACAAAAGAAGTACATGGCTGTAGGAAAGGAGGCCAATATATGTCAGTATATGCTATAAGCGGCTTCAACAACCAGTGTTACAATGGCATTTTTACGTTGGTCTTTGATAACGAAGAGAAAATGCTTGAAAAAGTAGAAGACCTGATTGCCGGCGATATGGGATTGTCACGAGCAGCCTTTATCCGGTTACGGCGAGAAAATAAAGCCAAATTTGACAGCTGGTTTAGTGATGGAAGCCGTTCTTACGAGGAGTGCCTTGAAGAGGGTGCTTACTACTGCAGTAACGGCTATGAACTTTCCTGGGGAGAGTGTGAGGTAAGATAAGATGGCAGTATTGTATCGTCCGCATCGCGGAGGACTTACAGAAGCAATGAAAGAAGTCCGTGCATTCGACACGGCGGAAGAAATCATAAAGTTTGAAGAAGAGCGCTGGAGCAAGATGTCTCCCGGTTGCAGAGCAGAAATCGGAGAAGCAGGCAGTACGATGGATAAACGCATTGGCTGGCTTACGAGACATGTCCTTATCAGAAATGATGCCAAGAACGAGAAATTTGTCGGCGGCATGTGCGATATCGACACGTACAAAGACTGCTCAAAAGAGGAAGCACTTGCTCAAACCAGAGCCATTTTTGAAAATTGGTTGTAGGTGACTTTAAGGAGTATAACGATGAAAGTAACAATTAATGGCCATGAAATGAATTTTTCTGGCTCAGGAAGTATATCCGTTGTCAATGGCAACACTGTGGTAATCAACGGCCAGACCATTAGCGGCGAATTCATGGAAAGCAAGGTCATTGATATTTATGTCGAAGGTAATGTACAACACATTGAATCGACCGGTTCCGTAGCTGTCAATGGTAACGTAGACCGCGTGGATGCCGGCGGCACTGTTAAGGTCAGCGGTGACGCTACAAGTGTTAATGCCGGTGGCAGTGTACTTGTTGAAGGCTAGGTGCGTGGCAATATCAATGCTGGCGGTAACGTACGTTGCGGCTAACGAGGTGTAAAAATGCAAACACGTTTTTCTACTATTCCCAGCATCCCTGAAGATACTATTAAGAGCATTAAGCCGATTAGGGGCCGCTTCGGCTTGGCCTATTGTGAAGACGGCTCGGTATGGGTAATTCCTTTGAGTTGCAAAGACAATCCCATACACGACACAAATGGAGATGTCCATACGCTTGCAGAATTGGAGAGTGGACAAACAATAAAAGACCGACAGTATTACGAAAAAATCATTAAAGATGCTTATGAAAGCGAAAAAGGCTTAGAAACCGTAGAAGAAGGTGTGCACTTCACGGATGCACTTCGAGCCTTGTTTGGTATAAAATCGTACAATAAAAAGGGGAGTGGCAGGATATGACCAAAGAAGAGCTTTTGTCGGCCATCAAACAGGCTGACCATGAATATTATGACCTGGACAATCCGTCCATGTCTGATGCAGAGTACGACCAGTTGCGCCGTAGTTACATTGACCAGTACGGTGCCGAGGATTTGAACTATGTCCCCGGCAATGCCGTAGATGGTTTTGAAAAATTTCGGCACCCGACGCCGGTCACATCTTTGGGTAAGTGGACTAAGGGCGTAGACGATGAGAGCGACCTTAAGGCACAGATTAAGAAGCTGTGGCCGGTAGAGGTTCAGCCGAAATACGATGGACTCACCATAGTAGCATATCCGAACAAAAACGGTTCCTGTAAATTCGTGACTCGTGGCCTTGGTGGAGAAGTAGGGGAAATTCTGCCCAACTTCATCCCCGACTATGAAGGCACACATGTCAACGATAGCGGTTATCCGATTCGTGGCGAAGTATTTATCACGCCAGGGAATTTCGAAATGCTTAACCGGATGCTAGAAGCGGACGGCAAAGAACCGATGAAAAATATGAGAAATGCGGCGGCCGGATTATTACGTCGCAAAGAGCGCAGTCCTTACCTGGATTTGCTGACATATATTGTGTATGACATACCTGGTGCAGATATGACACCGGAGAAAATGCGTACCGAAATTATGCTAAGCACAAGGTTCAGATTCACAGATGGATTTAGCTACGAAACACCTGAAGATACTGTCTCTGGTATCGAACAGGTGTATGAAGATATAGTTAGCATTGGTGCGTTCCCGATTGACGGTATTGTTATCAAGAGCTGTCAGGAAAATAGCTTGGCAAAGTTCGGCAATACCGGGCATCATCCCAAGAATGCCGTGGCATGGAAACCGGGCAGAACTGTATTCACAACGGTAGTTCGCGATGTTATCTGGCAGATGGGACGCTCCAAAGCAACGCCTGTAGCCATCGTAGACCCCGTGGAAATCGACGGCGCTACGGTCACAAAAGCATCCTTGCATAACGCAGAGCAAATTCGCAAGCTGGGACTCAAAATCGGAGCTAAAGTCACAATTTTCAAGGCAAATGAGATAATTCCTCAGCTGGGTGAGGTGCTTGAACCGGGCGACAAAGACATCGTTCTTGACGTTTGCCCCGCATGCGGTGGCCCGCTGAAAACCGTTAATGGCCAGCAGTTCTGCACGAACCCCGACTGTACCGAACGCATCGCACAGAATATCGCATTCCTGGGGCAGAAAGATGTCTTAGACATCCCCGGCCTGTCTATTCAGACCGCCCGCAAGATTGTCGAAAAGTGGCCGGATACTTCCAAGGAGTATAAGCAGAATATCATTTTCGCTATGGACGTTTCCGCTATCAAGGATTTACCGGGCTTTGCAGAAAAATCCGCGCAGAAACTTTGCGACGCCATTCAGAAAGCTCGTAAAGATGTTGAATTGCCACGTTTCATTAAAGCTCTTTGCATTCCAGGAATCGGAAACAATATCGGTAAGATTTTGGCTGATAAATATGGCAGCCTTGATGAACTGTGCACAGCTTGCACAGGCTCCGGTGTCGTTGAAAGACTGCAGCGTATTGATGGCATTGGCCCTGTGGCCGCACAGACCATTGCTTTAGATGAATTCTGGTCAGCTGTCAGTGACTTGAAAGATTATGTTACTATTGCGTCTTATGAGAAGAAAGACGTTGTGGTGGGCGAATTTGTCGGTAAAGTATTTGTGCTGACCGGCAAGATGGCTCATCCGCGCAGCTACTATGTCGAGAAAATCGAAGCGGCGGGCGGCAAAGAAGGCAGTGCTGTTAATAGCAAGACAGATTACCTGGTTATCGCTGATGTTAATAGCCAGAGTTCTAAGGCCAAAAAAGCCAGAGAACTGGGTACAACTCTTATCAGCCCGGAAGAATTGGAGGAAATGCTAAAGTGAGCGATAAAATAGAAGCGGGACAGGAATTGTACGTTATTCCTACAGGCAGTCTCGCGCGTTATTATGGTTCGGATGTTCGTAAGGGGGTCGTAACAAAGGTTGGCCGAAAATACCTGTACGTCAAAATTGAGGGCGTATACTTCGGAGGCGAAGAAGGTAGCCGATTTGATAAGAACACCTTACGAGGTGAATCCGAATACAACTCAAATTGGTTAGCATTTTGTTCGATGCAGGAAATCGAGGACCGAGAAGAAGCAGGCCGACTTCACGAAGAGCTTCAAAAATTCTTTGGTTGGGGCGGAGGAAGTCATAAGCTCACACTTAAGCAGTTAAAGGCTATCGAGAAGATTATAAAATCCTCCGAAGAACCGGAGGGTAAGCCGAAATGATAAAATCATGGAAAACGCGCGCCAGATTGGATATCTTGAAGCTCAAGAGAAAACATTGCTGCTTTGGAAAAATAGCTGTAAATGCTTTAGCAGTAGCCACAAGACGAATGATAGCATACAATCGGCCTCCTCTCTATATCCATATGAAGACAAAACGCAGAAGAGCTTATATTGCCGCGCGGATATTGCTAACCGGTCACGCTCATGAGGTCTGGAGGAAATGCAATGAAAATTGTAAACGTGCCTAACGATGTATCTTATAAAGAACTTATTGAGAAAGTTCAGACTGAACTCAATACAACGCGCCCTCATAGCAGGGCGCTGGTTCTCCTTGAGGGTATTCGCAACAAAATAGATATTTCCACAGAAACGCATACGATTATCTGTATGCCTATTACGCGGACATTGCCTATGGCTTTATGTGGCCAAAGGGCAGACATCATCGCGGTCGAAAGAGCAGAGAACATCACAATAGAAAGTTTACTGAAGTTGGGTGCTATTTTGTGCGACCATGTAGAAGATACCGGAGTATTGATTTGTCCTGAAATGATGGGAGCGTTGTTACAATGACAGAATGGATGCCAGCTTACAAGCTTTTTTGGGACTCAGTTCGCAGAAAAAATCCTTATGACCCGCAAAGGCCCTTTAGGTGGTTAGACCCGCTCATCTGGAGAATAAATTCTGGAAAGCAAACAACGCTTATGATGCTTCAAGAGCGGGACAGAATGAACTTTGATGCTCAGCGATTATTAGATAATAAGACTTATCATAAGTCATATGAGTCTATTGAGGCGCATATGCTTATTTTTGGAGCAGAAAATAAAAATCTTCGGAAGCTGCAGCCGACATTATTTGTGCCGCGTAACTTTTGCGCAACAGACGTAAGGATTTCGCTGGAACGCAGAATTCTAACGGATTTGGCTCTGCAGAATTGGTGGTGATGACATTGATTGAATTTAACGATAAGAAATATCCAACGAGACTGCTGAATATTCCTGGTTTTGGAGCAATGCTTGTCAGTGTGGAAAGTTTAGAAAAATCTCTTCATAATGCGGAAGGCTTTTATGTATCCGATGAAGCGCGGCTTGTAGATGAAAAGATTTTCTTCTATGTGCCGGATGACATCATTGATGACGACGATGAAAGTTTGACCGAGTTTGTCGAGGAAATTGTAAATGAACCGGGTTAAGGCGAGTGATTTGGTCGGCACTATTGTTGCCGCCAGCGAAAAGTATCATACAGCTTTGACCCCGCTAAGGCTGCAGGCAATGCTTTTCTTTATCCAGAAAGAGTCGTTGTGGCGCCGGTTTGTGCCGGCGTTTGACGACGATATTTGTGCTTGGGACTTTGGGCCGATTGTGCCTGATGTGTACTATGAGTATAGTTGCTATGCCAGTACCCCGATAATCAACGTCAAAGAAAAAGAAATTGACGAGAAGCTGAAGGATATTGTAAACTGCGTGGTATGCAGATACAGCGGCATTGCGACATGGAGGCTCATAGATGCAATGATAAGAGATAAAGCATATGTTAGGGCCCGTGAACAAGGAAACAGTATTGTTAGACTGGAGGAGGCATTATGACTTACGCAAAATGCATAACTATTAGCAAGGAAAAAGCAAAGTTTATCAATTATGCCTTAACCCATGAGCCGAGATGCAAGGAAGACATGGTTATTGGAGAGGACAGCACAATTGTAAATTACGTGAACTTCCCCAATGGCTATTCGATGGACATTAAATGCTGCGGCGTCAAGTTTGACTCGAGCACGAGCAATACGGCCTGGGCAGAAGCCGTACTGTTTGATGAGAACGGAGTTGAGGTTGCGTGCTCGGACGCCGAAGAACAGTATGTAGGCAAATGGGAGCTGAAAGATAACGGCACGACTTACATTGTAGATGTGATGGTTGCTTAAGGAGGAGTAGTAAATGCATAAAGACAAAATGCGAGTAAAGATAACGGGGTATGCTTACTTAGATATCCCAGAAGAGTTGAAAGGCAAAGACTTCGACGAAATTGAAGAGGAGCTGCAGGACGATATCTCCGATATTGACTGCGGTGTATTGGAAGGCATCGATTCTGAATGTGAGGAGATTATATGAAAATCACAGACCTTGAAGGGCTTTATGTAGCCACGAGCGCAGACAACTTCAAAATCCTGGTGGCGTCAGACGACAGCTTCGACGCCAAGACCAAGGCCGAAAACTACTTTGGCGACGCGGGGATTGATTCCGAAAACGTCAAGGTGGAAGCATTTACGGACGTAAATACGCATTTCGATTGTGATTATGTAGTGTATTAAGGAAGTGCCATATAAACGGAAGGGAATAGGATATGAGAATTGGTAACATAATCATCAATCCGCGGCATATATGCTACGCAGAGATAATCGAGAACAACGATTGGCTCGGCATTCAGGATGGCTATCTCATCCAATGTAAACTGGCTGACGGCAGAAAAATCAAGATAAAGGATTCAGACGGCAGAGGCTTTTCTTGTTTTGAAGCCGACGATGCTCTGGATAAGATTAACGACGCGCTGGAGGAAGAATAGCATGAAATATCTGTTCCTTGATGTTGACGGTGTGATGAATTCCGCTGCAGACCGGTTCTCTGTGAAGCTCATAAGCGATAAGCCATTTGAGCTCTTGAAGAAAATCATAGATGAAACCGGCGCAAAAATCATACTGTCATCATCATGGCGCGCTGGTTATGAGCATGGTACTTGCGACCGGCTCAAACAGCGTTTAGCTGAATACGGCATGGCCATAGAGGATGTAACGCCTATTAACAACAATAGACGCGGAGAACAAATCCGGGAATGGCTTATAACGCACGACTATGATGAGAATGTCGATACTTTTGCCATATTGGATGACGAGGACTTCGATATTCTGGCCCTCTATCCGGAACAAATGGTCAAGACGGATGAAATGGTAGGATTAACGGATTATCAAGTCTGGAAGTGTATCGATAGGTTAAATCGAAAGAAATAACAAAGGAGTTTTGGAGGAAGAATAATGGCAATTAAACAGATTGCAGAACATATTTATGAAGCCGACGAAGATACGACACGAAAAGAGTTAAAGGAAGCCGGCTGGATTTCGTCCGTTAAACTCTCCCGTATGGAAGATATGTGGGCTGTCGCGTTGCTGAAGCGGGATATCAACGGACTTGTAGCAGCAGGCTTGGAAATCCTCAGCTTTCATGGTGGCTGCAGTAAAAAGTATTACTATCGCGAAGAACAGGTGGTGCCGGCTCTTCGAGCGATGCAGAAATATCTGTGTAACAGAAACATTAACCATGTGTATGAATCGGGGATGGAACGGATAAGAGATTTTTGGAGGCAATACAATGGCTGAAATATACAGAGATAAGCGCGGCTGGCTTTATACGATTGATAAAGCATTTGCAATATATACCGCACTTTACCGCAAGCCCGAACAGAATAATTGGTATGTAGCAAGGTCTATATTAACTAGCTCTAACTTCAAAGAAGTAGAAGTGGCACTTATGCTTAAGCTGGACCTTAGCAGCACTGGTATCGTGGGCTGGTATAATGGCGAAGGGAAGAAAAATCCCATTTTAACCGAGGTGGGACTATATAATGTCGACAAATACCTCGATGAGTTGTCCAGCCAGCAGGCCGAAATGGTGGCAAGTGGAGAAGATACCGCAGACGATACCGAAATTGCAACCGTAGCCGACATTTTAAGTGATATGGATGAAGATACCGTCCAGGATGTGGGCGATGGTTTGGAATACCTGAACAGCTGGCCCGTAACGGACAACTACGAAGCAGACTATTCGCTTCGTCTGGAGTACGGAAAAGACTTTGTATGGTTAAGCTGATATAATATACTGTAAGAGTATATATTGCAGCAAGGAGAAGATTTTTATGGGAAATTACAGTTATATCTGCAAATGTGGCACCCCTATTTGTACAGGAGAAAAAGTCCATCTGATACATGTACGGCATGGTAAAGTGCTGGGGCATGCAGAGGGTAAATTTGATGGCTATGGTTCGGTCTTTGAAAACGAAGGTTTCAATAACGCCTCCTTTGACAAATGGGATGGCGTTGATAAAGCTGACCCGAATTGCCACGAGGAAGTCATAAGCTCTTGTTTTGATTTTGATGACTCGGAGCGTAGAGTTTATGAACGGCGTAAGATTTATCATGGCAAACCGGTTGATATTTACGAATACTGTGAGTTAAGGAACATTGCCACGAAATGGCCGGAAGCAAACATCGTAGATTTCAACGAAGCTTGCCAGGACTATAAGCAGCTGGAAGATGCGCCTAAAGTCGCTCCTAAAAGTGGTGTAGTAGCTTACCATAAGGTGTGTTACGACGAAGCCGTGAAGAATAACGGTGTGGATTTAACGCCTTCTGAAAGCGACCCGAACCAGGGCTCCGGAAGGCCGCAGGAAAAGTTCATGTAGGAAACCCGCAGGCTTGCCTGCGGGGCTGTCTGGCGACATAAAAGATTGGAGCAAAAAAGAATGAGTAAAATGATTGAGATGAGGGCAAATGAGGACAATTTTATCACGGTTGCAGAATTGATGTCTGCGCTCCAAAAAATCAAGGACAAAAATGCCAAAATCGTTCTCTTCGATAACGAGTATAGCGGGCGAGCTTTGCAGGAAGATGACCTTTACTATGACGAGGCATCTAACAGCGTATATCTCGGCTGCGACATTTAACGGGAGTTGGTGAATATGAGTAAAAATAAATTTGTTTGGCTTGGCTACAATACCTACGTGCCCTATACGGATGTTTTACTGTTGACGGATTACAGCGAGCCGCAGACAAAAAAGATAGTCAAGAAAGCCAAAGAGGAGAATATGCTGTTTGACTACTCTCGCGGGAACGGCAAAGCAACTGTCTGTATGCTTAAGGACAACACGGTTATCGTAACCGGAACCAATCTGCAAGAAGTGCTGCGTTCGTTTGAGGAGCCGGAACAGGCTTAAAAGGAGGTGTTCCGTAATGACACCACAAGAACAGTTACTCGACAGAACGCAAATAGATGTTCAAGCTCTGAACAACGACGATATCTTCTATCTGCTGGATGCCACGGTGGCCGAAATCCTCAAGCGATATGGCAAAGAGGAAACTGCCAGAGCACTAAAAATGCGAACCGTTGGGATGAATCATCTTACGTCTACAAAGGAGATGAATCTTTCAGCAAGAGCATTCAATGTGCTATGGCACAGTGGAATATATACGCTTGAACAGCTACTTGTAACAAGAGCTGTGGATGTATATACAACCAGAAATTGCGGCAAGAAAACTTTTCGGGAAATTGTTGATGCCGTAAGGCGCTACGGAAACGAAGAGTGGGGTAAGTATTTAGTGAAGTGAGGTGGTGAAGATATAATGCTTAAGTATAATGTTCGCGCTTATCCGATGACCTTTACCAATGACTTTCCCATTGTAAAAAGGGAAATCGTCGCAAAGAAGATATCGCCGGATAAAATCATCAAGGATTTCTACGGACGAAAGGTAACTCATGCCAGTAAAACATCTGATGGTTATATCGTTACAAGTGGTTACGTTGATTTCAGAATTGAAGTGGCCAAGGTGAAATGAGGCGTATTAAAGTCAAAAACAGAACAACGCAAAAGACCGCCCGAAGGCGGCCAACTGCGTGTTAGGTAACAAAAAAAGAAAATGTTTCAATCCGCTCTCGGCCTGAAGACCGGGAGACAAGCCGCCTATTCGGCGGTACACTGAAGCCATCGCGGCTTATATATTTATATTATCAGAAAATTTTCGATTTGCCTAGCAGGAATTTCAGTAACTCAAATCGAATATAAGTAGATTGAGTAAAAGGAATAACAGGAGGCTAAAATGAAAAAAGAACGGATATTGGGAATCATCGGAGATAAACATGGAGAAGAATACCGTCGGTTATTTGTGTATAAAAATGTACACGGATATGACGGAGATGTTGAGATTGTCAGCGAAAAAAGTCGCTATTACGGCGACCTTGTAGGTTGTTTTGTCGTAAAATACGAAGAACCTAGTATCTTTCCTATGTCCATAGAAGAGGTCCATGGCGAAGAATTTAGTCAGGCTTGGAATATTCTTGAAGAGAATGGGCATATTGAACGAAATGACCATGGTGTTCCATTCTGGAAAGACTGAAAGAAGAATAACTCCTTATGCCCCACATTGGTGGGGATGAGCCGCAATTGAGGCGACAGATAAAAAGGAGTGATTGCTATGAAAAAAGCATGCAATGTAGTCTGGAATGGAAGCCGTTGGATGGATTCCGAAGGTATTCTGGATAGCTATGAACAGGACGGAAAATACATCTGGACAGATGGCCATGGTGTTTTTGAAACATCTGAGCTAATCAATCTGGATGAAGTATTCTGGAGTGAGGAAGGAGGCTTTGTATATAAAGGGAGCCCCTTAGATACTTACATCATAAGCGAAGTGTAAAAAAGTGTTTCCTCTCTTTGTTTACCACCGAATAGGTGGCTTGCGTCATTTGGCGCATAATTTTCATTTTCTATTTTTAAAGGGAGGAATAGACTATGGCTATCATGGTTAAAAGGGTTGTTGACTGGGAGGAGCACTGGGATGACTTCAATGAGGAATCTTACCTTCTGTCCGGAACGGTCGAACTGACAAACGGGAAAAGACTGAACGCGAATCTGTTTTGTGAATCTGACGACGGCATTGATATGCACAGGGGTTACGGCAGTGACAACGAGCAGGTCTGGGATGGCGACAGAGAGATAGGTGACCTGGGCGAATTCTTTGATATTGATGACGAAGCCGGTTGCAAGCTTTGGAAAGATATCTTTGATGCGCTCTGGCACGAATACGAAAAAAGTCTGGAGCATAAAGACTACTCCGCGTATAGCGATAAGATTTTTCAGTTTGACGATTTGCTGGAAAGGACCAATGGCTACATTGCTTCCCGTTGCTATTACCTCACCACAAAAAACGACAAATGTTTTTGTGTGAAGAAGTACTGGGAAAGTGATAGGTTCGAGTTTGCAGAAATCACCAAAGAACAGTATGACGCTATCGATAACTCTTGGAATCCCAGCAACGATGCTGTATTCCACCTCATAGAAGATATGGGGTTAGAATTCAAAAAGTGCCGTGTCAACTAAAACGCGGCGAACAGAAAAACGAGGAGGATAAACTTTGAATATCAGAATCGCCGGCATTCAGGATGATTCTGTAGTTGATGGAGAGGGCATCCGCATGACCGTATTCGGTCAGGGGTGCCCTCATCACTGTCACGGATGCCACAATCCTGCTACTTGGAATAGTGAAGGTGGCTATACGACAACTACCGAGGAAATTCTGGAGCAATATAAAAATAATCCGCTTCTGGACGGCATGACGTTCAGCGGCGGCGAACCATTCATGCAGCCGATGATGTTTTTTGAACTGGCTAAAGAAGTACACAGAATGGGCGGAGACATCTGGTGCTATACCGGCTACACATTAGAAGAGCTTCTTGGGTACACTTATGGCCCGCACAGGATGTTGTTAGAGCATGTAGATGTGCTGGTAGATGGTGAGTATAAAGAAGAATTAAGGAATCTTACTCTCCAGTTCCGTGGCAGCAGTAATCAGCGTATCTGGGAACGTCATGGTGATATGTGGCTGCCCTGGAATCGGGATAAAGAAGGCGTAGCGTAAAAAAGGAGGGACTTCTCATGTTAACCACAGAAGAAATGAAGAAAATTGCCTTAAAGAATCTCTGTACACTCAATGCATACCCGGAAGTGATTAAGAGATTCAAGGAAGACGAGAATGACGTATGGTGTTCAGAAAGGTGTGCTCTCGGTGCAGCAAAGGTAGGCATCCTCTACGACACCACGCAGAGCAACTATACCTATAAAAAAGAAGTCGATGCGGCACTGGCTTATGTTCGCAAGCAGGGAGATTTGCCATATCACGTCATTCAGACAAACATGGAGTTTGGCAATACGTTTGCTGTGCTTTATGTGTCTCACGACGAAGAAGAGGACAGTGTGATTGGTAAAGACGCATTTATCGGCAGCCGTTCTGGCTATAGAGTGTATGCTTACGTCTACAACGCAGATGAGGAAGATTTCTCCGAATATGGCGGCATTGCTATTAAAGAATCGGGCGGCGGGCTTATTCGCACGGCGTAATGGAGACACTTCCTATGAATAAAGGCGGATTCTCCTGGAAGACCCTTTTGGGTATCACGAATATGAAACGCCAGTTTGCCAGAAAGACCGGTATTCCGACATCAAAAACAGGTTTGGAAGCGAAAGTCGGAAGGCTTGTCTTACAGACAATTTTTGGCGGCAAGAAAAAATCTTGACAAATTGCGAGTAAGTGCTATACTGAAAATTGTAAGTAAGAGGGGCGAATCACCCCTTAATACCATAAAATGAATATATTGGAGGAAAAAATCGATGAAAACCATTTTTGAGGTTAATGACGTAGTTCTGCATCTTCCCGATTCCTTTGTAGGTATGATTAATGCCTGCGACTATGCCGAGAACAAATACAACATTATCGGCAAAGACGGAGAAATCGTGGAAGGCGTCAAAGCAGAAGACATTGTTCTTTGTGCTTCAGGGGCAATGCTGGATAAGATTGTAAACGACGCCTGCAAGTTTGACCAGCTGCTGTATTGGGGCAACGGCTTGTGCGGTGCAACGCTGAGTGAACTTGAGGAAAAAGGCTACAAAGCTACAGCAGATGAATTCACGGTCCTTTCCAAGAAGGCCTGGAACACCTGTATGAGCGCCGGAATCAAGATTGGCAAAGGTTTCTTTGTCAGGTTCCCGGAAGAAAAAGGTGAGGACCCGATTAATGGTCCGTATGTCCTTGATGAAAAAGGTGACTACACTAACCCAATTTCAGGAAAAGGTGGGGACATTACCGATTTGGTTCGCGCGATTAACCGAGGAGTGGTTATCTTGGATGCCGCAGAAGAACTTAAGAAAATCGGCTTTGTTCCGGAAAACAGCCAGGCGCAGGTACAGGCAAATGTTGTAAATACGGACAAAAAGCGTAAGGTAAGCCATCATTCCAGCCAGCCGTCTGCTGCACGCGGAAAAGCTACGGAAATCTTTGCGGATTACAGCTCCAAGCAGTATTCTGTCAAACAGCTTGCTGATAAATACAACGCTTCCATGTCCACCATTTTTCGCATTTTGCGACAGGAGCGCAACAACCTCCGCAAACGCATGCAGAGTGCCATCGATGCCGCGTAATCCTTTTCTCTTCATTCCCTTTTCGCCCGCTCCGCGGGCAGTTGTCTTGTTTTCTTTGTCTTCTTTTTACGGAGGATATTTTGCGATACTACAATGAAACTCTCATCGCCCGTAGTCGCGACGTTGCAATTAACCGCGTGTGTCGGTTAACGACTCAGCACTTGCAGGCGGGGGACTGCTATAACTTTTATGGTTTTGGAGCGACTGGCCGCGTGACATTAAAAGTCAATATGCACCCAGGATACGATAAAGCCACAGGAGAAAATGGTTATGTGAATATGTCGGCAACGCACGAAGACCTTTTTACGGAAAAGACGTATAAGGTTTATGAAAAAGAGCATGTCGGCATAGCGGACGGAAGTTACTTAAAAGAGCTGAGATACATCTGGGAAGAGTATTCCAAACCCACCCTTAAAGAAAAAACGTAATTAAGAAAAATTTTTACTTTTTCTTACGATTTTTTCTTGACATTAAGAACAAGATGGTATATAATTAAATCATCGTCAGGGATGACGATAAAACAAATCTCCTATCATAATTCAAACCAATCACAAAGTAGTACAGAAGCAAGCGCCTCTTGCCTTCTAGTTCTCCCAACAGTTTTAGTAACATCCAATCTCCTATCTTTTTCATTTCAAACCATAGAAAAATCTCCTAACCAGTCCTATCCTCTATAGGCTGGTTGATGTAAAGAATATGTTTTGTCACTTTTTCATTGGTGATTTCTCCTTTCTTTCAAAAAAATTAATTTACCGTATTCTTTGCATCAATGAACCTATAGAGAGGCATCTTGTCCTAAGCAAGACGTAAAACTACTGACCGGTTTTGAGTCGGCTAACACACAGAAGAACTAAATTCTTTGCTTATCACCGCCTTTCGTTTTTTAGTTTTTCTGTGGGTTAACGGGCCCAAAACGGGCCGAATCGAGAGTTCTTCTCTTGGTTCCTCCTTTCAATAGAGTGAATAAACGACCCTATTCCTTGGCGCGGGAAACAAAATAAAGCGCTACCCCTTAAGCGTATATCGGTGAAAACCGATGATTATAAAGCGAAAAGACAGAAAGGAATGGTTATCACAATGGAAATGACAATCCACAGAGCACTGCTTGAGCTCAAGACGCTCAAGAAGCGCATTGAAAACGAAATCGACCATGCCAGCTTTGTTACTTACGTAAAAGGCCGGGCAGACAAGGTCAACGGTGTTCCCATCAAAGAAGTCGAAGCAGGCTTTCAGGGCGAATATGACAGCATCGTAAGTCTTATCAGCAACTATGAAAAGATTAAAACGGCTGTTATCCGCTCCAACGCTGGTTTGCAGGGCGAACCGCGTACCGTAAAGGTAAACGATAAGGATTACACGGTAGCAGAACTCATTGAAGAACTCAACACGGTTTACGGCCGCAGCTTCAATGGCGGTTTCAAAGGTTCTCTTCTGCAGCGTATGCAGAGCAACCTGGCTTCCGCAAAGAGACGCATCGAGGTTATGGAAGCTGATGCGGACGCGCGCATCAACACCTACCTTGCCAATGTGGCCGGTAAGGATGCAAAGCTTACGGCGGAAGAAACTGCTCGTCACACGGCTGACTGGCATAAGTACAATGACCTTAAGCTGGTTGACCCGCTTAACCTTGAAGCAAAAATCAAGGCCCTCAACGAGGAAATCACAAAGTTCCGCGTTGAGGCTGACGCTAAGCTGTCCGAGGAAAACGCAATCCAGAAGATTGACGTAGACCTTACCAGTCTGTAAGAAATTTTGCGACCGACATTCATGTCAGTCGCAAAATATAAAGTTTCAAAACTACACACAATTTTATATGGATGAAGCGCTGAAAATCTTGCAAGTAACAACTTCTGACCAAAGTATAAAATGGTTCTAACAGCACATGCAAGTATGTGGAAAATCAGCCGATATGAACAATTGGCACCGCTTTTTTAAAGCGTATATGAATAAAGAAGATTGCTCCGCACAATGGAGCCCTACCTTGCAAAGCTCAAAAATCTAAAGCAAAAAGCTGAAAGATTTAACTGTTAAAGATTTTTTCGTTTAACGATAAAAGCGCAAACCTTTAAAGAAGCACCGTCACCATTTAATTTTCTTTTTTTGAAAAAAGTATATTTAAGGTATGGGGTTGACGGTCGGATAAAAATCCAGGTATTTTACTTTTATTGGTGGTTACAACCAAAGATTTTTAGTCCTGGCTGGCGTTTTGTCCATATTCATCATGCCGATGTAGCTCAATAGGGAGAGAGCACCGAAACTGTAACCTCGGCGACCCAGGTTCGAGTCCTGGCATTGGCTTAGCTAATATTAGTCCGGTTGGTCCGATCAACCGACTGGGCGCAACACTACGTGTAGTGCCGCGAAAGCGGTATCCTTCGCGGTCGAGGGATGTAAAAATTGCCGGCCGCCTGATAATGCCCAACACCAGGTTAACGTCTGGTTAGAGGCTAACAATTTCCTGGACGCCCACTGCAGCGTGGTATCATTACCCCCCCTGAGCCAAGTACCAAATGCAGTATTCTATGAATAATCCCCTGCAAAGGGATTAGATATATGTTGTTGAGTCCCAGACGGTCTTAATGACAAAAAATGGCTACTATTCGGCCACGAGACTGCCTTAATCCGTCGGTAGAATTGGAAAACAGAGTAGTTCCTGAGCATGAAATAACTGCTCAACCGGAGTCGTGGCCGAGAGGCTTAAGGCGGCACCCTGCTAAGGTGTTATACCCATTATAGGGTATCGTTGGTTCAAATCCAACCGGCTCCGCCATCATGTTTCGAACCGGGTTAACGTCCGGCAAGAAACAACACTAAGGAATGGTTACTATTCGGCCACTCATGTCGGCTTACAACGGCCCTGATATGAGGGAAACAGAATAGGTCCTGGGTATGACCTAACTGCCTACGCCCTTCCCCGATAGTTCAGCCGGTAGAACGGTGGACTGTTAATCCATATGTCGCTGGTTCGAGTCCAGCTCGGGGAGCCATTTGCGGAAATAGCTCAGTTGGTAGAGCACCGTCCTTCCAAGTCGGGTGTCGCGAGTTCGAGTCTCGTTTTCCGCTCCATATTACGCCCCTGTCGCATAGAGGCCGATTGCACCGGTTTTGTAAACCGGTTCCGAAAGGACACGTCAGTTCGAATCTGACCGGGGGCTCCATTTTAAATAACGGAGAAAGATAAAAATGTTCAACTTGTTTTTCTCGGAAGAAACACTAGATAAAATATGTGAGTATGCAACTTACTTGGTTGCAACTTGTGCAGTGGTTATTGCAACACTTCTTGTTGTATTAATAGCTTCAAAACTTTATGAAGGAGCAATTGTGCTTGCAGTGGTTGTGTTTATCGCAGGGCCGGCGCTTGGCTTCCTCATAAAAAACATAATGAATTTTTTGATAGAAAGGTTTGGTTAATCTATGGTAAAAACTTATTCTAACAACACAAAAGGAAGCAGAGTTGGTAAGAGCCTGTTTTATCCCAAGGCAAAATGCTGCGCTACGGTAAATACGCCGGTTATGAACGGCTGGCTGATGGGCCGCTATGTAGCTACTACTGGTAAGAAACACTGAGGTAGCATATAATGAGCAATTGTCTTGAAAAACAAGTTATTTGCAGCTATGGGGCTGGAGATTGGTTTGATAAGATTCCATTGGCGAATCTTATCGACGGCGGCATAACAGCAATCAACGTAGACCGTCGTTTTGGCAAAACCACTTTTATCGCCAATGCGGTAAAGAAAATCTTATCCCAAGATATGGCTGACCACATTGTCATTAAGTGCGGTTATATAGTTCATTCCAAATTTATGGAAAGGACTCTAAAAGAAGTCCTTGGCGATGATTACAAGAAACAGTATCCGCAAATCGACATCGTTCCCAATGAGCACAATATGATTACATTGTGTTCGGATAAACGACGCACAGTAACGTTCATTGACGAATTCGCAAGCGCAGGAACAACACAGGATGTACGTGATATTCTGGAAAGCGAAATCACTGCCGATGCGCAGACATGGGTTATCCTGGGAACATCTTACGAGGGTTCACTTGATATAAGAGAGAAGAATCCATTCGTAGGTTTATTGGAAATGCCTTTCGTGCGAACTTTTGAGGTAGTCGGCCGTATTCCCGAAAACTGTCTTGTTTATTTCGATGAAAAGCGAAAGCAGATAATAAAGATGCGCCAGGAAGTGTTTCCGACTATTAGTTTTGGCAGCTTTGAATAAATCCCCTCCATGTGACTGGCCCGGATGAGGCCATAGAATATCGTCCACCTTATGAGAATCCTGTTTTAGGAGAGAAGAATATGACAGTATATATGGTTATTCACCAAACTTTATGCGATGATTATGACCAGGACGTTATGGGTGTTTTTTCAAACGCCGAAGCCGCCCAGGCATGCTATGACGACTGGGTTAATGAATACGGCCTTGAAGATTGTGACAATGGCGCGTATTACAACGATGGTGAACATCGCTTAGAAATTCACTCATATAAAATTGAGGAAACTTACGAGCGAGATTCAGATTTTTAAATTTTGCGACCGACACTAATGTCGGCCATAAAACATGCGTGACCTGACTGCTGGTTGCCAAGAGAACCATGCAGCGAATAAAGAATGCAGAGAGGCTGTACCGCTTCCTGCAAGCCTCCGGAGCGCCCAGAAAGAAACTTGGCCAGTGGTAGAAAGTCTCCAATGAGGACACCGTATGAACGCCTAAAGAAATACGGTACATCCGGCCCTAGAGGACAAGCCGGATAGGTGCAAGGCTTTCACGGTTCGACCGTGGGCAACGGCAAGGAAAAGCCGTTAAAACCCGGCACGAGAGGCTACACCGACGCTGAGTAGCCAAGCTGTTTGAGACGAGCAGCAATCAAAAAATACCTGCCTCCTTGGCAGGTATGATGCAATAGATATAAAAATAGCCGGGAATATCGTTTTATGCAAGTATTAGGACTTAAACGCTAAAACTACGAGTGCGACGGCATACAGCGCATCGCGCAAAGAGTCGAAAAACTCCGGAGTCAAGGATAATTCCATGGCTAAATCTTCCTTTCTAAGTTTTTTGGAAAAACTTCAGCGGGGCGGGCAGGTCGCGAGGTCTTTTGCAAGATTGCGAGCTGTTATCCCATACCTGGCCTACATGTATTGCTACCGTGCTTGCCCAGTAGCAAGGAATGCTCGGTGAGGAGCATTTGTTATGCATGTTTTGTGAAAGGTAGATAAAGTATTTTTACGATATTCTCAGCCGATGTCTATTGTATCATACGTGTCAAGGAAAAGACGATAAAACCCGATAAGGAAAAAAATCGTATAAATTCCCCCTGGCGGTAGAGGCAACGGTTGACCGCATATCCGAAGGCGGCAGGATGTAAAACAAGTCGCCCCCATAATGAGGCAGTAGCTCAAATGGCTAGAGCGGACGAGAAAGCAAATGGGGCTTTCTTATGATGGTGGTTCGATTCCTCCCTGCCCCTATATCATACATCCCCAAAGCTCCTCCGGCAGAGCTCGTAAGGCTACGGCTTGCGGCGAAGGTTCGAATCCTTCTTGGGGGTATCATGCTCAAAGTCTGGGGGACACCGGCCGGTAGACAGGTTCGATTCCTGTATTGAGCAACATTGTTCTGAGGGAAATGATCAATCTTTTCGGAACAAACATTGTGCCACAATGATTTCCAGACGTGGCATCCCCCGCCTGAGGGATGGTAAAAGCATATCAGGCGCCTATAATGTTCCAACTCTGGGAGCTATGCTTATACTGGATAACCAATCCAGTACATAAGGCAGGTTCGATTCCTGCAAGGAGCGCTTATCCAATCTCCACCGTGCGCAATTGGGCGCCGGAAATGTAAAAGGGTCGCTACCTTTACAGGCGATGTTAAATCCATGATGCTGCCTTGGGAGCCGGGCATCAAGATGTTTCCCGATATTAAAATCGGGCACCAATTGGCTATCGGGTGTGTATAAGCTTAGGATAGCCCGTGAGGTCAAGCTTCCGCGACGATGAAGGTGTAAAGCACGTTAAACAGCTCCATGAATATTTCGCGGGTTTTCCGAAGTTCTAAGAATCGGGCGTTCAATGGCTGCGAGCGCGTAAATAGACAGCCAGCTTGAGTCACCGTGGACCCCGGATGTCCCGAAAGGAGCATGCCGGACAGGCGATAAGGCCGCGTTCCACGACACGAAAGCTTTCCTTGCCCGGCACGGTAGGTTAAACCGGGATAAGGGCTCCATTACCCTTGGCTGTAACCAGAATAGGCCAACCGCGTTTTTGGGTTCGCACTGCTGTGTGCAGGCGTCTCGATTACCCGGTGCCAACAGCCGAAGAGATGACCTTTATCGGAGCGTTCGCTATCGGACAATTGCTGAGGAAGTAAGAACTAAAGGCCACGGTTTTTAGCACTCAGAATAACGACGCGAAGGCATTCCTTTCGGTGGAGGTATACCGAAGAATATAAAACCTGGTCCACCCCGATAACGCCGTAAAGTACAAACGGTAGCTCGGTTCAGTGGTAGCAAGGTTGCGCCAAGCGTACCTGGATTACTTTTATCTGGATGAGCTAAAGTACACAGCTTATCAACTTAAGGATAATAACAGGCACGAAGGTGATTTAGCCTCCAAGGCGAAAAACGGCGTAGGGTAAGGGCACTACGTAATAAGCCGCCCGAGTCGGAAGAACCGACATAAAACCTGCATAAGATAACTGCTTGGCACAGGGTTAAGCAGGGAAACCGGTGGCTACGGCAGTAATCCGGTAAACGCCAAAGACATGTGGGCCTCCCCTGCGGGGTGAGTAAGTTACTTGGCGGCCGTAAAAGGAATTCATAAAAAAAAGCGAGAACTCGGTCATGGAGACTAACCCATCTCCAAATTCTCCAGATACTGCTTATCCTTTCGGGTATCATAGCTCATTCGCGACAAATGCGGAAGGAGTACCTTGTTCCGTATAGCGCAATGCGGAGCATGCTATTATTAGACCTCGTAAGCAAAGACAGGGACAGCAATCTCGTTCAAATCGGTAAAGCTTACCCCCCAGGTATCGGGCAGTTATTTGCCAAAGCTTGGATGGGTCAATCCGACACAGTGCTGCTGTATCTCGGGCACTAAAAACCTGCACTGGTACTTCATCATCTTTCATACCAGTAAAAGCGTTTAATAGCCTGACCCGAAAGGGTCATATGGGGACGAAATTGGTTTCGACAGGGTGTTGAAGCCGTAAGATTCGCAGACCGATGGTTATGACGTCTAACTCATTAACCGCTAAATTTAACTGACGAAGTTGAATATCGTCTCGCTGCCTAATCTGCCGTAAGGTAGATTGGTTAGCCCCTATCGTATCACTAGCTGTGAGCAGGGCGGTAGGTTTCAAATAAACACAGCAAACGTCAGGAGGCCCGCTCGACGTAAACAACACGGGGAGTTTTCCTGCTTTCGAAAAAGCAGGTGGTGGAGGTGTAGACCATTACGCTTTGTTCGGCTGGTTACACCCTAGAGAATGGCGCTCTTAAAAATGCCTATTGCGATAATGTCTTACAGGTGGATGCATTTTGGACACGGGTTCGACTCCCGTCGTCTCCACGGCCGCGACAAGGTTAACGTCTTGAAGCGGCAGCCACCGTTCCGATGAGGTTAACGTCTCAAAGGAACGAAAATTACGGAGCTTAAGAAATCAGCCATATCGGCTGATTAAGGCAAATCTATTGAAATGTTTTCCGGAAGCTTGCACCGGATTATAGATTTGTCTTAATGAACTGATATGAGAAAGGGGAAAATATTTTGTTAGCTTTTGCGATGGATTACGAAGACGCGCTCCGTAAAACGGACCGTGCAAACTGGATGAACCCAAACACAAAGTGGTATTACGGTGGATGGGAAACAGAGATTGTTGTTGACAAGAATACCTGGAATAACATCCAGATGGTATCAGTCGATAAAGAAGACAATGTACATGGATATTTTAGCGTAGCTGTCGACGAAACGCTTAACAGGCTGGCCAGTATGAGTGTAATCAACTATGGCCCCAAGTGTGACCTTGTTTTTTCAAAAGACTTTTACCAGTTCTTAAAATATCTATTCGTCGATAGAGGGTTTCACAAGTTGGAATGGACAGTGGTAATTGGGAACCCGATTGAGAAGATGTATGACCGTTTTTGTAAAAAAGCGGGCGGAAATATTATCGGCATTTCTCACGATTCGGCAATGTTACGTGACAGAAGACCGTATGACCAGAAACACTATGAGGTTTTTGATAGAGGCGTAATCGCCTATCTGGAAAGCAAAGGCATAAAAGATAAATGGAAAAGAAAGTAAAGTTATACCTTCTCGGCGGTACTGCTGTCGTAGACTTTGTTTATTCAGCAACATCGCCAATTATCCACATATATTTTATAAGCCTGATAAGTTCCAGTGTTTTGGCCATGGCCAATATTCTGACCACCGCTTTGGCGGCAGGCGTAAACGCATCTATCCAGTCAGATAAACTCAAAGACTTTTATCGGCATCACTTCTTATGGATAATCGCAATAGATGTTGTCTGTTTCGCGCTTATCAGTTTTGAAGGCATATCAATCCCGGAAGTCAGATTCTTAGGCTTAGCTGTTTTAAATGCCGTATCATCAACTCTTTGGTTTACTGTGGTAAATGACGCAATCAATCATAAGATTGAGGGCGATAGATTGACAAAATGGAACAGCTTGTCTAAAACGGTTAATCTGACGGCGGCACTATTAGGCAGCGTAATCGCGATAATCTTTACGCAGATTAGTGTAGAGTATTGTATCGCGGCACAATGCATAGCAAACTTATTCATGGGTGCCACAGACTGGTTAGCTTATAAGAGGATACGATATTAAGAGGTGTAAGTATGACGGCAGCAGATAGTGTCTTTGCAGGCTTTATGTTAATTTTCGCCCTTGTAATGATTGGGGCAATAGCGATTGGAGCTGTATCTATGTTGAACGATGAAGATAGAACATGAGCAAGGTCATTGATTTACAAGAGTACAAAGAAAAGAACAGTCCGCATGAAGTGGCCGAAGTAATCTGCCTGCATTGCATGCACCGTTGGTTGTCCGTGCACAAGCAGGGGGAATGGCTTGCTAAATGGGATTGTCCTAAATGCGGCAAAGTGGGTGGCATAATATATACCGGCCAGCCGTTGCCAGAGGATGGTGAGAGATATGCAGACTAAACTTCCGGAGCAAGTAATCGAAAGTATTAATGCAGGTATAGCTAAAGCGCATGAAGCGATTTCGGCTCACGACCGCATCCTTTCAATGAACAAATCTCATAAAAGATATTGGCAGATAAATAAAGCTTATCGACTTTTGCAGTCAAAAGCGGAAATTGTGCTGCCACACGAAATTCACCAAATCGTGACAACCATAAAATTGTCAAGGAAAAGACATTAAAACCCATCACAGCAGGAGCGTCTGTGAATATGTCGAGCTCGCACCCAGGAGTCAATAGCCGTGTTAGAGTCCGGCGACGTAGAGGTCAAATACTTAGTCATAACAGTAGTGGCACCCCGGTAAGGGGGAGGTGTACGGTGCAAGTCCGTACGGACATTGACAAGAGAGCTTCAGAACCTGCAGTAAAGCAGTAAAAATCCTCCGCCCACGTTTGCAACGGGTTTAGGGCGTAAAAGATGTAAGCCAGTCCGGCCGAACGCAATAACCTGCCGATGTGCACTTCAAGCAGGAAGGGTGCTGCCGCCTTAAGATAAGAAAAGCACCTCACGCGGGAACTTCCGTCGTTCCGCCCGCGTAATTTATTAAAAAGGGGATAAAAATGAGTTTTCAAGATTGGCTTGATGACGAAGAATTATAAAGTCGGTTATCGCATCTAATATCATGTACTCTGGTCTGGTGGCCTTTTGGAAGAAGCAGGTTCGATTCCTGCAGAGTAGATACCTCTCTTGGTTGCGACAAGAGCGTAATTGGACAGGCCTGAATTCACCTGTCGGAGCTGAACGAGAAACAGCAAAAACACCTGCGCCAACAGGTGATTGGCGTTGCCGCGCCGCGTATTTACTGCTATGCGTAAGAAAGCAGCGTAAACCTGATTGCAGGACTGATCATCCTGAAAAATGACTGTACGAAAATCAGTTACCGAAATGACAGGGTTAGATTTCGGCGGATACCATGACAGACCAAGCATCATGGGATGCCGTGACAAGGCAAAGCCGGTTGTCAAGGACAAGACATAAACCCCAAGACATCACTTAGCTGATGATGCTCTGTCGGGAAGAGTCATATACTAACCAAAAAGCGGGCGGCTATATGCCCCAGGATACTGCATTAACAGTCGGGTATCAACGCAATTATATAATAAAGGGGCCATCAGTAGTCCACTGCAAAGGACGAGTCTGTAGAATGACGGGTTGGCATCCTCCGTTTCGAGCTTCGTAAAAGTATCACGGGAGTTGCGGTAGGATTTGCAGCTACCGCAGCAACATTCCCGTTTATATCATGTCCCCAACGAGGTTAGCGTCTCAGCGGGGAGGAATCCGTTTTAGTTTACCCTGAGGAATAGGCAATGATGAGTGCGCAATTATCTAACTGAAACAAAGGGTAAATGAGAGCCTGCAAGGCAACCAGGTGCGGAAATGGTATGCAGAAAACCATAACCTGCCGGAGACTTGACTGGCCGTTATAGATGTCAAGCGCAGAATACCGCGATAGGTGTATCGAGGGAGTAGGCGAACTCCCGACGTTAGCAAAAAAACTCACTAGAGACGGCAAAATGCCATGTCGTCTCGATTAAGGACCCCTAGCTCAGTTGGTTAGAAGCCCTGAGGGGTCCACCTTACCCAGGCGTAGCTAAGTTGGTGGTAGCGGCGGCCTTATAAGCCGTGTCTTACGTGGGTTCAAGTCCCACCGCCTGGACCATTAATTAATTTGTGAGCACTTTTTGAACTAACATCATGTTTTAAGTTCACACAATAGGTAATGTTGCCTACGGTGATATGAATTGAAATATGTATGTAAAGTTTGTGGCAATGAATATGAATATGGCCGCAGTAAAGGACACTCAAAAGACATTTGTAACACTTGCAGACAAAACTATAGAAAAAAGCTTTTGAAACAAAGAGCTGTTAAGTACAAAGGCAGGAAATGTCAGGTATGCGGATACGATAAATGCGAAAATGCATTGGTATTCCATCATCTCGACCCCCAGCAAAAGAATTTTGGCATTGGACAAAAATACAATCTCGGCTGGCATCGCTTAAAAAAGGAATTAGACAAATGTGTTCTTCTTTGCGCTAACTGCCATGCCGAAGAACATGCTAAAGGACAGCACAAACTTAATGAATACGAAAAATGGATTGTTCCACTAAAAGAAAGAGTTCGTATAGCAGAAGAAAAAGTTGCAAAAAAAGCGATGGAAAAAGAAAAATTCTGTAACCATTATGATGTCGATGAAGCGGTCTTAGGAAATATACGTCCCTGGGCAAGAAAGACGGTGCGTCCAACGAAAGAAGAATTCTTCAAAGAGTATGAAGAAGTTGGTCGCAACAAATCTGAGATGGGACGGCGCTATGGCGTTTCTGGTAAGGCCATAGCAAAATGGATAAAGTCGTACGAAAAGTATGGCGCATAAACAAAATCAGTGGACGCGGGTCCTCGGTTCAAGTCCGAGGGGGTCCACCATATGGAATAAGCAAGGCGAAAGCCTTGTAAGTTCCTCTCCTTTTTCTAAGAAACAAACAAAATAGCGAGCGCTCTGAACTTCGGTTCAGGCGCCCGTAGAGCTCTTAATAAAGATTGAGAGTTGTACGGGCGAAAGCCTTTTTAGCTATTGTTCAAGAAACAACTGCGCTCAGACAGTATAACATTCTGGGTAGTGCTTCGGTGTGCTGTGCACGAAAGGAATACAGCCTTCCACTTATGAGGGGTCGTTGAGAGGCGGGCGCAATGCGTCGCAGGTTCGAACCCTGCCGTCCCTCATCTTAGGGGTATAGCCAAGTTGGTTAAGGCGGGAGCCTTTGAAGCTCCGATTTACTTACACTGGTTCGAGTCCAGTTACCCCTGCCATCATCTTCAAAATCAGGCTAACGTCTGACGATGAAGGAAAAGAACGCTGGTATATTGGCGTCGGCTTTTCCCGTATGATAAAGATACGGACAAGTCATATGGCCATATATCGGCACCGGCAAAAGCTCAAAACAAAAGTGAGTAGCCGGGGCAAGACCGGGACACCTTCCGGACTTTATTATGTACATCGAGTTGAATATTTTTATGCGTATTATCCAAAGAGTTAGGTGTAGCTCCCGACTCGATGCGGCGAAGAGAGGATAAGATGCATAGTGAAGATATCTACAAAGGGCAACCGCTTAGTCGAGCTCCCTGCGAACCGGATATCTATCATCCGCGTGTAGCTCAGTGGTGGCAGCGCCTGCTTTGGGAGCAGGAGGCCGCAGGTTCGAATTCTGTCATCCCGACCAATATTATCATGGCAGTGTCGGCTATATTAAGTTTTCTGGTTGCAAACAGGACTCTTAACGAAATGGTTGCGCCGATATAAAACAGAACATGCCTATAACACTGGTTGCAAACAGTTTATAGGTGATGCTGGTTGCGGGTTCGATTCCCGCCACTGCCCCTTATTATGGCTTGGTAGTCTAGTCAATAACCCCCGTCTAGCGCTTTGCGCTTGAAGGCGGGAGCTTGCGAAAGCAAGCTCTTACCGACTAGCCTAAGTCCGGTATTAGACAAGTGCTTGAAAAAGCCTCGGACTACGTTGTTTTCGTTATCACACCCGTGGGTGTTTATCCTAGCTCCCCGCTCTGTGTAGGCTCTGTAAAAGTTCTGAGAGGAGGAACGGTCAACCTAAGGACGGCCCGCCATTGCGGGCAAGCGATTACAACATTGGCGAAGGGTAGATTTACTCTAATTTGAAGCTTCAGCTTCGGAAAGGAGGTACACGTTATGTTCGTGTACGTTATCAATAAAAACGGACAACCGTTAATGCCTTGTAAACCTCAGAAAGCTAGAAAGCTGCTGAGGGAAAACAAAGCTATGGTTGTAAAATATGAGCCGTTTACAATTAAGTTGAAATATGGCTCAGCTGGCTATAAACAGCCAATAACTCTTGGTATTGATGCTGGCTCTGTACATATCGGAGCCTCAGCATCAACAGAGAAACAAGAATTATATGCTTCAGAAACGATTATGCGCTCTGGTGATGGCAAAGCATCTATTGTAAGGCTTTTGGCTAAACGGTTAGAACTTCGTCACAGTCGCCGGAACCGCAAGACACGGTATCGCAAAGTAAGATTTTTGAATCGGGTTCGCCGTAAACACAAAGGTTGGCTTGCGCCAAGCGTGGAGAACAAAATCAATGTTCATCTAAAGCTTGTGGCGGATATCCATAAGATTCTTCCGGTAACGAAAGTTATTGTAGAAGTAGCTCAATTCGATATTCAGAAAATCAAGAATCCTGATATTTCTGGGGTCGAATATCAGCAGGGAGAACAGTTTGGATGGGCGAATGTTCGTGAATACGTATTATTCCGTGATGGTCATCAATGTCAGTGCTGTAAAGGGAGTTCTGGCGACCCAATACTCAATGTACATCATATTGAAAGTCGTATGACTGGAGGCAATGCGCCGAATAACCTGATAACGCTTTGTGAAACCTGCCATCAGGGATATCATCAAGGCAATATCTCTTTACCGAAGACAATACATCGTGGCATGAGATTCCGAGACGCGACTTTCATGGGAATTATGCGTTGGGCTTTTTACAACAAGCTTAAAGAGCAATATCCTGATGTGCATTTAACATACGGCTACATCACGAAAAACACTCGCATCAAAAATGGTATTACAAAAACACATTCGGCAGACGCCTACTGTATTGCGGGCAATATCAATGCAGAACGGCTCAACTACGAATATCTTCGTAAACAAATTCGTCGGCATAACCGTAAGTTGCATCGCGAAGTGCCAGCAAAAGGCGGCGTTCGTAAGCGAGCACAAGCCGGACATATTGTTCGGGGGTTCTGCTTAAATGACACAGTGTTTTATCAAAAGCAATGCTGGTTTGTGAGAGGTATGAGAGTCAAAGGTTCTTTTGTCTTAAAGCACCTAGACGGAACTAAGGCTGAAGTAGCACCATCAAAAATAACATTTTTGATGCATAATAATTCGTATTTAGTCGAAAGGAGAGAAGCGGCGCTCACCTCCACTCTGTAGAGGGTGGAGTCCCCCGCGCCGCGTTTTAAGTGGTTAGGCAACGGTCTGCAAAACCGTTTCACGCCGGTTCGATCCCGGCCCAAGCCTCCATATCATGTGGTTGTAGCTCAGTTGGATAGAGCAGCCGCCTCCTAAGCGGCAGGTCGTGCGTTCAAATCGCACCAATCACACCATATTATGCGCCTATGATGGAATTGGCAGACATGGGAGATTCAAAATCTCCTGGTAGTGATACCGTGCAAGTTCAAGTCTTGCTAGGCGCACCATATTATGCCCTTCTAGCCCAATTGGCAGAGGCAACCGGTTTAAGCCCGGTACAGTCAGAGTTCGAATCTCTGGAGGGGCACCATATTATGGGAAACGTCAGGTGGCGGAAAAGAGCATTCGGGTTCGATTCCCGACGCCCTGCGGGGTCCGTGGTGGTCAGCCTGGTTCGAGTCCAGGGTTTCCCTTTATAAGGAGTTCCTACATTGGACAGTAAGAGCGGGTTTCGATTCCCGACACGCCGACGGGCGTCCTGGTGGTAATAAGTGTTGGTGCGTACAGGCTTCAATTCCGGATGCGAAGTCTGTGCAATTCCAACAGCTCCAAGTGCGCAAACACTATAAATATGCCTGCTACATGCGGCTGCAGGTATCTTCTTCGGGCGGAGACAATAAATAAACGCCCGAAAGGTCCCGTCAGTGTAGGGGAACCGTCTGAATACTCATTGCCGCATTTATCATGGACAGGTACTCAAGTGGTTGAAGAGGGTGAGCTTGAACCTCACTAGGTCGCAGTGATGCGGCGCGCGCGTTCGAATCGTGCCCTGTCCGCCAGTAATTATATAAGGGGGAGTTTTCACAATGATGAGAGCAATGATTCTTTGTCTTACAGTTGCTTTTATTGGCTTGTTTGTATTCTTCGGAATTCATTATGCCAATGAAGTAGGACGTGAGATTAAGGATACCCTAAAAAAGTTGTTCGGCTAAAAAGCCGGGAAAGAGGAGGAATTATATTTTGGAAAACAAAGGTCTTGGTTTGGTAGGAATCTTAGGCGCCATGGCACTGTTTGCGGTGATTGCGTTTCTTTGCGTAACACGCATCGGTCCGGGCTATGCAGGAGTCATCTATAACATGGATGGCGGCATTGAAAGCGAAACGCTCGGTCAGGGTTTCCATATGGTAGCACCGTGGAAACACGTGAGCGAATATCCGATATCCACGGAAACCGTGTACTACACGAAAAATTCTGTAGATGGCGACGATAAGGACAAGAAAACCGATAAGTCCGTCAATGTAAACACACGGGATGGCAAACAGGTCAACGTTTCGGTAACGTATGCTTACCATATGGATCCGGAGAAGCTTCCGACCGTTTTTGCTAAGTTCCGCGGCCAGGACATTAAATCGATTGAATCAGGGTACATGAAGAATGCCATGTACGAAGCGCTCAATAATATCACCTCCCAGTATTCTTTGATGGAACTGGTAGGCGATAAGCGTCCTGAAATCAACCAGAAGATTTACGAAACGTTCAAGGCTGACCTTGAAGATTGCGGTATTGTAATTGAGACTTTCAATCTGTCTGACGTGGTGCCAGATGAGGCTACGGCAACGGCAATCCAGAACGTTGTAAATGCCCAGAATGCACTCCAGCAGGCCAAGATTGAAAAACAGCAGGCCGAAGTTGAAGCTGAAAAGGCCCGTGTGGCAGCAAAGGGTAAAGCTGATGCTGCATTGATTGAAGCGGAAGGCCAGGCACAGGCTAACGCCAAGTTGCAACAGTCTTTGACGCCCGGCGTACTCCAGCAGAATGCAATCTCTAAGTGGGACGGAAAGCTCCCTCAGATTAGCGGTCAGAACGGCGGTTTCATCCTTGGAGCCGACTTCTTGAAGTAATATTGAAGTTATATTGAAGTAGCTTCAAAACCAACTCTTGCGGGTTGGTTGATGTTCAGATAATCTTATCTGGGCATCAACGGGCCCACAAGGTTCGACTAAAACTACACATAGCTATCCGCAGCTAGGAGCCAGTCGCAGGTGGCTGGCTGCCAAAAGTGGAGTCCTCAGCACGACATAACTGCTGATTTGCTTCCAGGGCCGAAAGCTGATACTTGACCGTTCAGCCTTAGTAAGCGGGCGCATTGATGTCCGCGCCCATGACCTGTAAGTCAACCTGGAAGTATAATGCCTTGGCCGCTTAATAGAGAGATAGTGGTTATCACGAGCCGGTGCAATTCCGGGGTAAGGCTTTCTTAATAAAAACAAAATAAAGATATAAGGACATCATATAAGAACACAAGCAGAGGAAAAGGCTGGTTTATTTCGCATGCCCTTATTCTCTGCTTTTTGTTTTGTGTACACACTAATCAAGAGAGGAATGAAAAAGAAAATGGAAGAGTATAACGAATTTGGCGTATACAATGATGTTTATGACGAGATAGAACAAGCGATAAAATCATTGGACAAAGTGATATCTATAAGTGGGGAATTATCCAGCCGGCTTTCTCAGTTGGACAGACAAGTTAACGACATCCTCCATGAAATCGAAATGGATAATCTGGATGCAGTTGGGCTTGTGCACTGGGCCTCCTTACTTCGCAAAGCTTTGCGCGAAAGAAGAAAAATAAAGAGAACCCACCAGATGGTTCAGAGCTTGCAGAGCTTAAAAATTCAATCTCACCTTGATAGATGTGTGAAAAATGCCAAAAAGCGCCCAGAGAAAATGGAATATCATTATCGTGAGATTGAAGTCCCCATCGCAGTGGGTAAGAAAGTCGCTTAATAACCAAAATGGGTTGACGAAAACGCATTTTACGTGTATACTCTAATAAGAAAACATGTAAGTAAGTTTCCAAACTTTGAAAGTAAGGAAGGTACACAAAAGTAACTATGTTTTATAATAAAGAAACCTCAAATCAGGTTAATCGCATATTGCGGGATTTGCTTTTCTGGTTTACTGTTTGGGCGGGTATCCTTTCGCCGATTTTTTCTTATGCAGCAGCAGTGTTCTGGCCGGCATTGTTTTGTGCGTTTTATGTAGCAATCGAAAAGGAAGAGGAATAAATGAACCAGAAATTTAAAGTTGGAGAAAAGATATACCATGACGTATATGGTAACGGCGTCATTAAGGAAATCGTTCCGGACTACACTGGTGACACACGTTACGAAGTAGAGTTTTCCCGCTACCCCCATCAGACGTTAAGTGTTATGGGGGATAGTTCCCTGCGGCGGGATAATAAATTGACAGACAAGAAAAAAGGAGAGAATGCATCTATGTATTTTGGTAACCAGAATAAGGCAGTACAGGAATTCGTTGAAAACCTTGCAAAAGCCGGCGCGAATGAAAAGGATTTTGCAAAAATCTTGGCTGACAAGCTGGGTAACGGCGTCTGTGTCATCGGCGGTGTTATCGGCGATGACGACGATAAGGAAGAAGAAAAGCAGCCGACGAAAAAGGCAAGCGACAATGAAAAGCATGAGCGTAAACTTACGGTAGACGGCGACAATAATGTGGTTGGCGGGGCAATTTTCGGTAACCCTGCAGCGCATACCGATAAAGTTGAGCCTATGTTTTGCGCAGCACCTGTAAGCCGCAAGGCCGAGCCGGACAATGTTGCCCGTCACCGCAAAATCGTAATGGGGCTTAATGAGCTCTATGCAAAGAAGAATGCTGATTATGGCGACAGCTTCCATGATACATACCTGGAAGAAGGCATGGCCATGGCCAGAATTCGCCTGTCGGATAAGCTCAGCCGTTTCAAATCCCTGACTAAGTCCGGCCAGCAGAATGTAAAGGACGAAAGCATTCGCGACACCCTTTTGGATTTGGCCAACTACGCCATCATGACCGTGCTTGAGCTGGACCGCGAAGGAGCTAAAGTAGGATGAACCTCATAAACAAGCAGCGGCTCCTGGGGCTCTTGCAGGAATACGCAAAAGAAAAATGCAAGAACCAGTCCGGAGAAGGAGACGGTTGCCCCTTCAACGATGGTGATACCGAAGGCATGCATTGGTGTGCCTTCGACACCATTTTCGAACAGCTCGGAGAAGAAACGGGGCAGGGCAATAAAGTCTCGGAAGACTTTGATAACTTTAAAACACAGTTGGAAAGCAGGGGGTAAAAATGGAACCAATTATCAACCCGTGGATTATCTACTGTATCGATGTGATACATAGCCTGTGCGTTGTGTCTGTTCTCGCCATCGCCGTATCCGTCATAGGTATACTCGTAGTTCTTGGAAACAGTTCACCGACTGTAAGTGAAGATGAGAAAAAAATTGTAAAAGCATTTTTCAAGGTTCTCCTTGCGTCTGTACTGCTTTTGATTATACTGCCCTCCAAGAACACCATGCTTACTATGTTAGCGCTTCAGTACGTAACGCCTGATAATATTCAGATTGTACAGGGCAATGTAGTGGATTTTGTAGAACAGGTAGCACAAGCTGTTAAAAGTGTAAAATAAATTATAAATGGAGGCACGGATAAGTGTTTGATGTCGGAGACATTGTTGATGGCCACGCCATTTGCCTGAAAGCGTTGGTAGGTAGCCATAATTATAACTTGAACACACCAAAGTCCGATAAAGACTACAAGTATTTCGTGTGGCCAACGTTTGAGGACCTTTATCGCAATCAGGAATATCATAAAGAAGTTGTCACCAATACGGAAGATTATACCATCCATGATATTCGCAAGCTTCCGAGTTTACTTTGGAAAGCGAATCTAAACTTTATTGAAATCCTGTATTCCAGAGAATTGAGCGGCAATTCTACCCTGATTGATTATTTAACAGAGAATAGGGAAAAGCTGGCAACAATGAATCTGCCTCGCTTATATGCAGCATCGATGGGAACGTCTATTCAAAAGGAAAAGCTGATGTTGATGGACTCGCCCGCTAGGCATGAGGCAATTCAAACGTATGGATACGACCCTAAGAGCGCCCATCACGCTATACGTGTAGTGGACTTTCTTACGAGGTATTATAAAACTCGATATTTTGCAAGCGCTTTTTGGTACGAACAAGATAGTATGTGCCGAGATGCATTACTTTGGTTCAAAGAAGGGGAATTTTCACTGAAAACGGTAAAGTTTCATTTGGATAATTACCGCAATCACGCAAAGGAAGTGGAATCCTTTTTTGTGGACCAAAAACCAAACCCCCAGCCGCTTGAAGATTTAAATAAATTCATAAAAGCGGCAATACACGAAAGAATAATAAACACAAAAAGAGGCGATGCGTAGTGAAGTTTGTAGCAAAGAACCCCAAAACAGGTTTGACATTCTCAGCTAGTGCTGAAGATAAACAGGATTTCATTTTGACTCTGGTAAAAAGAGCGCCGCATATCGCCGGCTGGTATCCTGATGAAATCAGGGCGTGCGTGGAAGAAGATATGATTGAAGAAGCGCCCGAACACATATAAGAAAAAGGGCGTAAACTTAGGAAGCCCTGCAACTTGCAGGGCTTTTTGTTGGAGGACGTAACACATGGAAAAACATAATGGCGTAGCCTTGCTTTATTACAAAGAAACGAATTTTTGCCGTATTCAGCCCGTAAATGCTGAGCATACACTGGAGGGGCTTTATAAGCTTCTCGATTGTGAAGCGGTGGAAGCAGTTCACATGAATATCGCAGGAAAGAACTATACCGTGTATCTTGACGAGGAAGGTAAGTTCAAGGAGCCATGGGCACCGACGGGTGTTCTTTACGACAACGCCGGAAACATTGCAGATATTCTGGCTGGTTCGCTTCTTGTCGTTTGTCAGGAATACGATAAAGAAACCTTTGAGGAGCTTTCTGAACAGGAATGCGATGCGATTGTTAAGCATTTGCGGAACGGTTTCTCTGTTGCGCAAAAAGAAGTGCAGCGTCTGGCGGAGGAAAAGTTATGATTGTAGCCGTAGATTTCGACGAAACCTTAAGCTTTGGCACGTATCCCGAGGTAAAGCTGTTTTTTCCGGCCATCAATGTTTTGCGCCGGGCCAAGAAGAATGGCCACAAGATTATCCTGTGGACGTGCCGACATGACGAAGCATTGGAAAAAGCTGTTAAAGCGTGCCGAGAGGCCGGTCTTGAGTTTGATGCGGTAAATAAAAATGACCCGCAGCATGCAGCTGAATGGATTGCCCGCACAGGGGATAACCGTTTCAGCCCCAAAGTTTACGCCGATTGCTATATCGATGAGAAAGCATATCCGCGTGGCCAGGTTAACTGGCGCGAGTGGGATGCCAAGCTTAACGGCGTATATCCGAGTACCTGGGAAAAATTCAAGACCGTATTTATCCTGGGCGGCATCGGCTTTGTAAGTGGGTGGCTTACCGCTATACTTACAAAATGATGCGAACAGCAAAGGAGTGACAAGAATGATAACCATAGATAAAAAAAATGGGGAAGACACACGTAAAATTACGATTTGTTTTACGAAAGAAGAAGTAAAAGAAGCAATAACATATTATACCGGCACAGAATACGTGGTGCTGGAAGATGATGTAATGAATCTTGGTTGGCTTGACGATAGCTACATTGCAGGTAGAGCACCGAACCACAAGGGGAACATCATTATTACGCCTAACAAGTCATGGGCAAAGGAGTGAAAAAGGTTGGATAACTTAATATGGGCCGAAACAAATTTGGAAGTGTGCCCTTGCTGTGGAAGTAAACACGTAGAAATCAAAAATGTATCCGTTTATGGGCCCAAAAAACTCTACTACATCTGTTGTTCCGTTTGTGGTTTGAGGTCGCGTCATGCAGAAAGAGAAACGATTCGCAGACTGGTCAATGACTGGAATGACCGCAAAGGCGAATATGTCAGCAGCGATTTTATGTTATGGCGCAAAGCCAAATATATCGCTTTGTGGCCGGTATTCATGATTCCCATATATGCAATGGCGATGGTAGCTACCATAGGCAAAGTCTGTGATATAGCTTCAGACAATCTGCTTAAAGCATATAGAGATTTTGTTAAATAAGGGGGCAAAATTATGAAGGTATACGCATTAGTCGAATGGAACCACGAAGGCGCATATTTGTGCGGTGTATTCGACACATATACGGAAGCAAGGAAGGCTTTCTTTGAACGCTTAAAGGTTAACGAGTATGACATTAGTAAAGGCGACCTTCAGGACGGCGATACACTATGCTTCTGTGATGATCCGGGCAACGCTGAATACGAACTTGAGCTTGTTGAGAGAGAAGTTAAACGAGCGGAGTTTTGAAAAAGGAGCGTGAAAAAAATATGGCAGAAGAAAATAAAGTCATTATGGTCGATGAAGTCGCAATTTCATATCGTAGCGACGGCACAATCGTGTATGATACGGATGAGCCAACGGACGATTACGTGGAAGTTGCCCGTAAAATGGCGCGGATAATCCGTGGCGCTATAAATATGAAAGAAGCGCATAGTGGGCCGATACCAGAACCGGGAGCCCTTGAAGGCGAAATAACAAATGCTTTTATGGGTGTTATTCTGACGGAAAGGTAGGAAGAGGCATGCTTATGGATGTTCAGAGAGTAACTGTATGGGAACGGGCCAAAACAAAATATGGCCACTACGAGCACAACCATATTGAAAATGGTTGGTCGCGACTGGCAGCGCCTGTTCGTGGTTATACGGACAAGCAAGTAGCTGACTGGATGAACTATAGCTGGCGAAAAACTTTCGCATTCCTTATCGATGGACATGTATGTGTCAGTGAGGCCCAGGATTATATCCTGCGGGCAGCAGAGAATGGAGAGAAGATATGAGATACGTTGTAACCTATGAATGCAAGGGCGCAAAAGGCGTAGAAGTTGTTGAAGCAGACAGTATCGAAGATGCGGCAGATGTTTTCCAGCATGAGAATCCGCAGCTCGAAAATGTTTTTGTAACCTCTGTAACAAGAGGGTATAAGACTGTCCCGGAGGAGTAAACGCGCATGAATAAATATGGCTGTATCGCGTGTGCAGTATTGCTCTTTCTTGGTGCGTATATTCTTTACCCCAAACATGCTACGATAGAAGTAACCGATATTGGTTGGGAATGTGATGTAAACATTCTGGAGCGGAAAACGGTAGAAGAATCCGACTGGAATGCTCCGCCAGGAGCACGTGTGCATGACGAATGTAGCGAGATTTTTTCGTACACGTATGTAAATGGCATTTCCATACCAATGTATCAGACAAAACACTACTACAGCATTGAACGTTGGGTAGAAAGCCGGGTTGTAAAAACTACCGGCAATGACAAGTCGCCATACTATGGCGAAGTAGAACTTGCACCACCTTCGGGAGAATACGGGGTCGGTGAAGAAGCGGAAAAGAATAGAAAAACCATACGCACCATTACAGGAAATGTAAACGGTGAATCCAGAGTTCTAATTGTCGACGACGAGTCCTGGTGGCAGGAAATTAATATCGGTGACAGAATTAGTGGAGACATTACGTTTCTCGACCACTTAAAGAGAGAGGGATAAGAAATGGTCAACGAATTTTTTCGTTTTTTCAATGAAATGATTGAACGCGGTTATTATATGCACCTGGAAATTGGCTACAACAAGGTTGCAGATTATTGCGTTAGAGTTTACCGCAAAGGTCTCGGAGAAGATGGCAAGGATTTGGAGTTATGCTGGGCACAGGACAGCGACATGGAGCTGGCTTTCGCAAAGGCTTATGTTGAAATGAAGCAATGGCTTCGCGATAACGAAGGTGGTTATTGATGATAAGGGAAAAAGAGTTTTGGGAAAAGCTTGGAAATATCCTAGAACGTGACCTTGTATGCAATCTTTGTCCAGCAAACACCATCTGCCTGCAATCTTGTCCGTGCAGCGTAACTCTGGAAGAAATGTATGAACGAATCATCAGGGCAGAGGGGGGGTGCCGATGTTAACAAAAGATGATGTTACAATGCTGGTTTTCGCTTACCGCTATGCGATAGGACGCAAAACATATGCGCCGGGATTGGTCTGCGATTATATCACAAGTAAAATCCCTGAAATGAGCGAGCAGCAGATAAAAGAGGTGATTAACGAAGTCACGAAGACACTGGAGCATGGCGATTATGCTGACAGCATCGCTCTTGATGAGGTCAACAAACTCTTTTGTCGGTTACGCCGTGGCAATATCATGGTCAGGGATTGGTTTACAGACGTAGATGGCGAGCATGCATGGGCATTGGTAGTCCACAATAACCGTTACTGCTACTGGGGATGCAAAATAAAAGACGTATTCCCTGATAGTCAGGATTTTTACGATGGCTGTGACCAGGGAAGCAAATTGTTGTTGAACAAAATCCTTCGTGACGGTTTTGACCCGGCTAAGCTCCCGCATATTGAAGATGCTGACCCGGTTATGCAGCAGTTGTGGAGAAACATCACTGAAAGCGATAACAATATGTGGTTCATTGACGAACCGGCATATAGCAGTGACACAGAAGAAGATATGGTGTGGGCATATGATTTTGGAATAACCAGAGATGAATATGAACGCCGAATGGATGCTGCTATCAAAAAGTACCATTTGGAAGATGTTATCACAAAGTGCGAAGATGAATCCACAATGTATACGTGTTATGGCGACTTGCAAAGTATGTTTTCGGGGCCATTGCACGAATAAAAAATTAAGTGCAACTAAGAGTGCTCAAGTGTAATGTTTGAGCACTGCTATGTTTCACTTAAGGTAATTAGATTAGACGAATAGAAGGAGTGACGAATAATATGCGATGGGTTACATATTTTGATGATTTGATGATTGAAGGTGGAGTAGCTGATGTTGTCCTTCATAAAGACAAAGAATCGGCAACAGAATATTTTAAGGCGCATTATAAGGATTATTTCCGGTTAAACAATAAGTTGGAAGTTAAACTTCCGATGCGTTACGGGTTTCCGTTTCGCGCATTTTACGGCGTGTCTTTATTGAAATTCAAACGCAGAATGATGCAGAGATTCAATATGGACGAGAAAGAATTCAATAAAGAATTAAAAGAGTTGGAGCGGAAGAGCGATGAAGACTGAGGAATGGTTAAATTATTTAGATAATTATTTCAAAAATGCACGAGAGATAGAAGCGTGGGAAGAACGGAAAAAGAAAAAAGAAAAAGAGCGTGAGGATAATGACGATTGATTACTGGATTGAGCTTTTAGCAGACAGGTCTAAAGCTGGGGATATTGGTGAGTATTTTCATCGAGAACAATGCGCAGAACTTTTGGAATTGCTGAATGAATTGAAGCGCAGGAGGTTGGAAGATGGCATTCAAGAAGGGCGATAGAGTTAAATTTAAGATTGGCGGCGACCAATGGGCTTATATGCAGGAGATGAAAGTTCAGAAGGTCAACAACGACGGCACTTATGATGTTGTCGGAAAAAATCCGCATTTGAAGCGACAGTATAAAACAGAATATTGCTGTGCCGTACGTGTAAAAGAATATAATTTGGAGCGTGTATTAGATGGCGGAAAACAGAATTAAATTTAACAATCAAGAAACAAGTATGCTTCTATGTGCAATTCAAGAATATATCGACATTATGTTGGAAGGTGAGGAAACTCACGATTACACGCTATATATGCTGGATAACGGTCTTGGCTCAGCCATGAGAAAACTTACGAAAGGGCGTAACGGTAATCGCTTATTTAAAAAGTATCCTTTTCATCGAGAATCGTATCGCTATCCATCGTTTGAGGATTGGAAATTGGCAGGTGGTTCAGATGACAGAGAAAATGACTGAACGCGAGCAGCTTTGTTACGACAAAGGCCGTGCTGACGGCAGGAAAGAATTGGTGCAAAGCATTTGCGATAGTTTAGAAGAAGAATTGTATGACTATGATTCTAAAAACGATTATTGTGCAGGTTTTGATGCCGGCCTAGAAAGAGCGTGGAGGCTCATAAGAGCGGAGGTGCGCGAGTAAGATGGCGGAGAACACATGTGGTGACTGCTTTTGGTTTACCAGGGTAGTCAACATCTATAAATTCAACGAGCATTACTGTAAGCTGCATTACATGCAGGAGGCTCGCCATAAAAAAGAAAAAGCTTGTGTGGATTTTCAGGAGCGTGTTTTGAATGGCGGAAAGTAAATCGGAGGGTTAACAATGGGAAAGTGTGTGAACTGTGAGCATGCGCTGATTGCAAGGAGCAGGGTCGTAGAATCGATAAGCGGAACAGAAAGAGTGGTTTCGGATTGGACTATTGATGGCATAGATTGCACGTGTAATCGAAAGACCAGCATCCATGGCGAAGTAAATTGCTCAGACTACAAGATGACCGAGAAGAATAAAATGGGCGACAAGAAAGCGCCGCATTGGATTAGAAGAGGTTACATTGGAAACGAGCGCACTATCGAGATGTTGGTGTGTTCGGCATGCAGAGCCGAGTTTAGCTTTGACTACGAAACAGGCGTTGGTGCGGAAGATTGGAATTTCTGCCCGAACTGCGGTGCTAAAATGAAACGGGAGGGCTAAAGTTGACAGAGAATAAAATGATTTATTTTTTGGCAGGATACATCTATGCACAAGCCGAACAGCTTGTAAAAGAATTATACCCGACACTATCTGACAAAAAACAATTTCGTGCAGAAGTTGATTGTATGCAAAGGCGACTAATCCGCAGTTTGATTAATGAGAAAAAAGAGGTGATTGCAGAAAATGATTTATATGAGTTATTTTGCTAAGATGCGCAAGATGACGCCGGAACAGCAGGCACGGTGTATGAGCATCGCGCGCTTTACACCTAAAGGTGTCAACATTCCTATCAACACTATGCTGGCACCTGGATGGGAAATCCTTAAGGCTTATAAGGAGGACGGCGACGAAGAAAAGTACACGAAGGCTTACCGGGAATACCTTAAGACCCTCAATGTACATAAAGTCGGCGCCAATATGCAGGGCAAAATTCTCCTGTGCTACGAAAAGCCAGAGACTTTTTGCCATCGTCATATTCTGGCCGAATGGTTAAATGACCACGGATACGAATGTGAAGAGTTAAAATTGTGAAATACACCGGCGAAAGATTTGGAAGGGAAGATTCAAGATGACCGAAGAGAAAGATTTCACAAAAGAAGCGCTGAAAAACATGGGCGCAACGGCTACAGTAGCTTTAATTGTTTTTGCGATATCGGCCTTAATCATCGGGACGCCTGTAGCGGTGGCTGCCGTACTAGGTTTAGACTGTCAGGAAGCTTTTTGCGTAGGTTACCTCCTGTTCATTTTTATCGTGGTCATGTTGCTCTGGTTTATGGCTGAATACGGTGCCGTCGAAAGAAAACATTGCGACCAAGGCGCTTATTGGGAGGAGATTTGATGCAGCTATCTGATACACAAATGATGGCCACTATGGATGTAATCAAAGCATATTATCGGAACATCACGGAAAATCCGAGCGAAAATGCTACGATTTCCACGATGGTTGCTACTACGCTGGCTGTGATTGAATGGAAACGACATATGCCCAAAGAAACTGTGTACTGTTCAGAGTCTCGGAGTATCACATTGGATGATGCCCTTGATAAACTATTGGCAGACATTAAAGAAGCCACCACCAGCCAAGATAAAGTCATAGCGGACGTAGCCCGCAAATGTTTTCGGGGGTTAATGGTTTTATGAGTGCCTTTGGTAGTTACGAAGCTTGTTTGACGGTATGCCAATGTCATGATTGCAGGTTGCGTAATATACTTTGTAATCCGTGCATCTGTTGCGAGGGAATACACGAAAGCGAATTGACCGACGATGACATTGAATGGGGCAGCTGCGGTTATATGATGCGCGGCGAATATTGCGAAATAAGAGAAAAAATGGGAAAGAAAATATAAAAATGTGGAGGTTTTTTGAATGAAGACAGCAGAGCAAATCTTGATGGGGTATTACGAACAGCTCAAAAAGACTAATCCCAATTTTGAGGTAAAAGGGTATTCCCCTTACTACTTTGTTTTTAACCAGGATGTGTTGCATTTTTATTCCACAAAACTTAATAGCGACAAAAAACATGGCTGGACGTTTGGTATCTGGGCTCGCTACGACAAGAGCGGAAACATCACCGGCTGCACGTATTTTGGTGAAGCAAACGAGTTTATGGATAAGTTTAAGCCGAGCCGTACAAATATCTCCACAGACAGCGCGGAGGTATTTCTGAGAAAGGTCGCGGAGCTGGAAAAAGACCCCAAGCAAGGGTTTATTGATGAGTATTTTGCCGATGATGATACAGACGGCGTAGAAGAATACAATGAGTATTTCGCCGAAAAAGAGCAAAAGGAAAAAATAAAGGAAGAAAGCCTTGAGCTCTTAAAAACAGAACTTCCCCGCCTTGCAAAAGAAGCCGGATTGGGACTTCGCGGTATTGCTATCGAGGATAGAAATTGGAGCACCGGATGGTTGGTAAGTCCCCGTTACCGAATCCATGGCTGGGAAAGCAATAAAACGGCCAGGACAGCTACCAGTAGATACTGGCAAGATTTTGAAGATAGAATTCTTACGCCGTACAACAAAAAGCTGGAAAGTTTGGCGGGAGATTTCGTATGGCTTGTTCGTACTGATTTTGAGATTGATACGTACGAGGTCAAGCTTTGGACAAAACAGGAGGATATCTGCCGTCGCGGACGATACATTACGTTCTTCGAACCTCCGATTAAAAAACAAAAACATCCGAGAAAAATCATGATTGCAAAAGCAAAGAAGGGAATGCGGCAATAAAAGTGAGCAATTTAGATACTTCTAGAAGAGAGTTTTGGGACTTTATAGGTGATGCTGTTAAAAAGAATAATAACATTTATTGTAAGAATTGCCCTGCTTATAGTGCATGTAATGCTAGGTGTCATCTTTCGTGTGCAGAAGCTCTTAGGTACTATTACGAACATTTGGGTACTGAGGAAATGTGAGGAGCTGATTTTATGAAATGCATAATTAAAAGCATGCAGTATCAAAAGATAGGAAACCTTATCGATGAATACGCAAAGCCCATTCTTGAAGCTGGCTTCACGTTGGAACGACTTGACGAAGGCGAAAATGCCAAGCTCTTGATTGAACTTGACTCTATGGAAGATTTAAAGAGATTAGCTGATGCTGTAGAACGCAATATCGTCTTTGAGTCACAGCGTTCTTGCAACGGCATCTACCCAATCCTTACTATTTATCTGTAAAGGAGGTGCAACCTATGGCTATTGTGGTCAAAAACAGTGTCGCCTATGCTAATTGGAGACGGATTCTTGCCCGTTATCCGCGACTGATTGCTTGCATGATTGAAGAGTCGCTGGGGTATTTCACACCGCACGCTGCAGCCGAAGCTATCCGGGCGCATAAAACCAACGGCTATTGGGGCTGTGAATGGTACACTCATATAGATTCTTGCAGAAATCCGGGTAAGACATGGGATGATGGCTACAACGACCGAATCAAGCAGATTAACCATGATGTTATTAGCGATGCATTTTCGCGCCGTAAATATTATCGCTCAGAACAGGCACGCCACGTCGTACAACTGAATCTGAACGGAAAAGAATCTGTTGGTGCTGCTTGGTTTTAATGAAGGAGAAAAAATGAAAAAGTTTTTTGCCGCAGTATTGTTAACAACTGCTATTCTTTGCGCCGGATGCGGTGGAGATAAAAAACTGGTTGACGATGGGGATACAACTTTTGTTGACTTGCCTGTAGGAGAAAAATTTGTGAATTTTGCCCACAGTAATGTCAATGGCTATGTTGCTCATCGAAAAAGACGGGCAGGCGAAGAACCTGAGGAGTATGTAATTGATTTGGTTCATCAGGACGGTTTTGGACATAGTGAGCAAATAAGTAAAGTCTTTGTTATTCGCGAGCATTAAGGAAGGAGAATCGAATGTGAAAGTATATGCATTAGTAAGCTGGACACACGATGGCGCATCTCTGCGTGATGTTTTTGATTCAAGAGAAAAGGCTCACAAGGCTTTTTATGAAACCCTCGATAATATGTTCTATTCCGATGAAATAGCAGACGGCGACTTAGTGAATAATATTGCCGAACTTCATTTTTGGGACAATAAAGAACACTGCGAAGCTGAATACGAATTGAAACTTGTCGAAAAAGAACTTAAGTGAGGTTGTTGACATGTCTTTGGATAAAGCCATTGCCCATGGCAAGGAACACCGCAAGCCATATCGCGGCGCCAAAGCCGTAGACCATACTTGCCGCAATCACGGCTCTTGCGAATACTGTAAGAGCAATAGGCTGCACAAATTTAAAAAAGACGAACCGATAGAGGAAGAAAGGTTGATTTCCTTTGAAGACGATTGAGCATATTCAGAACATGGCTCAGCGTATTGCTGCATTAATGGGGGATAAAGAAACATTTACCCTCAAAGAGCTTAACGAGGCAATACAAGACAAGCCTGCAACAACACTACGTGCCAGGGTATATGATAACCTTGGCACTATGTTTCAACGAGTAGGACGTGGTGTGTATACGGTTATCCGTGATAATGGAGCGAATATTATGGCCATTAATGGTGATGGTCGGGATTTGTCTATGATTAAGGATGCGAAAATTGATGCCATTATTACTGACCATCCGTATGAGGATAAGAAAAGTCTTAAGGGAGGCAATCGTAATTTTGCTAATTACGATGTCTTCAAATACACACAGGACGATTTCAACGAAAAGGCTCGCGTGCTAAAAGATGGCGCTTTTCTTGTCGAATTCTTTGCGGAGGAAAACGCCAATAACTATGACTACATTTACCAATGCAAGAAGATGGCGGAGAAAGCCGGCTTCAAATATTATGCTACTGTGCCATGGACGAAAGGAACATTCGTGGCCAACACAGGACGGAAAGCAAAGAATATGGAGCAGGTGGTTATCTTCACGAAAGGCGAACCACGCAGGCTTCGACCTGATAAACAGCGCGGAGGAATTATGCGCGGTGCTGCAGGGATGCTACCAATAGCTTTTGATTATCAGCCCAAGTCTGTCAGAGAAAAGATTCATAAAGCAGAAAAGCCGGTTGAACTCTTAAAGCAAATTATAAGTTATGTCACAAAGCCGGGCGAATATATTTTAGACCAGTTCGCCGGCTCGGGCAATCTTGGTATTGCCGCAAAACAGACTGGACGATCTGCAATGCTCATAGAAAAGAGCAAGGAAATCTATGCGAAGATGCTTGCCAACTTATCATGTGAAATTACAGATAAGGGCGTACAGGCTGTTGCTTAAAAGCTAGTACAGTTGGGGGCAGCCAAATGCTCTGCTCTCAATCATAGTGGTTTTTAGAGAAGAGAAAGGATGAAAAAGATGTATACATACTATCAAAAGGTTGAATCCAACGAGCATTATTTGTATGCTAGTGAAGTAGCAGAATATCTTCAAACAAAGTATGGAATAGTAACGTTATCAGGCCGTCCGGCCATTAAAATGGTTGAAGCAGTTTTGGCCGACAAGGAAGCCGACCAGGAACGGCTGTTCTATATGACGCGAAAAGGCCTCAGGCTTGTTCATCCTGCCGGCAGGCAGTTAATGGAGCTTCCTATAGAAGCATGGACCAGCGGAAAAAAAGAAGACGATTATTATATCGCCTCGGCTAATGGCCGGAACTGGAAATATCGAGTATTGAAGTAAGGTTGCAACAGCAAATGAGTAAGAAAAAACCGATTGACAGTTTCTGGATGAAGCATTATAGTAAGAAAGAGGGCGTAGTATTTAGCAGTAAGCGCCTAAAGTCGTTATTAAGAAGCGGATATTGTGTTGAAACTGTGTCAGAACTCTGGTTCGATAGCGAAGAAGGCCTGGGCTACAACAATTGGGTAGATGAGTACGCCGAAGGCGTTTGGGACATGTCCCAGAAAGAGGTTAATGACATGGCATATTATGTCGTGAGGAAATTCTCCCACCTGTCCAGACGATGCGCCCAGAAAGCTATTCCGCGAGCTTATAAGAAGGAAGAATCCGCCGACACAATTAGCTTTTATCTCTATATGCGAGATAGAGGATATTGTGATTACATGATTTTCCTTACCAAGAAAAGAGGGAATTAACATGCTTTATAAAGTAAGAATCAGCGAGGAACTGGCCCGCACTATCGAAGTTGAGGCTGAAGACGAAAACGAAGCTTACGACAAGGCTTATGATATGTACCGTGATTGTGAAGTCGTCCTGACTTCGGACGATTATGTTGGGGAACCGGATATCCGTGTCGGCAACCCGATGACGTTGGGAGATGCAATATGCGCACTTAACAAGCTTAATTATTCAGTCACTTTCGTGCGCGAAGATGATATTGAGGACAATAATGAGTCCATTCTTGTTGAGTCGCCAGAAGGTTGTGTTAAATTTTTGCCAACGTATGAGTCGCTTATTGCATTTGCAGAAGAGGTGTGAGTAAAAATGCAGATTTACGGAGTAGTGGCAGCAAGGCATGAAGGCCAGGCGAAAGCTATCCTTATGGATTTGGTAAGCGAAGGCATCCTTGACTACTACGAACTGGATGGTAGAGAAGATCTGGACTATGACGAAATTAACAGCAGGTGTGACGCTGTAGTTGACAATGAAGGCTATCTCACTACTGGCGAAGAATACACAGGAGACTTGGCTGACCTGCTGTATAACATGCACGGGCTGCACACTTACAGTTTTGAGGCAGAATGTCTGGGGGTGTAAGTATGTTCGATTGGTTTAAGAAGCGAAATAAAGAAAACCACGAGAAAACGGTTAGTAACCTTATCAAACGAGTAGAAGCGATGGAAACGAAGCATAAGGTGCAGAACGCGCCAGGGATGTTCTTTATCAAGACTCCAGCCGGTACTTTCGCCAATACGCAATTTAAGAGTATTAATAGGAATGGTCAGTATATTGAGCTGAGATTCTATAATATTATGGATTATACATTCAAATCCCAGAAGCCTAAAGAAGTATACAACGCCATCATTAAGGCTTTGGCAGATGCAGCGGCAAAACTTGTACCGTGTACGATTAACGAGGCGCCGACACCCTACGGAATGTTTTCTTATCACGAGAACCCATATCCGGGGCCAACGGGCGAAGACCTTATCGTAGATATCGATGCTATTGTAAAAGAAGTGAGGAGGGAAAAGTGTGTTGGATAGGGCAGAAGCAATTAAAAGGATTCATGAATTTGCCGACTATAATCATTGGGAGATGGTTGATTACCGGCTTTTAGATATCCGGAATGGCGAAGTAAGCTTTGCCACCATCTACACGGATGAGAATGGCTCTCTATGGGGCGCAATCATCATTGACGATAAAGTCGTGGTAAACGGAGGCACCGGTTGTACATCCGCATCGGAATACATCGTCGAATATTTCCGTGAAGAGGTTATGTAAGATGCAAAACGCGGATTATGTCAGAAGTTTGTCCAACGAAGAATTGGCACAATTCGTCAGGAACATAAACCTACTCGGTTGCGGTGCCACATGCGCCTACGCAGAATACTGCAAGCACGATGGCGTAGAAGAAGATTTTTGCCAATTAGGCACTCGGCTATGGGTTGAGCAAAAGTTTGAAGAAGACGTAAAGTGAGGTGAGCCATAATGAAAAGAGCCCGCGACGAGCTGATTGATTACCTGCGTTCATTGTCGAATAAAGAATTGGCAGAAAATGTAAGCATCAAATGTTCGCATTGCCCAGCATGGAAGTATTGTTGCACTCATCCCACGCTGAAAACCTGCGAAACAACGTTGGCAAAATGGATGGATAAATCAGACGAAGACCTTAAAAAGGCTTTAGTATACGACCCGCAGCAAGAATGTGTATCTGGGTAGGAAAGCCTTTAAAAATATTCAAGGAGGTACTACTATGGGTTGGGGCATTTCCGAAAAGGCAAGCGAGAAAGAAAAGCTCAAAGCTGAAATCAACGACTTTTTTAGCGGGCTAAATTCGACTTGCGAAATCGATTACGAAGCATACAGCCAGATTTATGACGCTGTTATGCCAATTATTGATGATATGTATGAACGTAAGCGTCAGGAGGATGAAAATGAGTCAGTTGAATGAAAATACCCTGGCTGAGTTCAAAGGCCAGCTTATCGATACTTTGGAAGATTATCTTACAGAAGAGGGGGTAGCACCTAGCATGCTGCCCAACGAAGACCGTGATGACGAAGATGAGTGCAGCGCCATTATTTACGGTGAACATTACGGTATGTTAGAAGACAGTATCCAGCATGAACTGGATATTTACAATCTGGTCGGCCGCGAAAACCCCATCAGCAACCCCCAGATTATCGCAATGACTGTTAGTCATATTTTTGAAGGCTATCAGGAGCTGATGGATATGATTGACACTTTTAAGTTTAATGACGACGATGAACGCCGGCTGAAACAGGAAATTCGCCAGACATTCGTGAACTGGGAGGTGTTCGCTTGAAGAAAGCGTGGATTATTTTGTTTTACAATTTCCCGGAAACTGGAGAACCTATCCAGATTAGGGGTGTATACGATTCCAAAGAAAAGGCTCGCAAAGGTTTTGAAAAATGCCTTCGCGAAAACTGGAAGCAGCTCACAGAAGACGAAGACGAATGTGATTGGGATTGCCATGGGAACTTTGACGAGTGCGTTAAAAACATGGACTTCGAAAATCACAGTTATCGTTTGAGTGTTGAAGCTTGGAATGTCAACGAAGATTGGAAAGGCTCCATCTTTTGGTGATTATTGAGTTGGGAGGTATTCGTTTGAAGAACATGAAAGTATTTGTCGCATTAATCTTGGTAGCCTTTGCGCTCATGCTCTGCGGTTGTCAACAGGATGCCCGCCGTACGGGCGGCACGTCTACCATCGATGTAGACCCGGGCAAACGCATTATCCCGTACACCGTACAGTGGGATAAAAATGCCAACATCTGGTATCTCACCGAAGATGCTCCGGCCGACTATCAGCCCAAAACCTATGTATTCAAAGAATCATCTAACCTGGGCATGATGGAGGGCGAAGTTATTATTGTTGAGCATAAGGCTGGTGACACGGTAAAGGTCGGTAAACGCGACGTAAATGAAACCGCCGCACAGGCTAAAAAAATTCTGGAGCAGGGGCAGCAGGGTAAGTAATCGGAGGTGCTTGTATGAAAAGGGTAAGAGTTAATTTTAATGTCGTAAAAGAAGGCAGCGTAACCATCGAAGTTGATGACGATTACGATGTATCTGAACTCCGGCGGCAAGCAGAAGATGAGTACAGCGACGGAGATTTGTTCTGCGGCGGCGACATTTTTGAGATTACGGATTACGAAGAAGTAGGTGAATGTTAAAAATGCCAAACGAATCTGTATACAAAAATTACGACGCAGGAAGAACAGAAATTAAACAGATTACACTTGCGTTGCTTCGAGGAGTCACCGGCAGCGATTATGCGGGCGATATTACAGATAGAATTTCCGAAGATGTTATCGAAAATGTATTTACAACTTCAGCAGTAGACGAAAGCCATGATTGTCAGGACTTCAATACAGACGATGTGAGACTTGCAATCGGCCGCGTCCTGCTCGAACGTTTGGAGGTTTTGTCATGAATGTAAAAGAACTGATTGATATTCTAAAGGAATATCCGGACGATATGGAAGTTGTTGCGCGCGTCGCCGTCAAGACCAGCCCTTATCAATATGTAGAAGAACAAGAAGAGACCGGATTTGATGTATGGGAACGAGATGGCAAAATTGCTATTGATGTGGATGGGGTGTATTTTCGTTGATGTTCATTACAACCAGAGACGGTAAGAAAATCCGTCTGAATGAAGAAGATGTAAAGGCGGCCGAAGACAAAAACGGCGGCATCAATTTTATCGGAAAGCCTGTGGCAGTATGCAATGAAGGTGACCGGATGAGAAAAATCTGGATTGTCACCGTGGAACAGGATAAAAAGGCACATAATTACCGCAGCTTCAAAGGCGAAATGGACTTAGAGTTTTTGGCCGAGATAAAATTCGACCATGAGCCGACTCAGGAAGAGCTCTTGTATGTATGCTCGGCTCACGGCGCAGGGCTTTATGAAACCATCGTGCGTGTAGATACCGCTTATGAATGGACAACGGAGTATGACGACTAATGAATAAGTACATTAAGTTAAAGAAAAGATACCCGGCAGAAAAATACACCACCATTGCTGATATTAAATTCTTTATCCGCAAAGCCCCTGAAGAAGCTCATAAGACTCTGTACTGGAAAGATGGAAAGGTAAACCTTATAAACGCTCTTCGTGCCCATAGGCTTGTTGACCGGGGAGATTATTTCCATCGGTCCATTAACAATAAAAGGCTTGAAAAAGGGAAAGACAGACGTCGGAAAGCTTTAAAAGATATCATGCTTGACAAGTGGTGTCTTAGGCCGAATATCCTAAAGGGAGCTCGCTTTAAGAATGGAAAGATTGCCTGTAATAAATGCGGTTCAACGGAATTGAAATATACCATGTATGGTGATGGTTGCGGTTTCGTTGAATATGAATACGAATGTCAGGGATGCGGCAGTACAATTTATCACCTGAAGCGAAGCGGAACGGAGTATAGATTCCTTTAAGTTTAGGATGGAGGGTAGTATGGCAGAAAAAGTTTTAAAATCAATCACGCTTAACTTTGAAAACGTATCCAGTATTAAAATTCCGGCTCGTTACATTGAGGCGTTTAGAGTTGGCGGAATTACGTCAACTATGTTTAAATACCGGAAATGTGACAATGCGCTGCAAGAGCACGAAGTATGTAGCTACTTCTTCGTCGAGATTAATCCAGGGGCTAACAAAAAAGAGTTTTGGCAGCAGGATTATTTCCAAGAAGAAGGTGAACTTCCTTTTGAACGCATCCAAAAACATAAAGATATCTGCAGTGTCACACTCGAACACGAAGGCGGGTTTTACGAAGAAATCTATATGGAATGGGACGGCACGCCGGAAGAGAATAACCGTCAGACAAGTGGCTTTGAAAAAGACGGCCCGTTCTTCATCAAAATTGGCGAGTTTGAATGAGAGTAGGTATGAACGATGACTTTGATTTCGCCCTGGACAGGGTATTTAGTACATGCGACATATTTCATACGTGAAATTATGTTTATGCTTGGTTTTGCCAGCGTTGTTATCCTAGCAAGTACCATTCCATTTTATTGTGCTTGCGAAGAAGAAAATTGGCTTAAACGCAACTTCAAATCGTATGCCATGTGTATGGTTTTTGTTGTGGCGGCGGCGATAGGGACACACTTAGTCATTCCGCCCGCAGAAGTAATGGCCCGCATAGCTATTGTGCACCAATTGCCGGAAGATGCAGATGCAGAGGTGGTGGATGAATTGGTAAGACTGGTTTGCAAGGAATCAGTCAGGTTGTAGGAGAAGTTGTTATGGCGAAAAGTCAACGAGAATTATGGTTGCTTAATTTAGGTGGCGTTTATATTTTTACAAAAGGCACAGAAGAAGAAGTCAGGCAATACCTGGAAAAAATGGTCGAGGATGCAATGGCGGACTATGAAGACTGCTATTGCGATGGTGTCAAAAAATGGGAAGATAAATATCTGTACGCAACGGTGACTTATGAAACCGGCGCCGAAGAGGAACCAACAGCTGAATTTAAGGCTATTCCACTTAGGAAGGTTGCTGCAAAACCTATAGGGGAATTGCTGAAGGCGTGTGAAGAAGAGAAAAAGGAGTGAGTTTATGACACAAGAATCTTTAGCACAGATGTGTGATGTCTATAAGGCATTCTCTAAAGAGTTTTTTAACACTGAGGATATCAGCTTTGTTAAAGGCAATCCCATTATCCACATGGAGGCTGATGTTGACTCCGTCTTGGTAGGAGCTGAGGATACTGAAGCAACGGGCGCCCGAATATACTCAACTGCTGTTAAGACTGGCGCAAACGCAGAAGTCCTTTCAGAAGTCGAAAAGATGATTGATAAAGGGAAGAAATCGGCGGCAATTCGCCACGATTGGCCGGCAGCCTTTCGCAAAGTGAGAAATGGGCGTGACCTTAGTCACGCAATCGGTTGGGGTTTTTATAAAGACGATTTGCGTACATTTATTGAACTCCATAAAGCAAACAAGTTCCGTAAAAAGATTGAAGACGTGCTCGAAGATTGCAACTATCATACTTTCTGCGGATATTTGTCTGAAAAGGATTATGATGGAGCACAAAAGGCGGAAGAGCTATGATGAGATTTGAGGTCGAGTGGCACAAAACATCAAAAGAATTGCCATCACCATGGGTAGATTGTTATCTTGCCGTCCTTGATGACCACAGCGACGACGAATTAATGGTTGTCTTCGGTCACTATGTTCCTCAAAATGATAATTTTGTCAGTGATATGTTTAACATTACATGGAAAAGAGAGCAGGTTAAGTACTGGACGGCGCAGCTCCTTCCATGGGCGGATGAATTGAGGGAAAGCGATGAAATATGAAGTGCATTGGGTAAAGGCGTTTGGAATGTGCATAGGTGAGCCTCATAAGGACGAATATCATGGCACATTCAACAGCCTTGAAGAAGCTCAACAGTCTGTAAGAGACTGGTGGCAGAAAAACGAATATCAGCCGCGATATGTTCGTCAGATGGCCGACGACAAGGGCCGTATCTGGTGGGACTACGGACTTCACTCATCATTCTATGTGTTTAAGGAAGTGGCCAATGAAAAAATCGGATAAGGTGCGGCGCCACCAAGAACGTCATTGGTGGTATCGCCGCTTGAAACAGAGACAAGTACGGTATCAGCAATGATGTATTTGAAGAACGCAACGGCAGATATCTTTATAGTGTAACCTGGTGGCTGTGTGAGTATTTTACGGGGCTGTGAACGATGGCTAAAATTTGCATGACGGAGAGAACTCCGGAAAAGAATTGCAATAAGTGCGAACACTATAAATACGACGTCACTTACGGCGAGAAGTGCTGCTATGCCGAGCCTAACGAATATGGCGAAGTATATTGGGCGCCGGTAAAAGAAAAGCCGAAAAAGAGCTACATCTCTTTTAGTTCGGCTTGTGGCTGACAAAGAAAGGTGAGAATAGAATGATTCTGTACACGGCTGATATGCTCAACAAGGTAGCTGAAGCGATGCCAGAAAATGTAGCTATTCTTGGAGACGAAAAACTGATAAAATTTCTTGAACCATTCGGCGATGTCTATTATGTCACGGACGGTGAGTGGAAACTGCATAAAAAAGGCATCGAACCCACCAAAGAGAATGTGGCAGAAAGGATAAAGCAGAGGTAAAGACATGGCAAACAAAGAGAAATTGATTGAATGCCTGGCAACGCTAACGGAGGAAGAACTCGCTCTGACTATGGCCACAGGCTTAGACTGTAAGCATTGCCCCGTAGCGCAGGAAAATGGGAAAAAGTGCTATGACAAGGTTGTCTGCTTCAAAAACATGATGACCTGGTTTGAGGAGGAAAAAATGGAAGAAACAAAGTACCCGGAACAGATTGAAATTATCTGGACCGTAGATGATGTTCTCGATATGCTGGTAGCCTTTGATAAAAGCAACACAGAAGTACTTTATCGGGATTTAGGCATGACCAGACAGGAAGCCGCCCATGTGTTGCATGAAGTAAAAGCACATCACGATGCCAACCTGGGTGTAGCCTGGGATACACTGCGTTACTGGATAAAAGAGCTGTATGGCGATAAATACAGATATAACGGAGAGGCTTAAATCATGGAGCTAAAGAAGCTAAGCAAATTCTTATCTCTGATTTTGCGCCATAAGCCAGAGACAATAGGCATCACGCTTGACGAGCATGGCTGGGCTAATGTGGAAGAACTGCTGCAAAAAATAAATAAGACAGGCCACAGTATAGACCTTCCCCTGCTGGAGAGAATTGTCGCAGAGAACGACAAACAAAGGTTTTCGTTCAGCGCAGACAGAAAAAAGATAAGAGCCAACCAGGGACATTCGATACATGTGGATGTGGAGCTGAAGCCGGTGAAACCGCCCGCCGTACTATATCACGGTACTGTAGAAAAGAACAGCGCTTCCATTGAGGCAAAAGGACTGATAAAAGGAAATAGGCTGCATGTACATTTATCGGAGAACGTAGAAACCGCGACAAAGGTAGCGGCCAGACGCAAAGGCAAGAATATTATTTACAGGGTGTTTGCTGGTGAGATGTACAGGGATGGTTTCCTGTTCTACCAGTCCGTCAATGGCGTATGGTTAACGGACAGAGTGCCGGCAAAATATTTGTCAAGGTTATGAAAAAGGAGCGTGAATAACTGTGGCGGTTAATGATAAAATCAGAGAAATGGCCCACGAAGAGGCTTTTAAGCATTATTTCTGCAACGTCGGTGAAAGTGATTGGCCGGATGACCCGGACGCATTCATGGATAAAGTTGATCGGGATGAAGAATATGAATGTGGGGCCGATGAACTATCGTACGAAGATGAAAACGGAAAGTGCATGGATATCTGGGCGCCATTTGAGACATACAGTATTAGCGATATGCGAGAGTTAATGGCGGATTTTGAAATAGCCCTGATTAATTTTTACAATGAAGCAAAGAAACATGATAAGGAGTGATTGGTTATGGCACTGAAATGGATTCCTAACGAATTGGTATTAAAGCATAAGGGGGTGTTTATCTATCACATTTACAGACATGACGACCATGAAGGCGGGGTTCGTGAATACTGTTTTGGCCTGGACGAATTCGGCAGCGACGACGGCACGGATGAGGATAGCGGCACATTGTGTTCGATGTGCGGGATTTGCCGTCCTATGATTCCAATTTGGATGTCGAAGATAATCTGCGCAAGGCCATTGATAACGGCGAAATCACGCAGGATTATGTGAAGACGGAGGAATGAGCCATGAAATACGACATCGTTCTCTGCGAATGCATTGGCAATAAAGGTCTTAACAAAGCAATCGTAGCTGAAATGGCTGATATGCTTAATGACGGCGAGTTCTATCCCGTAGAATTTTACGCTGACCATGCTGAAGCGTCAGCTATCGGCTTCATTTCTCGTACAATCGCTGAGAAGCTGCAGTTTGACTACGACGAGCTAAAGGCGCATATCGGCGGCATCCTTGACGAAGACCATGAAATGGTTTACGAAATTGACGGGGTAAAGATTTTTATCGGAGATAATGGAGAAGACGAGGAGGACTAAAAATGGCAACAGATAAACATATGTGGGCCGGTTGCGAATGTCTCGCCCATTTGGATAATGTCAAATGCTGGCAGGAACGATGCGGAGACACCATCGAAAATACGCTCATGGACGCCGTTAAACTCATCTACTCAATGACTTATGGAGTTTCCACTCTTCAGGCAGATGAAGATGAGTTACGGCCCATCGTAAAAGAGGTAATGCCGGTGCTCATCAAGACGATGCGGGATAATGGTGTCCCTGTATGGAATCCGGAGGCAGATAGCTATGAGTTCTAATGTGCCTTTACTGATTGAGCTGCACGAAACAGTCTATGTAAGAGACAAGGAAGATGTCTTAAAAGGCGCATTCATGGCTGACATTTGCCATATCGAGCATATCGAATCGGCGCAGCCAGAATCTTATGTGGGCGATAAGCAGGCATGGATTGACAGGCGTAAAAAGCATGATATCGAGAAATGCTGGGGAGAATACTCGGCTCCTCGCTATTTAGTATGGGTTAACAGTATATAAGTATTAAGAGAAAGGATGGATATCTTGGACATAACAACAGCATCAGAAGAAGTAACTATTTCTCGCAAAAAATTATATTGCTTCGCGAGAATGTATCAAGCTTTGGAGACTACAGGTTCCCCATTTTCTGGCTGTGCATATTGTAAGGTGCACTGCAATGATGGCGACAGTTATAGAAAAATCAAAGATTATTTCAGGAGACTTACGGGCGTTAATCTTAGCATAATATTGCCTCAAGAGGTTAACCTAGACACAGAACAAGACATACTCATTTGAAAGCTTTATGCGATATGGCTAGGAAAAGAATTGTAGATTGGGCATTTTGCTAGACATTCACTAGAAGGATCACATGTAAAGTCCACTATGTTCGAAACTTTCCAGCGGTCGTGGCGAATTTTTTCTTCGCCTTTAATTTCCATGAAAGAGTCAGACACATACATACGAGATATACGATGTCGTTGGTTTGTTATAGGACAGATTCCCTCACGTGCTTTGATATTATTCATTACAAGTCTCTCCCTTATATATCTAAATTCAATTTTCCGCAGCCCAGATAAATCATAGTCTTGAAATACTCATCGTTACGGAATCCGCGGGCACGGCGCTTTATATTCTGGATAATGCTATTCATGCCTTCCAAAATAGCGTTGGTGTAGCGATAGTCAAAGTAATTGAGTATTTCCTGTCAGTGATTTTTTAGCAGTTTAGCAAAGTTTTTCATGGGGGTAAGTCGCGAACGTGTGAGCCAATTGTACAGCTGGTTAAGACGCTCTTCAGCGGTGGTGCGGTTAAAAGATGTCTCGTAAATATCCTGCAGGGTAACGCGCATAGCGTAGGCTCTAGCCGTTTTCAGGCGCTTGTGCATTAGCGACTCCTTGCGCTCAAGCTGTTTATCGGTGAGATTCGCATCATTCTTGAGCCAGAGCCATTTGCTCTTGTTAAGCAGGTGCTTATACCAAGGACCTTGCCTGACTTCATCGCGGCGAACCTCGTCCAGAGCTTCATTGATATGCTTGATGACATGGAATTTATCGATGACAGTGCTGCTGTTGACGAAGTGCTCGTTAATGCCTTTCTTGAAGCCCAAGGACATATCGCAGGTGACGATTTTGATATTGCCCGGAATGCCTTTATGTTCCTTGAAGTCTTTTACGAACCGATCTACGGTGGCAGAATCTTTGCCGTTAGTAACAAAGATAACCTTGCGTTGGGCCAAGTCAACAACTACGGTGACATACTTGTGACCTTTCTTGCTGGTCTCGTCGATGCCGATAGCATTGACTTCGGAGTAATCTTCACGGGCGCGGGCCTCATCGACATAATGCTTGATGAACCGCCAGAGGCGGGTGTCATGCTCATCTACCATATTGGCAATAGTGGCGACAGGCAGGTGCTTAGCCAGCTCCACAACCCAGCCTTCGAAGAGTAGGGTAAAACCAGAACCTTCTCTAGCCCAAGGGACGCTGACGGTTTTTACACCATGTTCGCCGCACTTAATCCGTGGTAGGTCAGCATGGATATAGGTCTTGTATTGAAAGAAATTAAGGTGGCGCCAGGTTCTAGGCGTCGTGTCGTAGGCAGTAGTTTCAGCTTCGCATTCGGGGCAAGCAAACTTACTGCCTCTGGGAAAGGAGAGCTCTATATGAAGTTCCATAGTTCCGGATGAGTCCGGCTTGAACTCCACCTTGGATATAGACCAAGGTTCCGGCAGGTTCAAAGCTGCCGCAAATAAGTCAGTTGTATTCATGATAAGTAAGATAACGCCTTTCTGTCTTATAATCTCATGGATATAATTCTATAAGATTTTTGGGTGGGCTTCAAGCCCTTACCCACAGTAAACAGCGAAAGGCCAAGTTAGGTTCTGGTCAATGGAAAAAACAACGTGTACGAGTTGCTCGTGTTCACGAAAAAATTACAAACACGAGGAATGATTTTCAGCACAAATTATCTTATCACTTGGTTAATGAAAATTCCCTCGTTGCCGTTGAAAAATTAAACGTCAAGGGCATGGTAAAGAATAAAAAATTAGCTAAGGCAATAAGTGACGTTGCATGGGGAATGTTCTTCGAAAAACTGGACTATAAAACCAAAGAGCGTGGCGGGAAATTGGTAAAAATTCCAACGTTCTATCCGTCCAGCCAAACATGCCATGTCTGCGGATTTCAGAATCCAATCGTCAAAGATTTAAGCGTTCGAGACTGGGTTTGCCCGCACTGCGGAGAATCCCTCGACCGTGACCGAAACGCGGCAATCAACATCTTAAAAAAGGCGCTTTCGATGAAAACGAAAGTTGCCTAAATCACATAAAATCAGTACCGTGGGTCACACGGGAACTGGCCCTCAACGGGGCGAACGCCTTTGGAGAGCGCGTAAGACGGGCCTGACTAAGGTCAGGGCGCTGCGCTCGATGAATCAGGAATCCGCCACCTCTTTAAGTGGCGGAGTGTTCAAGAAATCAGCAATTTCTGACCCAACGTATCCACATACACTCGATGAGCACATCGAAGCAGCTCGTAAATGGTTGGCTGCGCCGATAAAACATGACGGAAAAATGATAAAAGAAATTTGTGCAAGAATGGAGGAGCATAAATGACCGAAGAACAGATGAAGAAGCGGCTTTATGAGCTTTATCAGCTTGACTGGATGATGTCTCATGGATACAGCCTGAGAGACGTCATTAAGGGCATGGACAACCATGAGGCTGTAGACCACGACAGCCATATCCTTGATAGCGAAGTTGGCATGCGCGCAGACATTGAAGGCATCTTTGCAGAGTGGGAAGGCGACGTAGGGGTCCCCGGCGGCTGCATTTATGTTTGTTTTGATGAGTTCTGCGGCGCGGAGCTTACCATGCCGGATTACATCCAGGGACTTCTGGATGTAGCTGATGATGATGAGCTGACAGAAGCCTACAAGAAATGGCTCAAAGAAAACGGAAGCGAGGTACAGGTATGAGAAAAGTGGACGAATATCTGCTTGAAGCAGATTACTTGGAAACACCACGCAATGTGGAAATTTGCGACATTTAAGTGGAAACGTACATCGGAAGCATTGCCTGGGCTGTATCCCGACAAAAATGTTTTGTTCTATGGCCCGAAGTTTGGGGTAGCGCACGGGAGATATGAGCAGGGCGCATTTTATGTAAACGGTTCATCAATACATATCTCATTGGAGTTTGTAACTTGGTGGGCATATGAGCCGGAACATCCGAGAGAAACAGTGGATGCCTGGGAAGTCCTGATTGATTACGGCCGAGGCTGGGAAGTAGAATGCATAAAAGAGGATGAAGCGGAGGCTAAACGTTTCCTGAAATTTTCTGAGAAAGATGCGCCGCAATGGCCGCATAAACTTCGCCATTGTTGTATCTTCCGAGATGAGTAAAAAAGGAGCGATGATAACCATGGAAGTTAATGATAAAATCAGAGAAATGGCCTGTAAAGAGGCATTTAAGCATTATTTCTGCAATGTTGGCGACAGTGATTGGCCGGATGACCCTGACGCATTCATGGACAAAGTTGAATCCCAGAGTGAAGAGGATGAATGTGAGGCCGCCGAACTGTCGTACGAAGACGAAAACGGAAAGTGTATGGATATCTGGGCGCCATTTGCGCAGTATAGCATTGTCGATGTGCAAGGGTTAATGGCGGATTTTGAAACAGCTCTGATTAATTTCTACGAAGAAGCAAAGAAACTCGATACGGAGGAATAAACATGAAATACGATATTGTTCTCTGCGAGTGTGTTGGCAATAAAAGTCTTAACAAAGCAATCGTAGCTGAAATGGCTGATATGCTTAATGACGGCGAGTTCTATCCCGTAGAATTTTACGCTGACCATGCTGAAGCGTCAGCTATCGGCTTCATTTCTCGTACAATCGCTGAGAAGCTGCAGTTTGACTACGACGAGCTAAAGGCGCATATCGGCGGCATCCTTGACGAAGACCATGAAATGGTTTACGAAATTGACGGGGTAAAGATTTTTATCGGAGATAACGAAGGGGGCAAGGAGAAGTGAGATGGCAAAGAATAAATGGATTGTCGACGGACATCATTATACGTGTCCAGCTTGTAAGAAAACGATGGCCATCGTAATGAACGAGAGCGATGAGGGTTTTGAGTTTTGTCCGTTTTGCGGCAAAAGAATATCAGGTCAGATGGCAGAAAATGGGTTACTTCCATGTACCTGTGGTGGAGAAGCATATATCCAAACCGCAATAAGCCTAGATGATTTATATTCAGGTCACGTTATTATTGCGTGTGCATCATGTGGCGCGTCGGTTTTTGGGCAAACGATAGAGCAGGCAACAGCACGATGGAACAGGAGGGATTGAAAATGGCGACGGATAAACATATGTGGGATGACTACGAAGGCCGCTGTCTCTTACAAGTGAAAGAAGTGGAGGAATGACCCATGGCTATTAAATGCCCTAATTGCGGTAGTACCAATATGGTGCTTGTCGCACAAACTGATGCGCATTTCAAAGTAGATGAGGATGGTCTGATGGGCGACGCCATTCTGGATAAAGAAGGCGTTGATTGCATTAACGAAACCGTGGAGCTGGCCAGCGCCAAAGATGGCGATATTGAATTCAAGTGCCGGTCCTGCCGCAGCAGTTTTGCGGCCAAAACCACTGACCACGAATTTACCTTTGAGGTTGGAGAAGAGTTGTAGAAGAAGGAGCGATACACGATGGCAAATTATGATTGTTGCACTCGTACAAATTATTTCCACGTAACGGACAAAGACAAGTATATGGACCTGTTCGAAAATCATATCGCAGCAGAAGACAAACTGCTGGATTTCAGCAAATTGAGCGAAGATGGCACGTGGGTCTATGGCTTTGGCTGTTATGGTTCGATTGACGGATATGTGGAAAACAAGCACGATGAAGATGAAGATGCCGATTTTGACAAGATGATTGGGGAAATTCAGAAGCTTCTGCCGGACGGCGAGTGCTTTGTACTTGTTCAGTCAGGACATGAAAATCTTCGTTTCGTAGATGGCGGCGCCGTCTATGTCACCAATGAAGTAATCCGTTATCATGGCCTGATGGACTGGATTGCGCAGCAAGCAAAAGAATGCGGCACAGATAACTGGACCCCTACATATTAACAAGTTGGAGGGGAAAGCTATGATTTCAAAATAAGGAGTGATAAAATAATATATGAGAATACCACTTTTTTTCTTATCACCTGAAATAACTCCAGATGAAAATAAGCCTATTCTGGTTTATCAGGAAGCGATTGAGAAAGTAAACCGTTTCGCCGTGGGATACTACAAAGACGGAGAGTATCATACCAATACAGGCGAAGCCCTGATTGCAAAAAGTCGCATTTTGGGCTGGTCGTACCTGTTGGAACCGAACATGAAGCGTGATGAGTTGAAGGAGGAATAACCAATGAATGGATATTTGTTAATCGAATATGGCCGCAATGAAAACAGCTACGATGTGTATTTCCATCGTAAGGACGCTGAAAGAGCATTCATTGAAAAGGCAAAGGATTATGCCAAGAGCATCGGTGACTCCGAAGTTCTGGCCAACGATGAAGATGATATGGAAGAGCTGGCAGCGGGCGGCATCTATTCGCCCAACGGCGAAGTAGTGCTCGAAATTACTTCCTGCAATATTATCGGCGAAATTTTCTATCCGCAGGGGAAATAATCATGGCTACAATAAGAACTTGGATTATCAGCGCGCATAATTCAGTAGAATATGGCACGCATATATATCGTAAATTTGGCGACGAATACGATATCAAAAAGCAACTGGTCAAAATGGTAAAAGAGGCCAGCAAAGACCACGAATACACTTTCGACAAAAATTCGAGCACTACCCATGTGGCAGACTTTGAAGAGGATACAGACGATTATATCATGGCCGTCGCGCAGTTCGAGAATTTTCATGTCGATTTCACGGCTATTCCCTTGGATTACATTAAAGACGTAGCGGAGGACTAAATTGTGTTTACGATGACAAAAGAATATATCAATAGCTTTGCAAAACCCACCCATGATGATATTTGTGATTATCAGGATATGCCCACGAAGGCGGTTAAACACGAAAACGGAAAATGGTATGCAATTTGGCCCAAACGCAATGGCATGATGGTGCGGAATGAAAATAACAATTATTTTGCTTTGGCGGAAATTACTCCGGATGCAAAGTATATTGCCCCTGTTGGTAAAGCGGTATTGAACGACGATACCATCGTAGAGATAAAAGACTTGCATGAGTTCAGAAACTTCCGTATGAAAGATAGACGCCAGATTTTCGTTAGTGTAGATGAGGAAGGATGGTTCCGGTTTACAAAAGACCATATCATCTATACAATGTATCCTGAATGTAAATGAGGTAAACTACATTTATGGAAACAGAAAGGATATTTACACATAAATGGTATGGCCATGACGGTATAGAAGGCCGTTATACCAAAACAGGAAAATGGCTGTACTATAACGATAATGGCCGGTATATTTCGGCGCCGGAAGATTACGTCGTTGAAAACCTTTACCGCGATTTCTGCGATGAGAATAAAAGCTGCTTAGGATTGGCTACCGATAGCCGATTCGAGAAAGACTATATTCCTAGCCACAAAGAAGATATCATCGGCTATATCCGTTTGTTGGATGAGCAGGATAAAAGAATCGCGGCGCAGAAAATGGCAGAAGAGGAGTGTTGTTGAAATGAACCGATACTGGATTAATTATCTGATGCTTTCGGGCGGCAATGTATGCAATATCCCCTGTACGGACAGTCTGGATTGGAAAGAAGTGACCAAGGCTGTTAACAAGATAAGGCAAAGAGAAGATGCGGTAGCTGTATTTGTTTATAACGATGAGCACAAACCGGTACATCACGAAATCCTTGTTGATTTCTGCGGCCAAAAAATGCCCTATAAACCATTTGTTATGGCTGAGCCGGGCAGCGACAAGATCGTAGTTCAGTGCACGCAGACATATGTTGAAAACGATAATGAATATTGGACTAAGGGTCATTGTTATGAAGCCGAATACCTTAGCGACGAAGAATATACATATGCCATTGAAACAAACTTCGGCAGCGTAAGGAAAATTAGAACGCGCTATACGTTGGAAAACTTCGATGAGTATTTCAAAATTGTGGAGGGATAAAAATGTTTGCTGATAATATTGTCTGGGACATTGACCTGGAAGAAGGCGAAACTTATGAAGCCGCCCGCGCTGAACTGGGACTCCCAAAACGAGTAGAGCTTCCCAAATGGTTGTGGCCGGAAGGCAAAGACGCCATTGAAAGCTGTCTGCCATGCTATGATGATGATATTACGGATTGGCTTAGCGACGAATATGGGTTTTGCGTTGTAGAGTTTACGCTGTCTTAACAAAAGAAAGGAGATAGTGTTAAGTAACTAAAAACATACTCAAATATGTAAAAGTGTGTAGCAATATATGCTAAAGACTCAATAAAAACCGATTGAGTTAGTTCGTGCTGACTTTACAGCAGTCGGAATGGCTGGAAATAAACCAGAGGCGGTTGAAACAGTCCGTCTAACTACGGGATAGCACCCTGATGGTAGCCGTTGGACAGTGGTAAATGCGAGAACCAAGCAAGGCTGGCGAGCCAATACGCAAAAATAAAAATATTATGAAAGGAGAAAGCTACTAGATGTAATCGGCAGAATGTCATAAACAAGATACTGTCGATATGTACCGATGGCTAGTCGGGAATTTACGCCTTTGGAGTGTACTAGAACTTGCGATTAGCTTGTTTGTAAAAACGGCGAAAGCATACACGATGAACAAGGAACTACAAATCGTGAGATTGTAGCGAAACATCTTGATGTAGACACTTTTGTCTATGTTTTAAGTAGCAGACAATGATGCAGAATAAAATTCAATTAACAGCTACTTTGGAGTACAACGCCAGAACTGCCTTATTCGGAGACGTAAAGGAGTATATCCATTCGGATATAGCAGACCTTCTTTTTGCCGACACCAGTGACAGTCTTGAACTCGGCACCAAAATGAAAGAAGCGGGCTACGAGAAACTAGCCGATGCCTGGGAAAAAGGTAAAATCAATAAAAAAGATGTTGGATGCTGCATCTATATTTATTCAGACCAAACGACGGCACAATATGTTGGCGCTAACAGCGTCATCGTATTTTCTGTTACGTATGTATTGGACCTGAAAGAGCTGGAAGAATTGGCAGATATACGCCAGCGCCAGAAAATGTATCCGTATAATAATACAGCAGAACGTTTCGAAGAGCTGCTGAAAAAAGTGGTTGGCTATACAGCCAGAGGAAATACTAAGGACCGGCTGAAAGAGTTAACACGCATGGGATTTGAGGAACCGGATTTGCGTTACTTTGGTTTCAAAGACCAGGATTTGGACGAGTTTTACAAAAGCGCAGAAGATGAACAGTCCATCACCGACGACGCCAAATGTTTTGACCCAACGCTCGAAGACCTGAATCTGTCTGTTCGCGCATACACCTGTTTGAAAAGAAACGGAATAGAAACGGTGTTCGACATTATCAGGCTTAAGCCAGAAGGGCTCCGCAATGTCAGAAACCTGGGGCGCAAGGCGTATATGGAAGTAGTAAACGCCATTCGCAATGAAACCGGCGCAAAATTGCTGAATTGGGAGCTAAAAGACGACGAGCCAGTTGATTAAAAGAAGGGCGGTAGAACCGAAATGAAGGCATATGATATCAAATGGGCCGTAACAGACTACGAAATCTTCTGCAAGCTGAGCGAGATGGATGATGAAGTCGCCGCAGAAAAACTGGAAATGTATCCGTACACTTACAGTCATATGTCGGATGAAGAACGCGAAAGCATGGTATACAGCTATCTCCGTCATCAGCATAACAGTTGCCGCGCCGGCTTAATAGACCTTCCGTCAGAAGTGGAACTCGAAGAAGGCATTTTTGGCAACCTTCATAAAGAAGATATAATCGATTGGCTGCAGCAGCAGTATGGCTATTATGTCGAAGACTGTAAGATTGAAAGGTGAAGAGACATGACAAATAAAGACTTTGTAATGCATAAGATTTCGAGCCAAAATAAAGAAGACCTTTCCAAGTTAAGTGATGAAGATTTTGCAAAAACCTATTGTAAAATGAAGTTTTGCTCGGAATGTCAGATTCCTTCTCCAGAGAGTGAGTGTAAACGATGGCCATCATGTTTGTCAACGATGATTGAATGGCTGAACTTAAAACCATTGGTGAAGAATTAAGGTGATAAAAATGTTTGCTGATAGCATTATCTGGGACATTGATTTAGAAAAGAGCGAAACTTATAAGTCTGCCTGTGCCGAGTTGAAGCTTCCTAAGCGTGTGGAGCTCCCTAAAAGATTCTGGCCGGAAAACGGCGACCCAATTAAAGCCATCGCAGACTGGCTCAGTGATGAATACGGTTACCGCGTTAAGAAGCTTGTCGTACGTTAGGAAGGAGGTTAAAATAGCTTTAATATGTGGTTTCATGTAACGAACACATATCTGGGAGATAGCCCTATTTTACAGCCAAGCCTTCCCAAGAATGGCGATTGGAAAATCATTCGGGAAGAAGGCAATATCCCGAGAATTTGCGTATCACATTCTATATATAATTGCCTGCTTGCAATTCATGGTACAGAATATCTAAAGTCCAATAACTTGGAGTTTACGGAGAATCCTTGCGTGTACTTCACCGAAGAAACTCCTTATCTGCCACCATGTTGCAGTGACTTTCGATTGAATGGAGAAATGTGGTTTATCAAGAAAACTCAATTCTTCTATCTGGGCAGGATAGATATGAATTATTTATTCACTCATGGAATAATTAGACCGACCACCGAAAAAAGTTTGATTCTACCAGCAAAAGCAAAAACGATACGAAAAGTAAAGACAAAATTTATTTCAGAGATGATAAAAGGAATGGGCTGTTAGAAGACGGAGGAATGTATGAAAAAAATAGCTATTAACAAATGTCCTATGTGCGGCGGATGGGTTACGCTTAAAACCAATGTAGATGTAACTTACTCGTTGCACGAAGATGACGGTGAGCTTCTTACGGAAGCAACAGACATCGCCGATAAAGTGTATAAGAACACGCCGATTGAAGCAACCTGTGATGATTGCGACCGGATTCTGGACGTTATCAGGGTAGATGCTGAAAAGCAGGAATTTACGTTTAGGGCGGAGGAGTGATAAATCATGGTTAAATTCGACTTTGAAAAGAAAACAATGAAAATCAAAACTGCCCATGGCCTATTGGTTGTAACAGCTTTTGACAACCCAGATTATCCGGGTGTTAATGTGGACTTTAAGCTGGCTGGCCATGAATATGAAGGACCCGTACCCATTACCCTGATTGAAGATGTGCCGGAAGAAAATGCAACATCTGAAACAAACGGCCAGGCAGTAGTTGTTCGCACGTACGGCAACTGCAATATCGACGAGTATACCGATAGGGTAGATATTCCCATCGAAGATATCAAGAAATCTTATGAGGAGGAGTGAGACGGCATGCAGAAAGAGCTTAATATCACAATTAAGTGCGACGGCAAAACCGTAACAGCAGAAATTCTGGAACCGGAATCCGGCGATTCTGTTACCGTCGAAGAACCTTACGCACCAGACGAACGTAATCCGGATTGGCGCGAAAGAATAAGTAACGAGATATATTCCTGGGTAGAATCAGAAATGGAGAAAGATGATGAGTAACTGGACGCATGTAGCAGGTATTATCCGTGTTGATGGTTTGCGTATCGGCGCAGACGCTGAACCAGATTGGGACAGCATCTTGGGAAAGGAACTTCGCTACGGAGATGTGTTTGAAAGGTGGGTAGAAGCTGAAGACCACCCTGAGCATTTCATGCCTCTTGGCAGCGAAGGCTCGTTGGTTAAAACTATTTGGGTAAACCCAAACGAGAGTTGCGTCGCAGCCTATACCGTGAGTATCTTCGGTGACCTACGTGACCACGATGACCCGGATGCTATCATTGAATGGTTTAAGAGCAAGTGCAGCGAAATGTATGTAAGGCAGGCTACTATTACAGTTAAGAATGAATGGAATGGCATGAAAACATGGGCCATCGATGATGAGGGGGAAGAGTAATGGGTGCATATCCTATGTATGTATTTGCGGAAGTTAATGATTTTGAGGAGAATGGGTATAACGGCGGCCCGGACGAATATGAACTGGCCGGTTCTCCTGATTTTGCTCCGTTCGGAGATTATGTAAGCCATATCGAAGACGTGAAAACATTAGAACAGCGAATCGAGGCTGCCGAGGAAGTCGCAAAATACATCGGCGATTTTGTAAGCGTTGAAAACGGTACTTTAGTATTCCGCAAAAAAGATGCTGCAGCATACGCTAAGAGAAAAATGGCGAAGATTCAAGAAGTTCTTGATTCGACTAGCCCCACAGAATTCCTCGCCATGGGTGCATATCGTTTGAAAGAAGCTGTTAATAGCACCCGCATATCAGCTTATCCCACACAAAGTTGCGGAGATTATGCTGATGGATTTATCCAGTCAATGGATTATTTTGTCCGCGAGGTATTTTGTAATCTCAAGGAAGATGAAGAGGCGCGCTTTGTTATTCCGCAGGTATATTATATCCATAGTTAAGAAGGGGTGAAGCATATGGAGTTAACTTTAGCCAAAAAAATGGCACTGTACGATTATTGGTGCTCTCATCCCGGCCACAGTGTAGCCATACAGAATACCTTTGAAATTCTTGGCGGCAACTGGAAGGAATTTGAAGATTACATCAAAATGCGCGATAACTTCAACTGGCACTCCAAGGCCAAAGACATCTGCGACAAAGACTTCTTCATCGTTCGAGGTGATACTATTGTATGGCGCGGGTATTTTTACAATACCGATGGATGGCGAGAACTTACATATGGTGGGTTCAAGACAACCATACATGATTTTATCCATAAGTATGATAGAAGTCCTGTGAACGCATACGAAGCGGAAGGTATAGATTGCGCCCAGCGTATTGGCGAAATAGAAGATGGTGAAATCGAAGATGAAGTGGCTTCTTGGTTGTTTGGAGAAACAACTTCAGTAGTTCCGATAAAAACCAGTGATATTGTCGAAGGCATGCCGGATGGAGATTATATCTTTATCGACAGGCCGTGGGAGGAGAATGGCAACAAGAAGTGAACAGCTATACGGTATCATGGTTGGATAGCCACGGAAAAAAATATGAATCTACGGTGCAGGCAACGAATTCAACCCAAGCTGAACGTGCAGTCTGGGGAGAAGAAAAAAAGTGCCTGCTTATCGTGAGAACCATCCGAATAGATTAATTTCAGGGAACCAATAAACAGTAAGTAACAACCATTTTAAAAATCTTACTAACAAACTATTGCTTTTTCTAACGTAAAGTAGTACAATGAAACATGTCAGTAAGAAAAGCGCCAATAGTATACATAGGGTAATACTCTGTTTATTGGCTCACGAAAATAATCTATCTGGAGGAAACAAGCGATGATATCTATCAACCTTTATGGTGGCCCGGGTATCGGCAAGTCCACGCTTGCTGCAGACCTGTACGCGGAACTGAAACGCAGAGGAATTCGCGCGGAACTTGTCGGGGAATTTGCAAAAGAGCTTACTTACGAGTTTGCTTATAACATTATGGCTGACCAACATTATCTTTTTGCTGTACAGGCCCACCGCATGTGGCGACTGGAGCAGTCAGGCGTAGAAGTAGCCGTATGTGACAGCCCGTTACTTTTGAATCTTGCGTATGACCGGGAACCAAACAATGGTTCTTTTGTTCCATATGTCATCGACACCTATAAGAAATACACGAATTTCGATTATGTACTGGAGCGCAATGAACAGTACTGGGATAAGGATAAGCGCAACGGTGATGTTAGTGACGCTGTTCAGATGGATAGCAAGATTGATGCAATCCTTTTGGACATCTGGCATGATTTTCCCAAGAAAATCAATCCGGAGCTTGTGCCGGCGGTTAATGACATTTGCGACCGCGTAGAGGATTGGTTGGAAGAAAATAAGGTTTTCCCCATCCCGAAGAAAGTAAATAAGCAGTTTAAAGACGAGCCGTGGAAAGTTGTGCATCCATGAGCAAAGAAGTAGAATATATCTGCTCATTGCCGCAACTGCAGGAACTTGCAGACTTCTGGATTACACAGCTTCATCTGGAGGCCTGGGATATTCGCGTAATGTTCGGCAGCAAAGATGATTTGCTTGATGATGACGGAGGAATTGCCGATGGCATTTCTCTCCAGATATACAGTGTCGAAAAAGCTGTTATTAAGGTACTCACCCAAGAGTCACACCGGAAAGATGTTGAAACCGAAGAGTGGCCATTCAAACAGGATATGGAAGTTACACTTGTTCATGAGCTTCTACATCTTGCATGGGAGCCGTTCCGTCCTAAGATAGATGGTTCTACAGAGTACCTTATGTGGCATACCCAGCTGGACAGAACTGCAAAACTGCTCGTGGAGTTAAAAAGGCATGGAGAAAAAAACGATGAAAAATAACACGAACGAATTGATTCAGGTCGATATCACAAAGGAAGTTGGCGGTGAGACCGTAAAAATCCCCGTAATCTTGTCGGATTGGTCAGACCTTGTCAATAACGCTGAAAGAATTGCAAACCTTGGCAGGTTAAGAGAAAAAGAAATTCTTGGCGGCCAGGGTGTTGCAAAAGAAAACTTCCTGAAGGATGCCAGTCACTACATAGTATCTATGCAGAAAATTGTTAACGGTAAAAAATACGGCATGAAGTGCATGGTGCTTTCTCCGGAAAATTTTTCAATTAGTCCTAAGGAAGCTGTAATGTGGCAGGCTGAAAAAATATACGACGCCATCGAAAAGAGTACCGGAGAAGTTAAGGCAGCTTAATAGCGATTCCTAAAACCCTTATACGACAGGAGTGAGAGAAAATCAATCGGTATGGAGAAATATACTTCCTTGGTTACTGCAACTGCAAGTGCTTCTATTGTATCGGCAAAGAAGCAAGCGCAACAACAAAGGAAGAACAAATAACAATGGCTACGCCGCCACAGGAGTTTCGGAATTTCGATAAATTTCTTGAACTCCTGGCGGAAAAGGAAATTACGACGGTATATCTGTCCAGTATAAAGACAGACCCGTTACTGTATAAGTATCTCAATGAAATCACTGACATACTTATCGAGCGGGGAATTTCGGTCGGTATCCGTACAAACGGGTATCTCTTTTGGGATAATATCAATGTGTTCCGCAAATTGAATGCAGAAATCTCCTTTTCCGTTCAGGCATTGAGCAGGGTAAAGAATAAGTCCATTTGCGGACGCGAGGATATTCCGGACTGGCAGGGCATTATTGATTGGCTGCGGGCGGAACATAAAACCTGCAGATTCACCATGGTGCTCAATCGCTATAACGGCGGGGAGCTTGGTAAACTCTTGGACTTGTGCGCGGAAAACGCAGATGTTGTGGATTATGTGCAGGCGCGCATTTTGTATAAAGAATTTGGCGATGTAAACCCTGCCGACAAGCATGCTTTTGTAGATGCACAGTGGCTTGTCGAAAAGCTATGTGGGGAGCCGTATGCGTATTACGGAAACGCCCCAAGCTATTGGTGGAAGTACCATAACCGTAAAATATCGGTATCGTTCTGGAGCAAGCCTTTTGAAAAGGACACTATAGATTCGGTAAATTATTTTGTAACAGGCCAGATTACGACAGCCTGCAAGATAATTCCCGGAAAAGAGCAGCACGTAGAAGAAATTGCGGCTTAACAGTTAGAAAGAGGAATAAACATGAAGCATTTTATTGGCATTAAAGAAGTAGACGCAAAACCCATGACCCGAGGCGAATACAATAAGTATCGCGGCTGGCAGATTCCTGCCGATGAAAACCCGGCGGATGAAGGTTATCTTGTAAAGTACAGCGACGATTATGAGTCCTGGAGTCCAAAGGAAGCCTTTGACAAGGCTTATTCTGAATACAATGGCACGGGCCTTTTGTCAACGGTAGATGATATGCGCAGCCCGGATTATAAAAAGCGCTTTCTTGCGGAATATATGCAGCTTGAACTTCGCTTAAATAGCCTGCGCCGCATGCTGGATGAATATGCTGCCGGCGAACTTAAGTTTACACCGAGCTGCAGCTACGACCTCCTGCATAAGCAGTATGTCCATATGTGCGATTATCTGGACGATCTTGACCTTCGCGCAGTACACGAAGGTATCGATATTCATCATTATATTGCAGAGGAGTAAAGTATGATGAATATTGAAAAATTGCAAATACTGCTAAGCCATAAGCGCCGTCTGGAAGATGATATCCGTCGTTGGACAAACCTCCTTGAGACGATTGATACAGTTAAAGAGATTTCCGTTCAATATCCCAGTATGACTGTGTATATTAGCAAAAACAAACCCTATTTGTGCAACGGAATAACCGACGGCATTGTTCTGGAAAGCATGAAGCGGACATTCGCCTTAGAGCTTAAGGGGAAAATCAGCGAGACCATGGGCAAGTGCAGCCGTGTTAGCAAGATTATCAAGGACGCCGAGGCGGCATTGATGACGGTAGAAGACCCAGATGATGCAGAAAAAGCTAGTTAATAACAAGAAAGGAAGATGCAAAAATGACAGGTTTGTTTAATGGCATTATTGTTGAAGCCAATTTTGCCTACAATGAAGATGAAGTCGAAAAATACATCCAGGACGTTGTTAAAAACGCCGACTGCGCTGAAACAGATATTAAGCGTATTAAACTTACTTTGGATGGCGATGACGTCACCGTTGAGTACACCAAGCGAAACGCGCCGTTCGAACGCATTCGTCGCATAACTGGTTACCTGACAGGGACAGTTGACCGCTGGGGAAATGCAAAACGTGCGGAATTGCGCGATAGACTGGCGAATGCCTAATATGTATACGATATATGTAATAAGGCATAAAGTCTCAAAGCAGCGTTTCTATGTAGGGCAAACATCTCGAAGACTAACAACGAGATTGCGAGAACATAGGTGTAAAACCCATACTAGCGCTGCTTTGAAAGCAATTCAATCTTATGGCGAAGACAACATAGAAATAGTTGCTATTGACCACGCCAATCGAAAAACAGAAGCTCTAGTACGGGATACAGCAGGAATAGCAGATACCGTTAACACCTGGAGGATACGGGCATGACAGAACAGGAAGTAAAAGACGCACTAATCGAATCAGGTTTTGAAGATACCGTTTTGTATACGAACCCGAGCTATTCTAAGGCATTCGTCGGAGTTTCCTCCGACGGAATTGCCATATACGACAGAGAAACCATGATTCAATGTCTCGTAGAAGAAGGCATGGATGAAATGGATGCACTGGAACGGGTAGAATATAACTGTATTGGCGCAAAAGGCCATGGGCTGCCCATTGTAATAGATGTCATTAATCCCGCCTTTGGCGGAATTGGTATATAATTTTTTAGAAAAAGGGGAGATTTTTTAATGATGAAAGTAACGCTTTTAGCGCATACGCCGGAACCTGAGAAGATGGTTGCGGCAGCCGCCCGCTTGTGCTATTCTAATGCACAGGACGTGGAAACATTGTTGGCCGGCCTTGCGAATGAAAAGGTGGACAAGTTCCTGGAAAAGCTTGGAGAAATGGTGAATCACGGTACTCCTTATGAGCATCCGGTATTTACGTTTGCCATTGAGGGGGTGAGTCGTGCACTTACACACCAGCTCGTACGCCACAGGATAGCCAGCTTCGATCAACAGAGCCAAAGGTATACGAATTCGGAGGGCTTTGGTTATGTGATTCCGCCATCCATTATGGCAAATGACGAACTGCGCATTAAAATGCGTGGCATTTGCGGTGAAATCAATAAGTTCCTGCATGACTGTGAAAATGCAGGCATTCCAAAAGAAGATGCCCGCTTCCTGCTGCCGAATGCAACAGAATCGCGTTTGCTCTGCACAATGAATGCTCGCAGCTTGGCGCATTTTTTCAGTCTCAGATGTTGTGCACGTGCGCAATGGGAGATTCGCCAGTTGGCCAATGAAATGTTTAAGTTGGCCAAAGAAGCCGCACCGCGTCTCTTTGTTGACGCTGCTGCTTGCGACCAGTTAGGCTATTGCCCGGAAGGCCATATGAGCTGTGGGAAAAAGCCGACACTCGAAGAACTGAAAAAGGCATACACCTTGATGAAGTTTGATGCAGCGATGGCCAAGAAGATGACAGGTGGAAAATAAAATGTGCGCGCCGGTTCGAGATTTGTTTGGGTTTGACGGAAAAGTCTACGCGATTGCAGACGGGTATCCGTTCAAAGTCGACAATATAGAAAAGATGATTTCAAAATACCTCACTGAGCCGCAGATTACCACAAGCGGCATTCAAATTCAAAGGGTATTTGGGCTTATCGATAAAAAGGTTATCTTGAAAAAGATTCTGTATACGTCGACGAATAACGCAAAAGTTCCCGTTTTGAGTTATCGAGGCTTGTTAAAGAATATCAAAGTTGTCCCTACACCTGTGTGGAACAAGGCAGAAATTTGGACATTCTCCAAAAGTGGCCCGCACAAGAAGGAAGAAGTGAGGATAAATTACTGGGAATATGCTTTCCCTGAAAAATATGGGGTAAAAGCAGATGGTAAGGTACTCATTTCCACCAGGAACCAGGATAGCGGGAAAAACGAACGTTATGTTCTCACCTTCGAAGATGCAGAACTCGTGAAGACTGATTTATGGCTTCCAGGCGGTGACCTGCAGGGATTGATTGACATGACGTGTTTCGATTATTATTCCGGCAAAGGTTTTCAAGCGCTCTACGATGAAGGTTTCACAGAAGACGAAATTGAAGACCGCAGCAGCGCAATGCTTACCCCAAAAGAATGGGACAAGCAAATGAAAGAGAGTTTCGCTAAAAGGGCGGAACAGAGCAAAGGTTAAGGAAACCGCCCGATATGGGCGGTTTTTGTTATGGAAGAAGCAGTGGCTTAATCTTAATAACAAAATAGGGTTGACTATTTATCTTTCTTACAGTATAATTGACTTATCGCATCGGAAAGATGTAAGTAAGACAAAGAGGTGGCAAAATGCTTCCTAATATCGAAGTTTTGAAGGGGCATGTAACAGAGGTACATGGTTCGCCCAATTCAGGCAAGACGAAAGCACTGCTGTCATATATAAGGGAGCTGCAAACGCGACAAGAAGCACTTGCATACTTTATTGATGCAGCGAGTAAATTGGGTACGGCGGCAACAAAGGAGAAAAATATCTGGTTCTCCTTTAATATTAATAGCAGTGATGAACTAGCCTTAATGGATATCGCCTGTAAGTATTTGGACATTGTCGTTATTGATGACGCAACATATATCCACGGTGATTTGTGGCGTTTCATGAGCAATCTTAAACGGGTTGCTCAAAATAGAAATGTCGCCATTGTGGTGATTAACCAAAAGCGTTTTGTCCTTAATCACAAAACAGGCAATTATGAATACCGTCCATACCGTTTCAATGTCATGCGCAGGTATTGTACATACGCATGGGATGTGGATACGGATGAATGGATGGAGCTTAATCCTCCTAATACGACAAGCCACTTCGACGATTTTACAAAGCTCTTACTAAAGGGCGCGTAAAGACAACTAAATACCAAAAAATCTTAAGAAAGCGGTGTGGATTTTGAAAATCGACTTAAATCCCTTAGTTCCGAAGCCTTCCAAGTTTGCAATCGAGCAGCGCAAATTACGCGAAATGCTCAAGATTAAGAAGGTTGCCCAGCGCTACGACGCCAACGGCGAAAAGCACTACACTATCAAAGACAATGAAGTGCGTTATAAGAAAAGTGCTCCCAAGGCATTAAAACATGACCGCATGGAAGGTCCGTTCGCTGTAATCGTTTATAAGACCGGCAGCGATGTGCGTTCCCAGTCCAAGTATGTATACCAGGGAACAATCATTGTTGAGGAAGGCGAAACGGCATTGGTTTATCGCGACTCTCTTGATGATGGATACACAGAAGCATTATTTACCGACGATACAACGCTTTTGATGGACATCCGTAACAAGAAGGCCGGAGAAAAGTTTGCTGTACAGATTGACGGCGAACCGACCCTTGCGGCGTGTGGCAAGGAAAATATTATGGGCTGTTTTGATTTTCTGAACAGTGACGAACCCGGGATGCCCAACAAAATTGCTATCGAAAAGCATGTACAGGATGAAGCTGTACGGTTGGGAATCCCCGTCGAGAATGTATACGCAGTTGTACAGCTCGACATCTAAGAGAAGTGTTAATCGTGTGGCCGGTTAAATGCCGGCCTAAGAAAGAAGGACGAGAATGACTACGAGAACGATTAAAAAGGTATCTGCAGGAATTGCACTGATGAGTATTGTGGCGGGCGGCGCGTATACATATCACGCTGGCCTTGAAGCGAAAGCAGAGGCAGCGGTAATTGCTTCGCAGGCTAAAGAGGAAGCGGATGTATATACGGCATCAGTACAGGAATATCGCAGGCAGATTGGCGACTTGCAGAACCAGAATTCAAATCTGCAAAATGAAAATGCCCAGCTTAAAAATCAGGTGGAGGTACTCCGCCGAGAAGTAGAACGGGGATACTCAGGCGACTTTGAAGTAGAGGTAACAGCATACACTCTATCGGAAAGCGACTGTGGTAAAGGCGCGAGTCACCCCGGTTACGGAAGAACTGCCAATGGAACAAATCTTGCAGGCCATACACTGGAATCGGCAAGAGCTATCGCGGTAGACCCGCGGGTAATTCCGTTAGGCTCCAAAGTAAGAATCAACTTCAAAGATGAGGAAATGCGTCAGTATAACGGTGTTTACACAGCAGTAGATACCGGCGGCGCCATCAAAGGCAATATCATTGACTTGTTTGCCGGAGAAGGCGCAGACAGTTTGGCTAATCATATCGGAAGACGCACAGCAAAAGTAACAATCCTGTCCTAAAGAGGTAAGGTGCAATAAATGTTCGACGTATTTAAAATTGACAAGGCAGATGCAGAAAACTGCCCAAAGACAGAGTATGTTCAGGGAAAAGAAACTGTAGAAAAGCTTATCGATTGGGATACCTTTTCTGAGGCAATTGACGCCAATACCTGTGGAGAATCCACGGTTGTTCTTGGATATTGGCGTAAGGTAGCGGAAGAAGTAGACATCCAGACATTTGAAAAACTGTATGTCCTTAATACAAAAACCGCTCAGAAAATGCTTATTCAGGACTTATCCAAAAAGAAAGGGTATTCACTCTTGATTTTTTATACGGATAAAGACCTGGAAGGCAATCCAATCGAGAACGAGGCTGACCGCATCAAAGGCTGCATCAAGATAGACGGATGCATTACGGAAATTGCAAATGACGGCACGAGAAAAAGCGCTAAGCTTCGCAATGCCATTAGCGTGGAACTTGCTATACAGATTTCCAAATCCCTCCGCCTTTTCTCTTTATCCTTCCTCCCCGGCGTTACTCCGCCGAAGAAGCGAACGAAAAAGAATAAGGAAAACGAAGAAGAATGAGGCCGTTGGGCTCTTCGAGCCCTTCGCACCCCTTCGGGGTGCATTGTCTTGTTTTTCTTGCGCCTTTGGCGCGCTTTATCTTCATCCCACCTTTTCTTGGTGGGCTATTATCAACTCAAAATTCATCAATAAAGGGGGCAATAATTTTGGTATTAATCAAAGTAAAAGAAAAACTATACGATAATCGAATCGTGCGTATTGACACGGACATTAACAGCGCTATGGCTGCAGAGGTATGTAGTGAACTTCAGGCGCTCGATGATGAAGGCAGAAAGCCAATCATGCTGTATATTAACAGCCCGGGTGGTGAAATCGGCGCAGGCCTCTCCATTATCGACACGATGAACAGCCTGAAAAGCATGGTATTTACCATCAATACGCATATGTGCGCAAGCATGGGTGCAGCAATTCTTTCCTGCGGAGCTAAGCGCATGGCACTTCCGCATTCCCGCGTGATGATTCATCAGGCATCAAGCGGTGCGCAGGGCAATATTCAGGACATGCTTATCTCCCTGCGGGAAACGGAGCGTCTTAATGACGAGCTGGCAAAGATGATTGCAGAAAACTGCGGAAAGACCGTAGAAGAGTATAAGGAAGATACCTTCCGCGACCGCTGGATGACGGCAGAGGAAGCACTCGAATACGGCATTATCGACGAAATCGTCGGCAATAAGAAGCGTAAAATCTGGACCCCGAATACTGAAAAATCGGTAGCTTAAAGGAGGTGAAACGAAAAATGATTAAATGTAGTTCTTGCGGCAAAGAGATACCGGACGAGGAATTGGAAAATGAAATGATGTTCCATGACCCCGAAACAGGCACGGCTCTTTGCTTTTCTTGTGCACAGAAGATGTTGGCCATGGCAGCGTCAAAACAGCGTTATGAAAATAACGGCATGAGTAATTTGGAGGCCGAACAGATTAAGGCAAACAGATTACAGGTACAGAAAGATATCGCCAGCCGTCTTTTCGAGGTGATGTCCAACGAATCTCCTGCAAAGATTAAGGCCCATCTTGACAAGTACATTATTGGCCAGGACGGAGCAAAGAAGATTCTTTCCGTGGCTGTTTATAACCACTACAAACGCCTTGCGTTCTTTGAAGCGCAGAAGTACAAGGAGTTGAAAACCGGTCAGAAGGCAGAAGGGCTCACCCAGCTTGATAAGAGTAACATTCTTATGGTCGGACCGACCGGCGTTGGTAAAACGGCAATATTAAAAGCGATTGCACTTTATCTTGGCGTTCCTTTTACCGTAATCGATACCAGTACGTTAACCCAGTCCGGATACGTTGGTTCCGACCCGGAAACCTGTGTCCGCCAGTTGTGGGAGGAAGCAGGGAAAGACCGCGAAAAGACTGAGCGGGGAATTATTTTCCTTGACGAATTCGATAAGATTGCCCGCAAGTCTGGCACAAATCGCTCCACATCTGCTGACCCCGGACACGAAGGCGTACAGCAGGCCCTGCTGAAAATCGTAGAAGGTACAAAAGTACACTTCACGCAGGGTAACCGTAAGCATCCTGACGCCCCGACTATCGAAGTAGATACCACAAACATCCTGTTTGTGTGTGGTGGCGCATTTGAAGGAATCGATAAGATTATTTCCAAACGGATTGAGACCGATAATGGCTTTGGCTATACGCACAAAGACGAACTTGGTCTTGATGAGCTCAACGATGAAGCAGATCGCTTCAACCGCCTTATCGAAGAAGTTACGCCGGATGACATGAAGGAATATGGTATCATTCCGGAAATGCTTGGCCGACTTCCTATTATGTGTAAACTGCACCAGTTGAAGGAAGATGACTTGGTTCGTATCCTTACCGAACCGAAGAACGCCATTGTAAAGCAATTTGCCGTATTATTCGATATGGATGGCTGCAAACTCAGACCTGACCGTGAAGCTCTGCGAGAGATTGCACGAAGAGCAATTAAGACCGGTACAGGTGCGCGTTCGCTTCGTACGATTATCGAGGGGATTCTGCTGGATACCATGTATGACCTGCCGCAAATCAGCGAGCAGGCCAATGAAGGAACCAAGCCGATTCTTCGTCTTACCGAAGAAGCCGTAAAAACAAAGAAGCTGTCTGTAGAATATGTACATGCAACAGCAGCATAAAAAAGAAAGGGGAATATTTATGAACAACAATGAAGCAATTCAGATTCTGCTTGACGATGCAGGGAATGCCCTGAGCAAGATTACCGACCCGTACCAGCATGCACGGTTGGCTCTGGAACTTGCCAAAACGATTCATGCAACCGGCGTAACGTTGACGGAATTCGTCGCCAACGCAGCGGAAAAGTCGAAAAAGACGCAGGAAGCAAAAGCCAAAGAAACCGTAGAGCTGAAAGGCAAGCCTGTAAGCCAGAAAGAGGCACAGGCCATCAACGAAATGCTTTCCGTTCCCAACAAGGCTGAAAAGGAAGCTGCAGCCACGCTTAAGGATGGCACGGCTATCCCGGCAAATGCTCCTGTTCCGTCAGTAGCGGATTTGCAGAGCAGCCCGGCTCTTGTAAACATGAATCCTCGTGCACAGGTTCCGTCCGCAGCACCTGCTCCGGCTCCTGCACCTGCAGCACCGCCGAAGAAAGAAATCGACATCAAATCCGATGAATGGAAAAACAAGCACCTTACCTCGGACGAAGTCGATAACACCTGGACTGAGGCTATGAAGGCGAATATCGAAATGATGAAGGCAGCACGTCTGCTGAAAAAGGTATGCGTAGACGGCGTTGCGTCTGGCAATATTGACGCAAAATGGCTCGATACCCGCATCTCCGAAGCAAGCGACGGCATGTTTACGTCCCACAACGACCGTAACATCTACAATCCGCCTGTTGTGCGCATGATTTCTGCGTACATCGCAGGCAAGGTAAATGAATTGTTCCGTAAAGCCGCTTAATCATAAGCAAAAGGCTTTGGATATATAAGAGTTAACTATGTAGCCGTATGAATAAACGGCAGAAAGAAAAAGAGGTATTTAACATGGCAGATATGAACAAAGTATTACTTTCCGGCACGGTTCCCTATTTTGACGATGCAGAGAAACGTTACAAGATGTTCAACGAGGGCGACGAGAAAAAGGTTCACGGAATGATGAAGCTCAACGTTCAGGGCATCCAGAAGGACGAACAGGGCAGACCGAAGTCCGACATCTTTGACGTAACGATTTGGGGCAAGCGCGCCGAAGCATTGAAGAAGTTCAACATTAAGGGCAAAGGCCTGATTTTCGAAGGCCGTCTGACCCCGTCCCGTAAACGCGATGATGGCACCTGGACTGGCATGGGCTTTACGGCATACGACTTCTATCTCCAGCGTACGGCGGATGACCGTGTTGACAGTGCAGCAGCTCCCAGCGCAGCACCGAGTGCAGCTCCTGGCATTCCTGCACCGGCAGCACCGCAGGTGACTTTCCAGGCAGCACCGGCTGCCGCTGCCCCGGCTGCTCCTGCTGCCGCAGTTGGCAGCGAAGATTGGCCGTTCTAATCATTGTCTGTCTTGACAATGAGCCCCCTTGTGGGGCTTGCAGAGAGGACAAGTATTTATCCTCTGTGTCAGCCCCACAAGTATGGGAGTGAAAGAAGGTGAGGAGAAGAAATGAGAAACCAGAATTATCCTGATATTCCTATGGTGTCGATTGATGGACGCCCGTGGTTTATGGCAACGGCAGTTTGTGATGAAATCGGATACCGAAACCCATCGGATGTAATCCGAAAATACATTGCAAAAGAAGAGGTTCGCAGGATTCCTACAAAAACTGGACGGCCGGGCAATACCCAGCGCTTGTTTATCAGCGAAAAAGGACTAAGCAACCTGTTACTTCATGCCAGCAAAAAGGAGAAGGCAAAACAGTTCAAAAACTGGTTAACCAATGTTGTATTGCCGACTTATCAGTACAATAAAGGAACATCTTCTGCGTTGGCTGTAACAAATAATGCTCCAGCAATTCATCAGGATGAAAAATACCAACGAGCCCTTACGATTATCCGCAATGAGGTTCTGGCGGTAAGACAAGAGCAGGAACGCTCACGCCAGGAACGACAGGAAGTAATGGCTCTTTTGCGTCAAGTGAACAGTTACTTCCAGTTATCTCCGCTCAACTGGAGGGAAGCGGCAAATAAGGCGGTAAGAGAGGTTGCCCGCAAGAAGAATACAAAAGACTTTAGTAGTCTTTATTATGAAATGTATTCTGAATTTGAGCGTGATACTGGAGTGAGACTGGCTATACGCTATGCTCACTTAAAGAAGAAAAATCCAAAGGCCAGTGTTCTGGATGTTATTGCGGCTGATAAAAAGCTGGTTAAGGGGTTTATTCCCGTTGTAGGGGCATTTGCAATGCGTTATGGTATTGCATTAAACATAAGTAACAATACAGAAAAGGTGGCTTAAGCAAAAATGGCAGTAACAAATTTGAACAGCCAGACAACCATTAAGGTTAACAATTTCCCTGATTCGGTCAGAGAAAATCCCGATGTATATATCTCGGGCGCATATCCCCAGCTTGCCTGCTTCTCCGAGATTTTGGCAAACTCGGTTGATGAAGCAAAAGCAGGATTCTGTGATACAATCAATGTCGCATATGATATGCGCAACAATGTTATCCGTGTACAGGATAACGGCCGTGGCATTCCTGTTGCTCCGTGCGATGACCCTTCGCATGAAGGGTACTCCCAGATGGAAGTAGCTTTGACGGTGCTTTCGGCGGGCGGTAAAAATAAATTCTAATGAACGGTGTTAATGCGAACATCGCTTGGTAATTCGTGCGTAGATAAAAATAAACAAAAAAAGGTAAGGTCTACGCATGGCAAATAAATATATTCAGGAAAAAATTCAAGAAGCAGTAAAGTGTTTTAATACTGACAAAGACATTCTCATAAAGGATTGTGCAGAAAGATACGGAATTAAGGCAGCGACTTTAACTAAACACTTGCATGCAGCAGGCGTTTACGAATTAAGGACAAATAAAAAGCACAAAAAAGATGGAGAAGAGTTTGTTAATTTCTATTTGAAAAATAAGAATGAACTGTCGCCCATAAAATGTGCAAAAATCTTTGGCCTATCTAAGACAACTGCATACAAGTATCTAAAAGAGCACAATGTAAATTTGGATAAGACAGATGAATGGGAAAAGGAACGCGAAAAAGCTCGCGCTGCCATTCCGGAATATGAGGCCAATGAGTTAATGTCCGTGAGAGAATGTGCGGAAAAATATAATGTAACTCCGCATGTGCTTAATAAGGTGTTAAAACAGGCAGGAGTAAAGTTACATGAAAATGTTCTCGTCAAAACAAAAATGGGGACGAGCTACGTTGGCGGGGTAAAGACCTACAAATATGAGCCGCATACACTTAATGAGTCATTCTTCAAAGCAATTGATACTGAAGAAAAAGCATATTGGTTAGGATTCATTACAGCTGATGGCTCTGTATTTATGCATGGCGATTCTAGTGTTTTAGCTATTGCATTAGCAATTAGGGATTACGACCAGCTTCATAGACTCAAAAAGGCTCTTTCTGCTACACATCCTATATATGAAAGAAAACAACACTTATCGACACTAGATAAAAGATATGAAATATGTGGCTTACATATGGTGTTGCACGGAATGGAACATGATCTGATGTCCCATAATGTATTTCCCAACAAACAAACCAACGAAAAGCCATCAAGCAATATTCCAGACGAGTATGTCAAAGCATATATCCGCGGCTTTTTTGATGGTGATGGATGGGTATCACGTTATACTCGAAATACAGAAGGATATAGACGAAGATGGGAAATTGGCATCGGCTCCTCTCTTGAAATGGTCAAATATATCAGGGAGAAAGTTCTGCAAGAAGTCGGTATGACTTTTGATGCCCCATATTCAAACGGCGCAATCTTTAATATAACAACTGTCGATAAAACAAAAATATATAAGATTTTAAAGTGGCTTTATGGAGATACTGAATATTATTTACCAAGAAAGTATGAAAAAGCATTAGAATTTTGCCGTCTACATTCAACAGTCATGGAAGAATGTAGATAATTAAAGCGGAATTAAGCGGGGAAGCGGAGGCATCCGTAATCCGAACCGAAGGCTAAGAGTAAAGTCTTAGTCAGGGGCAGAGCGTAGGAACTGAAACTCGTTTGAGAATATAATGTTCCCAAGAGTCCGCTTCGTGTCATGACTTTATATTGCATGAATAGGTACGCCGAGCTATGTCGTAATGGCATAGAAGTCAGGATAAAAAGCCTGACGATAACATACTGAAATTTTCCGGCGACAATGGCTACAAAGAGGATACGGGCGGTAAGAACGGTGAACAGGCAGCATAACCCCATGCCGTTCTAAAATCTTTTTAACTGCGGGAACGAAAAAATGGCCTCTTGGCGGAGGCTCTAATCCCTAAGAGCTCTTAGCTACCAAGTCATGCTGGTGACAGACATGATGGCCGGAGTAATTAGCCGGGTACGGTAAAAAGGCAAGAGATAAGTATGGGCAACCACGCAGCCAAGTTACTTTTACTTACATACCTCCAAAGGAAGGAGGAAAACGTGACAGCAAAATTAGAATGTGTACGGAAAACGGGAAAAGGTTTTCAGACATGTGTTGATAGTAAACAATACAACTACACAATCAGTAAATATGGAACTATTGCAGAGAAAATTGCTAAACAGTCTCTCGAGAAGAGAAAGAAACTGCAAAACTATATTATCGAAAAAGAAGACCATGCGGAAATGCTTGTATGGAGCGCAAAGCTACAGAAAGAATGCAAGGTTTTGTTTGATAAAGACAAGATTGAAGAAGTACAACAAGCAAAATGGTTTATAGAGATACCGACAAATTCAAGAACATACTATGCCGCATCGGATAAGTATGGGAAGCTTCACAGATTTTTGTTAGGGCTTAAGAAAGAAGATGTCGAGAAAGTTGTCGATCACATTAACAGGAATGGCCTTGATGACCAACTTAGTAATTTGCGAGTTGTAACGACTTCGATAAACAAGCGCAATTCTGCGCCAAGAAAAACTAATAAGTTTGGGTGCAATGGAATCTCAAAAGAGATTGGCAGAAATGGTGCGGAATATATCCGGGCATCATGGATGGAAAATGACGGAAAGGTTCACTCCAAAAAATTTTCCACCAAGAAATATCCAAACGCATTAGAGCTTGCTATTGCAGTAAGAAAACAAAAAGAATCCGAATTAGGATATGTAAGTTAAAGTAAAAGGTTCAACGACTATCCCCATTGGGGTGTGGATTCGACCGCACCAACAGGAGTAGGGCCCGAGCGGGTGGGTGAAAACCCCTTAAATCAAAATGGAAGGCGTGATGATAGGACTAGCCATCCTTGAACGAAGATATAGTCTGAACTTCTGGTGAGAGCCAGAGATGCTTTTAAAAGCTGCGGAGAGTAGCGAACTCCGTGAACATAATGATGGGTTCATCTGTAGTGAACGCTTTGTCCGATTTGTTCGTCTCGGAAGTACGTGCAATGGGCAAAGTCTATCGTGTGTCTTTCGAAAAGGGCCTCTATAAAGAGCGCCAGAAAGTCGTGGGAACCTGCGGTGAAAATGAGCATGGTACAACCATCACCTACAAGTTGGATGCGACCATGTTTGATGATATTGTAGTTAATCCGATAAGCCTTATGGAAATGTGCCAGCAGATGGCATTCCTTAACAATGAGCTTAAGGTTAACGTGGCAATTATCAACCCGGAAGGGAAGGTAGCAAAAAAGAGTTTCTGTTATACAGATGGCCTGAAGGCATATCTCGAACAGCTCCTTAAGGGCAAGGAGCTTGCGGTAGAAACCAAAATCCATTTGAATAAAACCGTGCCGGCGAAAGATTTGCCGCGTGATTTGTCGTTTGATATCTCCTTTGGGTATACAACCAGGGAAGATCAGTCTCTTAAGAGCTTTGTAAATTCTATCGACACCGAAGATGGCGGCACACATGTTCAGGGCTTTACTCAGGGCATCTGCGATGCTATCCGTAAGTACGGTATCGAAAAGAAAAAAATCAAAGAAAAGAAAGACTTTGAGTTAAACGATACGAATCGTGGCATTGTTGGTATTATTGCGGTGCGCTATAAAAAGCCCACTTTTGACCGGCAGTCCAAAACCAAGTTGGATATGCCTAAGGTAAGAACCATTATCGCAAATGCCTTGCAGGATGTGTTCTATGATTATCTTGAGCAGAATCCCAAAGAAGCCGAGGTCATTCTGGAGAAAGCATTGCTGTACCGCAAGATGCGTATTAAGGCGAAAGAGGCCAGAGAGCGTGTTAAAAACGGCAAGGCGGCTAATCCTAAACTCAAAACGCTTGGTAAATTAGTGATTTGCCATACAAAAGACCCAAGCAAAGCTGAGCTTTGGGCAGTTGAAGGAGATTCGGCCGCAGGGTCTGCAAAAGAGGGGCGCGATCCGGAGACGCAGGCAATACTTCCAATCTTTGGTAAGGTAAAGAATGCAGTTAAAGATGGCATGAGTACAAAAGAAGTCCTCGATAATGACAAGCTTGGCGTCTTCTATGCCGCGCTGGGTTGTGGTATCGATGATGAATTTGATGAGTCCAAGCTCAACTACGACCAGATTATGTTGTTTGCCGATGCAGATAGTGATGGTGGACATATTATCATCCTGCATATTGGCCATATCTGGAGACATGCACCGCTACTGATTATTCATGGGCATGTATATATCCCGCAACCGCCATTGTTCAGAGCGGTTAAGAAGGGCCAAAAGGACCGTTGGTTCTATACCACTGCAGAATTGAATGCTGTTCGTGATGAACTTAATGGTTGGACGATTTCTCGATTTAAGGGGCTGGGCGAAATGAGTGCCGAACAGCTGTGGGAAACGAGCATGAATCCTGAAACGCGAATTCTTCGCCGTGTAACGGTAGAAGATGCCGTGGTTGCAGAGCAGATGCTCGAAACATGCCTTGGAGCAAACGTAGCACCCCGTAAGGAAATGATTATGGCAACCACGTTTGCCGCATAATTCAAAAAGAGGGAGTCAAAGTAGTACAAATGAGTGAAAATAACAGAATTGTTGATGTTCGTGCGGAAGAACTTGTTCAATCTTTGTACCTTACTTACGCGGAAGAGGTTATCCTCTCCCGCGCTTTGGCTAAGGTGCAGGACGGATTAAAACCGTCACAACGATATACGCTCTATTCTATGTATGAGATGGGGCTTAAAAACTCAGCGGTGCCCAAGAAATGTGCCCGCGTAGTCGGTGATGTAATTGGTAAATACAATCCTCATGGTGACCAGAGCGCCTATGACGCATTAGTTGGCCTTGCGGAACCCTGGACCAAAAGATATCCGATGATTACGTTTCAGGGCAATTGTGGCTCCATAGATGGAGACCCACCCGCTGCAATGAGATATACGGAATGCAAGCTCTCCAAAATTGGTGAATCCATGCTGGAAGGGCTTGACAAGAATGCGGTGGATATGGTTCCGAACTTTGATGGGCACGAAAAAGAACCAAAAAACCTGCCCGGAATTTTCCCGTATGCTCTCTGCTGTGGAACAACCGGTATCGCAACCGGTATGGCGTCGTCCATGGCGCCTCATTACGCCGGCGATATTTTTGCAGCAATCAAACATGTGCTTGGTTGCGTAGTTAAGGGCGAGCAGCCAAAATTAGACGATGTTATTAACATCGTGAAAGCACCGGACTTTCCGACAGGAGGTGTAATTGTTAATCCGGAAGAAGCCCGTAAGGCTTACCGAACAGGTAAGGGGAGTATTCGTATTCGCGGCAAGTACGAAATCAAGGAATCCGGAGGGCGCACAACCATCATATTCACCGAAATCCCATACGGTATCAACAAAAAATCTTTGGTTGAAGACCTTGGGAAAAAGGTGTATAATGAAGAGGCTGACAAAGTGTTTAAGGATAATGTGGCAGACGTAGTCGATAGGTCCGAAAAAGGGAAAATCGCAATCTGTATCGAATTGAAGAAAAACGGTAATCCCGACATCGTCCTTAATAACATTTTTAAGCAGACAAAAATGGAAAGTACTTTTTCCATTAATTCGGTTATGCTGGTGGACGGCCGCCCGGTTGAAGGGTTGTCTCTGCTACAGATAATCGAGCTATACATTAAAAGCCAGCTCCAGTCTAAAGTGCGGGTTATCCGTTTTGATATGGAACAGCATGCAAAGCGTTTAGAGCTTGTGCAGGGGTATATCAATGCCAATTCTCGAATTGATGAAGTGATTAAGGTTATTCGTGGTTCTAAGGACCGTGAGGAAACCATCACCAATCTTATGTCGAAATTTGACTTTACCGAAGCGCAGGCAAAGGGTCTTTATGCTCGCCAGCTTGGTTCTTTGAATTCATTTGATGTGAACGCATTGATTGAGGAGGCAGAAGAACTGAAGAAGAAAATCTTGGCCGGCAAACACCTTCTCAGCAATAAGGTCGCACTGATACAGGACTTTGTTCAGGATATTGACAACTATATTGCCAGAGGTTATTTCAAAGGCGACGCAAGACGCACAGAAATTGCACAGCTGTGCAATGAGGTGAATGACCGTGACCTTATCGAGGACGAGAACATTGTAATGTTCTACACGCACAACGGTATGGTCAAGGCAATCCGTTCCAAGGATTACGGCCAGCAGAGCCGCGGTGGTAAAGGCAATGGGATTAAGCTCCGCGAAGATGATTTTGTCGAAGAAGTTCTCTATATGAGCAACAAGGACGATATTGTTATCGTTACGGATAAGGGCAAGGCCTACACGGTTCCTGCATACCACATCCCCATTGTCTCTAAGGCAGCTATGGGCAAGTACCTTAATAACTATGTCACCTTTGAGGATGGCGAAAAGGTTGTAAAAGTATTTGCGATTGCACATGGCGATACAACCCATCAGCTTCTTATGGTTACGAAGAATGGGCTTGCAAAACGTATCAGTCTGGAGAATATGACTATCCGCAAGAACGGATTAAAGGTCATTACGCTCAATGATGATGACGGCCTTGCAAGTGTCATTTTGACAACCGGCGAAGGAAGTGTAGTTCTGGTTTCTCGAAACGGCTTTGCTGTTCATACGGGGATGGAGAATATTCCGCTTACCAGCCGTACGGCCAAGGGGAATATCGCTATGCGGTTTAAGACGGAAGATGATTATATAATCTCTGCCGTATCCACAGCAAGCGACGATACCCTGCTTGTCGTATCGGATAAGGGGCTCTGTAAGCGCTGCAGTATGACGGACATTCCGCAGAAGAAAGGGCGCGGTGGTAAGGGTATTACAATCTACAAACCGACGCCAAAGAGCGGACATGCCATGGCTGTTGTAAAAGCGGATGAGGATGAAACCTTATTTGTTGTTACGACAAATGACATGATTATCCGCACGCCGGTCAAGGATATCAGCACCCAGAGCCGTAGCGGACACGGAGTAAAGGCAATTAACTTGGCAGATGGTGCAGAAATTGCATCCATCACCCTGGCTCCGTCCGAGGAAGCTGAAACCATCGAAGAATCGGCAGCTTAAGAGGTGAAAAATGGTGTATTCCAATGATTTAGAACAGATACGCTCTGGCCTTATCAATTACATCGGGACAATCCAATCGGTTGTCCCGTTTGAAGGCCGGGCAAAAAATCAGATTGTTGCAAGTATACTGGTTGATGAAACGTTGAATGTCGCAAAAACAGAGGCGGGTAGCCATTACTGCGACCCATATGTTCTGGTTCCGATGTTTAAGGGAATTATCGGTGTACTCAAGCAACAACAGCAGGTTCTCCAGCAAGCTGGTGGAGAAAAAAATAGGCAGCGGATCGTAAGATACGAGGCCATGATTGAAGAGTTCGAAGAACTCATAAAGGAAAACTTGCCAAAAACAAAGGGGTGATTTGTTTTGGCTTATCGCAGGTTTGTAATAAAAGAAGATACTTCCAAGAGAAACATGCAAACTCGTGAATTTAAACGTTCCGTTTTGGCAACCTGGATTTATCTCTGTGGCGAATTGAAGCCAGGATACTGCGTGGACTTAACCTTCCCTGAGTATGAAAAACAGCGAGTGTTGTTTAGCCTTCGAGAGAATAGCTGGGTGCATGTAAAACCAATTAAAAATGGTGTACGCATTGTTCCCGGTGAGGTTAAAACAGCTCTGCCTGCACTCATCAAGAAGATGCAACGTGGACGTGAGCATGCAGTATCACTTCACAATGTATTCTCTTACCTTTATGCTCCTAACTTCATGCTTTTCCTTGTCAAATGGCATGGGACATTACAGGAAGATGACAGCGTTGTTATCGACCTTTCCTGGGCCTATCAGGAAGACATTCCTGAATATGTGGAGTGGTTAAAGGTGTGGGACGTTGAGGCTCGCGTAGATGGTACAAGCTTGATTTGTACGAAAAAAGATTTAACAAAATTATATGAGGAGTGCGTTTATGCCAAAAAAGAAGACAAAAGTTATGGAAGCACCGGAAGCAACAACAAAAAGGGAGAGTCTGGCCAAGCGCCAGCAAAACCTGGACGCCCTTTTTGAAGAGGCTAGTGCGAAATGCGGAGTCATTGCTGGTCGACCAACAAAAAGCAAGGCTGTAATGGACCGAATGACGTTTAAGTTTTTCGCAACTCCTGTTGCGGCAGTAAACGAAGCTCTGGGCGGTGGCCTTGCGGTTGGGCGCAACATCTTGATTTCCGGCGGTGAAGACACAGGTAAAACTGGTTTCTGCCTTGCAACTATCGGCTATCAGATGCAGCTGGACCCCAACTTCATTGCTCTGTGGGTAGAATCCGAGGACTCTTTGGACGTAGAAAAAGCATCGAGTCTCTATCATATTGACCTTGACCGCTTTTATTGCTTGTCCACGAGAGACCCGGATACCAAAAAACAGGTATTTGGTGCAGAGGCTATCGGCAACTTGATTATGAAAGCAATTCGTGAGACGGATGTCGATATTTGCGTCATTAACTCGCTGAAAATGCTGGTTCCGATGGCGGAAGCCACGAAGAACTTTGAAGATGACACGATGGCTGTTCAGGCACGCTTTAATTCCAAATTTATGAAAAAAGCAGTGCCATTGTGCGCACAGCGCAATACAACCATGGTACTTGTCCAACACTACACGACAAATATGAATGCGGGAATGTATGGAAATCAACTGGCAGCTTAACAAAGCCTGATTGCAAAAATATACTTAGAACTTAATAGCACTTAATCTTAATTTTTGAAAGTAGTGGTATTATGAAGTCTAAGAAAAGAATAACAGATAACGAAATTGAGCGCATAAAAGAATTGGCAAGTAGCGGCATGAACATATCAAGGATTGCCGCAACGATAAATAGGGGCAGGAGCACTGTTGCGAGAGTCCTTAAGTCAAACAATTTAACAGTAGAAACTCTTACCTTAGAACAGCTTAATACAATAAGGGAGCTTATATCCAAAGGTGTTGCATTTGGAACAATAGCCAAAAAAGTGCATAAAGACAAAGTTGTACTTGAAAGGGTATTAAGGACACAGTATAATATTAACGTAGATTACGAGAGGGTTTACCGAAACCGTGATGTGTGGGGCCGGCAAAAGCTAACTGAGCTACGAAAAATGTACATGTCTGACAAATGTACGGTAGAGGATATAGCAAAACATTTTAAGTGTTCAAAATCCCATATCCTAAAACAGGCAAGAATCATGGGGATTAAGAAAACTCCATGTATCAACCATGGTATAGGAAAAATATGGAAGAAGGATGAACAGGAATATGTTATTAACGCCGTGAAAGAACAAATGTCCCATAGCGGGAAGAAGGGCGTGTCCTTACTGGAAATTGCTGAACACATAAATGTTTCTGTATTGGCACTTGTAAAGTTCTTGAAGGACAATAATATTTTATGCCATGAAAATGGGGAATATATAATTCCTTCAACGCAAGAGTTTCAGGATGACTTTAAGAATCCTTTTATATCCAACAGAGCACTTGCCCTTAAGTACAAAATGTCTGAGGCATCGTTCTCGAAGGCACGTCGCCAAATCTTTGGTTCTGGGTGGAAAACGAAAAGAAATACATGGTTCTATCGTTCTACAGCCGAAATTAAGTTTGAAGAAATTTTATCAAACTTGCATTTTAGCTTCATCCCACAGCAAGAGATTAATGGCTGGCGTTATGACTATGACCTCGGCTTCTTCTTACTTGTTGAAGTCCAAGGTACATATTGGCACTCGACCGATTCCGTAAGAGATAACGATGAGAAGAAGAGGCTAAGTGCAGAAAAGATGGGGTATGAGGTAGTTCAGATTGCAGAATGTGATCTGGACAATGACCCAGGCAGCGTTCAAAAGTATATTTTTAGAAAAATGCAGGATAAAGTTAAGCAATATTATGGGTTTCCAAAAACCTTGTGAACCTAGAAATCTAGGGTGTCCAATAAAGTTGGGCTAACGGTAGAAGTTATATAAGGCAAAAGATGCGCGAATACGCTTCGTAAGAGACGCTACGGTCCAGAGATGGATAGCAGCCAATACCGTGCCAAGCCTCGTAGGATATACGAGGAAGGTGTAGAGACTATCGAAAGCTATATATCCATAAGAGCCGTGAGAATCGGCAGGGTTGATAAGCGAGTAGAGTAGGCACAGGTGAAATTCCTGTAGCCCAAGTGCAAGGCGTGATGATGGGGGGAGTGAGCCCCCGGAGCGATGATATAGTCCACCCCCAAACACAGCTTTGTGGTATATGAAAATATACATTGGGATAGCCTAATATGATTGCCGGCGGCAAGGCAATTCGCTATAATAACATGGTGACGCTGGAGTTCAGCAAGCTTACGCCGGACGATTCTGACCCGATTACAAAAGAAACGGGCCTTAAGATTAAGGTTCGGGTAACAAAGAATCACTGCGTTATTGACCGCAATCCGTACGTTAATCTCATCTATTACGTTGAGTATGGCCAGGGCATCGAGAAATACTTCTCTACCTTGCAGCAGCTCGTTAACCGTGGAATCATTGACGCCCGTGGCGCATGGCTCTCTCTCCATCTGGAAGACGGTTCTGTTGACCCGGAATTCAAATGGCAGGGTAAACAGCGCTTTAAGGAAGATATGATTGCTAATCCGACCAAGTTTGATACGCTCGTAAGTATGCTGGATGGCGTAACCGGCGACGTTGAAAACATGTCGGAAGCAGAAATCACGGAAATCGAAAAGGCTGAAAAAGAGCTTAACGAAGAGATGGAAAAGGCTGGCGTTGAAAAAGTCGATATAGATGAACAGGATGATGCAGCTTGAGTAACGAAAGTTGTAAGTATGGCTATGACGATTGCCTTACTGACAGAAGCAGTTGTTTCTTCTGCTCAAATGGCATGAATTACAAGGAACCCAAAAGGCGCACACCCGTGCGTCGGCATTCCCAGAAGGCTGATAAGCGTATGGGAAGCGGGTTTGAGAAGGCCAATCACGACCGCAATGTAGAAATCCTGTCATCAAGGATGACTATTAACAGCGGCGCTACCAACAAAGAAAAGGGTGACGAGAATATCGTCATCGGAGCATACCGCCTGATGGAGGAGCTGAAAACTCAGGAGCCTGAAAGGGCTCGTGGGTGCAAGTCCTTTAGTATTAAGCGGGAATGGCTCAATAAACTTCATACGGAAGCATTGAAGAAAAACCAGGATTTTTGGCATCTTAAGTTTGCCTTTAATGAAGATGAGGGCGCCGTGATTACGCGGGCGGAACGCTTCAGCGAAGGCAATCCTGCCGGCAGCGTATTCGTTGTAATGGAACAGGATATGGTCATGTCGTGGGTGCAGGCACTTGCGCAAGATGAGATTAAGGTTGCCGAAATCGATGACCGTATGAGGTTCTTAAACAAGAAAAACCAGGTTTTAGAGGCAGAAAACGTGGCATTAAAAGCCAAGGTTGAAGAACTGGAAGCAAAGCTTAAATTGGCTGAGCCGTCAGAAAGAATCAATATGCTTAATGAAGTTCTGGAGAAACTAGCAAGCTAGGGGATTTTATTTTGGATGATAAACAAAAACAAATCCAGGACATTGTCTTAAGTATACCGGAAGCATTGCAGAATCCTATGGGGTATGTGCGTAATGCAATTAAGGACATCGGGATGGCCCAGCTTAATCGTGCGATTGAGTACGGGGGCCTCCCGGGACTTACTTGTAATACAAAAACCTTAATCACGGGAGATAGTGATGCCGCTTTAATGGTTGTTATGGATTACCCCACGGAAACACAAGCAAGATTGAACAAACCAATCGGCATGTTTGAAGGAGCCGAAAAGGTACGTGACTTTCTCAAGTCCTGCTTTGAGGCGCACGGTGTTGATTTCAGCAAAACCTTATGGATGAACACCGTACCTTACTGTCCAACAAAGATGGATGGTAACCAATTGGTTTATCGGACGCCATTAAAGAAAGAAATCGATGTGTGTCAGACTTATGTACAGTATGCCGTGGATTTATTTCATCCGCCCATGCTGCTGCTTATGGGAAATGTGGCCTCGAACGTCTATGTTCGGGGCACCATAAGCAGAATAAGAGGTACATGGCAAAACGTGTACTGTATTCCGACTATGCCAACTTATAGCCCAAATGAAATGGGAGAGTACAGAAAAGTTGCGCCGGAAAAAGCAATGACAATGCTCCAAGATTTTAAAGAAGATATTGCGATTGCAATAACTGAGTACAAAAGGCGCTATCCAAATAGCAGTCTTTTTATAAAATAAGATAATGAATTTTTACACATGAAAGGAAGTATGTAATTATGGCAAACACGAATGTTGATATTGACTTTGACATCAATAGCCTTTGGACGGACATCCCCGATGGTGACGACCTCAGCGATATTTTTGGTCCGAATCCCACGGAGGAAAAGAAGGACGAGCCGGTAGCAGCTGAAGCGCCCGCAAAAGAAGAAAAGCCGGCAGAAGAAACGGCACCGCAGGCCAAGGAAGAGGCTGCCGAAGACGATACGTTCCCGTTCTCCGAAGTGGAGGCAATGGCAGAAGAAGCTATTAACGGCACGAAAAACACCGCAGACGAAGCAGAAAAAGAACAAACTGCACCGGCAGAAGAGGCAGCACCGGTTCCCGAGCAGGCAGAAAAAGCCGACGACACCGAAGTAGCGACGCAGGCTGAAAGCGTAGAAGAAGCAAAGGCGCAGGAAGAAGCCACCGTTGAAGCACCGGCCGCACCGGCAGAAGAAGCTCCTAAGGTTGAAGTCAAGGCAGAGAAAGCGCCGGAAAGTGCTGAAAAGGCAGCTGTGGCCGATGAAGAGCCGAAGGTTGAAGTTGAGGTCGCTAAGCCGAAGAAAACGCGCCGTACCCGCAAAACGGCAGCTAAGCCGGCTGTGGAAGGTGAAATCATTACTGCGCACAGCAATGAAGTTGACAGCAACTTTATCGGCAGCTTGCTCCTGGTTCCTGGCGAAGAATTCCTGAAGGAAAAGGGCGAGATTGAAAAGCTGATGTCTGAAATCACGCTTGAACCCGGTATGAGCGATGCCGTGGTAGATACCATGATTGCTAAAAATATGCTTCTTCTGCAGCATATTGCTGGCATTGAGTATGGCTACCATGTTGCATACGAAAACCTGACCAATAAGGATACCGGCCTTATCAAGCGTGTGCAGGAAAACGCTATGCTTACCTGCGAAGGTACGGAAAAGGACAAGAAACTGGCCGCATCCGTCGCGGTTGCGAACTACGAATATACGAAAGGGCACAAGGTTGACCTTTATCAGCATGCAAATGCTTTGCGCGGCGCAGCATACTTTGTAAAGCGCGCAGCAGAATTCCAGAAAGCAACCAGCATTGCTCTTTCCATGTTTCGTAAGAACGCCGCCTAAAGACTTTGGCATCATGCCCCGTTTCTGACACGAGGCGGAGCATATATTATATATCTCTGGAGGAAATAAACATGCTTAGAGTTGATAAGTTGGAAGAGATTATCAGTAAGCCGCTTGACCCGCGTATTACTGAACCGCTCAAGAAGGGGAAAACCCAGCTGGACTACATTAGCGGTACGTCTATGCTGGTGCTCTTGAAAAAGGCATTTGGCCCGTTCTTTAGCGTCCATTATGGAGACCCGGTCGTAAGAACATTCCCGCCGTGCAAGAAAAAGAAGTACAAATCGGATGAATACGAGGATTACTTCCCGAAGCCGGTAGTGGAAGTCAAATGTACCATCACGGTCAAGCTCTTTGACAAGGAAACCAACCAGGTTGTTGAAATCGAGCGTGAAGGTTTCGGTACGGCAGTGTACGACCCGACCAAGGAAGAAATGATTACCAAATCAGCGTCTACCGATGCGCTGAAAAAAGCTGCATACAGCTTTGGTTTTGCTCTGGAGCTTTCTGCTGGTAAAACGCAGAGTTATGAGCAGGCAGCCATTGAGGCGGCTAACCATAACGGCCAGTGGTTCCGTGAAACCATGTTTGATGAATGGACGAATGATGCTTGGGCTCGCCATGCAGAAGAGGTTAAGTTCATCAATGCGTTTATGGCAAAATTCCAGACGCAGGATTACAACGAAGTTGCACGGTATGCTTTCAATGACCGCTCTGCAATGCTCAAGCCGAGCAATATTGTCGAGGCTGTCGCAAAATGCAAGGCATCGTTGATGGCGAAAAAACAGGAGGGAGCTGCTGCGTAGTGCTGAGAGTTGCATCAGTACATCCGCAGTCAACGACCGCTGGCTTGTCCCCAAATGAGGACAAGCGCACTGAAGTATTCCTGGCAGGTTGCAGAATGGCCCTTTCGGGCCACCCCTGCCCTGGATGCTTTAATGTTGACTTGTGGGATGAAAAATATTTTCCGGAAGTAAGTGTTAACGACCTCTTTTGTGATATAAAGGAGGCGGGCAATAAGTTTGTAACAATTGTTGGCGGGGAGCCTTTGGACCAATTTGATGAATTGGTTCGCCTTATGGCCTTACTGCAGAAACATGGTTATCATGTCGTTTTAATTACGCATTACACCATGGAAGTTATCCGTTTGAGATTTAGCGATGTATTAAAACGTGCGAATGTTATTATCGACGGATGTTATGAAGCCAGAAAAAGAATTTTTGACGAAGTAGATATTCCTGGAGTAACCCACGTTATCGGCAGCGAAAATCAGGGTTTCTGGCACAGAGAAAACAATGATTGGACAAGATTGAATATATATCAAGATGATTTAAGAAAGGCATATTGCGCCTAATAACACTTAAATCTCATCAAAGAAAGGAGGGAACTTTTTTGTACATTAGGGGACGTGAAGATACGAAATATGTGATTGACCCGGCAAGGTTGCCGGAGATTGAATTTCCATTATACCATAATCATGCTTTTCTGGCTTACTATACGCCGTCCGGTAAAACTGTTATGGTTCCGATGCGCTTTAAGTTTCAGCGCAGAGCAACAGACGAGAGTGCAAAGCTTGAAGGGCAGTTGATTCTGCCGAAGAACGAGGCGAGTATCAAGGCAAGCTGCAATGTTCCGATGGATATTATCTGCGATGCGTTTCTGAATTCAATAGAAAACGACGCATCTTTATTGGTCTATCCGGCATTTGCAAAATATGCAGGTGTTATTGCGGATTACCTTAAGGAAAGTTTCATTGAAAACAGTAAAGATTTTATCTGCCTGGAAAGCAACTATGAATACCCTGCATTCGTATTTCGCGGAAATAAGTTAATCGCAGTAAGTAACGCTGTGAGGTTTTACGAGGATGAAACAGGGGACGTTATGATAAAAACGAAAAACCCCAAAGGGCCTTTTGTTTCCGAATACGACAAACAAGGCGGGATTCTAAGAGTCGTCGTACTTGACCATGACGGAGAGAAAATCACGGAGGTGTCTGGGAAGCTCGAAAGCGTTAGTGATAATGCGATTCGAATGACCGTTGATGACGTGATCCGTACGGGTACGACAACTCAATTGAAAGAATGCCAGCATATTTATAGCGAATACAAGGAGAACTATATTAGTTACTTCGTGGAAAAACAGAATACAGAAAAGGAGGTAAACGAAGTTGAAATCTTTATCTAAACTGAAGGAAGAGTTAGAACACCTGTATAAGGTAAAAACGCCACTCATTTGGATTGCCACACGAGAAGAAGAGCGTGCAGAACGGGTGGCAATAAGCGTAGCAGTTAAGCAGAATATAGCAAGCTACTTTTACTTTATCGCAGATAACGGCGGCGCACGGATGGACCCTATCTCGTTACGTCGTTCCAGCATTGTGCAGCACCAGGATTTAGAAGATGCTTTTGCCAGTGACGGACAGTACACCTTCCCGGAAAATCTGGTAAATATCCCAGCAGCTTTTGCGGAGATTGGCCGAGCGCCGGCTCCTTTTATGCTGGTTATCCGCAATTGCGAGGATGTGTTTACATCACCGGTAGCTCAGCGGAGTATTTACGATATCTGCGCAAGACATGTTCACAGGGAAGGAATTTACCACCCCATTGTCATGATTTCACCGTCCAGAAATGTTCCGGATATGCTTCGGGATTTTACCACGACATTGGAATTGCCGCTGATGGATGAAAGCGAAAACTTCCTGGCAATTTGCAAATGGCTTCAGGTAACCGGGCACAGGGTCAAGAAAGAAGACGCATTGCAAGCAGCAAGGGCGGCTACAGGACTTTCTTCGATGCAGCTAAAGCATGCCTTGGATATGTCCTGGGAAAAGACGGAAAACCTTTCTGCAGACGTTATTAACGATGTACGCATTGAGGTAGTTAAGCAAAGTAACGTCCTTACTTACGTCGAACCCAAAAAGACCATGAATACCGTTGGCGGACACAACATGCTTAAACAGTGGATTTATGAGGCGAAACGCTGCATGACTCCCGAAGCAAAAGCTGCCGGCGTAGACGAATGCCAGGGATTTTTAGCGGCAGGTCTTCCTGGTACAGGAAAGACCGCCATGGCCGAAGCTATCGCAAACTATTTTGGTGTGCCCCTCATTATTTTTGATTTGTCAAAGATTATGGGCGGCATCGTTGGCCAGTCCGAGCAGACCGCCCGCATGGCTTTCGAAACCATCAAGGCTATCGGCCGCTGTGTCGTGTTAATCGACGAGTGTGACAAGCAATTTTCCGGCTGTGAAAGTGCAGCCTCTACGGCAGACGGGGGAACGATTAAGCGCGTATTTGACGTAGTGCTGCAGAACCTTAATGCCAATGAACACCAGTTTTATATTCTTACGGCAAATGATATTTCCAAACTTCCCGCGGCACTTACCCGCGCCGGACGAATGGATGCGAAATGGCACTTCTCATTTCCTACGGAAAATGAGCGTAAGGATATTTTCAATATTTACTTCAAGGAAAGGGGCAAGGCAGTTAGTGATGATTTGCTGGACTATGCCGCCCATATTACGGAAAAGTTTACTGGCGCCGAAATTAAAACGGCAGTAAAGAACATTGTCCGTCAGGCGTTTTTGAACAACAGCGAAATCACCCAATTCCTTGTGCTGGATGGTGTAAGCCAGATTACTCCTGTGTACAAAACCAATCCGGAGGAAGTTGAAGAACTGGAAAGATATGCAAGCGAGCATAAGATTCCGACAACCTCTTCTGAGGGTAAAGGGGCTATCAAGCTGAGCGCAAAAGCAGAGAAACGCAAACAGCAGGCTTTGCAGGCTTGCAGCATGTAAAGCGAAGCTAACAGAAAGGATGTGATGTCTGTTTGTTCGTGTTAGACGAAGAAACAAAGGCTCGCTTCCGTAAGGAACGGGAAGAGTGTGAGGCAATTGGAACCACTGTAGAAGAAATGGACAAAATGCGAGCCCAGGCCCTAGATATTTTGGCGGAAGCCGATAGCTATATAGGGCGAGTAGAGCCGGCTTGTGTAAAGTATCCGTTTTTACAGGCGCTAATCAGCCCGCACTTAAATGCGATTGCCAACGCATTATCCGTTGGGTATCGCTTAATCGAGAATCGTCGATTTGAAGAAGACGATCCGGAACAGTTTGAAGCAGACAGGAAACTCCTGCTTAATTTGATAAAAGAAAGTTTTACGACACAGAAAGGAATGAATGCTTAATGTCACATTATGCAACCATCTCAATCAAGGCCCTGGAGGATGTTACTGTCCCCATGGTAAAAGAAGCACTTCACCGTATTAACAAGAAATATTCGGTAGAACTGCTTAAGAACCTGCCAGGCGTGCCCAGCTTCGGGAAAAACAACGCAGCCCTTCTGCTCGACGGCACTCCGACGAATGTTCGGTTCAATTTTGAGCAGAAAGAGGGAGGAAAGCTTTCCCTGTCGATTGGCGGCGAAGCTTATCGCAGCTCGGTTGATGCAAATAAACTTGCAAAAGACCTGTCCCTGCGGTACAGCGAAGTTAAAATCGAGCACATCGTAAAAGAGCAGAACATGATGCCGGTTAAGAGGGAAGTAAAGGAAAACGGCGATATTGTCATGCGTTTTGCATTGGCAGCCTGATTACCGTTAAGTAAGCGGCGCTTTGCAATAGCGCCGCCCTTAATAGCATTTTATTAGAAGGAGGACTTTTGCATGAAAGAAGTAGAGTTTACTATCAAACATGACACAAGCGAAGTTACCATCGAAACGTTTGGCATTACCGGCCAGGAATGCACTAAGGTTATGGAAGCATTGACGCTTAGCCTTGGCGGCTCCCTGAAAAAGGATGACAAGAAGCCGGAATACTGGGATAACGGCCCGAACGTACACATTAACGTAGGCTGATAAGGCGGGCGGCCTGTTGGCCGTCCTATTTTTTGTTTTAAGATTGGAGGGCGAAGCGTTGGGCTTCATTAACGAAGATGATTTTTGTACTCCTGCGCAGCAAATCAATGAGCGCAAGGAGAAGATTTTAGACGGGTTGAACCCGGCACAAAGACAAGTGGCACAGGATTATGAAGGGTTCTCGATGGTAAGTGCAGGCCCGGGAGCTGGTAAAACGAGTACGCTCGTAAAAAAGATTGCCTACATGATTGAGTGCGGTGTTAAGTCTACGAATATCCTTGCGTTTTCATTTACCAAAAAAGCTGCAAATGAAGTACATGAACGCGTGATGAGGACCATTGGTGACGAGGCCAGAGGCGTAACCGTGAGCACGTATCACAGCTTCTGCGCACGCCAGCTTAGACGCTATTGCGCCTATCTTGGATACAAAGATACTTTCTCAATCATTGACCCTGATGACCAGACGGCCATCGTAAATAAGATTCACAAAAAATTGGAGATACACGATAAGGCAGACGTGTCTTTATGGTGGATTTCCAAGTTCAAGGGAGAACATTTGACCCCGGAACAGGCCAGACTTAAATATGGCAATCTTGCATCTTGTCAAAACGGGCTGCAGGTATATTCATTGTATCGGGCACGATTAAAAGAACAGAACGCCATGGACTTTGACGATTTGCTCTTTAACATGACGACCATCTTGGAAGAGAATATGGAAGTACGCCAATTAATCCATGACAGGTATAAATACATCATGGCCGATGAGTGTCAGGATAGTTCCGTACTCGATACAAAATTCTTGTTTTTATTAACAAATCCCAAGACAAAAAACCTTTGTCTCATAGGCGATTCTGACCAAGCCATATACGGCTTCCGGGGAGCCGATATCGACAAACTCTTTGGCACGGTCAACAAGGTAAAACACAAGAATTTCTTCCTTGAACAAAATTATCGCTCCACACAAACCATCGTAAATGCTGCGCAGAGTCTGATTCGATATAATCACCGCCCGGATGAGAAAAACATTTTCTCAGAAAATCCAGTAGGTGAGAAAATCATTTACGCAGAAAAGCTTACGCCGGAAGCACAGGCTCAGTTTGTAGCATCTACGATTCAGAAGATTGTAGATACAGGCACCATGAAATATGGGGAAATTGCAATTCTTTATCGCACATCTTTTTTGTCCCGTAATATTGAGGATGCTTTTCTGAAAATGAAAATTCCGTATACAATAACGGGCGGCGTATCTTTTTATCGCCGCAAGGAAATAAGAGATGTGCTTAGCTTCCTGGACTTCCTTCACAACCCATCGAATATGAGCAGCTTAAGAAGAGTTTTGGAGGCTCACAAGAGCGGTCTCGGCGACAAATCTATTGAGTTAATTACAGATTTAACGTTGCAGAATCTTAAATCCTATGCTATTATAGATGTGAACACAGCAATACTGTGCTTGAGCAAAATCAAGGAACAGGTTTCGCGAAAAGCTATGCTTGCTGCGTTTATTGGGAAACTCGAGGCTATCAGCCAATGGTTGGACGAAAATGAGGCACGACCAGCGGATGTAGTTAAAAAAGTACTTACCACTTTTGATTACCTTAACTTCCTGAAAAAAACCGAAAAAGATGAGGAAGTTTATCAGGAACGTGTTAAGAATATCCGCGAATTGGAGAACATTGCAGAAACGTATATTGAAATGGGAGAGTTTTTAGAAGACTTACTGACTACGGCTGAAGGCGACGCCGAATCGGATGACATGGTCACTCTAATGACCATGCATGCTTCAAAGGGATTAGAGTTCCGTATGGTATTTATTATCGGAGCCAATGAAGGTGTTATCCCAAGCTGGCGTTGTCAGGGAGTAAAAGACGTAGAAGAGGAGAGGAGACTCTTTTACGTTGCAATGACGAGGGCAGAAGAATATCTCGTCATTTGCAGCACACAGACCATGATGCAGAACGGTAGAGCCAGGGCGGTTGCCCCATCACCGTTTATAAAACAGATAGACAGCAGATATATGGATGTGTGTGCTTAAAACTTTCGCCTCGGGGGATGTGAACGGAGGTTGGATATGAATATGACAAAGGAGAATGGTAACGACCAGAGCGCTGCAGATTTTGTGGCAAATCAGCTCCCCCTTGGAGAACAAACGAAGCTAAGTAACAAAGAACTGAATGAGACACTTAGCAAACACGGGATACCGTATAATGACCGTAAAAGTATGGAAATTAGACGTATCCTGCCGTTTACTGACAACATGATTATTCCGGAGGTTGACATGACGGCAAAAGTCCGCCGTGAAAAATCTCCAATGATGTTTACTAAACTAAGGTCCAAAGAAGAGTTCGAAGCATATGAGTTTACGGAAAAAAATTTTCGGAAACTCGAACAAGCAACGATTGACGAAGTGGTCGCAAAAGCAAGGAAAAAAATCGACGGATGCAATAATGTGGTCCTGTTAAAACTGTTGACGATTTTGGATACAATTCTGGTTACCGCCAAAGACTATGATGTTTATCAGCCGATAAAACGTCGTAGGCTAATGGCATACATCAGGGAACCCAAAGATGCAGTAAATAACCTAATCGGGGCATTGGTCGAAATGGGCATTATGTCTTATAAGGGTAGATTTGATGATATCAGGTGTCTGTTCTGTGTTCACAGGACGAGCGCAGACGCAAAGCCATCCGTAATCAGCGTTGATTTTGAACGTGCTCAACACAATAGGGACAATGGTCCCAAAAAAGTGTTGACAGATGACCTAGATAATGATAGTATATTAGAGGCTTCTGAAAGAGAGTCACGGATGCTGGATGAAAACATAAAGCATTTTTTAGGTGACAAAGCTTCGGAATCCAATAATAATATTAAAATTTCTCAGGCTGACGAAGGTTTTGAAAACGAGTCTTTGGAAACTTTACTAAAGGCCATTGCTACACACAATACCATTCAGCAAAAACACTTCCATGAAGAAGAGGCCAAGCTTGCCGCTCGAATAAAAGAGCTGGAAACCGAAGCCCTGAATCAGGAAGAGGTTATAAAAACCGTAGAAGCGCAAATGAAGAAGCTCATGGATGAAAATGAGCAACTTAAGAAAGACCAGCGCATTTATGCTGAAAATATAAAGGATTACAAAGGCTTCCGAAAAACCGTAAAGGATCGAGTCGAGGCTGTTATGGACCATTTTAATGCGCGGGTTCTGGAAGCTGTTATGAAAAATAATGAGCCCCAGAACAAAGACAGACTTGTTCGTCAAATGACAGGAATCACTTATGACGCATCAAAGTCGATTTTGAACATGTTAACCATGGACGCTTAATAGTTCGTTGCTTCCTCGGACTGGGACAAGGAGGTAACGTTAGGTTGGAAAAAGAATTGTCTTTTCTTGCGCTGAAAGTTCAATTTTTGAGCACTTTGACGGAAGATGAACTTGACAAAGTTATTTTTTACTTTGCAAACCTGAACGACGATTCTGAGTCGGGGATTGACGACGAGGTCCTGGAGGAATGCGAGGCGTACGGTGTTACATGGGAGGGGATTATCTCCTTCATGGATGACATTCGGGCGAGGGGAAGCCGGTATCACGAAATGACGGGCGCCCCTGACAAAGATGTTTATGCTATTTTAAGCTTCTTTGCCCCGCAGATGCTTGCCGGACATGATGTTTGTGACGAACTGGCAAAAATGCTGTATGCAAAGTGCGGCATCAAAAAAGATGCTGTGCTTGCCTTGTCTATTGCCCGTGACGCACTGTTTGCAAATAGAGTGTATGCGCAGGCTGACACTTACGCATTTGCTGACAGCATGGCGTAATATACAAGTTTTTTGCCAAATCAGATAATGTGAGAATCGCCTTGCCTTTTGGCAGGGCTTTTTCTCAAAAAGGAAGTGAGCACTAGAAACATGGTCACGCTCAAGAAAAATGGCAAATACTATTATATTAAATATTCCGGGAACTCACTATCGGAATATATGGAATATGCAAAGCTATTAAGCAGCATATCCCCAAAATATTATGACGATAAGGCAAAAAGTTGGTACTGTTCTTCTGTTGAAGCGCAGAAGATAAGTGATAGGCTAAATAATCAGGGTATTGGCGAAGATTTATTGCTTAAGCCGTATGATTATCAGCGACAGGCTATCGCTTTCTGCAAAGAACAAAAAAACGGTTTGATACAATTGCCTTGTGGGGCCGGAAAGACCCCTATTGGACTCGGTGCCTTCTTAGAGCTCCGAAAAGAAACTCCAGATTTGCGCGGCGTCTTTGTTGTAAAAGCTGCGCTAAAAAACCAGTGGAGAGACGAAATCACTAAGTTTACCAACTTAAGAGCGAATGTAATCTTTACTTTTAAGTCTATTACGAAAAATTTTACTAACCGCATAAAAAGCCGGGAAAAGAAAATCGAAAAGTTGTCAGTAAAGCTGAAAGAAAATGGAAACAAAATCATGAAGCTGAAACGGGAGATTGAAAAACTCACGGAAGAACGACGGCATATTTTCATCGAGGCTTTTGATACGACCAAGTATGATATTTTTGTAATTAACTACGAAGTCATAACAGACGAGTTTGTCCGCTTTATGCTGCATAAACAGAATATCCAGTTCTGGTATGTAGACGAAGCAGATTGTATTAAGAGTAATACTACGGATCGCTCCATGGCTCTGTATGAGTTCAACAAAGCAAAGTATCGTTTTGGCGCAACAGCAACTCCTATACGCAAAAATCCAAAAGACTTGTTCGGGATATTTTCTTTCATTACCCCAGAGCTTTTTCCCAATGAAAAGGAATTTGACCGCACATATCTAAAATTCTGGTATGGCAGGGTGTCCGGCTCCCAGAATGAGGAACAGCTTGCGCGAATTGTTGAGCCGCACATATTTAAGCGGACGTTTGAACAAATTGCAGACCAGCTGCCGCAGCAAATTGTCCGTCAGGTTTATTGTGACCCGACAGATAAGCAGGCAGCGGCATACGACAGGTTAATGCAGGAAATTGATGACCTGTCTGAAAAGAAAAAAGCCATGTATGCCAGGTTTACACCAACACAGCTTGCACAGAATGCAGAATTTCAGGCGCTTGAAAACGGCATTGCCGCCCGCCAAAGTTTTGCGCAAATGCAGGCGGATTCGGAAGAGCTCCTGGAGCTTTCTGAATCGAATATGGCAAAGGTTTATATCACAAACAGTAAGTCCAGCAAAATTTCTACATGTGTAGATTTGGTGGAAAAGATAATCGCATCTGGTGAAAAAGTGTGTATCTTCTCCAAGTTTATACATATGCAGGACATTTTAAAGCGCGAGTTTGCGAAATCCGCAGCGCTTAAGAACGTTGAAGTAGACTGTATTCTCGGCAGTACGTCTGCGGAAGAACGCACAGAAGTATTGCGGCGGCATAAAACAATGGCCGGCCACGACATCCTTCTGCTTACCGACAGTGGAGAAGCCGGACTCAACTTAAGTTCCACAAAGTACATGATAGAATTTGAGCTGGCTGACTCTGCGGCAAAGCAGACACAAAGGCATGGACGCATACAGCGTGCAGATTCCATCCACAAAAACGTGTTTGTATTTCAGCTGCTTATGCGGCATAGCTGGGATGAAATTGCCGAAAAGATTGTTTCCAAAAAGAAAGGGTATGCTGAGCGTATCCTTGAATAATATGCATCCCATCCCGGTGGAAATCCCGCCGGGGGATGCTATTTTAATAAAACCGAGAAAGGAATGATGGATAATGGGTATGCTTTTGGACTTAATGTCCGATAAAGAAGCAGAAAAAACCGTTATGGCAGAAGAAAATATCATCCCTGTTTTTGCAGATGATAGTGCTGCCGATGATGCTTTCGCTAAAGTCCTTTGGGCAAAAGCGAAAATTGAAGAAAATGAAAAACTGGTAAAGGCGAAAAAGGCGGAGCTTAAAGAGTTGCTGGATGATTACGACCAGCGTCTTAATGGCAAGCTGCGCAGCTTCGTAGAGTACCGAACGGAACAGCTTAAGACCTACGCATTCCAGAAGCTTAAAGGTAAGAAAGGCTCTTATCCGCTTCTCCATGGCAATGTGCAGCTCAAGGAAGATATTGGCACTGTCGAGCTTGATGCAGAAAACGAAGCAGAACTGATTAAGTATCTGCGGGTTAACGGCATCTTCGATAAGTGCGCAGAAGACAAAGTGGTGATTAACAAGACGAAGTTGCGGTCTGCCCTGACCACGGATAAGTCCGGCCATAACTTTGTGGATGCGGAAGGCAACATTATCCACGGAGCACATATCAACAAGAAAGACGGCCTGCAGGTAACGCTTGCAAAGCCGCGCAAAAAATCGAATAAGGCAGAGGAGGCGGCATAAGCTATGTCCTTATCTCCCGGTTTTATTGATACAATTAAGAGGCTGGGAGTCCAAGGGCTTGCCAGCCGTTACACGAACCTCTCTCCTGCAGGAAGCGGTATCCTGCAGGGGAAATGCCCTAATCCAAGCCATGACGACAGCACGGCATCTTTTACGGTGTACACCAATAACGCCAACGGAATAGAATCCTGGTGTTGTTATGGCTGTCATCACGATAGAAGCGGCCCGGTAAGCGGGAGCGATAATATCGCCTTTATCCAATGGATGCACTACAATGAAACAGGGCAGATATTAAGCTTTCCGCAGGCAGTAAAAGTGATTGCGGACCAATACGGGATTCCTATGGAAGAAAAGAAGACCGATTCGGTTTACCAGAAAAATATGAAAGACTGCCGGCGGTATGAGAATAACCTTACGCCATTTGTGCGGAATTATCTTTACTGCCGTGGCCTTAATGACGATGATATTAAAAAATGGCACTTAGGGTTTGACGGAGATAGGATTACGTTCCCAATCTTTAATGCCATCGGCGAAGTTATCGGTTTTTCTAACCGCGCTTTTTCACAAAAGTCGCAGCAATCTGGAGGCAAGTATAAAAATACCAGCGCCTCGAAATATTTCAAGAAAAAGGATAACTTCTACGGCGTCAGCTTTGTAAACCGCAGCAATAAAACATTGTTCATTGTGGAAGGGCAGGTTGATGCAATCATCGCGGACAAATATGGCATACCCAATGCCGTGGCCACGATGACCAGCTCGCTATCCGAGAGCCATATCAACTTCATTAAAGAGCACGGCTTCACGCCGATTCTTTGTTATGACAATGATAAGGCAGGGCGTTCAGGCACAGTAAAGGCCATGGAGGCCTTAATCTCTGCCGGCGTGCATAACAGCAAAATGGTTGTATTGCCGGATGACCGAGACATTGCGGATTTGGGTAAGGATATGAAAGAGTACCTGAAGCCATTCGTAGAATCCCATACAATGTCTTATTCGCATTATGCGCTGAAGGACATCATAGATGGCGTAGACGCAGCGATTATGGCAAAACAACAGGCTGTATTGCCGGACATTCGTCGTATTCTGGATTCTATCGATGACCCGGATGAGGCATTTGTTGCCCAGCAATTCGTAAACAAACGTTTTGCATTATGGACAGCTTAATAACAAAAAACTATTGACAAAGTTGTAAGTAAGGAGGTATAATCTTGGATGTAAAGAGAGATTGCTGGACTTGCCAACACAGGAATGTGTGCAAATACGTACAGCATTTTCAAACGCTCGTACAGCTTGGACGAATCGAATTCGACTGTAAGCTGTATATGGGCAAGCAGCAAGAGAATAGCAAAAAGCAAACTGCAGCAAAACCGGTCGTTAAGGACGAGCATCCGGAAATGTCGCTTAGTGAGCTTTCCCATATGATAAACAAAGATTTTGAGGATGAGGAAAAGCTCGAAAAGCCAAAATCCGGGACTTGCGCAATTTGCGGGAAAAAGTCCGATAAGGTATACACCTGCAGCGAATGCAAGCGGGATGTATGCGAGGAATGCGGTGACTTAACCACTATGCTCGACCCGTACACCGGTGACACCGAGACCTGCTTTATCTGCAAAGAATGCGACGATTAAGGTGGTGACGAACCGATGACGATTGACCTTATCGACGAGTATGGATATCGGAATATTGAGGGTGCAGACCGAGGCGACATTTATCGGGCCCTAACCGGACGTATCCCCAATGAAAATCAGGGGAAGGGACAGGCTTTTACAGTAGACTATGGCACGAAAATTGCGTCGTTAGTGCATGTCGCTACGGGCCGGAAAGTTCGCTTCGGATGCATGCATGAGTATTTCGAACCCAAGGAAGACTACTACAATCTGAACAGCAAAAGCGAGTGTGCTTTTGTGCAAAAAGCATTAGGGCTGCCAAGTCCTGGCAGGGATTGTGTTTTTTGCTTAAGATTGTGCTTGGAAAGCAAGCTCAAGATTAAGCCGAAAAAGCTACGGATTGCCGGAAGCTATTTTCTTAGATAACAATTGGTTTCTTTTTAGAAAGGAAAATGTAACAACATGATTGGTATTAACGAACTCACTAACCAGATTGCAGACATTACGGACGTATCCAAGAAGGACATTAAGGCGGTTCTGGATGCGTTCTGGAAGACCGTTACGGTTAACGTTGAAGCCGGCGAAGAAGTCCGCTTCATCGGTTATGGCAAGTTCTTCAAGAAACATACCAATGCACGTACCGGCCGCAACCCGCAGACGGGTGCAGCTATCGAAATCGCTGAGACGAACAAGCTCGGTTTCAAATCTCAGCTCAAGTTCGACTAATGCGTAAAGACATTAGTCAGAAAAGATACGAAGAGCTCAAGGAAAAATACGGCAACGAACATGTATATGTCGTGCCGTTCCCCCAGACGGGGATAATCAATGATGGCTTTACCGCGTGGAATAAAAAGTCCCCAGAGTCTGTATTCTGCGCGGTTTTACCTTACGGCAAGTTTATCGAGCGAGCTGATGCCGAGGGCAATGCTGCATTTGTGCAGGCCATCCCTTACGTTCTGGTATCAAACACGGAAGGTAAATATTTTGTATCACACCGGATTAAGGGTGATAAACGTCTTGCTGGAAAATTGTCGTTGGGATTTGGCGGACACGTCAATCCGTGCGACGATACGCGGGGCGGCGTACAGAAGATGATGCTAAATGGGCTGGACCGCGAGCTTAATGAAGAGCTCGTCCTGGATAAGATTCCTGCAAAGGCAATTAAAATTCAGGAGTATGGTACAGTACGTGACCTTAAAAGCACGACGCCCGACCATTTCGGTATTGTTTACAACATGGTTGTTGATACAGCCGAATGTGGCAAGTTGGCCATTCGTGAAAAGGATATTCTGGCTGGTTCATGGATGACAGAACAGGACCTTGCACGGAATTATCATAAGTTTGAATCGTGGGCACAGTTGATTCTGGCCCATAAACTGAAAGACATTGCTGTGGAATTTTCTGCGGCATAACAAGAGCCGCCTTCGGGCGGCTTATTTTTTATAGAACAGGTGGGGATGAGAGTGGAACTTTTAACCATCGATGAATTTAGAAAAAGACTGGAAGCGTTCAAACGGGAGGAAGAGGCAAATATGAATAAGATTCAACCTATGGAGTTGGAGCTGGATAAGATAATTTCCCCCATCACCAAGCAATCGAAGAAAAACCTTGAAACGATTATCCGTAAGCTTCCCGGCTATAACGATGAGGAAAAAGAAATGATTGTAGAGGCCTTTGAGGATGGCTTTAAGTTGCTTGCTGAGGATTGCATTCAATATGGCATTCGCATCGGCAGCGGGAAAGCAATCGAAGGATAAAGGGAGGAATTTTTGTTATGGAGAATACAGGAAAATGCAAGATTTGCAATAGCAGAGTTGAATTAACGACAGAAAACAAGATTGAAGGCACGGATTTCGTGACCTACGGTTATGTGTGCAGCAAGTGCCGGCACGCGCATGGCAAAGAGCGAATTGCCGAACTCCTGAATTTGCCGGGAGTAGTTAAAATTAGGTAATTAAGAGTTTACTTTTAGAGTAAGAACTGTTATAATAAGGGTAGAAACTTGTAAGTAAGGTGAAGCAACAAAAGAACTACCCAAGAGGGGAGGGGTATTATACCCATGAAATACGGTAGAAAACGCAGACTAGATGTAAAAAAGATATTGTCAAAAAATGGAGGCCGCTCCAGTACGGATAAGCTTTTCGATAAGGTGAAAGAAATCGAGGCAAGAAACCGGGAGCAAGCAAATACGGAAAATTTGTCTTTGGATGAGCGCATGATGAGAGCTGCCGAGACAAAGCATGAAACCACATTTAAAGTAATTAAAACTACACCTGCACCAAAAGCTGGCCAGAATGTAGTGAGGGGAATTAGTTCAATGTCGGAAAAAGCGCAAACGAAAAAATCAGAATTGGCACAGTATCGGTTCTCACCGGACCAAGAAAACCCAGATTATTATATCGTCAATAATCCAAAGATGTCGCCCATCTTAAATTATCGGCGCATCTTAAAGGAATTTTTGGAAATGATGAACAGTGTAGAGGATCAGTTCTCTTACTGCTGCTCTAAGGTTTCCGAGGCAGACCGTGAAGTACAGGATTTTCTGCACGAGCTTCGCATGCCAAAACGCAACGCCTATGAAGGCTTTAAGCTTTATCAGCTTGGCCATCATCTTGAAGTAAAGAGACAGGCTTTTAAAAACGCCCAGGAAGATTTGCGGCCGCTTTCGACGCTGGCTTCGATGATGAAGGAGCAGCTGGAGCGTATTGAAAATTGCGCAAAGCATTTGGATACGCTAAAGTTATCTCGTGAAAACAAAGTATATATCCCACGGAGTGACTTAAACCTGCCCGTGGGAGATAGATATCGCTCTCTTTCTCCTGAAGAGCAGCAGGAAATTCGCCAGAATTACGAACGCCGACGCAAGGCGAGTTAAGATACAAACAGAGGCAGGGGTAAAACACCCCTGCCATTTCTAACAAAAAATGATAAAAGGATGTGAATTAAATTGGCTTATTTTACCACTACAGCAGGCTACCTGCTTAATGACAAGATGGAAATCGTAATGAACGATGTTAAAGCTGTGCTAAAAGCACCGGATAACGATGCACTTGCTGAGAAGAAACTGAAAGATGTATTGGCGCAGGAACATGACATAATCAAATGTCTTAATGAAATTAAGTTCCTGTTTACGGATAGCGAAAGCAATGTAGCAGAACTGGAAAAGCTCGCAGACCGCCTAATCAAAGACGCAAAATCAATCTGTGAGCCTGGAAAAGCAAAGGAAATGGATGAGTTTTTCCTGGACATGTTCAACACGTTTATGGGGACGGTTCCAAAGTCTGTGGCCGATATCTGCAGCAATATTCGGGATTATCCCATTCCCCGCAGTCAGGGACAATTTACCCAGAGCCAGAGCTATCTGTGCCCTGCCTACAAAAGCGACATGAATGACAATTCCAGCTATGTTTTTGACGCCGGGGAGGATGTTATTCAGAAAATCATCAAAAGGCTTGTGATGAAGCGCTCTCATAATATCCTGTTTTCCAATCTGGAATATATGACCGGGATTGCGCAGGGAGTAAGGCATCTTGAAGACGGTACGGAAAATTCCATTCCACAGCGGCTTTACGCCACCTATCGTAGTGGAGATGGTGACCTTATCGATGCGGAAGTCCGTAAGCTTTTTGCAAAGGTAGCAATTGGTCCTTCCGACTCATACCGTTTCCAGAATAAATCCTTGGATGTTGCCATCCACCGTTTTACGCAGCTTTTAAAATACCATGATGAGTACCGTACGACAGAGGTTGTTAAGCCGAGCAACACCAATAAGGACCTTTCACGCATTGGCAGATACATGCGCGAAGGCGGCCTTGTTCTGGTCGCTGTTCCGGATTTTATGTGGCGCACAAAAGAAATCGTGGCCATCCGTTCCAACTTCCGCCTGCTCTGGAGTGTTAACCTGGAAAACGACATTAAAAATAGTCAGTATACTTTGGTTGCATTCCGGTACACCAGAAATATGACGGATGAGGAAAAGGAAGCAAATTTCTCCGCCTTGATGAATCTGACTCCGGTTAATGAGGTTACCGAGGAAATGCTTGACGCCGCCGTTAAGGAACTTCCGCCAAACGATTTTGGGGAGTTGCGGCAGGTAACCGGCTCTGTAATGGATAAGGCAATTTTGGATATTGTCCTGCAGGAATCAACCATTCACGGCATTTTTGTCGAACCGAAAAAATCAATCATCCACCCACCGCTGCCACTTAAGAAAGGGCAGATTGGCCAGATGATTGCGTCCGGCAAGCTGGACGGTATCATCAATGAGGGGAATGGCTTCAAGCATGTCATTCGTGGACGTGTGTATAAAGGGACTATTGAGACACGAGAAGTTGACTATGACGACCCGGATAACGCCGTAGAAACAACGACGAAGACCAACAACAACCTTATCGAAATAAATGTTTTTTGTGGGGACGGTACTTATAAGCGTATAGCCGTTGCCGAGTAAGGGGGCCCGTTAAAAAGACGGCTCCATAAAAGAAAGGACTGAATACAATAATGTTAGCAAGTTGCAGAATCACAATTGAGGGGAAGAACAACAATAATGTTTATATGTGTTACAGTGACGCAATGAGCGTCAGCCGCCAGTTTAACAGCCTTATGTTTTTATCTGTTTTGATGCGGGGGGATGATGCTAGAACAATAGCACATCTTTTCAATGCCCTGGATATCATCCATGTAGCCGGAAATGGACAACGTGTAGGTTTCAGTAAGCGTGAAATGGATATGCAGTCTTATCGCGGCCGGGATGGTTACACCCATCTGGTTTTCTCCAGAAAGAGCACGCTTGATTCCGACGACTTTGATAAAATTGTTGGAATCTATAACGATTTCAATATGGGGGATTTCGATTTCGAAAACAGGTCAAGCGCTGTGGATGATATCCCCAAGAGTGTATCCGACAGCGTATACAAAGCAATCGTAGACAATACGTCTGTCCCCATCCTCGAAGAATGGTCAGAGTACATTACTCGGGAGGCAATCCGCAAACATTGTATGTACTTTGCCACCCGTTTCAATTCGCAGGAAGAAGTGTACGAGAATTACCATTTCCGTACAATCATTGCTTTTCGCGTTCAGGAATCCGATATCCGCAAATGGATTTCGGAAGGGTTGAAGAGCGGCTATATCGACATTGATGGCTGCAGTGAAACCAGTAAGGAGCTTTTAACCGTAACTGGTATTGACTCCTACCAGGCCGTTTTTGGGCAGGTTTTGGCAGACCGTGCTCAGCGCGAATTTAAGCCGCTTTTTAATCCGAGCACAATGGATTACGATAAGCGCGTGGATGGATTCTTCGATGTGGCCACGTACTATTCCGATGTGTTTACGCCGTATCGCAAGCAGAAAGAAGTAATTCAGGCTGCAGCAGCCAGCTTGGACCGTCAGAAGAATGTCATTATTTCTGGCGCAACCGGTTCTGGTAAAACCATTATGAGTATCGGAACAGTCGTGTCCCATGCTCGTAAGGGAAACTATTCCGTTCTTGTAATGGTTCCCTCTAAGACCATTGGCGAATGGGTACAGACGATTCAGGGAGTTAATCCGCTGGCTGATGTGCGAGTGGTAGAAAATCTCGGAGACTTTATCGAAGCCACGAAGTATATCAAGAGTCCGCTTCGCCTGCGTCCGCTTTGGATTGTTATGTCGGAAAACACGATTAAAATGAATTATGAGGAACGTCCGGCAGTTATTTGGGATAGCCACGACGGATGCTATCGCTGCCCGAACTGTGGCCGGAGGATTGTTACGGTAGAAAAACGTGAATTGAATGGCGCTGAATCCAATCAGCATCATGCAGCTTCTCATCGTGACTTCCTGTCCAAAAACAATCGCAATGCTGTTTGCAAGACGGTTCTGGATGAGCAGGGATATTCCTTAACCGGCTGCGGTACACATCTTTGGACGGTCGCACGTCGTATCAAGGAAGAGCCGGAAGATATTGTTGCTAAAAATGGCTGGGCCAGAGAGCTTGACTGGGTAAAGGTGGAACGCCTTGGGTGGATTCACCGTAAAAATATCCAGCAGTTCAAAAATGAGATTGAAGTTGCCATGGATAATATCGCCCGTGAAGCACCGCGTTCTTGGGGAGATTCGCTTTCCAGATACTTAAAGGCGATTGCTGACTATGAGAGCCGTGGCACCAGCGGTGGATATTTGTATCGTTATTCTATTGCGCACTATATTCGTAAACACCTGAACCATGTTTTCGATTATCTCATCGCAGATGAAGTGCATCAGCTCGCATCCGACTCTAAGCGTGGAGAAGCCTTTGGTACGGTCATCGGCGCATGCTGGAAATCCGTGTGTCTCACAGGTACACTTTCCAACGGCTATGCAAAAGGATTGTTCCATTTGTTGTTCCGTACGCAGACGAGAAAGATGCTGGAACAAGGATATAAGCACGATGATATCACTAAGTTCAACAATGACTATGGCGTGGTTGACGTCATCGAAACCGTAACCGGCGTACTTACTCCTACCAGACGCGGGCAGGATTTTACCCCGAAGAAGCGGAAAAGGGAACGCAAGGAAAAGCCGGGTATTTCCCAGGTGCTTGTAGCAGACTTCCTTGTAAACAATCTTGTGGTTGTTAAAAAGGAGGATATTCGTCACGACCTCTGCAAGTATACGGAAACGCCAGTCCCCGTAGAGATGGATGAGGAACTTGCTACCAGCTATCGCTCACTTCTGGATACTGTTACCACCACTGTAACAACAGCTACTGGTGGGTCCAGAGCACAGACTCGCCGCGCTGTTAAAAATGCAGTGCTTACGGCAAATATGTTCCTCGACCAGCCGTTTGGTCTTGATACACGCAGAATTGACAATGGCAAGGAAGTATCGCTTTCCGCTGATGTTATTCGCAATAAAGAGAGCAAGCTTATCGAAATTGCCAAGAAACATAAAGACAATGGCGAAAAGATGCTTATTTATGTCGAATTCACTCAGGCGCTCAATATTTCCGCCCGCCTCTCCAAGCTTTTGACAGATGAAGGGGTTAATACTATTGTTATGCCGAAGATGGCTACCACTAAACGCCAGAAATGGCTGACAAATCTTGCCAAGGAAGGCGAAGTAGATGCCGTCATCATGAATCCGGCCGAAGTAGATGTCGGTGTAAACCTGCTGGATTATACCACGATTATCTTCTATGAAACCGGTACGGAGCTTACAAAGATTCGTCAGGCATCTCAGCGTAGTAATCGTATCAATCAGGAGCACCCTGTATCGGTTTACTTCATGTATTATCAGGATTCCATTCAGGAAGATATTCTTGGTGCAATCAGCCAGAAGCTCACTGCTTCCAAGTCGATTGAGGGTGACTTCTCAGAATCCGCATTGCAGGCAATGACCGAGGATACGGACATTACCATGAAGATTGCCAAGAGCATTGTCAATAACGAACACATTAAAGTGGACACGGATTCTTTCGCTCTTACGGCAGCAAACGAAAGCAATGAAGATGATACCGATAGTGAAGCTGTGAAGAACCAGGTGCTCGACCTGGCTAAAAACCGGTTGCAGTTCAGCAGCCGTCCGAAGATTCACTTCATGCAGATTCCTGTAGAAAACTGCGTATCTCTTATTGTGTAACCATAAGATTGTTGGAGCCTTGTATGTCCGCCTGCAGTAATGCGGGCGGATGCTAGAGGGCTTTAATGTATTTTTATAGGAGGGATTTTTTTGAAAATCATAAAAGGCAAGATTGGTGAAGCTGTCTCTTACGCATCCATTATTGAGGATGAGGCAAGAGAACAGGTACGCCGCATGTGTGATTACGAGCTTGCTCGCGGCAGTAAAATCCGTATTATGCCGGATGTTCATGCTGGAGCCGGCTGCACCATTGGAACAACCATGACCATCACGGACAAGGCTTGTCCTAATTTGGTTGGGGTGGATATCGGTTGTGGCATGCTCACCAGCAAGCTTAAGGACAAAATTATCGACTTCAAAACATTGGATGAAGCGTGCCATTATATCCCATCCGGATTTAATGTTTGGGAAGGCCGGCAGAAGCGATTTGACCTGACCAGGCTCAAGTGCTTCCGTAATTTGCGGGACACCAAACGTCTGGAAAGAAGCCTCGGTACACTTGGTGGAGGCAATCACTTCATCGAATTAGATAGGGGCGCTGATGGTTCTCATTATCTTGTTATCCATTCCGGCAGCCGTAACTTGGGCAAGCAGGTGGCAGAATACTATCAGAAACTTGCCATTGAGCTGCACCAGGGAAAGGAAGACTATATAAAGGCCCGTGACGAACTTATCCGTACATATAAGGAGCAGGGCCGGCGCAGTGAAATACAGGATGCTCTGAAAGAACTTACTTGGCAGAAGCATGCGTCTGATATTCCCGATGACCTGGCTTACCTTTACGGTGAATATATGGACGACTATTTGCATGACGTTGTAATTTGCCAGGAGTTTGCCGATGAGAGCCGTAAAATGATGGCTGAAATCATCGTTAAGCATTGTATGTATACCGTAGAGGAACAGTTCTCGACGATTCATAACTACATCAATGTGGATGAGATGATTTTGCGCAAAGGTGCAATTTCTGCCCGTAAGGGGGAGAAGGTTCTTATCCCGCTGAATATGCGGGACGGCTGCATTATCGGTATTGGCAAGGGTATTGAGGAGTGGAATTATTCCGCACCGCATGGAGCCGGCCGTATAATGTCCCGTAAAGCCGCCCGTGAAAATCTCAGCATGGACGAGTATAAGAAAACTATGGAAGAAAATGGTATCTATACGACATCTGTAAACGAGGATACATTGGACGAAGCTCCTATGGCTTATAAGAGTATCGATAATATCCTTGAGGATGTAAAAGAAACCGTGGACATCATAGAGGTTATCAAACCTGTTTATAACTTTAAGGCGTCTTAAGAGGTGGCAGACATTGAATTTTGAAAAACTAAACGCAGCACTTGACTTGAAAGAAAAACAGCTAAATCCGGAGAAGATTACGAAAGAAGAGTTGGAAGAGTATGGGAAAATATATACTCTGTATGAAGAAGATAGGCTTTTAGCGCAAAAAGCTTGCGATATAGGGCTTTCTTTCCCTGAACAGTTTTTACTAAAATCCGAGGCATTAGGATTCGGGATCCATATTTTCAGCACATTACTTAACAAACATGTGCAGTTGGTACTCAACCTTCTGTACAAGGGTGCATATTATGAAAAGGTGGAAGCATATAGCAGTGGTCTTGTATCTTCGATTGTTCCATTCTCCACCTGGGATGGGCGTGGTGGTTTTCCTGGAGTGCCAATCTGTACGAAGGTTGAAGACAAAGCAAAGTATAAATCTTTTGCCGAATCATTCAAAGTTTTCCATAAAAACTTCCGCGTCTGGCTGGACGAAAAACTTAAGGACGTTTGTGAGCCTGCAGAATTTGCCGTCTTATGCAAAGAGCTGGATGAAAAGATTGGCAAGGAAGAAAAACAGCCGGAAACAAAGTTGCGAGATATAGAAGATGAGTTTACAGAAGAAATCGCACCTCTTATTAAAGAGGACCGGAAGCTTATTAAAAAATGCCGGCAGGCAAAAATGACGTTTCCGAAGAGTCTTCTTATTAGCGGAAAAATAGGATTGGGCATATCCCCTGGCACGGATCCCCGTCATAATCTAAAGGACCTAGCCTTATACACTTATGATAATAAGGTAAAAGTTGAGGTATACCTTGACTGCTGGCCAAAAACAGGACTTGTCTGGCATTCTATCCCGGAAAATTATCCTTCTTCGGTATTTATGTCCGATTATGGCCCGTTCCCAGCACCAAAAGCAATGTTGTACAAACAATATGTGAAGGAGTTCAAAGCCTTCCATAAAAACTTTCGAAATTGGTTAAATTCTGAGTTACTTAATAAAGGGGTAGAAAATGAATAAAATACTTTATCTTATTTCATGCGCTATGAACGATACAAAAAATGATATTGTCAAAAATGTTAGAGATAACATTGAGCTTATCTTAACCATCATAATTGGCTGTATCCTCTTTACAATTTTTATTGTTTCCTTTTTCTTCTTTGCGGGCATTGCAGGAATGATTGGGGTTCCGATGCTGATAACTCTTGTTTTAGGAGTTGTGCTTTCTTTGGCGGTATGCTACATATCCAACTTCTTCCTGAAAAATTTGGCGTATCACTTAGCGTGTAATTTAATGGGCGGGGAAGCCCTGGAGGAAATGGGTTTCTCCAGACAAAATTTTTAACTAAAAATTTGCCCATCTGTTTGTGTGCTATTGCAAAGCCTGATGTAATACCGGCATTGTAATCATACAAACGGATGACGGAGACTTTTAGTGGGCCTCTAATATAAGCGGAAAGGAAATATCACATGTTAAGACTTTATCAGGTTGACCAGCCCTTTACATGGGAACGCGACCATATAACTGGTGAATATATCACCTATGGTCAGTTTTACTACAAAGACGATACCGATGGGTTGGTTATTTCACGCAAAACGTATAAAGAAGCGAAGGAGGCAAAGAGGCGGGAGGAATGGGATTATTCCCGCCTTGAAAGAGCAGAGAGCCAGAGAGAGTATGAGCAGGCTATGCGTGACGCTACGCGGGCATTTAAAGCCGAAACCCTTCTTGACCGAGAAGTTGAGGAGGCTTTTTAATGGGCAAAAGCGTAACAATCCAATGGAAGGGGCAGCCGTTAACATATGAGCTGATTGATAACTGGGAAGATTATCTTTCCAGTGGCGATAATCCGCGCAATCAGAACATGACCCAGACCACGATACAGGGTATTATTGGAACCATGTCCCTGCTTAAAGCTCTCGGATACGTCAATGGTACAGAAGGGGCGGTTATCACATCGCTTTACCGTGACGGTAACCCCAACTCGCAGCATGCAAAAGGAACTGCCGTCGATATTGCCGATGGTAAAACCGGGCCGGGCGGCTGGTATACGGAAGTTGTAAGCCAGATTGCTCTGTATTCAGATGACTTCAACTACGCCACCCAAAATAGTGGTATCGGAGCTTGGTATACCGGTGTTGACCACGAAGGCACAGGCTGGCATATTCATTTCGACAATTATCTTGGCGGCCTTTGCGGTGAGACCGAGGAAGAGAAAAAGAAAATGCAGGCAGAGTGCTTGCGTTCCGGCGGTTCGCCTGGCGCAAAAGCACCGGGTGGCGGAGCAAATAACAAGTCGCTTGGGCCGGCAAACAATAATATTACCGTTGGCCCCGGATGGGTTGAAATTAACCCAAAGGGTAAGACCTACTGCGAACCGGTATATCCGGACTATGTTTATGTGCAGGGAAATATTCCAAACACCGCAGTAGAAGATACGGTTGTAAATGGCATGGATAAAATGGATAAGGCCGGCGACTATGGCCTTATGACCAGCACTGTCATGCAGGACTTGACTGGCATTAACGGCAATGCCTTTACAACGGATAAAGCTCAAAAACTTGCACAAAGACCGTTTGACCCCCAGAACTCAATTAGCGAGGTTAAGCTTCCGAGCGGTGGTAAACCGCTTAATAACAACGACCCTTTTCCCGTGGACCTCAAAATTGAGGAGCTGGAAAATCATCAGCCCAGAGTTAAGCAGTATCGCCTGCCTTTTAACCGAGAGCATCAGGAGACAAAAGATATTGCGGCGGCAGTGTTAACGCTTTCTGACTTTACCGAGAAACGTCTGGTTAAATTGGAAAACATGCTCGCAACCATTACACGATATGTATTTGGTATGGGAAAGCGGATGCACATAAATTGTATTTATTACGGAGGACAGGACCATAGGTCCAAATACACGTGCATCCGCTGCCTAAAGGACAACCTGCTGGAAGATGGTCAGGTCATGCAGATTGACCAATGCTTGTCCTGCAGCCGTTACGAGCCTATCATAGGTCAAGTAATTATTTTAATTTTTTAATTTTCCTTTTATATGTTCGCATCTTATGTTACAACCTGCAAAAGAGGTGCATAAGTATGCTAAAGAAAGAACTCGCAGAGATTCGTGATAACAAAATATGCGAACTTTACAATAAGTACTATCTTGTCGGTGAGATTGCAGCAATAGTTTCTGCTGACAGGCATACTGTTACAAGGGTCCTTAAGAAAAAAGGACTTTATCAAGCCGAAAGAAATAAGACGAAGATATCGTCTGCCAAAGCTAAACGCAATGAAAAAATAATACAGTTGTACCAAAAAGGATTGTCTTTTCGTCAGATTGAAAAGAAGATGGGAGTAGGCCATTCGACGGCTGAACGGGTTATTCATCAGTATATTGACCTTACACTACCTCAGTACTCACTTAATATCGACGATAGAGACAATCTGATAAGAAAATACAAATATGATTTTGATAGAGAGTTCTTTAAGAAAATAGACTCTGAAGAAAAGGCATACTGGTTAGGTTTCTTGTATGCCGATGGAACGATAGTTGATGACGCGGTTAAACTGGCTCTTCAAGCTAGTGATTTAGACCATCTACTTGAATTTAGAAATACTCTTAAGAATGACACAAAAGAGCCGATATATAGAAACAAACCAGAATCATACTCCTTATATTTCAACTCTAAGGAAATGGTACAGGACTTAGAGAACCTTGGATGTTTTCAGAGAAAAACTTTTAGATTGTCGTTTCCTACTGCAAGTCAAGTTCCGCACAACCTTGTCCATCATTTTATGAGAGGTTATTTTGATGGTGATGGGTGCATTTATGTTAACCCCAAAACAACAGGAACTAATATGATGGTTATTATAGGAACTGAGAACTTTGTGGACGGGTACAAATCTGTATTGTTCGATGCGATAAACAAGAATTCAGATATTAAATACCGGCGTCATAGGAAAAATATTGTTTCCATGTTTCTCGGTGGAAATATTCAACTGTCAAAAGTTTACAACTTTTTATATAAAGATGCGACCGTATTTTTGAAAAGGAAAAAAGAAAAATTTAACATAATTTTAGGCCGCCTAAAGACAAGCTCACAAAAGTCTCTAGGTGATAAGAACGGAATCAAGCTGGAAAACCGTAAAGCCTCATAATGAGGCAGGTAATCAGAACCGAAGGCTCCCGAAAACGAACGGGACGAGCTCATGGTGACATGAGCCGCGACTGTTACACAACTTCAGTCGGTCAGGGGCAACGCGTAGATGACGAAATAAGCATCCACGAGGCCGTTCTACGTTGTGAGGAAAAGACCTTTGAGACATAAGGTCCACGTAAAAAGCTACGCTGGGCTGGGCCGGAATTGACCGGCCGTTAAAATGGGTGTAATGCCCCAGAAGGCAGGATAAAAAGCCTGTCGATAACAAAACGCAAACGTATGACATCCTCAATGAGGTTGGCGCTAACCTTGCCAATATACAGGATGATATTGCTTCCGGCCTTATGAACATGGAAGATTATATTAACTTCCTTCGCATCGAACAAATGCACGACAAGAAGGTTGATTACCAGCTCAATTATAAGACCACAAACAAGCGCGATCCGAATGAGCGCCCATTCAAAGACCAGTGGGATGATGGAGTTAAGATGGGTTGGAAACTTACTCCCGTTGAAACTCAGAAACCACAGATTAACTGGAGACAGGATATTAACAGCGATGACAAATCGCCGCAAAAACTTGCATCGTATCAGGGAGGCAATGGTCCGGGTACGTCAGGACTCACGCCAACCGTTTCCTTAAATCCTGGGGACTACAAAAACTTCTCTGGAACACACAAACAGTTTATGGATGATGTGCTTGCAGGAAAATTTGACCCCAAACAGGAAAGCGGTTCCGACAATAAAAACGATGGTTCCGGCAATTCCACGGATGGTTCGGCTAGTGATAAAACTCCCGGTGAAGAAACCATCTGGTGGCCAAAGGCGAAAGAATCTATCGCTGCAGGTTTTGAAATGGGTAAGAAGCGCGCAGAAGAGGCTGTTAAAAACCTGAAGATGAATGGTTATGAACAGACCCTGCAGAAAGCGTGCAGCGACGCAAAGATTGACCCTGTTATGGCCATGGCAGTTTCTGCCGTATTAAGCATGGGTGACCCTGCAAAGGGTATCTTCTGTGATGGCAACGGCAAGATTGAGGACCAGTCTGCGGGCGGCGCCAATAAGTTAAAAGAACTTGCATCCGGCACGAAGAACGTAAAGGGTAACCCAATTGGCCCTATTACGGCATGGAAGGGCTGGAGCGAAACGCTCGAAAGTCTGCTGAGTGCACCCATGAAGGTTTCCTCAAAAGAGGGTGCGGCTGCTCCGGCTGCTGAGACAAACAGTACGAATGGAAGATATTATAACTGGGAATGGCGTAAAGCACTGGATGAAGCAGATGTGGACCCGACATTCTTCCCGGCCGTTATTCAGGCATATCAGGTTATTGATGCTTCCAATACTGGGCTGTCCCAACTTAAAAATCAGGAAAATAATATCGATTTCCCAATTGATACTCTTGGCCTGAATAAGATTTATTGGGTGCAGGATTACGGTGTAGAAAACGCCGGCAGTGGTGTAAGTGTAGTATCGAACGGCATCGTGTTTAAGACAGAACCTGGTATCGAGGTACATGCGCCTGAAAAGTGTGACTGCAGTACAGGAAGTGACAGTACGCTTGGCAACTTCGTATCGCTTGGTAGTATGTCCGCAAGCCGGACATACATCTTTGGCGGTTTGGACGCAGCAAATGCTCCGTCCGAGGCCAGCGCAAAAGCTGTCTGTGGTAAAACAACAGACAAGTTTATCCTGCAGGTCAAAGAAAACGGCAAATTTGTTGACCCGAAAACCGTTTGGAGACTCCTTAATACAATAGGCGTTTCCACAAATACGACGGTGGGTAAGCAAATTGAAGATATTAACAATAAGGGAATTAACCCCGACAATTAAGATAAGCATGGCCGCCCAGACGGGCGGCTGTTCTTTCCTCTTTTCCTAAGTGTGGGTAAACACCGAAGCAATACCACACTAAAAAAATGTTAGTAACATACTGGAATTTTAGGTAAGTATGTGTTAAAATATAGTAAGAAGGGGTTTCCCTTCCATAAAAAGATGTAAGTAAGATATATATATAATACAAAAACCTAGATTGGAGGAACCTTTGATTGAAGCCGAGAAAGTATTACTGGACAAAAAGGCGGAGCTTGACTGGTGTGAGCGTCATCCGGAGGTAAAGAACCGTAAACGCTTCAAGCGAATTGCCGGCGAGATTGCAACTTTTGGTGGAGAACCGATAAAAACGGGTGAGATTCAGCGTACCTGGAAGCAGAAGGGCTGGGTTGTGGATGACATTGATAAGGTCTATCATGCAGCCATAACGCGAGCACTCTTCAACGAATCAAAGCTTGCTGCGGAAGAAAAAACTCGCGAACAGAAATGGAAAATCGTTTATGGGCTCGTTGAGTGCGAAGGGCTTACAGTTGGCGAAGCAGCCAAAAGAATGGGTACAAGCTTTTTGTCCTTACAAGCCTTTATTAAGGCGTGGCAGGACCAGCTCGGTTCACGCCTGGGCCATATCAATATCAGACAAAGTGGCATGAAAGTCGCATAAGACATCACATAAAAATAGAGGAGGAGCTGGGCACCCTTTCAAATGATGCCCACAAAACAACATGATAATTAAACGCTCAGGACAAGCGGTAGAGTTTGACCGAAACAAAATTCTTAATGCCATTAAAGGCGCAAACAAAGATGCGGATAACTGCATGAAAGAATCCGAAATTGATGACGTTGTAACTTTTGTTGAGGGAAAAATCCGAGACAATAGACATGATGCTCATGTTGAGGAAATCCAGAACATGGTAGAAGATGCCCTGATAGATTTGGGGTATGGCCATGTAGCCAAAGAATATATTAAGTATCGTAAAGTTCATGAAATGCGCCGCAATGCTGCAGCAAAGCTCATGGATAATTACAAAGACCTGCTCTTTGCAAAAGCGGAGGACATGGACTTAAAGCGTGATAACGCCAACATTAACGCGGATACGTCCATGGGCATTATGCTGAAGCTCGGCACGGAAGGCGCAAAGAACTTTGTCAATAACTATGCGCTTGACGAGGACGTCGCAAAAGCCGACAGGGAGGACTGGATTCATATCCATGATAAGGACTTCTCCCTGATTACCTTTAACTGCTGTCAGATTGACCTGGCCAAACTCTTAGACGGCGGTTTCTGTACAGGCCATGGTTTTGTACGTGAACCAAATAGTATTCGTGCTGCATCTGCTTGTGCCTGTGTCGCCATTCAGAGCAACCAGAACGAAATGTTCGGCGGCCAATCTATCAACGCATTGGATTATGCTCTGGCTCCGTATGTAGACAAGAGCTTTAAGAAGGCTTATCGGGAAAATGTAGCTAAGCTGATGTCGCTGTTTATCGACAAGCAGGCTGCTTTAGATTTGCTCAAAACCATTGACTTTGATGCGAAATGTGATTACTGCAACTCTGCTAAAAATGCAGACCTTATCAAAGAATGGGCCGTAAACTATGAGGAAGATTTAACTCACTGGCCGCCTTTTAGACTCGTTGCGGCTACGGCTTGGGAAAATGCATGTGAAGATGTTGAGGAAGAAACCAAGCAGGCCATGGAAGCTATGATTCATAACTTCAATACGCTCCATTCTCGCTCAGGTGCACAAGTGCCCTTCTCCAGTGTAAACTTTGGCCTGGATACTTCCCCGGAAGGCCGTCTTGTGTCAAAATGGCTTTTGGAAGCGCAATATGCCGGCATGGGTAACGGGGAGACTTCCATTTTCCCGATTACTGTATTTCAGCTTAAGACTGGCATCAACTACAACCCAGAGGACCCGAACTACGACCTGTTCCAGCGGGCCTGCGAAGTAAGTGCTAAGCGCCTGTATCCTAACTTTGTTAATGTTGATGCGCCGTACAACCTGCAGTATTATAAGCCCGGCAACCCAAACAGTGCTATCGCTACGATGGGATGTCGCACGCGCACAATTAGCAATGTTAATGGGCCCGAGGAATGTGGCAGCAGAGGAAACTTTTCGTTTGTCACCTTAAACCTGCCAATGATGGCGCTTCAGGCAAAAGGTGATATTAAGGAGTTCTACAAAATCATGGATGAGTATACATTGCTCTCCAGGAGATATTTACTCGACCGCTATGAGACTATCGCCCAAAAGCATGTCTACAACTATCCGTTCCTTATGGGACAGGGCGTGTGGATGGACAGCGATAAGCTCAAACCAGATGATGAAATTCGTGAGGTATTAAAACATGCGTCTATTAGCATTGGGTTTTGCGGCCTTGCGGAGTGTCTTGTTGCTCTTACCGGTGCTCATCACGGAGCTTCTGAAGACGCGCAGAGACTTGGCCTTGAAATCGTCGGACATCTCAGGGAAATGACCGATAAGTTTACAGAAGAAGACCATCTTAACTGGTCATGCTTCGGGACACCGGCCGAATCTACTGCCGGCCAGTTTGCTAGGGCCTGTCAGAAACGCTTCGGTAAGGTTCCTGGTGTTTGTGACAGGGAGTACCTTACAAACAGCTCCCATGTGCCCGTTTATTATCCGATTAAGGCCATTGACAAAATTCGCATTGAGGCGCCGTACCATGCCCTGGAAAATGCAGGACATATTGCTTATGTAGAAATGGACGGCGACCCCACCAAAAACGTAAAAGCATTTGAAAAGATTGTTCGCGCTATGCATGATGCGGATATGGGCTACTTCTCCATCAACCATCCGGTTGACCGTGACCCGGTTTGCGGATATACAGGCATTATTGAAAATGAGTGCCCGCATTGTCACCGCAAGGAAAATGAAACAGGCTCTTTGACCATTAAAAGAGAACAGTAATTAAGAACCACATATATTGGCCGCTTCTTCTTGAGGCGGCCAAATTTTTTTGTTATAATTATTTTAATCAAAAGAGGTGATTATCTTGTCCTATGAAACATATACAAGTATTCAGCCTGGTGAATATTTTGCCAAGCTTTACACAAACCGATTAGCCAGTGACTTGGTTGTTCCTTTTACCAAAACACGTATCGCAAAGGTTTTTGAAAAGGTGACGAAGTTACAGGAAGAACAGAAGTTCGAAGAGGCTATCGAGCTTCTTACAAAGAATGCTAAAAATATTCATGACGAATATTATGAGCGCAATCCCAGCTTTTTTATGCTTTGTACGGTTAAGGGGATGTTTTATAACTACCTCGCCGCTTGTTACCGTTCATTGGTTGTCTCAGATACTGGTAGAATGGAGGCCCTAAAAAATATCCGTTTGGCCTTAATCTATGATATTTGGCAGCTCATTTTCGATATGAACTATGGTGATGAGAAAAACTCGTTCGATGATTTGGTTACGGCGCATTACAACGAAATGCCGTCCGTCCAATTACTTCGTACTATTCTTGAAGACTATAAGGTTTCTATTCAAGAGTTTACCGAAGAAGATTTATTCCTCCTCAATAAAGAATTTATCTGTGCCGGCATGGCATATGATTTGATTACATTCTACAGCCGTGATCTTCCAGGCAATGTTTTCCTTGTGCGGGCCACAGAAATGAAATTAGTAGCCGAGTGCATGTACACGATAAGTGATGACGTGGGGTTGTGTCAGAAAATTTCCGCCTGCGCCCGTGACATTATGAAGGGAATTATCCGCCCTGACGACATCGATAATTGCCTTCAGGTTTTAGAAACAGAATTTACCGAATGTGCGCCTGCAGAACCATTTGTGTCCGAGTGGACTACCGAGGATTTTAACTTTTACTCTACGGCAGCAGAATATTTAGCGGCCCGTATGCATCCAGCTTTTAAGCCATCGTGGTATTATCGTTACAAGGTGCATAGTGACACCGAACAAATTCAGTTCTTTAAAGGAGAACTTTCCGATAAACGCAGCACCATTAACTCTCTTACCGATAAGGTTGCAAGTCTTGAACGGGAAGTTGCCGAGAAGAATAATGAAATCTCTATGCTAAAAGCAGAAAAAGGCGAACTTACCCGTAAGAATATCGGACTGGAGAATAAGCTTGAAGAAGTCTCTAGGTCCCAAGATGCTTTATCTAAAAGCGTGGCCAACCAGAAACGCTCTGCAAATGGTGCGAATCGGAAGCAGAATAAAGAACTGGTTAAGCTGTCTATGGCTTACGATAACCTGAGGAGTAAATTTAACGAGCTATCCCAGCAAAAAGAGGATTACGTCCATAAATATCAGGATGCAATCAGTGAAAAGATTGCCCTGTCGGATAAAATCTCGGAACTACGGGAGGAGCTTCGTAAAAAGACAAAGGCACTTGAGGCTCAGACTGTACAGGAAGTAGTTGAGGAAGAGCCCGTTGCTGTCACTGAAGAGGAACTGGCCGAGAAGGACATCTTTGCCGATACCAACCTTAAGATTGCCGTGGCTGGCGGAACGGACAGCTGGCGCGCAAAAGTAATTGCCCGTCATCCTAAGTTTAAGGATATTGGAAACAGTAAGGGTTTTGACACGCAAAAGCTTAACGATGTTGACCTTCTCGTAATCAACACCAACAATGTTTCCCATGCTTGCACAATGAAGGCTTCGGCAAATACGCCGGAAAGCGGCAAGATTTTGTATACGTCGTATTACAATCTTGACCTTTTGGATGCGCAGATTAAAGGCCGTATTGAATAAGAAAGCGAGCGGTAATTCCGCTCGCTTATTTAATAGATTTCCGGTGCAATACGGGAAGTATGCCTTATTGTAAGACGCTCATGGACATGGCTGTATCGTGCAGCCATCTTAGGGTCATTATGACGAAGCTGTTCCTGAACCAAGCGAATGTCTTTGGTTTCATTATAGAGGTTTGTCCCGCAGCTGTGCCGGAATATATGACAAGAGTATCCGGGGTGCTTTAATTGGCACCCCTCTAGTATTCTGTTCATAATATTGCGGATGCCGTTGCGGGAAATCCTTCTATATTTATGCCTGTGGTCGGATACAACGGTAGGAGTTAGTCCGTTTTCTTTTTTGCTGGACGGGCGGGAATCGAGATAACGTTTAAGCACCTCGAATGTTTCTTCGCATGGATAAATAACACCTCCATGCCCTTTTCCGCGAATGACTATGGTCTTGTATCCCCAATCAATATCTTCATCACACATACGGTGGATTTCGACATTACGAAGGCCTTCCACACTCATTAGGTAGAGGATAGTCATATCACGATAGCGGATAAAGTCGTTTATTGAGGTAAGCTTAACATAATCATTCAGCAGCTTAATCTGCTCTGTTGAATAAAAGCGAAACTTTTCGTCCCACATGAGTTTTCGTTCTGCCTTTAGGTTATCGCAGGGGTTTAAATCAATCCGCCCGATTTTTAACGCGGCCTGATAGAATCCTCGGATAGCTGTAAGTTTGATGGCCATAGTGTTATCCGTATATTCCCGATTAATCATCCAGTCCATATATATGCGCATTTGATAATCGTGCATGGATAACGGATGGCGGTCATGTTCTGCGCACCAGCGGATGAAACTATCGATATGGATTTTATAATCACGCAGCGTATCTTCGGATGGACGGCCATTTGCGATATAGCGCGGCAAAAATTTTAAATAATACATTACATAAAAGTCTGGCGTAATAGCAGATTCATCCAGAGAATCCGCATTTAAGCCTGGTAAAACATTTTGTACTACAATCTGTTTATCTGGCATGAAATCGCCTCCTTTTATATTATTATATCGCTTTGTTCTATCATTTTCAATATGAAAGGAAGTGTATATTCTATGATAAAATTAATCAGCGCTAAAAGTGATAATGATTTGTTTGAAGTATATGGAGAAATCGATAAGAACGACTTCTTCGAATCTGATTTTATAGTTAGGGTTAATGGTCGCAAGCAAAAGGAATTTGGTGAGACTTTTGCGGGAGTGCAAATTACGGCACAGGATAAAGGAGAAGCGATTATCCGGGCTTATATCAACAACTACCAAGAGGTAGAGTGGCTTTATGTGGCTCCGGAAATCGTCCAAATGAAAGCATCTGTAACATATAATCTTGCCGGGTATAATACGCCAGATACTTTTCTTTGCGACGGAGGCTATACTGCCCACCTGATTGCCTTTTCGGATACCATGAATTATTATGCCGGAAATGAAGGGCGTGAGCTGTTCGTGGTTGCCGACAAGGACAACGATGTAGTCACGACATATGAAAACTTCTTCGTTAGTGCGATCGTAGACGACTATAAGAAGAAAAAACTAAAAGTGGTTGATAGCAACATCTATTCTGCGGAAGCGACAATGGAGTGGATTAAAGAGTATTGCGAATAGTTTTTCGTAAATTACGCGCTGTTTGTATTAGTATTATGGTGGATGGATAAAGGAGTACAAAACCCTTGTAAACCTGCAATTCCAGCAGTATAATTTAGTCAGGAGGGATGCTTTTATGACATATCACGACACTGTTTACACGGTTGCCGTTGAAGATGAAGATTTGGAAGCACTGGAAAAGTATGCCTATTTGAATCTGGAAGATGCAATGGCGAAATACAAATCTCTCATAGACGCCGACGACAGATGCATTGTTGTCAATTTTACAATGACAACGGAAGGTTTTATGGATTTTGTAAATAGTGAATTTGTAAAGCGCGTAAAGAAGAATAAATGGAGGCTAAGAAAAACCGAAGGAATTGGTCCTGAGCTCCTAAAAATGCTTAAGACCTATGAGAAAGAAAAAGACAAGAACCTTGGCTCCCAGGCTATGCGCCTTAAGAATAGCTGGAATGACATTCGTGACGTCCTTCCCGAGATACGAGACCTTATTTCCACAGCTAATTTTCGAGCCAACAGAGAAGAATGGGAAGCAGCGACGAGTATTCTTGGGTTGGCCAGCAAAAGAATGCGAGAGCTCTGGGAATATGTTTGTGATTATGAACGGGACATAAAATAAGGAGGGGCGACACAAAGATGAAAGAAATCATCGAAGAGGATATTTACCTCTTATATGATATAACTTTTACAGAAACTGGTGGAAGGGTTCGTCCAGACTATGTAGAGAAGAAATGCAACCGGTTCAGAAGATTTTTAAAAGGGATTAATTTCACACCCAGTCATACTTTACCTTTACCGATGCTGTTGTAATGACTTCTTCGGAGCAAAAGTTTTCTCGCGCTAGTGGCAGGGTACTGACAGTTATGGCGTATCATGCTCGTGAGACAGAAGATGCCCTTAAAGAAAAGCAGAAAGATTTTGAGAAGTACATGGATGCAAAGTATTGGAAATTTGCAAATGGACTAATCGGAAAGAACCGCACAACAATAATCGACTACAAAAGCATAGAAATAAAGTCAAGAGATGAGCTTGATCGTTTAAGTAAGAGCCTGTACAATAATACTGAAAAACAGTTAAGAAAAAGGGTGGAAGTACTAAATAAGGATTTTGAGAAGTTCTTAGAAGTACTTAATAATATGGATTAGTAACAGTGGCGCATAATTTTATGTAAAAGATTAGCCCTTCCGGTAAGGAAGGGCTGGTTTTATAAGTCGTAAACTACGGTAGCTTTGTTGGCCGGAATATTGGCATTAGCATCAAGTCTGTTAGGGTCATTGGCCGTTGAAGCCGGGCAGTGAATTTGTCCTGTAAGAGAAGTACAGCCGTAGAACATGCAATTATAGCACTGCTTAGCTAAAGTAGTCGCAGGAAGTTCTGGAGCTTTAGTAAGGGAAGTGCAGTTATTAAACATGCCATAATAGCAATAATTAATTAAAGTAGTAGCAGAAAGTTCTGGTGCTTTAGTGAGAGAAGTACAACCACTAAACATGGAGCCATAGCATTTATTAGCCATTACTGGATGGTTGCCAACTTTAACTGTTTTGTAATCAAGCAGGTTTTCTATATTGCCAAGACATTGAATATGTTTGTTACTGGTTAATATAAACTGTTTATTATAGTCGCTAACCTTATTGTTTCCTACGCCTCTTAAATAAAGTTTACCATCGTTAGAGGAGCTTACTTCTGTGCCATCCCACTCACTCCAATTTTGAGTGTCGGGGGAATACTCAAGGGTGCCATTCCAGTTTTTGGAAGCATTGCTTGTTTTAAGAGTAAACGGTTCGTTATTTTCTTCGATAAAGCTAAGATAAGGAACAGGAAAGCCAGAAGCTGTCACTTCTTTCTTAATTTCCATCATAAGTTTGTTCTTTCTGAGGATATTGATTCCAATATTGATTAGTTCAATATTGTTGAGGGCTTTAACGTTTACAAGGTGTTTTTTAAGTGTCATAACATACTCTCCATTCATATTTTATTGTGGTGGGTTTCTCTACATATATTATCTCTATTGTTTTTGCTTACGGTGTAATTATTCTCTATTGTTTTGAATTGTAAATATGACAAGTCTATATTCATATCTAACTGTGTGTAATTAACGTTAACCACAGTTGGAAATATTTGCTTTTTTCAAAAAATTGTTGTAGAATGTTCTAGTAAAGGAGGTTTTGTAAAATGAATAAGAAGATGTCTTTAGAGGATATACTTTCACGTACCAAGTTGTTCGGCGTTATCGAGCATGATGGCCATAATTATATTTGGCTTGAGGACTCTCATATCGTCGGAGGCTCAGGAGAAGGCAATGAAGTTTGGTGTGCGGAGGCAATCCGCGCCGAAGATCGCGGTCGAAAAGGCGTCATACAGACATATGATATGATATATGACCCTGTTGATGACTGGGAGGAACATTATGAAAACGGGGATGAGGAGCTGTGCTGCGACTGGTTTGCTCAAAGTTATGTGGAGCCCGGCCGCATTATAGAGGTTGTGTAACGGTTACTTCCGATAATGATAAATTATCGGAACTTTAAATACGGCCCGCTTTAACAGCTCGAAAATGCCGCCTCCTTTTCATTTCGGCATTTTCTTCCTTACATACAGAAAAAGTGGTTGACTCGTTCAATCTCCTTTTTCCTGCTATATTCCTGCACACAAAACCCCGGCGTGTTGTATCCGCCGGGATTTATATATACCCGTATGTTTTATTGCAGTAATGCGCTCCAGTAGGGATGTACATACACTTTATTCTGTGTATCAAGGTCAATAACGTATTTTTTTTCGTCCCGGCCTGTTCTTACCTCGGTTCTCCCTCCTAACATCTTTTTGGCTTCTTCAACAGCCATAAGCCCTGTACCGACAAACGTATGAAATTTGATGGATTTTTTACCTTTCTCTTTTCGTGCAAGCAGCCATATATCTACCATATTCAACATCATCTTGTCATCAAAATCCTGAACGACGCTGATTAACTGGTATAATTCATATTCCGAAAGCTCCTTCGTACGAGATTTGAACAGCTGTTCTTGTAGGTCGGCATTGAGCTGTTTTTCCGCTGTATACCGAAACTCTTTATAAGCGTCTGTCATGGATTTTTTTACGAGCTTCATGTAATTCACGCGAAATTCCTGAAGAAGCTTGTTGAGTTCATTTACCGTTTCCATTCTTACACTCCTCTTGCAAACCAGTATGCCGTCATAAGCTCTTTAATTATTTTCTCGCTTTTTTCTGGTGAGATTTTGTCCTCCAGCATATACGTTTTTAGTTCCGCTACGTAAAAATCTGCCAACTCATCCGGAGAGTATTCTTCTTTTCTCGCAGCAGTAAGCCCGTTGAAGATTTTCTCCGCGCATACCTGGAAAAAATCTGGTTCATCGAGAAAATAGTTTTTGGAAACATTGAATATGTTGGCCAACTTGTAATACTTTTCAATATCCCTCGGCTTGCTGCCTTCCAGCTCGTAGGCCGCGTACGCACGCGGTGTTATTCCTAATTTCTCCGCAACTTCTCTTTGCGACCAGCCAGCCTTATGCCGCATCATTTTTAGTTTTTCCGCGAATGTGGCCATATTTCCCCCTTGACATCTGCTATGTACTCAACTACAATAGGTTATGAAGTTGATGAAGCGTACTACATAATGTGTTGTAGTTTGCTGTTTGTCATTATTTTAGCACACGACTTGCTATTCCGCAAGTTATTTCAATAAAGGAAGGGGGATTTTTATGGTAAGGGATTTCGAGGAAAGAGTCGCGCGCATTGTCATCGGATTGTCGGAGGAGCAATTACGGATTGTAGCTCTTGTGGGCCTAAATGAACTGCGCCGCCGACATGCCAGGAAAATCGATATGTTGGAAACAGAGCTCGGCCTTTCGCGTTATCAGAACGCATGCCTCAAGGAAGCTCTGAGAAAGTATGGGATTCTTGACCCTTTTTCAAGGCAAGCACACGACGAACATATCTCCGCACTGTAAAAGGTGGCCGGCTTGTTAGCTGGCCACCTTTTTAAATGGGGATGGAAACGCTTATTTAATCATACTGAGAACTTCGGAGGCGGACAGATTGTTTGCCTGCATGTATTCCGTAAGCTCTCTGTAATCTTCCTTCGACTTCTTTGCTTTCAGCTGGTCGAGGTCAGCTTTCAGCGCTTTCAGCTCCGCATGCTTCTTTTCGATTTTTGCTTCCAGCGCAGAAATCTTTTCATCATAATTTGCTTTTCTTGCCATTTTCCTATCCCTCCTGATAAGTAAAATAACCCTTTTAATCATATTACATCATTTATGAAAAAATGGCAAGTATGTATTTAAGCAAAAACCTTATTTACCATTTTGCAATGGTAACTTCTATTCCTGCCCCTGCTTTTTTAGCGGACGGCGAATAGTATGCTTTATATTCCACATCTCGGTTTTGATAACCGATTGTCATATAGGCGTCATGGTCAATCATGGCCGCCCCGGCTTTAATCCTGTGTTTGCGCTCAAGGTTGATTGCATAATAGTCGTTTTCGATAACGTGGGTTTTATCCCCTTTATCATCTTTCACTTCGACTTCGTGCGTCTCTTTTACAATCTTGTCCGCTTTCTGGATTTTGCCGTATTCCTTTGCTTTATTATCCGCTTCCTGCTGTGTCACGGTATAATAGTGATACTGGGGAGCCTGGGTTTCTTTTGCCCGCTGAATCTGGTGTGCCATATCCTTTATCGTAGCTTTTGTCTCCATAGGGAAATACGTCTGGAGGCTTTGCTGTGATATATCAGGTACGGTCACTATTTCAGGTTCGGGCATTTTTTTAAAAAAAGATAACCTTATGAGCGCAGCTATTAATATGACAATAATGATTGCCATAATGGTTTTGCTGTTCTTTTTCAGAAAATCCATTTTTCGTCCTTTCTATTAAATAAGCGCCCGGTGGGGCGCTTTAATTATTGCGGGCGGCTTAATACCAGCCGTACCACACATTCTCATCCTGATAGTCGTCGTGTGTCGTGAACTGCCACAAAACCGTTTTAATATACGGATACTCATTTTTCATAGAGTCCGTAAATCCGTACTGGGCATTCCATACCGGAATACTGTTTGCGGCCATATCCCCGATACACAGGAATCTTTCAAAATAGGAAAACGACGCATAGATACCGATTTTACGGCTGCCGCCCCACCATTCACGGAGCTGGATAATAGCGGCGCGGTAATCTTCGTAAACGTCATCGCGTTTTACTTCCTGCCGTTCCAAGTCAAACCATGTGCCAAGTGACGGTTCTTGTCCGTTTAAGAGCTCTGCAACACGGTCGTTTACCCATTCGGCTTCTTCCAATGCCTCGGCCTCATTATTTGCACGGCCCATAATATAGATACCGTAGGGCAGGCCAAAACGAACTGCCTCGTTCACATGGGTAATGAACATCGGGTCAAGTTCAATCTCGCCCGTTTTATCATTGCGTTCACCGAGCTTTAAGATGACGCCGTCGCAATTTCCGCCTTCAACCAGCTCCGCAATACGGTCTGCCGGCTGCCAGCGGGAAAGGTCGAATACTGACATATCATCGCCTCACTTAAGCACTCTGGAAATCGGTGATACCGCGTGCGATAGCTGCAGCGAATTCATCCGTGCGGTTTACCAGCTTTTCATGGTCTTTGTCGCTATCAATAAAAGCGCATTCAACAAGAACTGCCGGTGCGTCCGTATGCTTCAATACCATCAGGTCATCCCGGAACTTAATACCGCGGTCCACAGTACCAAGAGCACCAACAATCTGGTCCTGGATAAACTGTGCGGCAATGGCGCCCGTTTCGGAATAGTACTCTACTTCCGTGCCCTGTGCGACTTGGTCAAATGCATTGCAGTGGATGGAAACAAAAAGGTCTGCTCCCCATGCATCGGAAGTCGGGCATACCGCTTCCGGACGGTCCTCACGGTCACAGTCCCAGCCGCAGAGGTTATCAGACTGCATTACCATGGTCTCAACGCCTGCGTTTTCCAGATACTCGGCTACCTTGTTGCCAATTTCCCATGCAATATCCGCTTCGCGGGTGCCGCTCCAGTGGCAGGCGCCCGAATCGTAATCACGGTCATGGCCAGGATTTAAAAATACTCGCATTATATACTTCCTTTCGAATATACTGAGGGAGGATTCCCTCTTCTTAGTTCATATTACCTACGGTTATGTACTATTCAACGGATTGCCACTGGCGTAGGAACGAAGGTACTTCGCGGGTAACTGTGTTATTGCGCTTTGTGTTTACCCACAGTTAGGAACAACGGGTTAGCCCTCCACTAATTCAAATACGCCTGTTTCAGGGTCCCAATTAACGGCCTTCATGTATTTGGGCCTTCCCGTTATGTTTTCCCAGGCAACGCTTTTTGCAGTGTCTGCTGTCACTGCAGCAGCTGCTTTATCCGAGGTAAATGCTACCGTTTTCCAGTCGCTCCATGTTACAGAGGTCAGGCCGTATCTTACATATACCTTGCCCTCCACGGAATCACGGGCAATTTGCATGGGATAGCCACCGTCAGCCGTATTCCATGGCACATAGGTGGATACTTCTACGAGCGTTTTTGTACCGTCGATACCGATAATATTTTTGGTTTTCAGTTCGTTTTTTTGGCCAGCACCGCCATGCATATACCATTCCGGCGTCCTGTTGTCTCCCCGTGCATCTGCGCATAGCAGCATATTGGCGACAATATGGCCTCCTGTAATCGCCCCGCTAACTTCGAGGTTACCGTCGATTTTTCCGCCTGTAAGGGGTAACTTTTCAGCAAGGCTCTTATTTACCGTTGTTGCAAAATCGGTGTCGTTATTCAGGGCTTTGGAAAGCTCCTGCAGTGTATCCAGCTGTTCAGGCGCTCCGTTTACCAGGTCTGCAACTTTTTTATCTACATATTCTGTGGAGGCTTTTTTGCTCAGGTCTTCATCCATGTCTGCAACTTTTTGTTCTATCTTGGTTTTTCCAGTAAGCAAAAAGGAGATTTTGTCGGAAAAGTCCTTTATGATTTTTGCTTTTGTAAGTAGCAATCTTTCCACCTCCTTACAGTTTCATAATCTTGCATACGTTTTCCGTAAAGTCTTTGCTTAGGTCTGGTGTACCATCTGTCCCGTCACAGATATGCCATCCGTCCGGAATAGCATCGCGGGCGCCCGCCCATTCGATGATTGCACCCCTTATTAGTGCTGCTTCTGAATTCATAGCGACTACGCCGACGCTCTTGCCTTCGATAATCTCTTTTAAGTTTTCAATCTCCCTGTTCTGGGTGTCATCTACCGCTTTTACGTCATTGCGCAAATCTTTAATCGCCGTCATAAGCTTAATTTCAAGCTGCGCCATTTCTTTGCGGATTTGGTCAAACATCGGCTGGTAGTGTTTGTCGTGCCAGTGGTCGATAACCTCTTCTGTCAGCTGCAGATTTTCTCTGGCCTTGGCGGGGTTTTGCAGGTCGCTTAAGTTCCTGTCCCGCCGAAGCCTATTTATAATGGCATTTGCGTAAAGAGAAATCCATTCCCTTTCACCATTCTCATTTCTTTTCAACCATTTCATTAAAGCCATTGCTCTTACTCCAGTAATAGTAACTCCAACTTTTCGCCGGAGAAGTTTTCCAGTGTATATGAAGACTCGCCATAAATAACGGATACATAAAAATCAGAATCCAGGTATGCTTCATTGCCATCTTCATCTACCGTCTTGATGTATATAATAGGTGTTTCCCTACTGGAGGTGTTGCTTCTTGGAACAACCTTCTTTTCATCGACATCCAGTGTAATGGAAAAGCCTGTCTTATAGTCCAGCACAAAGCGGATTACGCCATCACTTCTCGTGATTCCTACCGCATGCTTTTTCTTGCGGTCGTAGATAATCGTATTAAGCTCAGTCTGGTTGTTTAAAAAATATTCCTTGTCTATATCCCATCCTTTTGGGATATTCGGATATTTTTCTAATGTTTCGGCGGCCGGCGTTTCACCGTCTTTCAGCTTCTTAAACATCTGCCCTTCTGAATACACAAGCACATTATTTGCAGTAGCGTCGTTTGAATAGCTGTTAAGGTCATTCATTGTATATGCAATCGGAAGCGTCATGCTAAGCTCCTTTGTGCTTATAGCGCCTTCGTCATCAACACCGATAAAGTTCCCCGGCTCAGAGCCATTAATCTGCTCCACAATCTTGTCAATTTGCTGGATTTTTTCTTCAATCCTTTGATTGTTCTCGTCAAGGGTGTTCAACATGCTGGCAATCGTGTCATCCAGATCCGACCTTGTAATGGGGACATTTGTATCCCGTTTTGTGAGCAGCGTTTCCTTGAGGTCTTCAATCCTTTTTTTGATGTCTTTAATGGATTCATCCAGCAATACAATGGAGCCACTGACTTCATCGGCGGACGTTCCACCCCCACCGCCACTGTTGATAATGTTTTCCTGGATAGTTTGCAGTGAACGGATTTTTTCTTCCAGTTTATCCAAAACACCCTGAAGGGATTTTATATTATCGTCCTCATATTTGGCGGCCTTCTCCAACGATTCCAGCCGCGTTTTTAGCTCTGGCGTCAGAACATCGAGTGGCAGCTCCTCGTAATCCAGGATGTGTTTGTCGATTTTATCATTTACTTCATCGAACCGTCCGTCAATGCGGTCACGATATTTGAGTTCAATATCATTTTCTCTGATGTTTTCATCCTTCTTGCGATAATCCTGCAAGAGGGCTTTTAATGCTTCATCGGGGATTCCCTGCCCCGCAAGCATCCTTTTAAGCTCTGGTGACAAATCCCGATAACTTATCTTTATTGGAGTCATTTTTATTTACATCCTTTTAACGTTCTTTGTAATCTCCTGTATAAAACCATTCCATAAGAGCTTCTTTAAGTGGTTTACCGCATAACTCTTCAATCATTTCGATAATCGGTCTAAAAGTAGCCTGTCTGTTTTTACAGTTTTCATTTTCAGCCGCTACATCAAGTTTTGGGCCGGGAGCTTTACATAAACCGTAACAACTGCACATCTTACAACTGTTGCGTTTCATTTGCTCTCTGAAGTCTATATTACCTAATATCCGCTGCAGATATACAAAGTAATTATCATAGATTGTGCAAACTTTTTTTGAATACTTGGATACTTCCGGAAATCTATGCATTTCGTACAGGTTCCCCTCAAGGTCAAGGGAGAATGTTGTAGGATTGTCGCTGCCACGCATAATGCTCTGACTGCGATATATGGTAGATGTCGCGCCCTGTAAGTCAGCATAGAATAAAGATTCCAACACTGTATCGATGGGCTGTTTCTTGTTCGGCGGAAGGAAAAGCCCTTCTTTTATCCTGTTTGCAAACCATCTAAACTCTGCAGAAATTTCCTCTTTACTGTGTTTGTCGACAAATTCGCTCTGTGTACCGAGGTCGTCAATTAGCGTCCAGGACATACCAAATGCACGTTTCTGTCTGGCATAATAGATGTTTACCTCTTTTTCGACGTCAGCAATAATCTCTTTTATTTTGGTAAGCTCTACGATGGATGTTAGTATATTTAGTTTCTTTATCCGAAAAATATTATCCCGATTCTCCTCAAGGGCATCATATCCACGATATTTTTTAGAGAAACGATGTCCATCCCAGCTTACCGTAATGCTAAAATTATGCTCATTAAAATAGTCGGCAAGCTCCCTTGTTATCAGGGAGCCATTTGTTATCAATGTATTTTCCAGGTTTGGAATATGCGTCAGGTGCTCTACAATGTATTTGATTTCTTTGACGTACATAAGCGGTTCTCCGCCGAAGAAGCGGAGTTTTACCTTACTCTTCTGACGGGCGCAGCATTCCTCAATGAAGCTGAAAATATCGTCATTGATTTTTGGCGGCGGGTAATAATTCTGGTCGTCATTATTGTGGTAGCAATACTTGCACCGAAGGTTACAAGCGTTGCCGAGCTGTATATAGATAGTGGTCGTGTCTGTGTTTTTAAAGAAAGCTGTTTTCATTCCGTCATATCCTTGCTTTGTAGTATTGAAAATTCCTCTGGCCGCTCCTGCATCTTCCGTATCTCTTTGATAAAAGGAAGAAAAGATGCCTTTTTCATTTCGCAGTACCCCGTTTTTTCACGCATGGGCTGCCCGATGAGCGGACAACCTGTTGAGCACATAAGGGATGCTTCGCAATCCTTGCAGTGGTTTTCATGGTTATGTCTGGATATGTTCTCGTTGATAACTGCATGGGCCATGTATGTTTCATAGTTATCCAGGAATATATTGCCAACCTTTTTCCAGTTATTGTGACACTGGTACAGGTTGCCATCCAGGTCCAGGTTAATCGTACAAACTGCATTGCTGCAGGCGCAATAATCCTTACTCAGGCATGACTTTTCAGAAATCATGCTTCTAAATACAGCCCGGTAAAAGATTTCAAAACACATTCTGCTCAGCGTGCTGTGCTCTACCTCATCACTTAGAGCTTTCTTTACTACCGCTTCGCTTTGCTCGTACACCCTTTTGAGGTCTACATTTGTAAGCTCCCGGCTTGAGTTATCGCAATCCATGATTTCATCGGTAAAAACTTTGTATGTGTATCCATGGAGTTTTTTGTATTCGTCCTGCAAGGATACGTTTGCCTGTAGGAAATCATATATATAGTTATATGAGGTAAGGACGCCGTCAATACTAAGGTTGTCTATCTGCAGCAGCTCAGCGCGATGTTCTTTTACGACATCATACCTTCTTGTATCACTTACGTTGTCCCCATCCCAGCTTATTGCGACTTCAAAATTATGTGCATTGAAAAACTGCACGATTTCTTCTGTTAAGAGCTTGCCATTGGATATGATGGAGAATCTTACGTTGGCCTGCTTTTCCTTAAGCAGGTGGACAATCTGTCGGATATCGTCCATATATATAAGTGGCTCTCCGCCATAGAAACGTACATCAAGCGGTTTGTCCGACTCTGCCGCGTGGGCGGCGATAAAATCAATGATACCTGCATCCAGGTTTCTTGCTGGCACCGGCGTTTCTATTAAAGCGTGCTGCATGCAGTATTTGCAGTTTAGGTTGCAGCTGCTCCCAAGCATTACAAATATGGTTCCTACGTAGTGTCTTATCTTTAGCATATATTCCTTATACCTTCTACTTAGCTTTTATAGCATGAACCCCTTACAAGCATGCCTCTGTTCTTCCGGGTACGACAGATAGAACCTCCTGCCGTTTTCCTCCAGTTCGGCAAATGGAGTATCTATCGTCCCCAGCAAGCATTCCTTATGAATTGGGGCGCATGGATATACGTTTTGTTTTGTGTCGATTACGAATCGGCCTATGCCTGCATTACATAGGTGGTCGCAGAATTTCACATTGCAGTATCCCTGCGTCATAATGTTCGCGACATTTTTATACCGTTCATGGAGCTTTTCTGCATACCGGGATATTTCATCCACATCAACGTGTTCGTCCTGTGTCGGTTTCTGTGGTGTAACCATGATATTTGTAAAGCCCATCAGGATTAGAACTGCCACAGTGTAGTCAATTGTGTTTCGGTTCAGCCTGTTTACGACAATCGTGATAAAACTGTTTTTGGGAATCTCCTGCAGGGTTTCAAACATCATGTCGTAAGTATCCGCCCGCGTTATCTTTTTGTACGCTGTGCGGTCAAGAGATACTACCGATACATTAAACTCCACGCCATGGCCAACAAGATATGTTATATCTTCCTTTGTCCAGTTGGTCATATTGGTGTTGATGATAACTTTGGTCTTTTCCCGCTCGACAAGATACATTACCTTGTCTTTTACAAGCGAAGGCTCTCCTCCGGAAATTGTAAGGTGTCTTTTTGGAAAAGCCAGTATTTTGTCAAGAACCGCCTTGTCGGCGGTTCTCTTTTCGCTGTTATCTTCCCAGTTCTTACAGCAGTGTATGCAATTATGATTGCAGGCATTTGTTATTTCGAAAAATATTCCTTTATCCATCTTACCCCTCAAGTGAACTCAGATATTTTGCGGTCTTACAGAAGTGTGGTTCCTCTATTTTGTCCAGAACGTCCTTGCAAAAATGCGGGAACATCTTGTATCCGGGACATCTTTCCTTGTACGGACAGGTCTTGCATTTTTCATGTACGGGAACTTCTGCGTCTTTATATTCTGGTTTCCAGTCTTCCGGTTTGCAGATGTTGTATACACCACGCATATCTTTTGTAATTGTACCGTCCGGCAGCACGCGGAGTTTAGGTACAATGAGCTGGTCCATCTTCACATTGTATTCCGTGATGGTTCTTATATCCAGGTCCGTATCTTCGCAGTAATCGATAATCGGATACGGCTGCCCACTAAGCCCCATGAGTTCTTGCATCTTGTAAAAATATGGGTCATTGTGCTTCGGATAAAGATTATGTGTGACTAAGATTTTGTCTTTGTATGTTTCCAGGAGCTTTATCAGGTTGTTGAACTGGTTTTTGGTGTAAGGACGGTTTTCCTTATTAAATGAAAAGAAGAAACTCTCCACCGTTGTCATAATGATATATGCACGGTCATACAGTTCTTTATTCCAGATAGTACCGTTCGTAGCAATAATAACCTTTTTATCTTTTTCGTATCGGTCAAAAATGCGCGCGACTTGTTTGGGGAAAAGCATAGGCTCGCCGCCATAAATGATAATTGTCTCAGGGTTGATTTTATCTACGGCAGAAAATACCTTTTCTTCATCCATTATCTCGTTGTAGCCAGAATAGTCCTTTTGATAACAATGCGGGCATCTCATGTTACATTTATGGGTAAGGTGTATCGATACGGTCGTATCGTTACTGTATGTTCTTTCAATCATATTTTATTTGCTTCTTCCTTTAATAAACCAATTCGCTCTATATTGCTCTTATGTTTCAGTCGGCACGCATCATTTAACTTATCAAATGGCAAAAATACCTTGTTCTTGGCAAGCTCACAGTAATCGTAAAGCGTATCCTGATAGCCCAGTTCCCTTATCCATGGATCTTCCTGCTCCTCCCACAGGTATCCATAGCTGTGTGTTTTCTGGCCACAGGCGCCGTCACAGTGATATACCGTCCCATCCATACCAACAATCTTGTATTGGCAGAATGAATCCTGGTCAACAATGTTTATTCCGTATTTCTGATAGGAGGTTATCCCCTCCTCAATGGTCAGAAACGGCTTGCCGGGAAGGCTTATCCGAAAATCAGGTGCTGCTTGCTGGTAGTATGCAACCATGTGCAGGAGCCGTTTTAATACAGGGGCGTATTTTTTGACGTCTTCTTCCGTCCAAAAATCACCCATCATATGCTGCCGAAGTACAATGGCTGCATCACTGCCTATATTTTTTGCATACAGGATAAACTCTTCCAGCTTATCAATATTGGCCGGAGTGTTTACTGCAAGCAGGGAAAAATACAAGCCGCGCTCTTTTAGGTACGCAATGTTTTCCAGGAACCCCTTGGGCGGAACAGCTCCGATTTCCTTGACGGATATGTTATAGTAAATCTTTTTTCGCTCTGCTTCGCTTAACTGCTCATCAAAAGGACGGATAGGCACCGTCCCGTTTGTCATAATAGCAATGGAGTTTGTATTCTCAAAGGTAAGTTCGTGTACAAAACGAAGCAGGATATCTGTTGAAAGAAGTGTTTCTCCGCCCATAAAAACATAGTTCTCATAACGATGCGGCAAGTTTTTCAGATACTCGATGAGTTTATCTGCGACTTCTTTTGTCATTTCCCGCCCGCTCTTCTTCACGTAGCAGTGCTTGCAGGCCATGTTACATTTTTCAGTCAGATAAATTATGCACTTCTCAGTCATACCATTTGCAGCTCTACCTGCACGTTGAAGTCATCACTGATTTCTTTGGCCAGTTCCAAGAACACCTGCAAAAGATACAGGTCATCATTCGGCTGGAGCTGTAGCTTCACCAAAAAATATTGTTCTTTTTTCTCGATTACATTTTCATAAATTTCCATGGCCGCTTTGTAGAGCGTAGGAATCTTAGCGTTTATTTCCATTTTCCTTACCTTTTTTCGTTGTAATAATACTCTTGTATTTTACGAATCCTTGCTTTGTTATCCAGGATTTCACTCTGGATGCTCTGAATGGATTTGATGTTTAAGAGGTTGTTTTGTTCAAATGTCTTCTCCAGGATTTCATACAGGGCTTTGCTTTCGTTATCCAGTTTATCCAGATTGTTTTTTACGACAGCCATAAGAAGTTCTGTAACAATCTCCAGCTGCGCATCGATAACGGCAAGGCTCATATTTGCATTTAGGGAGTCGATAATGCGGTATCTGCGCTGTACCTTGTTTTCTTCTTTTTCGTATTCCGGGTAGAGCGTACATACCGCTTTTCGGAGGGAGAAATTTCTTTCGACACTTATTATCTCGCAATCCTCGTCAGTTGTCGTAACCTTATGGCTGGTGGATAGTAAAACGTTCCCGTCTTTACCGACATACATCCTGTACCTATCAATCTGACTCCCCTGCGGTGCGTCCTGCACCCTTATCGGTGTCGGGTAAAATCCACCAAAGTCGTAGAAAATTTTATAAATCGTGTTCTTCTCCAGCTTGCTGACGTCATACCGTCCTATGTTGTCGTTAATCTGCAAGCGGATAATGTCCCCATCCAGGGACACATCCAGCTTTTTTCGGTCTTTATCTTCTTCCTTATATGTTGTATATACCTTAAGCATTGTAAAACCTCGTTCTAAAATTAATGGGAGTGGTCACTGCCGCAGTTACAGTTGCAGTTGCAGTTATTTACGACATCGTGTTTTTCAGTGTGACTGTGTGCATAAGATGTTAGCTTCTTTAATACATCATCCAGACTATACGTCTGCCCTTGCGCGAATACGGGATTGATGCTTAAAAAGCCGGTTTTTTGGGAGCCGCAATTGCGAAAATAACAATTGTTGATTGTTTGGTCCCAAATGGAATGATTTGGGCCAAAAGCAGGCTCTGCTACAAGTGTACTGGACAAGCCGCCGAGCGATACTTTTTGCCCGTCAATGTACGGATTGACAACTTCCTTACCGTTTTCTACCTCTACACGCATGGCGACATTTCTGTTCGACGTGTTATTCTTCACGAACTCGTTGCCGTCAAGACGTTTTTTCTGTTCATTGAGTTCGTCTTTTGTGGCATACGTTTTTGTAATTTCGCGGCCGGCCGTGTCGCTGGTTGCAATGCTTGCTGCGCCCGCTGCGCTTGCAAAATTTGCCTTGTTTGCATAATCGGCAACGTCTGCTTTGCTTGCTTTGTCAGCTGTATCGGCGTGGCCACCATCTGCCTTGAAGTTATCGGGGAGTCCAATAATTTCACTTTTGTCATGCATATGGCCAACATACGACACGTTATCTTTGATACCATATCCAGCCAAAGAAGTTGGCCTGGTTTCCGGGCGGATTTTCCCCCAGCCAATCATATGGTCATCTTCGAGTTTATCACCCAACGGGTCCAAATCTTCAAGGTCAGCATCCGTGTCCAGCCAAAAATCGCCAGCTTCCGCTGCTTTTTCGCTTGGTTCTTCGTCCCCAATAAAGGTTCTGGGGTATGGATGGCCAAGGCGGAACCCCTGGATGTACTTCGCCGTGATTTCCATGCCCGCTTCAATATCATCCTGGAATAAGCAGAAACGTGTTTCATCTATCTCAAGGAGTGTTCCAGTCGAACCGCTTCTTAAGAGAACGCCGTCAATCATAACATCAAGATGGCTGCGCAGGAGAGCATAGTCACCATCTTCCAGATTGAACACGAAGCCGTATTTTTTTGTATTCCGATATTTTTCTTCCGGAGCATTGTCATCCAAAAGTTTCGCCTTTCGGTAAGCATCCCAGGAAGCAAATTTACCGTAACAGTCCAGTTCGCCAAGTTCTCCTACATCGTTCTGAAATAGGATGTATCCTTTTCGGGCAAGCTCTTTGTCATCGTCCGTAATTTTTACATAGTTAAATTTTCTCGGGTCAAGGTCATCAACCAAGTCTTTTACGACAAAGCGTTCTACCCCAAAACGGGAGTCTTTTGCAATACAAAGAGTTCCGTCATTTTTAAGGCCGGCAGGAACCCAGTCGCTTTCCCCTTGAAGCTTAACCATTTCGATTCCTGTAGTTGTATCAATAAACTTGGAGCCAACAGGAATATCACTCCACCTGTATTTGTCTTTATCTTTCTCGGTCAGAATTACCGCTCTTCCATGCGAGAATATATTTTCGCTTACTTTGCGTACGCCGCGAGTTGTATTCATTTTATCTTTCCTCTTCTGGTTTTATGTAAACCTTATTTTGAAATCTTATCCTATATTAACGGTGATATTCCCTATAAACACCGATTTTTTCAGTAGAAAGAGAAAAAAGAGCCCCTTAATAGTTAAGAGACTCTTATATTCTAATAAAACTTTAATGTTAGCTGCGCGAATTATTCTATAATTATATCGAACGTCGTTGTTCCAGAAGTGTCAAGATTTTCTCGAGTGAGCTTGTCGGCCAATGATTGTGGAACATTTTTGAACCTTACTTCCGTCAAAGCCTTGCATTTGAAGAGCATATCCGTTACATCGGTAACATTAGTTAGGTCAATAACTGGCAAAGATACTAATTTGAAGCAGTTATAAAATGCATGGTAAAGATTTTTATTATTGGGGACTTCCAAGACTTTTAATTCTGTAATGCCATAATTGTTAGCGAACATTCCGCTGCAATTCGTTGCATTGGGCGCGATGATTCCATCGAACACCGAACATGATAGCGGCTGGTCCGTAAAGATTCCTGATATGCTTGTAGCTTTCGGGAGCTCTATCACAGGATAAGAATCAGAGCCAAAGCCGCCACCTATTCTGTATGCGCTTTTTACATTCTTCAGCATTAACTTCCCTGTATGTTTCTTCCATTCTGCGTTATATAATAAACTATCTGCTTTTTCAAGACTATCTAATTTTAATTGATTAAAATCTATCTCATCTAAAATCACGTCTTGCATAAAATTTTTTGCATTCGTGACGCTAGGAAGATTGAGATATTCCGGCGGAATTGTTTTAATGCCTCTGCATCCATAGAACATATCGTGCACATCGGTAGCTTTCGTAAAATCAAGTCCTACGCTCGGAAGAGATTTTAATTTTCCGCATCCATAGAACATCTCGTGCGCGTCGGAGACGTAGGTGGTTTCAGAATCTTTTTTTAGCTCGCTGATTACATCCGCAGGGATTGTTTCAATTGCCTGATAACTGACCGTTGTTTTGTTAGATGGGAATTTATTCATCATGTATCGATAATAATTTTTTGGTAACCTCATGTCTTTTGCTTGGATGGTCATCATTGGGATTGATACATTGTCGGGAACATAATTTCCGTATTCAAGAGTAAGGGAGAAATTTTGTTCTTCCATATTTCTTCCGTCAAAACGACCAATTGAATTCCAGTATATGCTTACATCTTTTTCCGGAGCATTTACGAACTTGACGTGCGCCGTCGCAGGGAGCACAATACTCTCCATCGTGCTATTCATAGGTACTTCAACTCGCACGCCAGTATCTTTTTTCTCGTATTTTAAATCTGACGCTGGAATATTAATTTCGACGGACTTCACTGTCGGGAACTTGGTAGCCATAAATTCCTTGTACCACCGCTCGAATTTCGGATCCAACTGTTTAGCGTCTAAAAGCATATTATAAAAACCTCCTATTATTTACTCATGTATACGGCTGACACGGCATCTGTGCTTTTTAAGTAGAACGGATGCGGATGATTTTCATCGATGTCCGTATTAACCCATTCAACAGTATTTGCCGATTCATCATAACGGTAATCAGCTTTTCTATACTTTACTCCATTAACATAGAGCAAGATATTGTCTTTGTCGACAGGTGCCTTGGACAGCTTGAATACTGTCTGATTGTCCTCGCAAGCAAATTCATCATTCTGGATGCCGCCAGATACAACCTCCGTCATTTTCTGGGTTGCAATTTCAGTAACCATTGTCTGGACTTCGGTTTTTACTTCAGCGACGCTTCCTTTTGCCTCATTTGCTTGCTGAGTAGCCGTAGTAACCTGTTCGATGGCCGTAGTAAGCTTTCCGAGTAATTCATTGATTGCTTTTACGATTGACTTGCTGTCAGTCTTCAGGCCATTCAGCTTGGAGATTTTGGTATTATTCGTCAGAAGTGTTGTCAAAACATCATTCTGAATTGGAAATAAATCATTTGTTTTATCGTATGCCATTGGCTCACCTTTCTAAAAAGAAGATAATAATAGAGCGCCCCATGGCGGAGCACTCTATCAATCTGCATTTAGCTTTACGGCTTGTAAACGATTTTTACGTCGCAGCCGGTTTCGTTCCAGCCGCAGCTGAAGTTCAGGATTTTGGAGCTATCCAGTTCATAAGTACCGAATACAAACTCCTTACCCTTAGTCAGGCCGGAAGCCACGAGAGCAGCTTCTACTTCTTCGTCGCCATTGTTTTCGTAGCTCCATTTGAGTTCTACGCCGTTCACATAGCAGCGAATCTTACGGCCTACGCCATTAGATTCCGGGCCGGCAGCATTCTCGTCAGTGATTACTGCGAGCTGTTCAGCCGTCAGGACTTTCTGAAGGTCAAGCGTTGTTGCACTCTTGGGAACGTTTACGGTTACTTCCCAGCCTCCATCTGTCGGGGCCGGTGCAGGATTTACCCCACCGGCGGCCTTAAAAAAATAGTTGAACCGTACAGCGTCCGTCAGGTCAGCATCGATATCGAAGCCGTCTGCATCGGCGCCCAGCGTCCAAACTGCCTTCTTTGCTTCGCGGTCAACCGTGAAGTCTTCGCCTTCGCGATATACGAGGTGGTTAATAACCATTTCAACCAGCTTATCGTTCGGCTTATTGGCCAGAGTGAATTCGGTTACAGGACCGGAAACCGCAATCTTTTCGGATACATAGGTTTCCTGTACAGCTTCAACAGCCTTAACGCGTTCGTCGATAGCCTTAACAGCTTCGTCAACTTCGTCCAGAGCCGTCTTTTCAGCCTTAGTAGCAACAGCTTCGTTAACAGCCTTCAGTGCTTCTTCGAGCTGAGCCTGTACAGCCTTTTCGCCAACGAGTTCCTTAACCTGTGCAATGAGGTTTTCATCACGGGTTAGGTCAATAACGAGCTTATCAAGAGCAGTCTTGTAAGCAACGAGCTGCATTTCGTTGTTGTCGAGCAGGGCTTCCGTCGGCAGTTCGGAAAGCTTCCATTCGCCTACCGGGAAAATCTTGGCCTGGAAATCACCCATAGCCTTATAAACGGCCTTGCCGTCTTCAGCTTTAGCAGAAGCATCAGCATCTACTACAGACGGAACACCATTCATTACGCCCGTTTCCGGAACGATGGTCAGCTGTTCGCCCTTTTCGTTGAATACGACTTCATTGTCAGCCGTGTAAACCGGCAGAGCCTTCGTCTTGTCGCAGCCCGGAACCAGCGTATCGAAGCTTTCGGGCAGCGTAGCTACGCCGGAGGCAACCGGGAACTCAACGCGGACCATGTCCTTGAGCTTCTTATCCTTCAGTGCTTCGATAGCAGCTGCAAGGGAAGCCAGGGATGTCACTTCTTCGCCACTTTCACCAGTGCTTTCACCGGCAATGGCGTCAACCTTAGCTTTGAGTTCTGCCAGCAGTTCTTCGGCATTGTAGTTGGCGGCTTCTTCGCCTTCACCTACAGCCTTTGCAACCTTGGTCAGAACCTTGGCGGCATCGTAAGACTTCAGAAGAGCCTGTACGTCAGCCTGGAGCTGAAGACCACCTTTAATTTGTGCAAGATTCGTAAGGGACATTACACATTTCTCCTTTAAAAAGATATAAAATTTTCTTGTAAGAGACAGAGCGGGCGGCCATATAAAACCCTGGCCACCTCACATGCTCTTACATCGGATATATTACCTGTGGATAGGAAGGTTAGCTACATCTATCCTTAGGACACAGGAAGGTATTTTAGGAATTACAAATCGTAAACTACAGTAGCAGTATTAGCGGGGATTTGAGCATTAGCATCAAGCCTATTCGAGTCGTTAGCCGTAGATACCGGACAATGAATAACACCGGTAAGAGACTTACACCTAGAGAACATGCTGCCATAGCAAGAATCAGCTAAAGTAGTAGCAGGAAGTTTTTCTGGTGCTTGAGTTAAGGAAGTACAGCCAAAGAACATGCCGTTGTAGCAATTTGCAGCTAAAGTAGTAGCAGGAAGTTCCGGAGCTGTGGTAAGAGAGGTACAGTTATTGAACATAATACGGTAGCAACTACTAGCTAATTCGGTAGCGGGAAGTTCTGGGGCCTGTGTAAGAGATGTACAGCCTTTGAACATGTCGCCATAGCAATAATCTGCCAGTGTAGTAGCAGGGAGTTCTGGAGCTGTGGTAAGAGAGGTGCAGTCTGCGAACATGCCTTTATAGCACCGCACAGCCAAAGTAGTCGCTGGCAGTTCTGGAGCCTTAGTGAGAGAAGTACAGTTGGGGAACATACCGCTATAGCAATTTGGAGCCATTACTGGATGCCCACCTGCTTTAACTTTTTTATAATCAAGCAAGTTTTCTATGTTACCTAAACATTGAATACGCCTATTGTCGGTTAACACAAATTGATTAGTACCATCAGTAATTCTGGAATTACCAGTACCTCTTAAATATAATCTGCCGTCATTAGAAGAACTAATCTCGGTGCCATTCCACTCAGACCAATTTTGAGTATCAGTAGAATATTCTAATACGCCACCCCAGCTCTTAGAAGCTTTTCCTGTTTTAAGAGTAAACGGTTCTTTATTTTCTTCTATAAAACTAAGATAGGGATTAGGCCAGCCGCTGGCCGCACTTTCCTTTATTCTCTTAAAGACGCTTTCTCCTCTTTTATTTAATACGTTAATATCTAAGTTAACTAAAGAGAAGTTGCCTAAGGCTTTAACTAATACCTCATATTTTTTAAGTTTTTTAGCCATGATTTATCATCACCCTTTTATTATAAGTCATATACCACAGACAACATGTCTTTGGATGCCACATTTACTTCATGGGTCTTGTTGTCCATTATTCTACTACCTCAAATTGTTTAGCATTGAGATAAGCCTTGTTATATCCGGCGCTGTTAAAAGTCATGAATTCTTCCGGCGGATTTTTTATCTTCAGCCCGCTTATCTTGGGACATTCAAAAAACATATATTCAAAGTTAAGGCACGACTTCATATCGATGACTCCACTGATTGTGGTGAGTTTTTGGCAAAACTTAAACATACTTCCCATGTATTTAACCGAGCTTGTGTCTATGTTTGAAAAATCAATGGAAGTCAGCTTGCTGCATCCGAAGAACATTTCTTCCATACTCAATCCTTTGTTTTGAGCCGTTATCTTAGGAAGGCGGACGGATGTCAGTTCGCAACACGATTTGAACATTCTCGTCATATCAATCAGGCTGTCCGTTTTGAAATTTGAAATATCAATAGAGGATATGTTGGTGTTTGAGAGCATATCGCACATCGTGCCGACCTTACCAGTGTCAAGACCAGAAAGATTGATGTCCGATAATCGGTAGCAGTTCAAGAATAAGCATCTCATATTTGTTATGTTTTTGGTATCAAAAGAGGATAGGTCAATTTTCTCCAATGCCATTGCTCCGCAAAACATTTCTTGCATGCTATCGAGTTCGCTTATATCCAGGTCTTTTACATATATTTCTTTCATTTTGTAATAGTCTGGCAATATACTGGACATGGTGTATTTGTCTTTGGTCAGGATTATTTTCATATCCGCATCCAATTTTTTGTTAACACTGCCGAGCAATTTGCCATCTCTGCTAAGGTTGAAGATTAACTCTCCTCCGACGGAGTGTTTCCCTTTTACTGTTACATTATAAATCTTGTTATCCATGGGGGGGTCTCCTTTATTTTTAAAATTAAGCGAGGATTCCCTTAAGGGAGTTCCCCGCTTATTAAATAAATCAATCTACTATTTCAAACTGGTTCTCAGAAAGACCGAGAGCATTTGCTATGTTTGATTTATGCTTGTAGATACCAGTCAAGCTGTCTTTAGGTAGTCTAATTTTGACTCCGCTCAATTTAGGACAACCTTTAAACATGTTTGTCGCGCCACCAGTCGGGAAAGCTTTTGCCAAATCAACTACGCCATTGATTGTCGTAAGTTCCGGGCAGTCAGCAAACATATCTTGCGTGCCTTCCAGTTTTGAAAAGTCGCATACCGTGACTTCTTTAACCTTGGAGTCTTTAAACATAGAGTCAACATCGACCTTGGCGTTAAGATTCCACTTGGAAATATCCACATGAGTAATATTGCTTTCCATAAACATGTTGCTCATGTTTGTTACGTTACTTACGTCAAGTTTTTCTAATCCGCTAATTACACAGGGTTTTTCAGCGTTTGCGCCAATCTGCCCAAAAGCTACGCTCATGTCTGTTACGGCTGATGTGTTAAAGCCCGACACATCCAGTTCCGTCAAGTGAGAGCAGCCTGCAAATACGTTACTCATATTGGTGACTACAGGTGCTCTAAAATCCGTCAACTTTAGCTCGGTTAATGCGCCGCACAATGCGAACATCGCAGACATATTTGTACAAGACTCGGCCTTCCAATTCGAAAGGTTAATTTTCTTCAATGACGGGCAATTATAAAAAATGCTACTCATATCGGCAACATTGGAGACATTCCATTTGGATAAATTGAGCTCTTCCAATGCGGTATTATAATAAAATGCAGCTGAGAGCGAAACGAGTTTTTCTGTTCCTTTAGTCTCGTTTATATGGAGCATTTTTTTTGCACTGAGCCCAGCAAACATTCCATACCCCAATTTTGCATTGTCTGAATCCGGAATAATAAAGCATTCTTCAATGATTTCGTTACTCGCAAATCCTGCCTGTCCAATCATAGGGTTGTTTCCATCAATGTTGAAATACTTCTTTAAGTCTGCTTCCATCTTGCGGATATAAGTGTGCAATACTTTTTCTTTCTGCAGGATATTGATATTTAAATCAATGTCGCTATCTTTAAGCGCTTTTGTTTCAACTTTATAGGTCTTTGTCTTCAAGTAAAAATCTCCAATCTCTAATGAGGTATACCATAGTTAGCGTAAGGGCGCCTTAATAATGGGCGCCGCGCTAAACTAATAAAACGATTACTGTACTTCCGTAACCGTTACTTCAACAGCGTCCGGGTCAGACGGAACTACTTCCAGCGTACAGTCAGCCGGGATAGTTACATTGAAACTCTTTTCGGGCTCTTCACGAGTCAGAACGATTTTGGAGTCATCAATCTGGATGAGGCTCGGGTCAAACGGTTCTTCGCCTAAACCAAGGGAAGCAAAATACTTAACCGTTACCTTGGAAGCGATAGCCTTGGTCAGCTCGAAATCGGGCAGCGTCCAGGTAACTTCCTGCTTCTTGCGGTCAACGGTGAAGTCATCGTTTTCGTAGTAAACGGCGCCGTTTACATAAACGCGTACTTCCTTATCCGTAGCTTCCTGCGTCATCGGCAGAGCTACCTGTGCGTCACCAAGTTCGATAACATCCTGTACTTCAGCAGTTGCGCCATCTTCGAGAGCCTTAACGCGGGTATCGAGAACCTTTGCGGCCGCATCAGCCTTTTCAACGTCAGCCTGGTCAGCCTTCTGCTCCAGTGCAGCATTGACGTTAGCGATTGCTTCATCAATCTGGGCCTGCGTACCCTTATCGCCCACGAGAGCCTTAACAGCTTCGATGAGTTCCTTGTTGGCGGCAAGTTTTGCTACGAGCGCATCCAGAGCGTCCTGATAAGCTTTTGCATCAACAAGTTCGTTTGCAGTTCTTACCAGGATTTCGCTAAAGTTGCCATTTTGGTCTTCGTCGCCAAGTTTTACTGTTTCCTGGATAAACTCCTCAACGCCGAACGGGTCGTTGTCGTATTCCGGATTGTAGATAATGCCGGCGAGCTCTTTATTCTTCAGCTCATCAACGGCTTTCTTCAGGGATTCAAGAGAGTGGCCTTCTTCTCCGCCTTCTCCAGATGTACCAGTGATAGCATCCAATTTGGCCTTCAATGCTTCGAGCAGTTCCTCGACATTGTAATTACCTTCGCCTTCCGCTTTGGCGATTTGAGTAACAACCTTGGCTGCGTCATAAGACTTCAGCAGGAGGTCAACGTCGCCGCGAAGATTTTTCAGACCTTTAATCTGAGAAAGATTGGTAAGTGACATGTAACACTACTCCTTATATAATATAGAATTTTCTCCCATGGAGACACGAAAGGCGACCTTTGCGGTCGCCGTATCGTGCCCCACTCATCCGATATATTACCGATGATTTCGGATGGTAGTCATATTGAGATGAGAATATAGTTTTGGGAGAGTTATAAGTCGTAGACAACTTAGAAATCGGAGTTATCGATTTCTTCATTTTCCGCCATAGGTTCCATCTCGAAACCAATCCAGGGGACATTTCCGCCTGTACGAGCGGCAGATACTGCTTTAATCCCCTTGCCTATTGCAGTAGGCTCTACATAATAACGAATGCAATCCGAGTTAATGCCCAGAATATCAAAACCCGTGCCAGAGAGTGCTCCGGTTGAAGCTACCCCCGGAACGAAACCGCCCATATATTTTATAATGGAGGAGTTTTTATCCAGCTGGGCATAAACATTTACTTTCGCTCTTGCCGTACCATAGAGATTGGGAATCGTAACTTCTCCGGCCGCGCCACTCTGATACCATCCAAGGAAGTATTTATCATGGTACGGATTTAATCTGCGGCCCCATCTCGGATACGTTTCCATGTGTTCCAGGCGGCCGTATCCATCCGTCTTTATCATACCGATAACCGCTTTGTCTGTAAGCCCCATATCATCCAGAATGTTTCTGTACTTGCGGGTTTTGTAAGCCCGGAATACGGCGCTAATCTCACCGTCCGCCATCGTACGGTTGGCCATGCAGGCGGCATGAATGCTCATGGTGGAATAAGCAGTGCTACGCCTGCCGATGTATAACGGAGATGATGCCCCAAATGCTGTACTTGGCGCGAATACATTCCTGTTATACTCGAGACTGTCTGCGTATACACGGTATGTTCCGTTGCGCTTATTAATCGTCACACCGATGATTACCGGCGTGCCAAATGGGATATACAGCCCTGTTGTGTTCCAACCATTAAGCCAGAGACGGATTTGTCTGGAAGAAACGTCGACAATAAAACCGCCCGTATTGCCATCATAGCAGGACATTACTGTGCCGTCTGCATAGATAGAGCAACATACAAACATTGAGAACTCATCCGGCAGGCCATAATTACCGAATGATACGTGTCCCTGTGATGCAGCTACTACTGCAACCGATTTGCTGTCGCTCTTACCGTCGCTTTCAATTCGACCGCAGTTTACAAGTGTGCCATCCATCCGGTTGGCCTTGTTTTCATCGTAAACGTACATACCGGAGTCTTCTGCAAAGTTCCATGCATGGAAGCCTTTATGCCGTTCCGACGTTTCAATGTCGCGGAAAATTTTAGGCGTCTTAGCGTCAAAGCCCATGTGTTCATTGGGCAATCCAAGCATATTTGCCATGGAAGCGATTGCACTTTCTCCCCAGTTACCATTGCGGATACAGGAGAAGAGAGGAATCTGGGAACCGATATAATTAAGGCTGTTTGCGTAAGCCCCGATACAAATTCTGCCGCCGCGTCCTTCTTCAAAGGTGTGCTGCGCCTTTATTTTGTAAACCAGGACACCATTGACGTAAATGGAAGAGCTTGTTTCGTCAATCTCATATACAACAAGGTTTGGCCGGTTACGGTAAACACGGCACATGTGGCCAGCGATACCAGAGGATGTGTTCTCATATCGGTTGTTATATACGCCAAAATTAAACGTCTGGTCTTTTGCGTTGTAATCGGAAAGCTTGAAATATACGTTCCAGGCATAACCTTCCGTGCACCAGAAGGAGAATGGAAATGTGCCGGCGCTGTTTTCATCCGGTATAAAATAATGAAGCATGGACCACGGGCCAGCTTTTATACCTTTGAATGCCTTATCTGCCGTACGCCAATACGTATTGTTCGCCTTACCGCTTCTCGGAGAAATCCAGCCTACACGGTTTTCAAAAGTAACCGTATCGGGTGCGCCTGCTACGCTTAAATTTGCACCGCCGCCCGAAAGGTCAGGAATGGCCTGAGCAGGAGTTGCGGGGTTTACCTCAAACTCTGCCATAAAGCGCAGGTCATCTGCAGGAATTGCTTTAATCTGCGGAAGCTGGGACGGGCGAATAAATTCCTTAAATCCGATACTTACCTCTTTGCCATTCGGAGCTTTTTCGGCATAGAGCAAACCTCTTTTGTTCTTAAGCTCTGGAATGCTCTGTTCTTTGAAAAGGTCAAGGTATTCATTATTAATAAAAGCTCGGCCGGGAGTTACCACAGCTTCGCCTGTTGCTTCACTGATTTCGACACCCATACCGCTTGCAATATGATTCTTGAAACGCGTGGAGCGAACATCAAAATCCTGAGAGCGGAGAACACCTTCTGCAATCTTATCAAGCGTTATAGCGTTGTCTGCGATTTTTTCGTTGGTGACTGCACCGTCGGCCAGGTTTATCGTATCAACGCCTTTAACAGCAATGCTTTCCGAGCTGAGCGCAACATCGGCATTCGCTTTTATACTACCGTCCGGATTGAGTGATTTGTCCAGACGTTTAGCAAGGCTTTCTGCTGTTCCGCGTGCAGCCTCCAGCTCTTTTGTGCTTGCATTGTATTTATCGTTTTCGATCCAGCCATCTTCCGTGTAGACGTATTCTACATTCAGGTCTTCCCGGAAGCAGTGCTGGCCTACTACCGGGAATGTCGGGAATTTTTTTCCTGGAAAGTTACCGCGCAAAACATCCGTGTTCTTCTGCAGGTTTTCGCAGTATTCACGAATTGACTGCTGCTTTCCTTTTTCGATTATTCCCTGGTCATTATATTTTTGCATTTTTCCTTTTAACATCCTTTTACTATTAATGTAAAGTTCGCTGAACTCAGTGTTTTCTGCGCTCTATAGTTGCCGTTGCTGTCTCTGTATGTGAACAATGTCCACGTCCGAACATCGCAGCCTTTTGTTGTCAAGTTTTCAACGCCGGCACATTCTACGGTGCTGGACTCCGACCTAATACTTATCACGGTTGGCATTTCGTAAAACTCGTCATCAAATGTTATATGAATATAACCTTTCTTATCCGTTGTTTTTGAAATGATATATTCCCTTTTTTGTACGTTGTAGTTCGGAATAAGCTTTTTGATGCAAATCTTTGCAGCTTCGTCCACGTTATAAAACACTATTTTGTACTGAATATACCTGAATATGTAAGTCGCTGGCGTATAGAGCTGCCAGTCCGTCCAGTTTACATTGTCTTTTGAATAACGAATATATATCTGGCATTGAGTCTGTGTTTTTATCTTTAACGATGCGTTATTCCAAAAATCGTCAAAGGTATCATCCCATACATCCTCAAATCTGGGGTTTGCAAGAAGCGTATTGTATTCGAGTTCGTACTTGACGTTTTTCATTCCGCCGCCGCCCGTATCGATTACTTTTGAAATTATGGACGGATTTTCTCCAATATCCATATCGACAATTTCGCTATCGCCAATATTTCTATCCCATACATCGTCAAAATCTGCGTTCCATATATCGACCAGCTCATTATTGTTGTTATGAATAAGCCCACTAACTTTCAGGTTGCCATTTACAATGTCGTTATTGCGGTATATATTTTTAACGCCTTCGATGCTTCTTACATTTACGACAAACGTTTTTTCCTGCGCGGACTCACGGCCTGCATCGTTTATCGTTTTTGCGCGGAAGGTATGAACCCCTTCCTGAATATCCGGGATTTCAAAACGGTATGGAAATTTACCGAATTGACAAACCTCCTGTGCTGAATCCCAGTCTTCTCCATCTATGCGAACTTGAATGCCTGCATAGTTTTCCTTGCCAAGAACGAAGCCGTTAAAAACAAAGATACTTTGATAACCATATTGGCCAACCACAAAATCCGTAATTGGTGCAGGTTCTTTCCCGCCACCTTTCGGCGTGGAGGATTCTATAATCTCTGTTTTTACTTCCTGGATGTGAGTTTCTGCTTTTTCTATGCGGGCCTCTGCTTCCCTGGCACGGGTCTCCGCCATTTCCATGTTTGCTTTGAGCTCACCGAGAAGCTTGAACAGAGATTCTATTTTTCTTCGTAAATCCCTTAATGCGTCTGTTAATACCATGTGCTACAGGCTCATTCTTTACTTTTCGTTTCTGCGCTTTCGACAACCGGTGCTTCCCCTGCCGGCTTGTCTTCGGATTTTTCCTGTGGCTCTACGTAGCGGACACATTTGCTGTTGTTGCAGACCCATTTCGGTTCTTCTTCCGTGCCGTCATTACGCATAACCTTAAGGCAGCGCATACATCTTTTCTTGACTGGTGTTAAAGCCATGATACATTACTCCTTTTCAATCTCTTTGCGCTGGCTGTCATATTCTTCATTGAGTTCTGCCAGCGTTGTTCGCATTTCTTCCTGAAGTTCTGTGTCTCCAGAAAGCATTGCCTGAACAAAGTAATCCGTCAGCTCCTTGCGCTGTGCTTCATACCCTTTGTCCAGTGCAGCAAGCTTTTCCTCTTTTGTTGGAACGTGCTCAACTGCGGGCGGCTCAAAATCGTCCTCTACCTGTTTCCACTCGGGATAATTCTGGGCCATGTATTCTGCAGAACGCCATCCGCCCGCAGGATTTGTTGTCTGCATCACGTGTGTTTCTGTGTTATACCAAATCATTTTGTTTTTGGTTACTCCTTTTCTTAACTAACCATTACTGTAAATCTTTATGGTAAGCGCAGCTTTTTAAGTGGGATTTTCGACAAGCGCATCCCCACCAGGTACTTCGCCTTGGGCATAGTAGAATCTGGCGTCAAAACCGCCTACGTTAGAATACCCTATTATTAGCGTTTGCCCTTTTCTTACTGGTTGTACAAAAGCTAAGATTTGGCTTGCTGTACCTGTAACATCTGTAAAACGTAGCCCGCTAACGGAATCGGTGCACGCTATCCAACTGGAACCGAGTGCGACACAAGTAAGATAAACGCAGCCATCGGCAGGCGTAATATATGTCTGTCCGTTGGCTGCGATCCCCATACTCACAAACGTATCGCTCGGAAAACTGAATGCCCTTCCAGCTTCCGTCAGGTTGCTCAAGCTGCGATTAGCTTTGCCGGCAAGGTCATTTACATAGTTCGTAATATTTACAAGTGCACTATCCTCACTTTGGCCACTAAATGCCTTGATAATATAACGTGCGGTAAGAGCATCCGGTTGAACCGTATCGCTCTTGCCATAGATATTGGAGGAGCGGGAGGCGTCAAAACTTCTCCACACAACATCGAGAGTACTCCCAACCCAATTAGCTCCTGGTGTAATACCATTCGTTCCACCCCCTGCAACCCCACTGTCAACAGCAAAAGCTCCTGTTCCAGCATATCCACCGTTTACCTCTGGAGTATCCATTATTCTCCCCTTGATATCTGGGAGCCCTGCTTCTTTAACCGTACCTGCAGTCATACTGCCCTGCACGAAACGTTTTGCCTGGTTGTAATCGGGGAGATTAAATGTTGTGCTTCCATCTCCAGCACCGTAATCCGTTCCAACGGCCTTGAATAAATCGGGGAACATCTCGCGCGATACGGTAGAACCATCACACAGAAGATACCCTGCAGGAACATTGCCGTTACCGCCATAAGCGAGAATTATACCAACCGGTATGCCATCAGCATTTGCACCATTAATATTTTCAACCCAGAGGTTTTTCCACTTTTTACTCTCTGTACCAATATTACCCTCGCCATTTTGCATGGGAACAATATCTCTTGTTTCTAACATAAGATTCTCCTTTTAAGACATGAATTTTCGGGCGAAATTTAATCCGCCCGCTTTTATATTTCATGCCTGTGTTTTATCCGCAGGTTCTTCCTGCTTTACATCCTCTGCAGGAGTGACGGGTGTTTCTGCAACCTCTTCGGTAACTGGCTTAATCTCTTCTTTTGGAACAGGTTTTACATACTTTACGCATTTTTTGTTATTACAAACCCATTTGGGTGCCTGTTCCGTACCATCGTTACGCATCTTGTGGATGCAGCGGTTGCATCTTGGAATTAATGCCATATTATTTTTCCTCCATGATTTTTGTATAATCGGCGTCATACTGTTCATTAAGTGCAATAAGCTCCGCTTTAATCTCATCGGCGAGTTCTATGTCGTCCGCCATCATAGCAGAGGTATACTGTTCGCTTAAAGAAGCCTTATCGGTATTATACTTACTATCGAGCTGGGCAATGGCAGCCTGCTTTTCTTCCTCTGCTTTGGCTTCAAGATAGCCGTCTGCAGTATTTGCGAGCCAGGTTTTGCCGCCCGCTGTAAATGTTTCACCGTTATGAATTTTATATTCGGTTCCGTCCGGCAGGATTGCTGAGAACACAGCAGGATTTGGGCTGCCCGCCAGAACCTGGATAGAACCGTCTTCATTTTCTTTATATGCAATATAACTACTCATATTTATCTAAATTTCTCCTTCTGCATAGATAAAAGATGCGGATGTGATTGTGCAGTTTTCCGCTTGCACACTCACCCCTCTTCCTTTTACCACAGGAATACTGTTTGCAAATCCCAATCCGGCATCATGTGTACTGTGGTAGGCGAATGTCGCCATTGAACCGTTACCGAATGTAAGCCATGCAGCAGCGGTATTATTAATTGATGCACTCATTGAAGCCTGAACCCATCCGTTAGCTGGAGGCGTATATATTAGTTTTTTATTGTCCGTTATAGGAATACTAACCCATGTTTTACTTGGGAATCCTTTCCGGTTGCCTTTATCCGAGAGATTGGATAAATCTCTATTCGCTTTCATTGCCACATCATGGGAAAGAGAAGTGACATTAACTACCCCTTGTTTTATGGCGGCGCCGAAAGCTTTTACGCACCAGACAAGGCCAAAGGATTCAGGTTGTACCGTGATGGAGTTACCGTAAATGGGGGAGGAGCGAGAGGCATCCATAGCAACACCACCACAGGAAACGCTAGAGGAACCGAAGGCTAAGCCGCACCCTTCTTTTGATTGCATTGCATAACCATCTAAAGCACCACTTTTTGGTACATTATTATTCATAATAAATCGTACGCCAGATTCACCTGTAATGTTTGGCAATCCAGCTTCACTTAATTCGCCAACGTTTTTAGCGGCTTTGCCTTCGGCGAATCCTAATAATCGTGGTAATCTAAAGGTAGTTTCACCATCGCCAAGAGAATAATAAGCAACTGCTTTTTGAGTAACTGCTTTAGTCAACCATTCTTCGTCGGTAATCAGCGGAGCATTTTCCTGTACCCATGCCCAAAGACTTGGGTAGGTATTTCTCGAAACTTCTATCCCATCTTCCAGAGAAAGCCAGCCGTCCGGGATAGATGTCTGTAAGAATTGTTGCACGGCGCCGATACCAACTGCGCCTGCAATAACTTCTTCGGCATTCTCACCGTTTATCTTATCTACCCACAGAGTATCCCATTT